GCTCTTACTTCTTTTGCTCTTACTTCTTTTGCTCTTACTTCTTTTGCTCTTACTTCTTTTGCTCTTACTTCTTTTGCTCTTACTTCTTTTGCTCTTACTTCTTTTGCTCTTACTTCTTTTGCTCTTAGCTATACGCTCCTTTTTCTTCCTATGATTATAAATATCAGCACACGTATAAGCTCCTCTAGCCAATTGGTTCATCTCTGTAGTATGCTGAATACCATTACTATTTATCCATCTATTATACTTAATATTTCTACAGTTAGAAAATGATTCTATAGCCCTTATGTTCCTACATTTCATCTTCTCGTCATGTTTTTCCCGTAATTCTTTGTCACTATCTTTACTAGTACATTTACCTCCATTTAAGTCTTCCTTACATAACCTCGCCTTGACACTTTGTATTATGCTACACTCCTTCTCGTCGTATTCTGGCTGAAAGGCATTTATGTATTCAAATTGCTTGGTCTTATCTACTCCCATTAGTCTCTTTTCCCATCCTGAAGGAGTAAACTTCTCTTCATCTGGATAATTATCTATAATAAATTTATTCCTAGCTATTTCTAATTCTCCAGGCGTTTTAAATAGTTCCGGATAATCAGGTCCTACTTGGTACTTATCATATCTAGTAAATGGTATATAGTCTAGATAATATCTAGCTCTTCCTGGATTAGGCTCCATCCTTTACTATCATATTCAGATAATATATATTATCTGAATTTTTACCTTTTACAACTCCTTCTCTAGCTCTGCGATTTCCGACAGCCAGATCTCTCCCGCTGTCTTTGCTTCCAACTCCTTGATCTCTCTCTTGACCTCCTCCAACTCGGAGCTCATCTTATCGAGGTAGTTCTGGCTAAAGCTTCGGATCGGCAACCCGATGAGGTACTCGTACGAGTCATCCTTCTTGCTGTACCCACGCTTCTTCAGCTCGGCCTGAATCCACTCCTCGCTCTTTCGAAAGAGATCCAACTCTCCAGCAATCACTTCCGTCAGAAACTTGATCTTGTTCTCATACACTCCCAGCTTCTCTTTCAACTTCTGCAGCTGGTACTCCTTTCTCTTCTCGTACAGCGCGTATCTCTTCTCACAAAACTCTCTCATAATCTGCTCCGTCGTAGCGTATCTCTTGATTCGCTTCTCCGAGTCGAACGCCACCATATTGGTGAGAGAGAGGTAGCTCACCAGCTTGAGATTCTTCTCGCTCATCTCAAACTCTTCGCTAGGAGTCAACACAAACTTCACCTTGTCTACAGTAGAGTGTAGCTCACGAGCGACGAGGTCACGGTTATCCAACCACTCCTCTACTCGGTCGGTAAAGCGGTTTGTCCACAAGCCGATCGGCAGCTCGCTCACCTCGTACTTTCCCTTTAGAGTAGCTCTGACCACACCCGAAGTCACGGCGCGCACGGGAACTCCCTTGGCATCCTTCTCTAGCACGACGCTGCCGGTAAAGCCGCGATACCACGGAACGAGGTCGGGGTGCTCTACCTCAATCATACCGCAACTCTCCTCTGCAATCCAGTCCTTGATCCACTGAATCAGATCTTTAGGGTTATGAGCCGGAACGCTAGAGCTCCAGCCGGTACCGATACCGGAACAGCCGTTCACCAGGATCATAGGCAGGACGGGGAGGTAGTACTCTGGCTCTACCGTCTCTCCGTCACTCACCACGTAATTCAACAGAGCGTCATCCTCCTCTCGAAACAACAACCGCGTCGTCTTCTCCAGGCAGGTGTAGATGTAACGGGCAGCGGCGGCATCCTCACCACCTTCCAGACGACTACCAAACTGACCCTCACGGGTGAGGTATGGGATGTTGTTGCTTCCGACAAAGTTCTGTGCTAGCTTAACAATCGTGTCCAATAGATTCTGCTCGCCGTGGTGATACTGTGTGATCTCAGCGACACTACCAGCGAGCTGTGCTACCTTGACCTGAGAGTTGAGACGTTTCTTGAGACAGGCATACAGAACCTTGCGCTGACTCTCTTTCAAACCGTCGAGGACGTGAGGAAGACTTCGTTGACAGTCTTCGAGACTAAAGTCAATGAACTCGTGGTTGATAAAGTTACTGATGTTTAGAGACTCTAGCCCCTTCTCCTCTCCTACTTCGTAGTCTTCTTTCTTGTGAGAGGCGAGCCAGTCCTTACGCTGATCGGCATACTTCTTATCAAAGGCCTTGACCATCTCAGAGTCAGTCTTTTCGTCACAGATAAACTTTACGACTCGCTTACCAAAACTCTTCTTCACCTCTTCATTCTTAGAGGAACCGAGACCCTTGCGCCACTTGACATCAAACTTGCCCTTCAGCGTGTGGATATAGACCTTACCCTCTTCCTCCGAGTAGATATCCTTCTCTACGCCACGAGAGTAGACGGTCATGATCGGAGTACGCATCGAGAAGAGAAACTCTCGTTGCATCAGAGAGGGGTAGAGAGAGTGAAAGATATTGAGGATCAGACCAGTGATGTGCTTGCCATCAGAGTCGGCGTCGCTCACAACCATCACCTTGCCGTATCTCAACTTACGATAGTTCTCCTCTAGCGTATAGTCGACTCCTAGTTGGAGACCTAGGGCGGTACGAATGCCTGTGATTTCACGAGATTCAGTAATCTGCTTCATCGTCGCGTTGCGGGTGTTGAGGATCTTACCGCGGATGGGGTAGATACCGATGTAGTCGCGACCCTTCTTACCAAAGACACCGACGTCGAGACCGGCAACGGTGTAGGTCTTGGCGGATTCTCCCTCACAGATGACCAGAACACAGTCACGAGACTTGGTGCTACCGGCAAAGTTAGCAGAGTCGAGACCATCGACACGTACGTAACCACGTCTCTCTGTCTTTTTCATATCCTTGAGTTCTTTGGATTTCGCCTCTTCCATCAGACTCTCAACAAACTTCCACTTCATCACGGAGGAGATAACCTTATCGGTGATAGAGCTCTCAACGCGAGGGGAGACGAGCTGTGTTTTGGTCTGAGAAGTGAACTCTGGACGTACGACGCTGGCGTTGACGATCACGGAGAAATACTTTTTAATATCACGGTAGTTTGGTTTTGATTTAAGTTTGGTCTCTAGCTTTTCAATCAGACCCATGACAAGGGGACGGATCCACTCTTCGACGTGAACACCTCCGTCTGGTGTGTAGCAACCATTGACAAAGGAGAGCATACGAAACTCCTTCACCTCTTCTGGGTTACCACAGATCGCTACCTTGCAGTCCTTACTCTCTAGAAACAATACCTCATCGCATCCGAAAGCCTTGGTGTAAGCCTTGAGATTCTTGGCTGGTACCACTTCCGCGTTGAAGGACACGTTAAGCCCTGTGATCATACAGGTGTCATAGGCGTAGCGCTTGAATAGAGAGATGTGATCGTCAGAGTAGCCTTCCAGACCAAAGTAGTTAAAGTCGGGGAGCCAGCTTACTTTGGTGTAGTTCTTACTCTTCTTTACTTTGGTGATGACTGCTTCCTCCTTCTCTTTCATATGGTTGCGCCACACTTGGGAGTAGAGCTTACCGTCGGATACGATCTCGATACGAAACTCGAGAGAGTAGATATTGGTGAGCTTGATACCAAGGCCGTTCTTACCAGAGGTCTTTCGTTCCTCGGTGTCGTCGTAGTTGCTGCTGGTTCGGAGGCGGCCAAAGATAAACTCTGGAGTCCAGCAGCCCGATTCCTGATGCTTGTCAAGAGGGATAACGAGACCATCGTTCTGAACGCTAGTCCAGCCGGACTTCTGGTCTACTTCGATATTAATGTATGAGGGTTTGATTGCCTTATCTTCAATGATAGAGAACTGTTCCTGCGAGCGCCAGGCGTTGTCGATAGCGTTGGACTGAGCCTCGATAAAGAGACGTTCCAGACCTTGGTTAGAAGAGAATGATCGATAGGTGTAGTTCTCGCCAGAGAGTAACCAGTCTTCGCGATCAGTGGAGCGAACGCCGCCGATATAGGTGTCGGGGCGGTGCAGGCAGTGCTCGAGGGGGGTTAGCTCAGTGTAGCGAACAGACATCTTTTAAAAAAGGTGAATTAAAGAGAACTTGTAAATCAGTTTTAGATGGTTTTCACTAAGCTACTGTGCTCTGTTACCTACGCGTTAGACGTGTTGCTGTACACAGGGATGTGTAATTTGATGATGTACCTACCGGATTCGGTGTGTGCTCTACTGTTGCCGCTTATGTTCTCTATGAATACGATAGGTTCACCAGAGAGATGGCAGTGCGTGTACTTGGTGAACTATAACGAACCGATCAGTAATATGCTAGCGTTTGGAGCGAGTCCTAACTACGTGACTAGTTCTGTTAGTGAGGCGATAGAGATATCAGAGAGTTTAGAGATTCCGATCCAGCCGGTGGTGTGTTACTATTCGAGAGAGTACTTTAGTGAAGGATGGGCGTATCCTCAGCCATATGAGTTGGTGTATGAGTATGGAGAGATTGGGGTGAAGACGGAGAAAGAGTACAATGACTACTTTTTCGAGAAGATGGGGAGTCGACCGAGTCCTAGATTATACGAACAGACGGAAGAGGAGTGGCGTATGTTGCTGATTGCGCTGTTGTGTAGCCGATACTCGATGTTGCTCGTCTACCTGCTGTTGCGTTATCAGTGGTATAACCGAGTGTGCTTTCAGTCGCTTCTCGTAGCATCGGTAGTTGCTACTCTTTTTTTGTAAAGGTAACTGGATATAGACTCAGCGAGAGTCTATATAGTTTGCTGCTGGCTCAAGACATCTCCCTATCGGTCGTTCGCCTGTACTCTCGACTGCCTGTACTTTGGATCGCGGCTCCAGGAAACTTTTTATAAATAAGAGTCTATTGGGTTTGAAAAAAGTTTATAGAGATTGATCTCGCCTCCCAGCGGTCTACTCACAGCAGCTCTCAACCGTATCGTATTCAGTCTCAATAGAGTGAATATCTTTACCTTCATTACTGCATCCAGGGACGTGGTTCGGTCCACGGTTTAAGTGAGATTTTCATCCGCTGATATACTCCTCTAACTCTCTATCAAAGTCGATATCTTTTTTTAAACGAATACACCGGTCGTTTTCAATGTGATCTCTACTATGTCTTATATGATACCAATTCTTGTGTGGTACTAAAAATTCTATGATAGACTTGATATGAGAGTGACCGAGAAACGCTAAGGTTACATGTGACTGTCTTGAAGGTTTAAGCATTCTTCCCAAAAAATATAGATCAAGGAAACAAGAAGTATATCTTACCCATAAGTAGTATATCTTATCGATAACTATTCTATAGTATTCGTACGCAAATTCTATATCACCTGGGCGTCTACCTGTAGTCATATATTCGCATATAGGAGTTAGGAACCTTGTCATCCACCCATAATCTTCCTTGACTTTGTTTACTCCTGATGCTCCATGTGATTTGAGACATAACATACAGTATGCTAACACATTGATTCCTATGTTATACGTCTTCATCTGTTGATATACTTTGCTGTTTTCATCTTCTAACATCTGTTCTTCCAGCGAACTTGCTATTCTTAGTGATAAGTAATCAAAACTTTCATCGTGTTCTACTGAATAAAGCAAAGACTTTATGAATTCTAAAAACAAAGGGTTGTCAGACCTTTCAAAGAATAGTTTAGCTCGTCCTTTAGCTAGATATTCAGAACCTTCAGATGCCATATGTTCTACTGAACCTTTCCAAAATCTGGAATCTGCGTAGTGCCATCGGATATTCTTGTAATCACAGCTCAGCGCCTTCTTTTCTGAGTCGTAACATCCGAGTGTTTTCTTTAAAAATCTAGACATGACTCCCTCTTTATTAATATACTCCTTATCCTTGGCGTGTTCGATATAAAAGTCTACGTTATAGCTTTCAGCTAATGTATCAAACTGTCTGAGTAGCGTATCACTATCGATAGAGTAACATCCCATTTTCTCTTCACAGGGCTCACATTGATTTGTTTCTGAGCCGTGTTGATCTCCTATCAGAATAATCATAGGTAAGGTAATTCCTTTTTCCGCAAGCTTTTCTATAGCTTCCTGTGTAGGCGAAAGGTAAGTGAAACTTACCTGTCCTGATATTTTTTTCAGAGACAATCCTCCAATCTTGAACATCCCTTTACTCTATTAGTTATATTTAAATTCAGTAACATTTTTCCCTGTCAGTTCATCTATACACTCTATGGTCTATAGAATAAAAATAACTTTACCACCAGCTCGTATATCCTGGGAAGAGCTCTGACATCTTAGTGTCAAACTCTTGCTCTCCGTAATACTTTCGGAGGTCTATAATTTGGATTGAGTATCCTCCAGAGTTGTCTACAGGAGAGTAGCCGAGTTTCTCTTCCGAAAAGTCGATGAGATTGGTGAGGACATCTGGGTTTAGTTCGGAGTCAGAGAAGACCATGGAGAGCTGTACCTTGTCTTCTACCATATCCGGGTCGACGCCCCACATGTCCATCGCCTCGTCAAAGAGCTGGAAGAGATCAAAATGAAAGTATACCTTGTCGTTCTGGATCACGAATAGTCGGTGGGTGTCGATTAGCTCAAACACAGCGTCGTCATAGCTACTACCAAACGCTTCTTTCCACTCGTCTAGGGTCGAAAATTCCAACATTTTAAACAAGTCTAGTTCTTTAAACTTTTTCTATAAGGTTGTCTCCAGAGAACAGAGTGAGCGGGCGGATGAGAAATTTTTCTCCAGGAAACTTTTTTATAAATCAATGGACTCTTTCTATAAAAAAAGTTTCCTGGAGGAATAGTCATAGATGACTGCCTATACTCTGGATCACAGCTGACTGCCTGTACTCTGGATCATAGCTGACTGCCTGTACTCTGGATCACAGCTGACTGCCTGTACTCTGGATCACAGCTGACTGCCTGTACTCTGGATCACAGCTGACTGCCTGTACTCTGGATCACAGTAACTGTCTGTACTCTGGATCACAGCAACTGCCTGTACTCTGGATCACAGCAACTGCCTATACTCTGGATCACAGCAACTGCCTGTACTCTAGATCGCATCTGACTGCCTGTACTCTAGATCGCATCTGACTGCCTGTACTCTGGATCACAGCAACTGTCTGTACTCTGGATCACAGCAACTGCCTGTACTCTGGATCACAGCTGACTGCCTGTACTCTGGATCACAGCTGACTGTCTGTACCATGGATCGCAGCTCCCGACCTTCTATGATTATTCCTCCAGGAAACTTTTTTATAGAAAGAGTCCATTGATTTATAAAAAAGTTTCCTGGAGACAAAAGTACAGACGAATAGAGTCGGTGGCTGCGATCAGAGTCTGGTAGAAATCATTTCAGTCGAAATTATTTCAATAGGCGGCTACATAGTCTCGATAGTGTGGCGGGTCAATCTCATGTTGTCGTAGATAGTCGCAGCTGTCTTGGTAGACGACGTCAGAGGCGCACTCTCCCGTAACGAGCTCTTCTCGAGATAGGTAGTCGACGATGTAGTCGTACACGGCTCCGAGAAGATCATACTCTTCATAGTCTACTGCTGGTTCATACTCTAGAAAGGTGATACTGGGAGGAAGGTCTTTGAGCACTTCGATATAAGATTCTTCTGTATTCTCGCCTTCTATCTCGTACTTTAATAGATAAGCAGAGCTATTATGATAGACGACATCCGAGTCACATTCGCTTGTGACAATCTCTTGCATCGAAAGATAGCCTACAAGATACTCGTGAACAGCTCCGATAAGGTCGTACTGCTCGTACCCTTGGTACCCTTGGCACCCTTGGCACCCTTGGCACCCTTGGCACCCTTGGCACCCTTGGTACCCTTGGCACTTCTCACTCCGACTCATTTTGTGTATGGACTCTTTTTAAACGGATTGTGTGCGATTTCGTTCACTCTTTATATAGTTTTCGTGCATACTGGTGAAGAGGTAGATCATATGCTGGAGTTGGAGGGGGAAGCTTTCTAAATCACAGTTAATTCCTTCTGTGGATACCGCGGTCTGGTAGGGTAGATTAAAGTTAATATCTCTGGTCTGTTGGATGTGGTACATACGAATGAGAAAGAAGAGAATCTCATGACCTCTTTCGTCTAGCTGTGGTATGGTGCTGACGACATATCGCTTCTTCGAGTCGTCGAGCGGTGTGATAGAGTGCTTGGTGTTTTCATATAGACTGCTAAAGAGTTCCATCTAACTTCCTTAAAAATATTTTGTTTAACCTTGTTAACAAAATTAACGGGAACCGTAGATCTCTTCTTGGGTAAGGTAGCAGACATTACCTACACACTTTAGTTTGCGAGGAGCCATTCCCAGCGCCTCTTCGTTGGTGAGGTAGCACACGCTCTGTTCGGTGACCGTGTTATAGGGAATACCCATACCGGGGGCTGCTTGCTCTTGTTCGTCTTTTTCTTCGTCTTGTTGTTGCTGCCCCTTTGAATCGGCACGTAGGAACTGCTGGCGAGTATCGATGCGGCGCATGACTTCGATGAGATACTTGAACATCTCTTCTGCGACCTTGTTACCGTTGTATCGTACATGGGGTCTGTCCTTGAGGTAGATGACAGTGTAGGGTACGTACTTGATGGGGTCTATGGTTTCTGATGCTTCCTTGATTACAGCGCGATTCTTTCCTACGTCGCAGATAGCGACCTGGATGGGGAGGTTGTTTTCTCGTAGATGTCTGGAGAGACGAGAGAGTTCAGGCATCGCCTGATCGCAGTACTCGCACTGGGTAGAGTAGAACATGACCAACGTGAGGTTATTTGCGTTGGGTATGCCTAGAACATATCCCTTTGTTCCCTTAAGCTTGCGAAAAGAATCCGAGTGTAATTCGATAAGATCCATCCTTTATGATTATACCAATTTTATCTTTTAAAACATACATTTTTTCGTTATTGTCAACGAAAGAATGAATTACCTTATTGCTTCTTACCGTGAACTCTGCACATACCAATGTCTAAGTAGGCCTTATTGATAGGGTCACCACACTTTTCTCCCCTACGAGCTCCTTTGACGAGGACAAAGCAACATCCATCTCCCTTTGTAGGAGTAGCTTCTTTCTTAGGTGGAGTAGCTTCTTTCTTAGGTGGAGTAGCTTCTTTCTTAGGTGGAGTAGCTTCTTTCTTAGGTGGAGCAGCCTCTTTCTTATCCTCTTGTGCTTCCTCTTCGATGACAAACTCTTCTTCTTCGATAACAAACTCTTCTTCCTTTGTGACAACCGGAGGAGCGGGTTTCTCTACGATGGGAGCTGCTGGAGAAGAGGGTTTCTCTACGATGGGAGCTGGAGGCTTAACAGAAAACTGTAGTTTCTCAGTAGCTACATCTTCAGAGACGGAAGATTCTTTAGTAGCTGGTTTAGTCTTCTTAGGAGCGGCGAGAGGTTTGGTAACAGGAAGCGCCTGGGAAGAGGAAGCTATAGCAGGAGAATCTACTTGATCCTTTGTCTTGCGTGGTTTCTTTTGTACTTCCTCCGGAAAGTTAAACATTGATTTCCATAACGTCCATAGTTCGGACTTTGGGACGTCGCATTGATCCTCGATCTTGGACAGCAACTGATCGATATTGTTAAACACTGCCTTCTGTACTTTAGAGTCCATATTGTTTTTTCTATCCATACATCTTCCTTTAATTGGATTTCATTTTTATAATCTTATTTAAAAAATAGTGTGCTATCCAAGAATGTCTAGCGAAGTGTCCTCTAGCTCATCAAGTTTTCAGCCGCCGAAACAGCCGCCGACCCCGAAGCAACTCGACGCTGTGCCCTCTTATAGCGCTCGCAATACCAAGATCTTCAAGGCGATCATCGACTTTACTGACCAACTCAACGATACCTTTGGCAAGGACGACATCAACGTAGTCAAGGTCTTTCGAATCATCAGCAAGACCCCTCTCACCAACCGTAAGGTAATTGATCGCCATCTGGTCGTCTTTCACGACTACCTAGAGAAGAATCGTGAGGCGATCCTTGCTCGTAACGCTGATAACTTTGTAGCTGACAAGCTACAGCTGACAGAGCGAATCTTTATGGATCTCAAGTCGATTATACTGAACGCTGACGATTCTACCCGCAAGGTTATCTGGCAGCATCTACTTAACATTCTATATCTCTACGACCCTAAGAATGAGGCGGTTCGTACTGAACTAAAGGTAGCGATGAGCGAGCACGACTCGAAGGAGAACAAGTTCTTGATGGATACCTTCAGTAAGTTTGAGAAGACTCTACAGGAAACTAAGACGGATGGTGGCGATCCGGACCCGATGGCGATGGTCTCTGGTCTAATGCAGTCGGGTTTTCTGAATGAGATGATTGGAAGCATCAACACTGGTGTCAACAACGGAAACCTAGACATCAAGGCTCTGATCGGCACTGTACAGAATATGCTTGGTAACCTCTCGGAGACGATCGAGAAGGAAGAGACCAAGAAAAAGTAATCTTAAGGAGGATCTTATTTTTAGAAAAAAATAAGATGGCAGATGGAATCTATTTACGAGAACTAAGCGAAGTGTTATCACACGGAGAGCAGCGTCTGGATCGCACTGGGGTAGGAACCAAGAGTCTATTCGGTCGCCAGCTCGTTTTTCAAATCACGGACTGCTTCCCGCTACTCACTACCAAGAAGCTTCCCTTTCGACACATTGTTCACGAGTTGCTATGGTTTCTTTCAGGGTCTACAGATACCAGCTATCTCAAGTCTCATGGAGTAAAGATTTGGGATGGTAATACCTCAGAAGAGTTTATTCGTAAGAGAGGGTTAGATCTCCCTGAGGGAAGTGTTGGTAAGCTATACGGATATCAGTGGAGACGGTTTGGAGAGACTGAAAGTCAGAAGGGAGTCGACCAGATTCAGAGAGTTCTAGATATCTTGCGTACGGATCCGACGAGTAGGCGTATGGTGATTAGCGCCTGGAATCCCTGTGATTTAGACCAGATGGTATTGGAGCCGTGTCATGTTCTCTTCCAGCTATATGTCCGAGAGGGAAAGTATTTGGATGGTAGTCTCTATATGAGATCCAATGACTTATTTCTTGGATCTCCGTGGAATATAGCCTGTTACTCTTTACTCGTTTATCTGTATTGTCATATCACCGGCTATACTCCAGGACGACTCGTTTACACGGTAGGAGACGCTCATCTATATCTGAACCATCTTTCACAGGTAGAGGAACAACTAAAGAGAGTTCCTAAAAAATCACCAAAGGTAACGATTCGTGATAGAGGACAGAAGACGCTAGACGACTTTGTGGCTGAGGACATTGTGTTGGAAGAGTATGATCCCTATCCTGCGATTCGCGCAGAGATGGCTATATAAGGCATTTTTGAATGAGCTACTCGTGGATTCGGATCCAGAAGAGAAATCGTTCTTTTAAAAATACTTAAAGGCCTGGTCTCCTTTTTTTAAATAAATTTATTTATTTTCTTATATACTTTTCAAAAATATACAATGCCGTCTCATAAGAAGTGTTCAGTTGGCAAGGTTTGGCGTAAGGCTCACAAGTCATCCTCGGGAAAGCGTGTCCCGGGTGCCTGTGTAAAGAAGGGTGGCAAGAAGTCTCGTTCTATGCACAAGCGTTCTATGCACAAGCGTTCTTCGCACAAGCGTTCTTCGCACAAGCGTTCTATGCACAAGCGTTCTTCTCGCAAGCGCTCTTCGCAAAAGCGTTCTATGCGTAAGCGTTCTTCGCAAAAGCGTTCCGCGCACAAGTGCTCTGCCGGCAAGGTATGGCGCAAGCAGCACATGCGCTCGGGTAAGCGCGTGTCGGGCAAGTGTGTCAAGAAGAGCGCTCGCAAGATGTAAAAGAGAGATCTAATTGAAAAAAAATCTCTACTACTATGTAAGATGAAGTCAACTACTCTTCGTTCGATCTTGAAACGTTCCGACTCTCGCAAGAGTGTCCACCCGAGTGGTAAGTCCTGGAAGAAGAAACAGGCACAACGTTCTATTTGTAAGGTACATCTCAGGAGAGCCATTGAGAGAAAACGCACACTCAAGAAATAAATATAATCTTACTCTTGTGTTAAGATTATCACCCTATGAATACCATCATCAATGCCGTCTTTGCCGAGATTGCTAACTGTTCCCATGTCCACTCCTCTGATACCCCTCTCCGCGCCTGCGTTGACTCTAAAGTCGAAAGCCTAGCGCTCACCGGTATGCTTATGGTAGAACAGAACCCCTACGCCAAAGAGAAGAATAAACAGGACATTAAGAAGCTGGTAAAGCAGGCGGTAGAAGATTGTAATAGTCTCGACGAGATAGATTATAACACCAATTGGCAGGACGCTCAGAGGTGTATTCTAGAAAGAGGAAACCGCCTCGTCGATATGGCAGTAGATCTTATGACTGAAGGTATCACACCAGAATCAAACGAGATCTACGAGGGAGTGAGAAAGAAACGCTGTAGTAGAAGAAAGAGTAATAGCAGAAAAAGTAACAGCAGGAAGAGTAAGTCTTTGAAAAGTATTTTACGTAAGAGTAATCGCCGCGGAAAGAAATCTTCAAAGAGAGTGGTTTGGAAACGATGAATTTATACTCTTCAATAGACTATAAATGCTATGTCTTGGTAGTTTCCACTGTACCAAAGACTTTCTGACACTAAACCATACCAGGTCTCTGTAATATGGAGTTCCCAATCGAGTTTGGGAACGTACTTGATCTATAAGAGGAGTTAGACAGACGGTAACTAATATTTTACTAACTACTTTGATTATAATGCTCTAATATTATATCCATTAATTTCTTCATACACCTTCTCATATTTTTTCTTATCAAGTTTATGATATTCTATATCGAATCGATCGATTTGATTAAATAACTTAACTACACCAATTGGTGAAATATACACCATACCATTTAATAAAGATAACGCCGTTCGATGTCCTAATAGGTCAATTGGTGGTTCTAAATAAGCATTCCATTGTCGATATACTCCATATGGAAACATAAACATACACCATTTAGCATAGGGATGCTGAAACAATGATTTCGCTGTATTCATTTTTTTAATGGGGTTGTTTTAAATAGGTAAGAATTAAATCGTAAATTTACAATTGCTTTGAGAGAAGAGTACAAGGCTAGAGGAGAAGACTTTAAAACTGATCTTAAAAGGACATCCTTTCAAGATTCTCGTTCTACCCGCGTCCCGTTATGTTCTCTCTTACCAAAGATCAGGAATACGCTATACAACAGGCTATTGCCCACCGCTGTGTCTTCATCACAGGCCCCGCGGGAACCGGCAAGAGCGTTCTCATCCGACACCTCTACTACGAAACCTTCCCTCTGAAAAAGGTTCACCTATGCTCTTCTACGGGCATCTCTGCCTTTAACATCGGAGGTATGACGGTACACTCTTTCATCGCTCGACTCCCGCTAAAGGATGGACACCCTCTGTGGCTACCTATTAGCCACGACGACGTCATCATCATTGACGAGATTAGTATGCTAGGTAAGACGATCTTTGAAGAGCTATCTGACTCCCTACAGAAGCGCTTTCGAGTTAGCGGAAAACCCTTTGCGGATCTCAAAATAATCTTTGTGGGAGACTTTGCTCAGCTCCCTCCTGTAGACGACTCCTTCTGCTTCCAGTCCAAGTACTGGAAGTATATTGACCAGATCGTCGAGCTCACCGAGATCAAGCGTCAGACCGATCTCCCCTTTGTCGAGTTTCTGCTTCGGATCCGCAGCGGAGAGCTCTCTCTCTCTGATAGGAGGCGCTTGGTGGCGTTGTCAAAAAAACCCACGCCGCAGGACACTGTTCACCTCTATCCTACAAATGACCGGGCGAGACAGCACAATGACCTAGCCCTCCACCGCCTGTCGGAGGAACACAAGTCAGAGATCGTAGAACTCGAAGCGGTTGTCTCCCATCACGACACGACAGAAGAGGATTCAGAAAAGTTTTTTCAATCTCAAAAGGCTAGAATTTATAAAAAGTTACATCTCTGTGTCGGAGCTCGTGTCATGATGACCCAGAATCTTGACGTAGAAGGCGGATGGATGAACGGCACGCTCGCCACCGTCGTCGATATCAGAAATAACACAGGGCCTCTAACCTTGTCTGAATCACTACCCGATGGACAGAAGATCTCTATCAAGAGGTATGAAAGCGGGCCTCTCGTGATGGTAGAGCGCCTGTCTGATGGACAGAAGCTTGTAATTCTCTCAAATGCTTATGCGAGGCAAAAGTATAGTCGTTGTAGCAAGTGTAGTGCTGATGACTGTGCTCATCCCAGAAGTACACTATATCTAGATGTCAGTCTGGAAGAGCTGGATCGCAAGAAGCCTCATCTGATCATTACACAGTTGCCTCTGATCTTGGCGTGGGGTATGACGATCCACAAATCACAGGGGTTGACGCTGCCTAGCTGTGTAATTCACCTCTATGGTAGGTATCCGGCGTCTCTATTTTACGTGGCGATCTCTCGCTGTGTTTCGGAGGAGGGAGTAGTGATCCGGAGTAGTGATAGCATTCACTTTGACCAGATCGTGCCGGAAGAGATAGTGATGAAAAAGATCTTTGGTAAAAAGGAGAAGGAGTGTGCCTGTTGTCGAGAGTCTTTTGTGGGTCCGTATAAGGTGTGTCCAGACTGTAGCGTGTGCCCGGAGCCGTATGAGCTACTACCGTTTACGGCCTTTTCCAAAAATTTGTCAAAAGATAAGGAGGAGTATGTGTGTCAGATTCTAGAGAATTCTGGTACGGGTTCTAGATATAAAAAATTCAGAGAGTATTTAACAACGATTTACAAGGTGTTTAAACAGTAGAAATCAGGACAAATGAGTATTCCAAAGATCATTCACCTCGTAGAGCCTGCTCATAACGTGTTAAGCGTCTGGCAGAACACGCATCCTGACTGGCAGTGTATCGAGTGGACGATCGAGGGGTGTTACGCATTCCTGAAAAGGTACTATCCAGAAGCAGAGGAGCACTATCTTAGTCTTTCCAGTACGTCACAGAGGATTCATACAGCGTGGTACTACCTGCTCCATCGATACGGTGGAGTAGTGGTGGAAGGTAATCGTGTTCCAAAGAAAAAGATAGAGGCTTTATTTCTCTCCCTATACGATCTCTACCTGATCGAGGACTGGTTCATCGCTAGTGCGCCGGGTACCGACTTTCTACAGGATGCTATCGAGACGCTACCTACGCTTCAGCCAAAGTGGTACACTCGTTTTCTAGGAGAGAGGAGGTTGGTGCGTGACACGGCAATGGTGCTTCCGGAAACTCCTTTTAAGAGGCATCCATGGCGAGTGTATCATAACTACTTCCAGACGCTACAGACATTAGGTATTAGTAAGTGGAAGATCTTCTTTCTGTTTCTGCTGCTTTTTATCGTCTTTCAAATTCTTCGTATCGTGACTAATAAGGATAAGTTACAGCTATGGAAGTACCGTTGGATGGCAGTCTTTCCTCCGAAGAGAGCGGCTACTCCATACGTAGCCCCTGTGATTGATACAGTTGTAGAGGATGTAGCTAAAGCGTCGCCGATAAGTGATATACTTCCTCCTCTGACTGTATTGAAAGGTATCTCTCTAGAATCATTAGAGAAAAAGTTAAATCTCTTGCCTAAGAGTCCTCAGTCGTTGGTGGTGACACCGCTACAGAAGATTCCATCTGCTAAGGTGCCTCCTGCGATTCGTATCCCCCCGTTACACCCGGATACGCCGAGCTCGATAAGCAGCAGTCTGGTGATTACGCCTTTTAGTATGGATGAGTTGGAGATTGAAATTTAAAATCTTTAACATACGCAAGTAGTATGTTAAAGTTAGCGATAGATGTTTGTAGATTTTCCGCGGGCGACAAAGACTGTATCTATGACAGGCACCGTGACGTAATGAAGAAGCTAAAGTTTATTACCTTGATCGAGACAGGGGAGAGGATCAACGTGAACTCGATCTCCACCTCACAACAGAGCTGGTTCAGCTCGATCTACCGAAGTATCTTTAAAGAGAGTCGCAACAAAACCTTTCAGTTCCTCAACGATGTCATTGATCGCAGCTTTGAGCTCGTCTTTCTCTATAAAGACAGCAAAAAGTTATCAGACAAGATAAGCTGTTACCAGATCCTAGACGATATCATGAATAGTATTGTTGGTATCAGAAACATACAGCAGACCTATATCGACGACAGAAACTTTTTTTGTGAGATGGAGACTTTACTCGCAAGTATCTTTGGTAGACTGGCGGAGATCTATCAAAACCCCGATCTAGAACTCACTCCGGCTACCAGAGAAAAGATGAGTAACCTTCTGGAAAATCACCCAGCGAGAGCTCTAGAAGACGAAGCTAAGCTTCCTTGACTTTTACCTCCGAACGACAGATGGGGCATGTGCCAGACTTTTTGAGCCACTCTTCAACTCCCTGGCAGTCACTATCTTTCGACTTCTCAACCCTGTCTTCTAGCGCTAGTCGGTAGGCTGCTCCGCGATGAAAGACGTGATTACAGCATAGCTTGACGACGAGATCGTTTTCGGCTATCGGTTCTTGGCAGACGCAACACATTACGTCTTTCTCTTCATTGTTTTGTACATACTTGTAAATATCTTGCTCTGTGAGGCCAGAGTGTTTCTTTTCCCAATACTGTTCTGTATCTCGTTGCATCAGTTCAGTGGCGATACGGGAGAGAGAAGTATCTTCACTCGCGGATTGTATATACTCATAAAGTTCTTGTAGATTAGGATAACGATGCTCAAAGATCTGAAAGCTATGAAGGTAATGGGCGACGCGGCAGCAGGCGACAAACCCGTACTCGATAAGAGAGTACCGCATAATGTATAAGAGTTCGGGTAGAGGTAGATAGTACTCACACTCGGGTTCACATTCTTTTGCTACAAAGAAGAGAAACTCGTCGATCGAGGGGTATCTGTTGTGTGTTACAGTATAGAGTCGTAAAGCAGAGAGAGAACCGAGACTCGGATTGCGTTTACAACCAAACACAATCGTAAAATAACGGTACTCGCTGGGATATGTAATCCAACTGAAAAGTTCCATTTTTTCTTAAGCCTTATTTTTTAATTAAAGAATGATTATCTCGTAAACAAATGCCAAAGCCAAAGATCATAGTAGAGAGAGTTCCGCTTGACTATCGGCCTGTGGATGTCCCTCCAAACTTCCCCCCAATGCCTGTACTTTATCTAGAGCTGATTGAGAATAAGGATAAAGTAAAGCCTGATCTACGCGATAAGGCATCACAGCCTATCTTTCTCCCCGAGAAGAGTCCCTCTCTACCCTCTCTCAATAATAACTTAGAGCTCATCCGAAAGGAACGTACTCCTGAGATCTACAAACCTCCTGTCATCCCTCCCTCCCCAAAAGAAAGTAAGGCTATCTCTCCAGAAAGCGTGATCCACTCTCGTCTAAAAGAGCGGCTTAAGGGCGCTCGTAAGTCAGAGTCTAGAGAAAAGTCTCCCATAATACAAGATCACCGCTCTATCAAGGAACGCCGTCAGGAGGAGGAAAGAGATAGAGAAAAGTATAGAGAAAACTTTGATCGGTTAGAAGACCGTCACGAGGAGAGGCGCGAGGAGAGGCGCGAGGAGAGGCGCGAGGAGAGGCGCGAGGAGAGACGCGAGGAGAGACGCGAGGAGAGACGCGAATCAAAGTATGACGAAGAAAGGGAAAAGAGTAACTCGGAGACAAAGCGAATCCGTAGTATTTTAGGAAACTCTTCTACATCAGGTGGTTCAAAGTCAGCGTCTTCTTCCTCTATCCCCCTATCGAACTCCTTACCTCCTAGTATAGAGCAAATCACCTCAAACGAACCTCTCTCAGTACATGGAAAGCAGGTGAAAGATGTTACTTATACGTCTCAAGACGAGGTAGAGAGACGTCGAGATCTCATGTTCCGATTTGATATCCTGAAAAAATCGTACAAGGACGCGTCCATCCCGGAGATCTCTCAGTTTATGGATATCGAGACGCTGGATCGAATGTACCAGGATACCGTGAGACGAGTCGCTCTAGACAGTAAGGTAGAGGGGTATCGACGCTTTCTGAATATGGGATTTATGGGTATCGAACTCCTGTTTAGCAACATCCTAAAGATTGATATGACTGGATTTGCCAAACAGCAGATGTCTTCTATGAACACTTACGAAAAGATCCTCATCGAACTAGGAGAGAAGAGTCTACTCGACAAGACCAAGTCACAGTGGCCGGCAGAAGTACGACTCCTCTTCACCATCGTAATGAACGCTGTGATCTTTGTCATGGGTAAGGCGGTGATGGGAGGCGGTATCTTTAAAGCCGCTGCTGGTGGAGGAGGCGGTATGGGCGCGATAGGAGGTTTGATGAGCGGTCTAATGGGTGCGATGGGAGGAGGTGGCATGGGAGGTATGATGGGAGCGGCACCTGCTTCACCGCAGCAGGAAGATGCGCATCCAGAGCCTCCTAAAGCTACGGGTAGAAAGATGAGAGGCCCTTCTACTATTAATATAGATGATCTCGGTAGCAAAAAAACAAATTAAAATAGCCAGAAGTAATAAATATGATTACTTCTGCCAACTTACCCAAAGCGGCGTTTACGAAAAAGTACCTAGAGCTGGATTCCACCTATCGCAATCGTAATCAGTATCCGAATCCCTCGGACTTTGTCGTCCCCTACCAGATCAGCGGTAGCTACAACGACTGTATCCAAGCCTTTGATCCCGTCTGCCTCTCCTCTCCCACCGAAGAGGGAGTAGGCGCTATACTCCTCACGCCATCTACCGTACAGCTAATCCCTCTCGTCAGCTCGAGCGTCGATAACTTTTACATCAACTACTATCTCGGTCTCATCGATACGTCCGTCACCCCCAACCTCATCCAATACTCTAAGATCACCGCTTACAAGGGAAGCACTCGTACAGTCACTGTCTCTGGAAACTATACCTTACTCCTAGGAAACTACAACTACATCATCCGTAAGCAGCTCCCCGCCGACACACCTGTAAACACGGTGACCTCTACCACAGGCGTACTAAACCGAAATCTTATAGTGGCTTTTACTCCTACACAGGTGACGCTCCAACCGACGAGCGCTAGCGCAGATAACGCCTACTACGGTATGATGTTGCGACTCTTTGGCGGGTCTGGTCTAGAGTATCGACGTATCGCCGACTACGACGAGAAGACGCAAGAAGTGACCGTGTCTCCTCCGTTCAGCACCGCCTTTACCGTAAACGATTACTATGAAGTACTTTCTTTTAGTTATGATAACCTCCGACCTCTAAAGTATCAGGGAACGACGAGTATGAATCAGCCGGTGTGCTATACGATCCGACTGGTTCACATCTCGATACCGTTTGTGTTGAGATCGTATACAGATAACTCTTTCACGGAATATGATGAGAGGGCAGTACTAGACGTGGCAAACGGAGGCACGATCGACCAGTACCCGTTCTTCTACGTCTGTCTGTACTCTGATATTCATAAGGATAACCTACAGTCAATGATTAGTAACAACCCGAGTAGCACGAATGCTGTGTTTCGTGTACCTGTGAGCAGCGGAGATACGCCGGGTCCGAAGAAGATTATGAGTCAGACGACGTTTACCCGCTGTGATATGTTTCCTGTGATTAAGTTCCTACCGAATGACACCTTTCACATGACCGTTCTTTTGCCTAACGGAGAACCACTAAGCTTCAGACAAAAAGATAATCCTAGTCCGTTAGAACCAAATCCTAAATTGCAGATCAGTGCGGTATTTGAGTTGGTGAGAATGGAATAGAGCAAAAAATATTTTTTTAATTGATTATTATTTTCTTGGAATACATTAAAACAAGAATGGCCACGCCAACTCCAACTGATACTCCGTACATCAAGTACGCTGAAGGTTTGACTAACTCTACTTCCGGTTCCTACAACTTTTTGGTTTCCGGTAAGTCAGACTACACCTCGTCTTCCGGTCTAATGATCAAGGGTGACACTGGTTCTGCCAAGGGTACTCGTATCGCCCAGGACTCCTCTGACAACGCCTTCTTTGATCTACGTACTACAAAGGGTGGTGTTAAGAACATCTCGATGCGTCTCTTGGACGATGACAACAACGGCTCAGCGACTAACCTACTCGTTCTAACCGACGACGACAAGTCGTCTACCTCTACCTTTGGTGCCCAGGTCACTGGTCGTGTCAAGGCTTCTCAGCTACACGTCGGTGAGGCTGATACCCGTGCCCCAGTCGCTGCTGGTGTCTACGTCGGTCACGATGCCTCTAACATTGCCTACCTAAAGGTCAACAAGGGTGCCGCTGGTTCTGGTGGTTTCAAGTTCGCCACTCATGCCAATGACGGTTCAGAGGCTCAGGTCAACCTCGAGCTATTGTCTGACGGTTACGTCAAGGCTGTCAAGTACTCGGCTACTGCTGACTCGCTAGATACTGAGGCTAACGCTATCGCCGCCTTTGATGCTAACGGTCAGCTCGTTCGTAGCTACCAGCAGAACGCTCGTTTCCGTTCCGTCGAGTCTCGTCTAGAGTCTATCGAGTCGGATACCTTGTCGACCACTCCGATCAAGGTCAACGAGATCATTCGCCGCATCAACTCCTTGAAGTTCTTCTCGAGCGACATCCCTCTACTCGATGTCGGCTCTGCCCCGGCCCCTTACGTTCCGTAAACGCGAATCACAGAGAATTTTTATTTTTAAAAATCCTCCAAAAGAGTAAAGATGTACGCTTCTATCTTCACCGATACAGAGTGGAAAGCGCCGATCAAGCAAGTCTATCGTAATAGTGGTTGTAGTACCTGTGGTCTAGGGCGTTACTATAGTAAAGAAAGCTTCCGTCAGTTCCAGTTCACCCTACCGACGGAAGTTCCGAGTGATACTCCTGCTCCGAGTGATACTCCTGCTCCGAGTGATACTCCTGCTCCGAGTGATACTCCCACTGAAGTGCCTGTATTTCAGCCGGATACAGAAAAGCTGCTACAGATTATTGGAAAATTAAGACTCTTACCCATATCACAGTTGATCGCTGTACTCGAACCAGTTGTCCCAAAAGATATTTCTGAAAAGTATAAGAGAATGTTTCCAAAAAGTTTACAGAAAGTCATCAACGCCTATTCGGATCAGACGATACTACAGGGAATTCTTCTCTTGCCAGCCGAAAACATACGGGCTATCTCTGAACTACAGCTCCCTATACCATTACAGATATCAAAGAAGGCTATAGAGGAAACTCCTCTGAAGGTGGTAATCGATCCTAGTTTTTATAACTCGATGCTTTTCAGTCGGTACGACAGTATCCCTCGTAACGATCCCAACTTTTCCTATATGGATCCAACCTTTGCCATCGGTAACGCTAATAGCTCGTATGACCCCTTTAATATCATCATTAACCTAGACTATCCCTATAACGGAGTAGAACACCACTCTATCGTCTCTGAGTATACTTCTGACAAGAAACTGATCTTTCGGGTAGGAATCAATGATTCGCAAACGGAGCCGATGCTAGAGGTAATACAGACTCTTATCCCTGTACTCAATAACCTGGTAAAGTATCACTATAACCAACCGAGAATCCTATTTCACTGTAGAGCCGGGATCTCCAGAAGCGCTACCATCGCTCTGGCCTATTACGGCAAGGCTATGAATTATGACCTGACCAGGGCTTATAGTCAACTTGCGGCGCGTAGACCGATCATACGTCCCAATCCCGGATTTATCAACGCATTAGAAGAATTTTTGGTCTAAAAATGATTATTTAAATAAACCTATTGAATACAGAAAAAAGATGTCCAAGTTCCGTCTCTCCAAAGATATTTCACAGCTCGTAAACGATGCAGTTATCGCCTTCGCCTCTCGTATGGAATCAGAGTTCAAGATTAACAAAGAACGAGTCCTCGATATCTGGAACTCCTGCTCGGAAGAAAATGTTCCTAAAGCAAAGAAAGTGGTAAAATCCGTAGTAGCGGTAGAAGAGAAGAAGATCCAGGAGATCGTAAAGAAACCAACTGAGACCCTCCGTCTCAAGAAAAACAAGCAGGGAAACTACGAGCACGCCGACACCGGTTTCGTCTTTGACCCTTCTACCAAGGAAGTTTTTGGTAAGCAACAGGGTGAGAGCGTCATCCCTCTCGCTCTAGCAGACGTAGAAACCTGTAAACAGCTAGGATTTCGATATCGAATTCCGGAAACCTTCCAAGACATAGCGGGAGAAGACGACGCTCTCCTCTCCGACCTAGAACCTGAAGAAGACGAAGAAGATGAGGAATAAGGTAAAAATGAATTTAGATATTTAAAAGAGCATTCTTAAAAAGATAAGTATGCTCCCTTTTAACCAGCTTAAGTACTCTACCAAGACGGTCATCGCAGTGACTAACATGAAGATCAACCTTGATCTCTTCTACCAATACGTTCCTATCGTAAACTACGCCTTCCCAAAGAAGAAGCGTGGCAGAAAGAAGGAGGGTGACACCTCTCACCTCGGGCCAGACAAGCTTGACTACTTTCCTATAGGTTCAATCATTGCGCTAAAGAACAAGAAGACGATTCGAGGAGAGTTACCAAAGAAACGTCAGACAGCGTCTAGTACCTTCTTTCGTAATTCTGTAACGATCCAGATGAAGATTGACGAGAAAAACAAGTTCGTGAACGGTAAAGTGTGCTCTAACGGCAAGTTCCAAATCACAGGCTGTAACAATGAGGAGTACGCCTACAAGTTCATCTACTACCTCTATGATATCATGAAGACTACTGGGGCACAGATTGGAGAGGAGATCTTTACGATTCAGAAGAGTACCGTGTTCAAGACAGAGTATCCGGCAGCAATCATTAATGTGGTGATGAAGAACATTAACTTTAAGATCGGTTTCAATATCAACAGAGAACGACTCGATAACTACATCCGAGAGAATACAGATTACTTTTCTCTCTTCCTATCTGACCTACATACCTGTGTCTCGATCAAGATGGAGGCAAAGCGGCACGCCGAGGAGAAGCTGGACTTGGTGGTGCTCAAAGGAGCTAATGACTTTGAGATCTCACAGGTAGACTTTTCTGTCTATCAGATCCACTATGACCACAACAAGAAAAACGAAAAGAAAAAGTACCATACCTTTCTCGTCTTTTACTCTGGCTCAGTGATCCTTTCCTCCTGTGGACCAGAGACTGAGATGGTGTATAACAGGTTTGCGAAAATAATAGAAGAGAACAAGAGTACGCTCAAGGAAGATCCCGACGAGGTTCTCACTATCGATACGAGTGATTTGCTCTTTGTCGAGTAAAGGTAATCAGAAACTTTATTCAAAGAAATAAAGTTTACTCTACATCTTACATTCTTGCCGCGAGTCTCTTCTCATTTTTTTTAGAAGGTTTTTCCACAGCTTGTTCCGCAGCTTTTTCTGTGGCTTTTTTCTTAGCCTGTTCCGCAAGTCTTGCGCTTTGTCTACGAGGCTCAGATACTTCTTGTACTTGCTTACCCATAGGACGAAGACGAGGGGTTGACAGAGCATTTTGCTCTTCCACAGGGCTTCTGTAGTAGTAGGGCTGGCCGCTCGAATAAAGACTTTCTAAGGACGGGCTGTTAAAAGATAGAGCTCGTCTCGCAGATGGGATAGGACTCGAAGGTCTTTGATAATCTCTAACTGGCTTTACTGGGGTAGACGGAATAAGAGAACGATTCTCTCCAGGAGTCTCCCCTTCCATAATACGCTGTACTTGCTTACCCGCATCTCTTATTTGATTCATCACAGCTGTATCGGCAGGTCTTCTTGATTGTTGATTAGACTTTGAAGATAGAGGGGTACCGGGTTGCGATAAACGTTCTCTAATATCTTTTACGCTAGCGGGGAAATTAGGTGAACCTCTAGAGGAGGATGAAACAGAAAAACTTCTAGGCTTTATAGGAGAGGGAGGAGCTACTTGGACGCCTAGATCGCCTTGGATACCTAGAGAGACGCATAGATCATCCATTGTCTTTCCGTTAACTTCCAAACCACGAGCCTTGGCGAGATTGACTAAATCTTCTTTTGTGTAACGGTCGTCTCCTCTTGCTTTACTGCTACAAGACTTTACCGGCAAAGACACTCTGTTCTGATGAGGGTTGATACCTAGAGAGACGCACAACTGATCAATATTCTGTCTTGGATCAACACCCGATGATCTAGCCAGAGCAACTAGTTCCTCTTTTAGGTAACGATCTTTTGATTTCTCCTTTGAACCACAGGGGCGGGCAAGAGGGGGAGAAATACTCATCATCCGTCTGGGAGGAGACGGAGAACGGGACCGAGGACGGGAAGGAGACTTCTTAATAGAAATATTATACTTCTTAGCAGTGTCCTTAATCAATTGGGAGAGACTTTTTTTAGGCATATTTACTATTTACTACAGAAAATAAATAAAAAGTGAATCTCGGTTAAACCAACTAGATCTCTATAAAGAAGATGAAGTTCCTTGCTATAGGAGACATTCACATCAAACTCGACAACCTACTCGAGATCCAATACCTCACTGATCAACTCCTTTCTCTTATCCGAGAGTACTCTCCTGACTATCTAATTCTTCTCGGAGACATCCTACACACTCACGAACGCATCCACACAAACTGTCTTAATCAAGCCGCCGATCTCTTCCGAAAGTTCTCCTCTCTCCTCCCCACCTATGTCCTCGTTGGAAATCACGACTATATCAGTAATAGCCAGTTCCTCACCTCGGAGCACTGGATGAACCCCTTTAAAGAGTGGCCTCGACTCTTCATCGTAGATCGCGTAACCCGAGTAGGCGACGCTGTACTCTGTCCCTATGTACCCGACGGTAGACTTGTCGAGGCTCTCAATACGCTAGAGGGCTGGGAAAAATCTTCTCTGATCTTTGCTCACCAGACTCTCGACGGAGTAAAGATGGGCCCTAGTCTAGTACAGGGAGTTGAGGAATGGAAGAGAGACTATCCGATGCTGTGTTCTGGTCACATCCACGATCGCCAGCAGCCTCAACCTAATCTGTACTACACAGGGACTCCTATTCCTCACTCCTTTGGAGAGAGCAATGACAAGTCGATCGCCTTGTTTGACGACGGAAAGCTAGAAGAGATCCCTATGGATATCTGTTCAAAGAAGATCGTATACCTTACCGTATCGGACGCGTATCACTTCCAGTACACTGCTAAACCCCATCACTATGTACGTCTCACGGTCAAGGGCCTGCCGGAAGAGACCAAAGCATTCAAGAAGAGTGATGTCTATAAAAAGTTACTAGCAGCAGGAGTCAAGATTATGTTTGATGAACCCAAGGCGGACAAAGCAGAGAAAAAGGTACAGAAGGTAGAAGAAATACTCTATGACATGGTGAAGGGCGATCTTAACCTCCTTCACCACTATAGAACTTTCATCAAGCCGGATGATAAGATAGAGTTTCTGGATTAGATATATTCATCAAACATTCTTGGTGGCGCTAGGTACGGAAACGTCTGTTCAATTCCTAACGCTGAGCACAACGCATCCATGTTTTTACCTCTTACGTCTAACCCTCGGGAACGCGCTAGTTCGACTACCTCTTCTTTCGTGTAACGCTCAGATCCTCTAGCTTTGCTGTTACAAGGCTTTTTAGGTAAGAATACCTCGTTAACGTGAGGCTTGATACCGAGCGCGTCGCATAGCTGATCCATATTCTGTTTGTGATCAATACCAGAAGCTTTGGCGAGAGCGACGAGCTCTTCTTTTAGGTAGCGATCCTTTGACTTGATATCAGCTGAACCACAGGGACGAGCACGAGGAGAGGCGACCTGTACTCCCATTACTCTGGGTTGGTCAAATAATCTACTCGAGCTTCTAACACGGCTAGGAGATGCTCTCTTCCCTAGATTGATCTTGTACTTCTTAGCAGTTTTCAAGATTAATTGGCTCAAACTTTTCTTACGAGACTTTGGCATTTTAAGTATAACGCAAGATAATTAATGATTTTAAAATCACTAATTGTTCAAAAGTATGTCCACTCTCCTCGACCTCAACTCTTATGGAGTAACTCTCTCCGATCAAGACTCTTATGCTCAAGACGAAGTCATTGATCGAGTAGCTGATACCGAAGACTCCTACGACTCCTTTCAAGGACTCGATCTACGTTCCATCCACCACTCCTCTGACAATCCACTAAACGCCTTGTATCACCAGGTCGTCAACCCTGAGCTCTCTCTAGAAGATCGTACTCGGGCCTTTGATCTTATGTACCGCAGCGCCTACCTAAACAAAGATCAGATCTGTAGCAACGCTGTACTCGGGCTTTTAAAAGACGAGTCGCTTACTATAGAGAAACGCTTCTACTTTCTCAACTCAATTCGCCTACAGAGTACTCACCTCTCGGTTGCTATGCACGGATATGTCTGGTGGTTTTATCAATGCGCCGATCCATTAAGATACAAGCTCCTCTCTGCGCAGTTTATACTAGCTCACCAGATCAAAGAGTTTCCCTTGATCAAAACTCATATCCTCCAATCACAGCGTTTTCTTAGAGACGTGGCGGAAGACGAGAAGCAGGACATCAAATATCGCTCAGAGGCGGCAGATATGCTGATCCGACTAGGCAGTCCGAACTATCGAGAAATTGGTTATGCTGTGATCCATAGCGGCGTCGCCAGAAAGACTCTCTACGACGATGAGCAGAACGTGCACCAGGTCTCTTACAAAGAGTCAATCCAGAAACTTTTTTCAAAGATTAGTAACTTTTCTAAAAAATATTCTATCGACGAGATCCTCCATCACCTCCGTACCCAACAGAATCACGACGCCTGTGATTCTCTGGAACGCATCGTTCTCGATACAGCCACCTACCACGGGCACACGATGGCCGACATCCTCCGATACGTCTACACCTATATCCAAGAGTCTCCCCACAAGGTACAGCTAGAGAATCGCTTCTTCGAGGAGCTGCTAGAGATGAAAGGATGGTGTAGTACCGGGCACATCGTCCGTCTTCTGAATACGCTCACCGGCTTTGATTCTGATGTAACGCTCTCTGTGGACGTCTGCGCCGAGATCAAGTCCGCTTTGTTCGCTCGACTAAACTTTGCTCTCCGTAAACTACCCGTCGATCAGCAGGAGGAGGTCACAGAAGAGTTTTGTTCTACCGAAAAGTCTTTACTATTAGAGTTCGTAGAGACTTACTCTCCCTACGAGGAGCTGCTGGAAGAGTATCGACATATCGATAGAAATATCTTTGAAGAGTACTATCAGAAGAGTCTAAGAGAGTACCTTGGTTAATTTATTTCTAATGTGAAATAAATTATATTTACCTTACTCCTGAATGGTCAAGAGTAGATTGAGGAACTGCGGAGTCTGCTTATCTAGCAGCTCTAGGAACTTGTTGACATTAACAATGTTACGGTCACGACACTCACAGTGCCATCCATGAGCCAGACGCATCAAGTAGTAGTAGTGCTTGTTTACTACAATATGCTCCTTGTGAATATAGCGGCGTACATAGTAGTGACATAGCTTACTGGCCAACGACACGATATCAGACTCTACTCGCTTCATCAACTCCTTCTTCTCCGGAAAGATACCTAGCGTCTTTTGGATCCATTCATTATTTTCACGGAGACGCAAGTACGCGCGGTAAAAGCTAGGCTCGCATCCTCGTAGTTTGGCAAGAGCTAGATACCCCGGAGTCATCACTTTGAATACCGTCTGGTTGGTCATAAAGACGATCACACCCTGATACTCTAGCGGATCAAGGCTACTGACAAACTCTCGTAGCCCCTCCGCGCTCGTGTGGTGTACTCGAGTCGGCCACTCGATCAATGTAGGATTTCCCGCTAAACGCATACCGTGGTAAAAGTATCCACCAAAGTATACCGTCGGGTGAGGAGGAGGACGAGAAACGATACGAGTATCCTTGTTAGTGCGTAAGAGAAAGGTAAAGACGCAGCCACGGTCCAGAGTATTACAAAATACATCAAAGAGGTGCTCGGTCGACTCATACTCTAGCTTACCTTGACCAGGACCTTGGGAAAAGTAGTGCTCTAGAGCGTCTAGAAAGAGATCTCCGAACGATTTGTCCGAACTCCAGTAGCTACTAAAGGCATCGATACGCTTGTGGGTAGCTAGGTTCCACTTTCCCTCGTGAAAAAACAATCGAAGCAGAGATCCTTCTTCAGACAGAAAGATGTTACAGTTCTGGATACAGCCGTCTAGAAGCGGGGACCACTTCTCAAAGTCCTCTAGCTCGTACTCGTGAGTGTAACCAAAGGACTGGCATACGATTTCGTTGGTAGCAGAGTCCTTGATCACGCCGCGTTGAGTCTTTAGTACCGGGTCAGAGGTTTCGGTGCAATCATCGTAGTGGTATAGTACGAGAGAAGTATTGTCGTCTTGAATCGAAGTCATTGGGAACTAGTTTATTAAGAAGACTTTAAATGGTGTTTTGCCTATATTTTTCAATAACCAGAGTCATACGACAAGAAACTTTTTTCAAAAGAAAGACTCTCTTATTTATAAAAAAGTTTCAGAGAAAATAGTCAGACGCGATCAGGCTTCTAGGATTTTCTACACAAACTTTCGAAATACGCGCACATTAGAATTATATAACCATTAGGTCGTATAATTTGATTACCTTTAGGCGTCCAGTTCTAGAATATCATCTTCCTCCTCCGCATCTTTGTCACTGGATGAAGACGAGGCGAGAGAAGGACCGTTAAGACGAACTAGACGCTTACGCTTGTTGTCTACATTCTGGACAACGCCGTCATATACCTCACACTTGAGGCTGATACGAGCGCCGATATAGATTTCTTTGATCTTGATGGTACCCTTGAAGCGGAAGCGCTTACCGACATAGTCAGCCGGATTTACTTCAACCGCTTCTCCGTCATCGTTAAACTCTCCGTCAAGATAGAACTGAGTATCGATTTTCAGGTGGTAGTCTGACGCTTCTGCCTGCTTACCGTCGATGCGATTGTACATCTTTCGCTCCATCAGCTTAGGAGAAAAGTACCAAGCGTTCAACGGCTCACCTGTCTCTCGGTCAATAGCTTGAGGGATCGGGTTGAGCGCCTTCAGGTCACCACGGTCAAGAGTGGGTTTCTTGAGCAGCTTCTTGTTGGCGATGAGGTGATCCTTGACCTTCTCGGTGAACTCTTCAATCTTCTTGATGAGAGAAGTCTGGAAGGACTGGGGGCTATCTCCGTCAACCATCGATAGTGACATCGTGTGGCTAGCCGTGACCGAGTCGTCACGTTGGTCCTTGAACTCCTTCACGCCAAAGCAGTAGGCAAAGTAGGGAATCTCAAAGACAAACTCTCCGATACCGTTAGAGTTGCGGCTACCGATGGGGATGCGGTAGAACTTGATGGTGGTAGAGCCTTGCTTGAACTCGGTTTCTTGAGGGGCGTCAAAGTGGATACGGTTCATGTCATAAGTAGACAGGTCAATCAACTCAGTGTAGCGGTTCGAGATACGAGATTTGTTAGACATCTTTGAAGGCGATAGAATGGATTATGAATTAAGACCTACTTTTAAATTCTAAATTCATTTTTAAAAAAAATTACATTGCTCCGCAAAACGCGTATGGTATCTGGTCATAGGTGACACTAAGCTCTAGAACTCCGTTTGATAAAAGCATTCCATAGTTTGTAGGAGGGATATAGTAGAAGCGAGTGTTATCCTTTGCGATGGCGAGAGGCGCCTCTGCGATGATTGAGTTGCTAGTAACTCCTACAGGGATCGCGGCGATGTTATTCATCGCACAGGCTCGTAGGCGGTCGAGATCGTTGACAAACTTTGGCTTATCCGCTAGAGTGATACGAGCAAGGGTAAAGTTTGCCGCAAAGTTAGAATAGGTGGGCACGAGACCGGAACCACAAGCGTTACACCCAAATGACTCGATACGGTAGAGCGTCTTGAGTACAGCACCGGAAGGGTTCTTGATGACTACAGCATTTCCAGTATACTCGGCATAGTTGGAGATCACACTAGAGGCGTTATCGTTGATGACGAACCGACCTCGTTCTAGGTTGAGAGACCAGGTTTCCTCTCCAGAAAGTCCCTGTAACTTTCTTTTTATCTGATTGAGTCCATTCCATACAAAAAAGTTTACCTGATGGATATCTCTGTCAATAAAAGATCCCTGTATATCCAGGAGCTCGTAGTCGTCTCTCTGCTTAACCGCTTCTTTGTGATTATTAAGAAAGACGTAGATACTTAGTCCGATAGAGAGTAGGAAGAGGAGACGCGGGTCGTGGATAAAAGAAAAGAGTGGGCCGATCTTATAGATGATAGAGAACTTATCCATCAAAATCTCTCGTAGTGTGGGAGGAGGCTTTGGTATACTTTCCTGTAAAGTAGTAACTCTCTGCTGTAACTCTTCAAACTTTTGCTGTAGATCAGAAACGTCAGCCATTTGATATAACCTACTCATAAAAATTTTTAGTTCAGGTAACTGAGCAGCGACTCCATGTCTCTAATCTTATAGTATAGCTCGTGAAACATCAGCTCGTGGTGAAAGACGTTCTGGTCGTACTCTCTCTTAATCTCCGAGTACAGGGCGTTACACTCTGCTTTTCTGAGATCGATCTTATTCGTCTGGTCATCTAGGTTCTTGATCTGATAGGACTGTGTCACTCTATCCTGCACCTCCTCCAGGATACTCTTCTTCTCCTCTCCTATCTCTACCACTCGCTTATCTAGTCGTTCGACAATACTCTTTACTCTCTGTTTGTCTGTATCTTTCTTCTGTAAGTCGGCCATCTCTTTTCTTAGAGTCTCCATCTTTTTCAGAATTGAGCTTATAGAGCTTTCCAGGTACTCCATCTTGTTGCGGTTGGACTGATTCATGATGCCGTAGAAGCGTTTATAAAACACAGGGATGTTGTTCTCTAGTAGAAATGTCTTAGAAAAGAGAGTCTCTAAACTAATCACAGGGTAAAACTCCTTCGCTAACTTACGCTCTGGCATATGGTAGATCTCGTAAAAACCAAAGATTCCGTTGAGTAGGATACAGGGTTTAATCTCAATGTTCTTGGTCACGTACATCATACGAGAGATCTGTCGATAGATGTAGTACGCTAGACTCTTTTGCTGCTGGTTTGTCTCCTTGATCGTGTCTAGCGTGTGATTGAGATCAAAGCCAGACAGAGTCATATTCTCGTAATCGTTGGTGTCATCCTCGCACTTCTCGATACGTAACTTTTCGAGAGCGGTCTTTTGGTAGGATGAATCGGCTACAACAATAGGGAACTTTTTGCGGTTGATGTAGACCATCATTGTCTCACAGATCGCCGGCAGCTGTACCAGGATAAAAGTACAGAGGTCATGAACCAAAAAGTATTCTAGAATCATAAATCCCTTTGATAAAATAAACTCTTCGATCTTCTTGCTACTAAAGTGCTCTGTCGGGATCTCATCCTCTTCATTGTCGTACATGTACTGAAACTTGGACTGTAGTAGTTTCTCGTCAAAGTCTGGTTTCTGCTTGTCGATAGAGTTCGCCACGAGTATAGGGTTGGATAGATTCTCTACATAGCTATCAATTACCTCCGGTAACGGCTCAGACATCGCGGTTTCCTGTGGTTTGATCTCCGCAGACTCTGTTCTCGTCAACTGCTCCTCTTGCAGCGTTCCGCTATACTTGCTATCTTCTACCGTCTCTTCCTTGCTATCCTCTTCTCTATGTCTTTCATCGACAAACTCTTCTACCACCTCTTCCTTCTTATCCTCTTCTACCGTCTCTTCCCTGTGTCTTTCATCAACAGACTCTTCTACCTGTTTTCTCTTTCTTCTGTCGTCTACCTTCTCCTCCCTATGTCTTTCATCGACAGACTCTTCTACCTGTTTTCTCTTTCTTCTGTCGTCTGATGTCTCCTCCCTGTGTCTTTCATCGACGGACTCTTCTACCTGTTTTCTCTTTCTTCTGTCGTCTGAAGTCTCCTCCCTGTGTCTTTCGTCTACAGACTCTTCTACCTGTTTTCTCTTTCTTCTGTCGTCTGAAGTCTCCTCTCTGTGTCTTTCATCTACAGATTCTTCCCTGTACTTTCGTCTGTCGTCTGAAGATTCTTCCCTGTACTTTCGTCTGTCGTCTGAAGATTCTTCCCTGTACTTTCTTCTGTCGTCTGAAGATTCTTCCCTGTACTTTCGTCTGTCGTCTGAAGATTCTTCCCTGTACTTTCGTCTGTCGTCTGAAGATTCTTCCCTGTACTTTCGTCTATCGTCTGAGGACTCTTCCCTGTACTTTCTCTTACGACGATCGTCAGAGCTGTCACCGGAAGAAGAGTCTGAGGAAGATTCGTAGCGAGTTTTCTTTTTCTTATTTTTGACGCTATCTTCTTCTGAAGAGGAAGATGAGTAATACTCTCTCTCGGCCTGGTAGAGAATATCGTCAGAGTCGCTATATTTTTTCTGAATGACTCGTCGGACTTTCTTCTTTAACTCGCTTTTTTTCTTTTGCTTACGAGTTTGCTTAATCTTTTTCGCGTTCTTCTTGGGCATCTCTATATGTTTTACTTATTTTTCTCTTTATTTATTTTAAGAGTAACTCCATAGAAAAATGGAATCTGACGACATTGATTCTTTACCGATGGATGAACACGAGCAGTTTGTCGCCTCTGAATTCTCTAACCTACAGAAGGTTGTCAAGAAGAAGGCCTCGGCACAGAACTCTCAACAAGTACAGCAGAATCCACAGACTCACATCGAGGGAGTACAGGAGTCTCGCCTCGTACGCGATCTTAAGATTGTCTTGATCTCTACCGTGCTGTTCCTGTTGATTGGTCATCCAAAGGTTGACTCTGCGCTGAGCCGCTTCAAGCTAGACACTCTCACGCTGTACACCATCAAGGCCAGCGTCTTTGCCATCATCCTCTTTATTCTCATCAACAGAGCGTGCTAAAGAAATAGGTATTATTCCGGAAACACTTTTGTTTCCAGAAACTTTTTTTAAATAAGCCACTTCTCTTTTATAAAAAAGTTTTCCCGTCGTTAATTCTTGATCTCGGTCGCGTTCTCTGCCGTCTGTCTTCTCGCCGTACCGTAGGCGATGAAGCCAGCGAGGGTAGCCTTGGCAAGTAACGAAAACAGTAGGTACAGACGCTCCACTCCCTCGTACTCCATACCGCTGTAGGCGCCGTACAGAGAGATAAAGCCAAAGGAGGAGAAGAAGAGAAACAAGATCCACACCATATACTTGATCCAGTCCGGAATCGTTCTGCCGTTGGTGAGACTCGGGTTGGCGTCCACAAAGACCTTGAAGTCGTTGATACGAGACTGAAAGTCTCTCACGATGATCGTAAACTCGGCCATCAATAGCATAAAGCCCACAAACATCGGAGCGTACCAGTTCTCCCCGTTCTGTACCTTTTCCTCCACCACCTGCCCCGTGTAGATCATAGCAATGTTCATGGCAAAGATAGACTTGTAGACGTTATCATCCTTGACTCCGCTAATCATCGCAATGATGTACAACATCATCGTAGAGCTGATCGAGTACTCTACCCAGCGCAGGTAGTTGTTTCCATTCCGAATCATCTTGCCGTACAGACCGTCGTTGGTAGCGTAGTAGATCAGGTGGAAGGCGGCCGTGACGAGAAAGAAACCAACCAAGAGGTTCTGTACCGTCTTGATCGGGATGATTTGAGTCTCTCGGCTGACCCACTGACCAGAGACCTGATTCTGAGCGTCTCGGGTGAGCTCTAGGTTGTGGTTACGGACGGAGAGCTCGATTCCCTGTATCGGGTCGTTGGGGTAAAGTTGGTTGATGCGCTGAAAGTACATCATAAAGCCAATAGCTAGCACGAGGTGGATCACCGCGAGCATCGCATTGTATTGGCGCAGAGTAAGCATTTTTGTATATATAACAACAAAACTTTTTGATTTAAATAGTACGTACAAACAAAAATATGTGCGGGATCTTTGCCAGTCTATACTCTGAATACTCTGTAGAAGAGCTAACTCCATCCATACAGGCCATACAGCACCGAGGACCCGATCACACCGAGATCGCTCATGTCACCCAAGACATTATCCTCGGCTTTCACCGCCTTGCCATCAACGACCTCTCTCCTAACGGCAACCAGCCCATGTCCCATCCGCAACACCCAGAGATCAAGCTCGTCTGTAACGGAGAGATCTATAACCACAAGCTACTCTCTACCCAGTTCGGATTCCCTGTAAAGAGCGGTTCGGACTGCGAGGTCATCCTACATCTCTACAAGCGCTTTGGTATACTAGAGACGTGTAAGATGCTAGACGGATACTTTGCCTTTGTCTTGGTTGACGGAGAGAAGGTCTACGCCGCTAGAGACGTGATAGGAATCAGATCTCTCTACATGGGTTCTAGAGGAAAGTCTATCTATCTAGCCTCTGAACTAAAAGCTATTCACGATCTATGCGACTCTGTATCCCAGTTCCCTCCCGGTTGCTACTGGGACGGAGAGAACTTTACGGTGTATCACCATCTCTATAGCGAGACACTGATCACCCTTCCGGAGGAGCAGGCGATCCGCTTTCTACGAAAGTCGCTAGAGAACGCCGTAGAGAAGAGAGTCGAGACGACAGAGAGACCGATCGGTTGCCTGTTATCAGGAGGGTTAGACTCTAGTATTATCTGTGCTCTGGTGAACGCGCGGAGTCTTAAGAACACAGGCAAGCCGGTGCACACCTTTTCCATCGGCTTCGAGGGGTCGACTGACTGTCACTACGCGAGAATGGTGGCGCAGCACTTGGGTACGGTACACCACGAGGTGATTGTTACTCCACAGGACATGATTGAGGCGATTCCAGAGGTGATCCGTATGATTGAGACCTATGACACGACGACGGTGAGGGCTAGTACTCCGATGTATTTGCTGTGCAAGTATATCGCTCAGCACACTGACATCAGAGTCGTGTTTAGCGGAGAGGGAAGTGATGAGGTTTCAGGAAGTTATTTATATTTTCATCAAGCTCCTAACGAAAAAGAGTTTCACGAGGAGACTCTGAGACTCGTACGAGATCTTCACTACTTTGACGTTCTAAGATGCGATAAGTCTACCGCGTGTAACGGGTTAGAGGTGCGAGTCCCGTTTCTCGATCGAAACTTTCTGCAGTTCTATCTACACCTCAACCCTGTGATGAAGATGCCAGCTCGTTATTCCATCGAAAAGTATCTCTTGCGCAAGGCGTTTGAAGATCTGCTGCCTCATGAGGTTACGTGGAGAGTAAAAGAAGCTTTCTCTGACGGAGTAAGTAGCAGAGAAGACAGCTGGTTTAGTATCATCCAGCGTCACGTAAGTACGTTGAATTTAAAAGATTCTTCTAGAGATTCCTACCTACCTCCCGTACTAAAGGAGACGCGATGGTATCGAAGTATATATGATACCGTCTATCCGGGAAGGGAGCGTCTGTTGCCTTACTACTGGCTTCCTCGCTGGGTGGGAGATGTGGCCGATCCGAGTGCGAGAGTCTTGTCGGTGTATCGTTAAATAATTTTTGTCTTTGGTACTATTAAAATAAAATATGGATCGGTTAACTCTGATTCTTCTCCTTGTCATTGCTGTGATTCTTATTACTCGTAGTGACTATTTATCGATTAGCTCACAAACACAGCTAAACCGGTTGCTAGGAGCTCCCGCCAACGCAAAGATTAACGTAGAAGGCACGCTAGGAGTCTTTCTCAACCAGGGACAGCAGTCGATCAACATCGGAACGACGGATATTTCGGTAAAGGTAGCTGGTTCAAATCTGATGGTATTACAAAATAATGGAAACATAGGTATTGGTACGACCCTTGCCAGCCAGAAGCTACAGATAAATCCTGGTAAGATTCTACTACAAGGCGCCACGTCTGCGCTATACTTTTCAGATACGAATCGCGGTATAATCTACTCTAAGGCTGGCGGAACACAGTTTTTCGCCTCTAACTTTCCTAAAGACGGTCTTGCTCTTTATGGCTACCTAGACGGCTGCCTCGGAACCACGGATATAGCAAACGGAGGATCCAAGTCTGTCCTCACCTGGTCTTCGAGCGGGTCGGTGGTGATCAATCCTCCCAGCGGTACGCTTACCGCTTATCCGCTGTCAGTATACGGATACACCGAGATTGACAGAGGTTCTTCATATATCTATCAGAACGACCCGTCGACTACCGGTCGATTCAAGGCTTCGATCTACGCCCAGTACGGTATGGTATCCGGGGCCTACGGCTTTATGACTCTATCCGATCAGAGAATCAAGAAGAATATAAAACGCTGTGATAACGCACTAGGGGTGATTGAGCAGATTGATGTAGTAAGTTATGAGCATATCGATCACAGCAAGGAGAGGAGAGTGGAGTACGGCGTGGTAGCCCAACAGCTAAAGCAGCACGTTCCTACCTCCGTCCATCAGATCACAGAGTGTGTACCAAACGTCTACCAGACGGTAGAGAAGTGTATTCAGGGTCAGAGCACCAGTCACCTCTTTTTCGCGGAGAGAGTGCCAGAGATTGTAGGATCGGTACTAAAGGTGGTAGGAGACTCGAAAGAGATCTACTACGTTAGAGTGTTGGATCAGGGAACTCACTCTTTGATTACAGAAAAGTTTGAGCTAGAGGGTAGGCTCTTCGCCTATGGAACTCAAGAGAAAGACTTCCTAGTCGTAGATAAGCTACAGCTCGGCGTTTTGGCGTTACAGGGAGTGAAAGAGTTGGCAGAGGAAGTCAAGAGATTGAGAGAGCTTCTTCAAAAGTAATTTTTTATCAAAGTATAAAAAATTTAAATTACCTTCCCGTCGATCCGAATCCTCCCGCTCCGCGAGCTGTGATTCCCAATTCTTCTAGTCGATCGACTAGGACGAGTTCGAACGGTTCAAGAGTGGGAGCGCAGATCTGAGTGATTCTTTGGTGTTTCTCGATCTGATAGCCATCCACTATAGTATCTAAGGCTGCGATGATCTCTCCCCTATAACCGGCATCGATGATCCCTACGCTATTGGCGAGGCGCGCGGCCGTCTTTGCCATACTGCTACGAGGATAGAGATAGTAGCCGACGTCTACTTGCCCTCTGGTCATACGACAGTGTACCTTGTGGGAGAGAAAGGTGGTGCCGTGTAGTTCCGTGGTCTCTGGTACGTAGAGGTCCACCCCAGAGTCAGTGGTTAGACACCGACGAGCGTAGAGGGCCCGTAGTTCTGGGTTTGCTGTGTATAAGTAGAGTACGTACATATTCTACTTTAGCAAAAATCTTTAAGCGTGTTCTTCTAGCCACTTGATAAAGGATTTGGTGTTACGAGGTCCTTCATACTCGTGCGCGGCGATACCTTTTCTAAAGAGCTTTAGTGTAGGAAATCCCTTTACTTCGTTTGCTGCTCCTATATCTCTATGCTTGTCGGCGTCAACGTTGATAAACTGGATCTTATCTCCTAGTTGTCGTGCTGCGTTCTTAAAGTCGTCTTCCATAATCTGGCAGTGACCACACCAGGGAGCGAAGAACCAGATAAAGGATACGTCGTAGGGACGGATGAAATTAACAAAGTCGTCGATACCTCCTTCTCTATCGTATGTCTCCACCTTACCGGTAGGAGAGGCTCTCATAGAAGGAAGAGAGGAGTAGTTCTCTCGAGAGCGCTTTCCGGAGAACTGCTTGGCGGGATTTACGACTCGGTATCCGCTGTGGTGAGGAACCGCGTATCCTAGAGAGGAGAAGTGGGAGTAGTTCATTTTATAGTGATGCTAGAAACTTTTTTATTACAAAATCTGTATCTCTATGGAATCATCCTCCTGTGATCGTCGTAGCTTTTCTTCCTTGTAGGCGTTTTCGATTCTCTTACGAAAGTCTTGGATAAAGTCGATATCCTCCTCTTCTAACTCTTCTTCTTCGTCCTTCTCGTCGTCATCTGAATCCGACTCTTCCGTCTCTGATCCCTTCTCTTCCGTATCAGAGGAGTAGTCTTCTGACTGGTAGCGATCGACGAGATTGCGTACCACCAACTTCTTCTTACCCTCCTCGGCGTCCGTCTCCAGCAACTCTAGTAGCAAAGGGTAGAGTACAGCGTGTTCCTGCTTTTTCAGCTGTAGTACAGGAGATCCGATAAAGACCTTAAAGTCGATGGCTCGGAGGACTTCGATGACTCGGTCAAAGATCTGATACTCGGTGAGGGATTTCATCTTTAGGATGATCTTGCGGTGCATATCTCTAGAACTTGGTACCATAGAGAAGACGTAGCTCATGATATCGAGACAGGCGAGAGACGTGAGAGTAAACTCCTTACGATCGCGCAACACTGCCGCGTTCTTGTCCAGGTACATACTGAGAATGATGTAGGCTTGGATCATGATCTCCTCTCGGTAAAGCTTTCGTCCGAGAGAAAGAAACAAAGGAGTTAGTTCCTTGTGGAGGAAGACGCTTTCTCTCTGGTGAGTCAGAACCCTCTCTTCCTTGACTCCGCCGCGAATGTTATCAAAGATACGACAGTGGTATAGCTCTTCTAGAGAGATACGCTTTCGTGGATCGTAGGTTAGCATACGGTCTAGGATGTGGTTGATGCTATTGAGTTTGTCGCGATGCTTCTTGTCGATTCCGTCGATTCGATGTCGGTAGGGGAGAGACTTTTGTCCCTCCTCTTGTAAGATCTGAAAGAGGTTGCTATATCTCTCTCTGAACTCGTCTTCTACCGAGTAGTCTGGGCCCGCTGAACTACCGGATCCTCGCGACTTGCTGCTGCTATCAGAAGAGTCTTCGTCTGTACCGTAGATCATATCGACGACAGGGTGGACTCGGTAGAGAAACTCCAAGGCGCTGATACCGATCGACCAGACCATACTCTTGTAGCTATAAGAGTCTTCGAGCCATAACTCTGGGGGTTGGTAGCTTCGAGTTCCGACGATGGGATACTCTTCTTCCGAGATGAGATGGCCAAAGTCGATAATCTTTACGTTCTTACCATCCTTGGAGATCATAACGTTTTCTGACTTGATATCACAGTTCATGATACCGTTGAGCTGAAAGAAGCGGGCGACGCGGACCATGCTCCAGAAGATGTTGGGGAAGAGCTCGAGACGGCGTTCAAAGCTGCACTTTTTAGAGTAGTCGTAGATGTTAGAGTACAGGCGTTCCATATAGATCTTGCACTCGTTTCGTTCGAGTTCCCAGCGCTTGATCTCCGGAATACAGGGGTGAGGGAGAGCCTTTAGAACGCACAGCTCGCTGATCTCCTTGTAGTGATCGCTAAACTTGATCGACTTGTAAACAGTAGTGCTGTTTACCGCGTAGATCTGACCTTGACCGCCAGAGTCTAGTTTTTGGATACGATTCTTGTCACTCGCCATAAAGATTAATAACTGTAGTTGTCTTTAAAATTACTTTTTCTCCTATAAACTATAAGAATGAGTACACTTCCGAAACAGTTTGTTTATGCTCAGCAGGACATCTTAGGAGGATCAACAAAAACGAACGACCTCGTCGTGGTTAACGACAAGGACTATAAAGACTCTGGTATCTGTGTCGGTCCCGGAGGCCCATACAACAATATGAGACTTTCCTACTCTGTAAACGAAGGAGCAGGCAACATCACAACCGATACGCTAAACGTAAATGTAGAGCAGCTGTTCTTTAAGAATCTGCCCAGCGCGCAACGTATTGGTAAGAGTTGTAACTACTTGGTAGCAGATAACAGCGGTAATGTAAAAGAGGGTTATCCACAGTTTATTGGAGACATCAACGATGAGGTAAGTACGATCAAGGATGATATCATTCTGATTAAGCAGTCTCTCGGTCTACCCGTGGTCAAGACCTCGTCGATCGAGAGTATCCTGAGCTATATCGCGATCGGCTTGTGTATCCTATTCCTTATAATTCTGATTATTCTACTCTTTCGAATCCATAACCTAAGTAAGAAGCTAAAGAAGACAGAAGAGGATTGGGAGATCTTTTCTTCACGGCAATCACAGATTCCTATGTATAACCCTTATCAAGGATATCCGCCGCCTCCGATGGGCTATGCCGGAACTATGCACTCCTCGTCTCCTATGCACTCCTCGTCTCCTATGCACTCCTCGTCTCCTATGCACTCCTCGTCTCCTATGCACTCCTCGTCTCCTATGCACTCCTCGTCTCCTATGCACTCCTCGTCGTCGTCAGGTTCTACGCCAATGTCACCACAGCTCTTTACTGGATATCGATACCATTATTATTAAAATCTTTCCCTATGGTAAAGATGGACGAGAGTATTAAAAAAGGTCTAAGCGAACTTCTACAGAAATCACAGGGCCTGGTGCTGGGCAGTAACGATTTTTTCTATACGGATCACCTAATCCGACATCCCTGTACCGAATTTCTCTATCTATATGGTTGGTATCTCAAATCTCTGGGAGTCGATACCATCTTTATAGAGAATCACTATATTGACGAGCCGATACAAACGAGAGGATTTATCGGACAGGTAATGTACTGCGCCTTCCTCTTCGGATTTAGAGTAGTAGGACTAGAGTTCAAGGGAACGACGGCTGACTATAAAGAGTACACGGGTAAGTCGGTAGTGGGGAGGGTGACTACGATCGCCTATGACGAACCAGAGCGTCTATTGCGTCTGAATACAGTAGTAAAGGATATCGTAGAGAAGCAGCAGAAAAATAAGTGGATCCTGTTCTGTGGTATGTCTCACGTGGGCGATACAAGGTCTTGTAAGGGAATCAAGACCTTGTTGGGAGTTCCGGGTTTGGGAATACAGATCTCTGGAAAGAACTCGATCCAAAAGAAAGTAGATTTTGTTGACGGAAGGTATAGAAAAGAGACTGACTATCTGATCGAGCTATTACCGGAAGAAAAGTATTCAGCTCGTCTATACGTTGATTCCGTGACGTTCTCGATGATGTACGCCGTGCTGTACTTTTTCAGTGCCTATCGCAATCTCGTCAAGGTCAATCGAGTACAGGATCTTTTCAAAGAAAGTAAACTTACCGTATACCCACTATGGTACAACGATATGGTGGACTGGATCATGACGACTGATCCATCGTTAGCGGTACCAGACCCGGATCTTGTATCTTCTATTACCTTTGACGTCACTAGAGAGATCTGCCCGAGAGATTCTCTACAGAGTATCCGAGAAGACATGTCAGAACAGAATATGAGTCATATTATTGATTCGATCCTTCTCTTTGTAGAGAAAGATACTCCGGTCAGGGACTACAAAAGTCTGATGAAGATGATCTTCTTAGAGAAGAAGACGTTACCTTTGGGGAAGACAAGAAAGGATATTCTTTCACAGCTCAAGAAAAAATTTAAAAAGCAAATCCATCGAGCCGAGAATCACCTATACGAGCTATTTACCTTGATGTGTGTACTAAAGATTCCATTACCTGAATCAAAGACGATCAAGTCTTTATTTTGACTTGACCAAGTCTGCGATATTTAATGATTCTGGTGTAGGAGCTGATTTGATGACTCCAGAGTACGTCGGTTGTTGCCGCATGATAGTTAAGGCAATTCTTGATAAAGCAGCAGAGGCTTCTTTGATGTCGTCAAAACGACTTCTCGTATTAGGTACTTCTTGCACGGTCTGATCCCTTGCGTTTAGTTCCGCGCTAGATACTAGCCTGTAGAATCCTTGTCCGGCTGGAAGGACGTGGTAGAAACGTAGCTTATTGTATGGATTTTTTGAATTGTAGGCAACAATCGCGTCATTAGTTTCTTTGAGGAGTATAGCGGGTGACCATATGTCTGCCGGGTCAAGAGAGAGATCGATATCGCTTATCAAGTCATAGATAAAGTTGCTAACGTATACGTATCCACGATGCATACCAATGTATGTGTCTAACTGTAACTCTAAACAACCGATAAAGGCTTCCATGACGTCTTCGTGTAGATCTTCTATGGTTTTCTCCTTTTCTCCCATAAAGTGTCTTTCTGATTCCTTATGGGAGTGTACGACTCTGTTGACAAACTCATCGAATCCGATGGTTCGAGAAAGGTCGGCATAAAACTTTTTTGAGATATAGTAGGCCTTTAGCTTATCAAAATATCCCAGAGATACTTTAGAATCGATCTGCGAGAGTCTTGGATGTAGAACACGGAAGAGATAGCCTATCATAGCCTTGTTCAGTGACAGATCACCGTAGATCTCATAAAATTCATAGTTATTTTTTCCGTCTACCGCCTGTGGAACAAAGCACTTTGCGAACTCTTGGTATACCTGTTCTTTTTTTTCGTTATCGTCTAGAATCTTCTTGATGTCCGACTCGGCGACACCTGTGCGTTCGATGATATCACGGACGCACATACGAAAGTCTTTCTCTAGTGCGAGAGATACGTGGTAGGGGTATGTCAGCTTACCGGCGTACATCGGGAAAACTTGAATATCAGCCATCTTTGTATATAGACAATATGAAACAATTTGAAAAATCATTTTTCTTTTATTCAATGAATAAAAGAATTTACTTCGAGTGCGAGCGAGACTTGCGAGCAGACTTACGAGCAGACTTGCGAGCAGACTTGCGAGAGCGAGACTTACGAGAACGAGACTTCTTGCCACCCTTCTTTACACAGGCACCAGCAACGCGCTTGCCAGAGGATGACTTGTGAGCCTTGCGCCAAACCTTACCGCGAGGGCAGGAGTGCTTTGACTTTGACTTACGAGAACGGGACTTCTTACCAGAACGACGCTTTGACGAACGACGACCCTTTAGTAGCATGGCAGCCGCAGCCATGAAGCGGATGTTCTTCTTCTCAGCTAGAGCAGCGATCTCGTGCTTACGAGACTTGATCGAGCGCTGGTATGAGTTCAACTTGCGTGAACGGCTCTTGGACTTCATCTTGCGTGAACTTGATTTCGGCATTGTTTTGAAAGTAACTGAGATAATATAATTTTTTTTAAAAATATTTGTTGTCGATTAAGAGATGTCAATCTACAACCCCAATCGGTATATTGTTAGCAATGACATGCATTATAATCGAGCTTTTTTCTCTCGTGAGACAGTAGAAGAAATCCAGGACTATGTCTTTAACAAAATTAAAGTCAAGGTCGCTCCAGAGCAGATTCAGAACGTGATGGATAGCGTCTATCAGTCCTCTCCGCGCGTTGGACTACAAGAACTCGCTCGCATGTGCGGCGACTACATCATCACCTATATCCAAGACGAGAGAGACGTACTCAACCAGAATAGCAAGTACGATATCTCTGTACAAAAGTATGACGGTTCCTTTGGTCTACAGCAATTCTCATCCGGACAGCTAGGGATCAGAAAGAAGGGTCCTAACCGCTTCCAGATGCGAATGATTTATTAAGAAAGAGTACGAGAATGTATTCTTTCAGATTTTACCTTAGGCGTACTCTCGCCACATAAGCGAGCACTTGGAACACTGAATGATACTGGTCATTCCTTCGTCCGCGCTTCTCGTCTGTACCTGACGCGAGTACGTCTTCTCTGAACCACAGCGGTGACACTTGTACAAGCCCTCTACCACGTCCATTTTTGTGGTTAAAATTCTGATTTCAGTCTTTTCTCTAATTCTCTGCTGCTTATAGATATCCGACTGCCATTGAGTCACTCCCTTCTTTAGTTCTTGGAAGATTTCCTTGTTTCCCAATTCCTTAGTGAGAATCTTTCCGCATAGTTGATACAGATCTTTCTTTGTGCTGATATAAGAGCTAAAGGCGATCGCGTTCTTCTCTGTAGTGATATTCTTTAGGATATCTTTCGACACCGAGGGGAGCGACTCCTTTGGAATCGCGTCTCTCGGTTCTGTCTCATTAAGACTTTTACAGTACCTCTCGATACGGGTCTTGGCGCGGCGAGCTGCTTTTGCTGGTTCGTCATCGCTATAAAGATCTTTAAAAGACAACTCGTCCTCCTCTCCCTCCGACTCGTCTTCTTCCACTTCTTCTTCCACGTCCTCCTCTTCTACATCTACCTCTTCTACTTCTTCTACTTCTACTTCTTCTACCTCTTCCGCTTCTTCTACCTCTTCTGCTTCTTCTACTTCTTCTGCTTCAATATCGATCTCCTCGTCGTCGTCTAGCTCAGAGTCTAGGTCAAATTCTTCAGAGTCGTTGTCAGAAGCGATGTCATATTCCTCTTCCACGGCAGCCATTCTTAAGTGTTTGACAAGTTGTTCAGTTGCCACGAGCAAAAAAATAAAAAAATCATTTTTTGTTTAAACAATCACCGTTTGACTAATTCTTTGGAAATGAGCAGCGACGAGTACCTATTCTATTGTAAGACGCGGGAGGGATATGTCTTTAAAGTTCTGTTTGAGTTGTTAAAGAACTGTGTCAAGAGCGCTAGTATCAAGATCTCTAGAGATGGATTAACCATCACCTCAATCGACAGCAAGCGACAGCTACTGTTAGTGGTCAAGATGGATCGCCATAACTTTAATAGTTATCGGTCGAATAGCGTGATGAATATCTCTGTCAACCTTACTAGCTTTTACAATATGCTCAAGACTATCAAGAAGAAGGATGGCATCTGTCTATATATTGAAGCAGCAACACAGAATAAATTCCACATTATCAAGGATGATATGGACCAAAGTGAACGCTGTGCCAATAACATCCAGATTATGAAGACTCAGGATATTGAGTACGACGACGTAGACGAGTACAAGGATCCGATTATTATTCCCGCTAAGAAGCTACAGAATACACTAAAGGATATCTCTACTACCAAGGGGCGGATCACAGAGATCGAGTCGAACGGGCATTGGATGCGCTACTACTGTGACAATGGGCAGATGATGACGGCAGACAAGAAGCACGGTGACATTGATATAAAGGAGGATATCTGTTACAAAGAGTCTTTTGATAGTGCTCTCCTCGTGAAGCTACAGAAGATCCTCGGTCTATCGCAAAACGTCAAGGTATTTATTCTGGAGGGGGCTCCTCTTAAGTTTGAGTTGAATATCGGCTCGTTGGGAGTGATTAGCATCTATATCAAATCTCGCGAGATCGTAGAGAGGGAGAGCTCGGCGGGAGATGAAGAATCTGATTAATTTTTTGTACAAAAAATTAATTTACTTTCGAGACTTGCTCTTTTGCTTTGACACGCTACGCTTTGACCCACTGCGCTTTGCTAGACTACGTTCCACTTCTTTCTCTAGAAGCTGTAGTTCTTCGTCTACCTCTAATTCGATCTCAATCTCCTCCGAGTCACTCTTCTCGTCGTCCGACTCTTCTTCGATTATAACGCTAGAGGCTCTTGGTGGCGGGCCAAGATTAACACCTAATTGCATACCAAACATTCCTCCATCAAGCATCGAATGAATCATAGGAGGGTACGCTGGTATCGCTGGGGGAGGGAGGTTTGCTGGATTTTGGATCACAGGCTTAGGCTGTGATAGCGCTGAGTGGTGAGGCTGAGATGGAGCGGAGGGATGTGATAGCGCTGAGTGGTGAGGCTGAGATGGAGCGGAGGGATGAGGTTGAGATGGCACTGAGGGTTGAGATGGAGCGGAGGGATGAGGGTGAGACGGAGCTGAGGGATGAGTAGGGAGTGGTTTACTCTTTAGGGAGCGGATCTTCTTGTCTACTGACTGAGAAAGCTGTTGTAGCTTCTGATCGTATTGGGCTAGTTGGATCTTGTACTCTTGCTCTTTCTGTTCCCATTTGCTCTTTTCCTGTTGGATGTACTCTTTCAACTGCTGTGTTTCAGACTGGTGGACATCAGTGAGATCCTTGGACTGCGTCTGAAGCGCCTTCTGGATCAGCTGCTGAATCTGCTGCGCGGTGACACCGGAACCAGAGATGGGTCGGTTCTGGTCTACGTAGTCTCGCAGCTCTTGGTTTTCATCTCGCATCTCGGCTAACTCCTTCTTTAACTCGGTGAGGGAACGAGAGGTGTAGTAGAAGAGTCCGCAGAAGAGTGCGAGTTCTGCTCCCAAGTGCATCATTGTCTGTTGATTCATTTTGGTACTCTCCTCTCTTCTAAATCAGAATTATTTTGTTGGATGATATTCTTCTGAACACTTTTCTGAACACAGAGGTACTACCTTTGCCTTTCCTTCTACAAACCTGACCGTATTACCCCATTTCTTGCCGTTGATCGGCTTGTTACAATTGGCGCAATCTAGATTCTTCTTACCACTATACTCGTCATCTTCAATGATAAATTCTTCAAATTCCTCTGGTGCTTCTATATCTCCTTGCGCCTCTAGCGCTAGCTGCGTCTTCTTCATTAGAGAATCATAGTACTCTCGTACAAAGGATAATACCATTTCTCCATCCACAGCGATAAGCTTATTCTTGATGACAAAGGCGCAGCGATAGTCTATACCCTGTACTCGTATCTCTTTTCCGCTTACTACACCTCCCCGGAACGCCTCTCTTAAGAGATTAATAGAGGCTCTCTTCCAACCTCCATTAATCAACTTTTCTTTTAGTAGAGCTCTGTCTAGGGCGAGCTGCTGTCCGAATCTAGGTCCTTGCGCATCCTTTAGTCTGGTAAGTTCTGCGATCTCTTTTCTCGTTCTCTGTAGAAGAGTGATCGGCTTGACTTCCTGTGATTCAGAGATCGCTACTTCCTTCTCATCTTCTATAATCGCGGCTCCAATGTATCTAACATATCCTGGATAGAAGAGAGAGGAGCCATCTATCTCAAATACCATATCCGGACGAGGCTGACTCGGTATGACAACTAGCTCTGTCTTGAAGATATCGGATACGCGTGATACGTTAGCCGCCTGTAGCAATACATCATAGTCTCTCTTCCCCGCAGGGATGATAGAATCTGGAGAAGCGTACACTCCTAGATAGTAGGACACTCCATTCATAACGAGACAAGGTTGCATATTCATATCATCATCTAACTCTTCTTCAACTCTAGCAACAGAGTTGAGAAGGGTATGGAAGAAGAGCACAGAGGGATGAAACCACTGACTAGGTACTCTTATCGGAATCTTTGTTTTCTGATCTTTGAGAACTCTTAGGGGAGTGTCTTCTGGTACGTCTGGTACGACAAATACCGGATTACGGATAAAGCTTAGAGGGACACTTTCTTCCGTCTCTATCATTTGTTTCTGTTCAACGTCCATCTTCTCAACCTTTGTCTTTTCTTTGATGACGTAATTGGGCATAATACGCAATAGCTCTGGGTGGAGGTGGAGAATTCCCTTGTCCTCCCACTTGTAAGAGAGGCGAGAGTCAGACATCATAGCATAGGCGCGTTTGGTAAGTTCTTGTGATACCTTTACGCGAGGCTTAGCCTCCTCTTCTCTACCATCGTATATATTCTTGAGCAACTTGACGACCTTATCAATATTAGGATAGGTTTCATAGATATCTTTAGTAAATTTTCTGAGAAATACTTCTTTAAAATGAAGAGGACTCTCTTCAATCATTTTTCTATACATCTTGTCGTAGTGTTCGAAATCCTCGTCTCTGAATTCATCTTTCTTTAGTAGAGAAGCAACATAGTCGTAAATCATGCCAAAGTAGGATAGGTAAAAGTTTTGCATCTTTTCTATACTTAGCGCCTTGACGTCGTCGGCTGTAAAATTTCGTAGTCTCTCGATGTTTGCCATAAGACCTTCTGACGTCAAAGATACTGTTATCTCGTTCAGGGCCTCCATCTCCCTTTGGCGCATACGTCTGACAGCAGTCATTACTTTAATAGCCTTTTGTGTATAGCTCTTGTCCTTCTTCTTCATCTCCTCTTCCATCTCTACTACGTAGGCTCTTATCTCTAACGGGACGTCGATCTTGTTCTCGACTAACTTTTTTACGATAGGAGTGATTTCTTTTCCATAAAACTTATTAAAGAGGGCGAAGTCCTTCTCTCTATTCTTTAGCATCTCTCCGATACGAGTACTTACCTCTTCTAGTGCTTTTACGGCCTCTACATAGCTTTTCTTCGTTATCTTCTCCCTGACCTTTTCGAGCTTAATCGACAGTAGATCCCGTAACTTACCCGTAACGACAAAGGAGGCGAGATCTAGCTGGTATGCCAGGTTGACGTCAGATAGCCCTCTATTGAACTCTTCAAGATGTCTACGGAGAGAGGACATATTGACTTCCTTATAGTACTCGTCCTCTTGAGAAACCTTCTGAAGAGACTTGGAGATGGCGTATTCTACAGACTTCATGTCTTCAACGCTACCAATCACAGGGAGAGAAAGCTTGTACTTTCTACGAAACTGGTAGCGGCAGTTCTTGAGAAAGTTGTACTCTGTCTTATGTAGCCCATAGTCTTTCTTTACGCGAGAACGAAACTCCTCCTCATACTCTTCTATTGGCCGGCCCTTTCTAAAGATTTCTGATATCTTTACCGAAAGATCGTGGTCTACAATTTCTAGTACCATACCCTTTACCAGATCATCGTTTATCGCTTCGATTGTGTCAAGGCCCTCCTCCTGTACTTTTGCGGCGTTAAAGTGCGCCACTCTCATTCTCTTGGATAACTGGTCAAACTCATCCTTTGTATCCGGATTACCCATATACACCTTTACGTAGACATACTGTTCAGGAGAGAGTCTTGATAGGAGAAACTTTAGTACAAAGAGCTCTCTCGTTTCCTTGATACGATCTCGGCTATGGATCAGAGCGTTGAGGAGTATGCTTGGCACGAACCGAGCCACCCTCTGAAAGAGCTCAGCGAACGGGTAGTCTACCTTATTCTCGAGGTCACTAAGAGTCTTGAAACGATTTCTGGATTCCTCTAGCTTTTTATACATCAAAGGAGTTTCAGCGATGATTGACACTCCATAGATTAGCTTATCTTCTAGAGACATGGCCTTGAAACGTGCTCTCTCCCTCTTCACCTCTTCGCTCGATAGAGCATCAGGAAAGGTTTTTGAGTAATGTCTAATCAATGTTCTCTGTTCCACCGAAGCTAGGTTTAGGATATTCTTTTCGTTTACTAGCTGAGCTTCGTACGACAACTTAGCGATCATACGGGGAATGTAGGGTAGATACTTTTCATAGTTTTGTTCTAGCCACTGCGCTCCGTTGAACTTATTCTTGACGAGAGTCATGTACTCACTGTCTTTGATATCGTACAGGAGATCTTGTGAGAATACGTTAGAGATATTAGTAACAAACTTTTGATCATATTCTACTCTCTTTAGGACGAAACGCTGCTCGTCGTTCAGGGAAAAAGCAGAAAGCCAGTATCCCTGTACATCGATCGGACCTCCTAGATACGTGGCGCTCAGGATTCTCATTAGAAAAGCATCTGTGATAAAAGACTCTACCTTCTTTAGGAAAGGAGCTACGACGTTAGTTTCTAGACTCCTGTACACAGAGGAGATCATGTCGCTCTCTTCCTTTAGCGTCTTGATCTCCCTCGAGATCTGCTTGAAACGCTTCTCCGACATTTCTAGCATAGGAAGATCTAGTAGAAGCTTTTCTCCTTCTGATAGAGGTAATGGAGTAAACTGTCCTTTTCTTACCGATGGTTCAGCCTCGTCTAACTCTATCTCAGGTTCTTCTTCATCCTCAGAGTCTAGACCAGACTCTTCTTCGTCCGACTCTTCCTCAGCGTCTCTCGGTATATAGTCTTCCTCGTCTACGTCTTCTTCGGCTACGTCTTCCTCAGCGTCTCTCAATACATAGTCTTCCTCATCCACGTCTTCTTCGGCTACTCTATCTCCGTCGTTTCCTAGATCCGCTCCAACATCTTCGCGTAGACGTTCTGGGGCTTCTTCTCTCTCGATAGCCTCTTGGTACTCTCGATCTTTTTTGGATAGCTTGTTTGCTTTCATTGAAGCGGCTGCCTTAATTCTTTCTGAAATATTGGTCGGTTCAGGGGTTAAACCGTAGGAAGCAAGTACCTTTGTGATATTATGGCGGATCCGGGCTTCCTTTGCGGTTTTATTGGTGGAAGATTCTAACACAGTCTTCACCGAGTTAAGGATCTTAGCAGTAATCAGCGCTACATCTTTGTCGGTAATAGTAGAGAGTACAGCGCGCAACTCGCTCTTGTCGTGAATGGAGGGCATAATGAGAGAGAGGAGTTCGTCGGTCGTTTTCTTTCTCTTTACAAGTCTGAAGTTTTCTGATTCTTCTACCTGCTTGACAAACGCGGATTCCAAAAACTTTTGCTCTTCTTGCGTGAGAGGAATTTTCTTTTGATCTTCTAGTACGCCGGGAAACGCTTCAAACTTATGGAAGAGATCGTGTACAGCTCTACTCAGCTTCTCGTTTTGTTTGACAATTTCAGTCATCACAGAAAATACTGCTCCATTCCGTAGTTTATCCATCTGTCGATAGATCTCCTCTAGCGCTTCATACTTTTTCGTATCAATCACTCCCATGTATATACTATAGGCGCTCTCTGCGTCCTGCTTCTTCTTATCAAATTCTTTCTCAATCGCTCTGATCTCGCTGGATGAGGAAGACGATATCTCGCCTCCCGATTCCTCTTCTTCCGCGTCAGATACTACCTCGTCTTCTACCTCATCTTTCTCGTCTGAACTTCCGGAGATCTCTTCTAGGGAGATACGAGCAGCCTCTAGATTGATAGCAGTTCTCTCTTCCTCTTTTATCTTGAATATATTATTCTCTAGCTCTACTCTTTTCGCCTCGGCCTGTTTTTTATGTTCACTCTCTACCATAGCAATTCGGCTCTTTAGTGTTCGATACTGCTCGATGATATCTTTTAGTTCAGGGCTAAGAGGGATGGCAATCAGCTCCTTCAGTACATCGTTTATACTCTTCTCTAGCGCCGAAATACTCTTTAACGATACCTTGGAGGAGTATCGATACTTCTCAATCTTGTCATCGGTCTGTTCCACCAGAGGCATAAAGAATCGGAGAAAATCTCTGTCAATCATGACACGTTGCTTCTTCGGCTTTGGCTTTGGCGCGTGTTCTGCTAGATACTCTGCCCATTTTTCTGTAGCATTTTTCAAGGAGTCTTCGTAGGCGGTAAATGCTGCTTTTCTTTTTTCTGGGAATCGAGGCGGGATTTTCTTAGCCTCGGAATAGAGACGATTCGCCTCTTCGAAAAATACCTTAATCTCAGCGGGCATCGATGTATTAATGAGATACTTGTCCAACTGATCTTGCTTCGGGTCAACGCGCTTCGACATTCCTTTGCTTTATCCTGAGATAAAAAATGATTTAATAAATCATTTTTTGGTAGGTTTCAAAGAATGGGCATCTTCCGCTACTTTTACTGGCACTTTAAGAACTATCCTGGCTCGATCGTACCTGTACAGACTGAGCAACGCGTCCCAGGATTTGATATCTTTGCTCTAGATCTCAACGCGATCTTCCACCCTGTCTGTCAAAAGTATTTCTTTCAGTCTTCCTCTCCCCGCAAGACCTTTGAAGGATGCTACCAGGAGATCTGTAAAGAGATTGACCGACTCGTCTCTCACATCCCTCCCGTGGAAGAGCTCGTGCTCTCGATCGATGGAGTCGCCGGCCTCTCGAAGGTAAATCAGCAACGTCAAAGACGTTACCGCAGCGTAAAGGAGAAAGACCCCGCGCTGAGAGATATCTTTGACACTAATCAAATTTCAGTTGGCACAGAGTTCATGTATGGCCTCCGTCAGCATATCACCCGTCACTACTCGTCTCGTCCCGGTATCGTGCTGCTGCTAGACGATCTCGTCGGAGAGGGTGAGCACAAGATCGTCAGATATCTAGCGACAAAAGAAAAGAAAAAGATGTGTATCTACTCTCCTGACGCCGACCTGATCATGCTTGGTATTGCGCTCAATAAGAAGAACGTCTTTATCTTTCGTCCCAATATTTACACTGACATCGATTGTGCCTACTTTCTCGTCTCGATCGACAAGTTCAAAAAAGATGTATCTCGTATGGTAGGTTCTAGCGGCGATCCCTCCCAGATCGTCAACGACTTTGTGTTTCTGCTCTTCTTTCTGGGAAACGACTTTCTGCCGCACTCTCCCTCGTACGAGATCAAGTATGGAGGTATCGATATGATTCTGAGCATGTACCAAAAAGTCATTGGCGGATCACAGGGATTGGTGAGTGTGAGCGGAGAGAACTACAAGGTGAACGTCTCTGTACTGAGAGAGGTGATGGGAGAACTGGCTGGGAAAGAAGTAGAGATGATCAGACTTAAATACAAGAACTCGAGAGGCTTTCCGAATCCGCTTCTCGACAAGTACATCAACGGGCTTGAGGAAAACTTTTCTGAATACAGACGAGAGTATTATAAAAAATACTTTCCGGAATCGGTAGAGACGATCGCCAAAGACTATCTTGACGGGCTGTGTTTTGTCGGGATGTACTACTATCACGGTATGCCAGACTGGCAGTATCAGTATCCCTATGACCACGCTCCGTTCTTTACGGATCTGTATGAGTATCTTCTTGGTGTGGAAGAGGAGATGCTGGAGGTGATGTTTATCGAGAATCCTCCGCTGTCTCCTCTTGAGCAGCTGATGTGCGTGTTGCCTCACGAGAGTAAGGTGTTCCTACCGCGTTGTATACAGTCTTTCTATGACGAAAAGTCAGAGTTGGAGGATCTCTACCCTAGGGAGTTTGAGATTGATCGGGATGGAGTAGAGCAAGAGTATGAGGCGCTGGTGAAGCTGCCTCGTATTGATCCGGAGAGGATCCGTCGCGCTTTCGAAAAGGTAAGGTATCTGCTTAACAAACAGGAAAAGGAGAGAAATGCGACAAGGTAAATATTTTCTTATTTAATGATAAATAAGAAAGCAAATGTTGGCCAAGTTGGTAGTAATCGGATTGCTCATCGTTTTGTTTCTTTGGGTGTTGTACGAGAGGAAACGGAATAGGTTAGTGAGCGAATCGAGTCGGGAGAACTACCAGATCTTTACGTTCAAGTATACGAATGAGGCTCCTAATAAGGACTTTCGAGGAGAGCATCCAGAGTATGATTATGGAAGCTTTTTTCGGGAGCACTTTACGACGGATGCGTACAAGAGAGAGCACTTTAGTGATATAGGATACAAGTTTGGTGAGAATAGTTGCCCAACGACGACTTGTACTACGGTGACGACAGACTCTCTTACGACAAAAACGCCTATCGAGGTGGCGGGGAGTGGTGGATTTGTGATGACTCTGAATATGGGTAATCTGCCAAAGCAGTATCACTATCGAACGACGCACGCTACTACAGATAGTTCGTATACGGGATTGGATGAGGCGATGGTGTACAACGGCTTTGATATCAACCACGATAAGAGTTCGATCCCGGCGCATAACCCCCACGTGCGAGGTTTTGCGAGTCAGTGCCAGAATACACAGTCGAACTGTACGACAAACAATACGACGGGAAAGAGAGAGTGTAAGAGTGAGACCGTGTCTACCGGAACTGATGTGAGTACACTACAGCACTTTCTCTACAAGTCTACGGATCTGAATGATAAGAAGGAGGGACTTTGTAATTATATGGATAGGAAGAGATTTGTGTTTATTAAGCTGGGAACTGAAAGTCCTTATAGTATTCTTCGGGACATGGACACGACAAAGACGTGTTTATTCTCTTACGGAGGAAATAAGCAGCATACCTTGACATATTATAGACCTCTTACCACAAACGTTTACTTTTCTACTACAGACTCTAGTAGACTTAACTTTAATGCAGTATTCGGAGATCCTTATTTTGGTACTTATAAAACTGCTTATATCGCGTTCGAATTAGAAAATGAAAGAGATTATAACGAAATTATCAGTAATCCTGAGTGTTTCAAGTTAGGGAATCATTATTATATCGGTTCGGATAGTGATCCTCATGACTTTGCTCAAAACGCATTTTGGACCGAAGTGTATAGTTGGGATTTTACTGGGCAATATAACGTTCTTCTGAGACTGCGTGGCTATGTAGAACCCCAATCAAACTTTGTACTAAAGGTTAGCACTGGAAGTTCTAGTGAAAATTTTGGGGGTGAAGCACCAGGTGGTAGTTATAGTTACTGGCAATTCAAGTATAGAGGAAAGTTCTTTACGTTTGACGACAAGTATACGACTATACCAGCGGATTATGATTATGAACCTATCAACGTGCCTAGCGTAACACAGATTAAAAACGACCGAGCCCACTTTCCTATATCAAATGGAGAGAACCAGCGTGCCCATAGCGTATTCGATCAGAATCAGGTCTTTTTACGAGAGTCTACAAACGGTGTTTGTAGTATGTGCAACGTAGATCATCAAAATATCGGCTTCCCGGATAACTCTGACCCTAATCTGTCTACCTATTTTACGCTGGATCCTTCTCTTAATATAACTGGTCCTAGTAAGCTGACTTCTCTATACGGAAGTAATCTATTTAGTCTAGAGCTTCACCGTAACTCGATGGCGTTTGGTGGTTTTGCGATGAATACCATTTCCGTGAACGGGATAACGAATAGGGTGAAGACGGGAACACAGTCAGCGTATGAAAAATTAAATAATGGCGTATGCAGCTTAAGAGATACTTTATCTGGGCCTATCATAGAGGATATAAGAAAAGCACTCCTATCTAGACCAGAGTTTCAACTAGGGAGTGGCTGTGATTTGTATTATGCATATTCTACTTCTTGTAATCTAGACCAGATACCAATGATGTATGCTGTCATTGACACAGTTTACGGCCCTAGATTGCCAATATCAGCGGGTGTGGTAGAGAATAAGATAAATAATATGTATGGTATGATCTTTGGCAAGATTTTGGAATGGTTGACGATCGATCTTGTTTTTCAAATGGGTAACGACTTAATAGGTCTTAGAGAAAAAATAATCGGACTTTCGAGTAGCGTGGTTACACTTGTTTCTAACTATTATACCACCCGCCCTTTATTTAGGATGTTTTCAAGATATGATAACACTTATTCGAATGCTACTGACCAGGCCATAGAGGTCATATCCGATCTTTATGTGTCGGCCATCTCTAGTGTAGACATAACTTATAAGAACTCAACCAGTTATAAAAATCTATGTAACGCGATCAGAGACCTAGGTATACCTACTCTTTTGTCAGACGATCTGAAAACTCTTGATTACTTTAGGACATCGGTCATGGATTCGTGTACTCACCAGCTCCTCTTTGACCTTTACTACTCTGAGGGGAATTACCTAAAGGTCAAGAACCTCATCGCCTCTTATAATCAAATCGACGTTAAGAGAACCTGGCTCTACGGCTTTTACCCAGAAGACAGAAAGCGTAGCCGTATCTACTTTGATGGTTACAATGGAGAAAAGTACGCGTCTGGTGCCTTCAAGGTTAATGATCCAATAGATCAAGGCATTACTTCAGATAGCCCAGAATTTGATGCTGCTGTTGCTAATTATCTTAATGGAACGGGGTCTAATATTTATGACGCTGGATTTGGTTCTGTCCTTATTAAATATAAAAACTCCTCTATTGTCGACACTCTATGGCATGGACCTCCTGTTTATAAAAGATACGCAAACCTAAACGACTACTTTCCCATCCGCTCTCTCGTCGTCCCACACAAGTTCACTAGGGGTACTGAATCACAGGTAACTCTCGCCGCTGCCTTCCCTCGTGTCTACTCTGTGGTCAAGTACTACTCCTCCTCAGGCGACGAACTTCTCACTCTCTTCTGGGCGCATATCCCTCTCTACCCCGGATGCGGCTACCCCACCATGAACTACGACATTACAGATAAGTACGGAAAGCCAGACTTTATGAACAACAACTACCAGGATAACATCTTTATCTTTTACCTTGTCGGAAACACGTGGAGACAGGAGATCCTAGACAATGGAGTACAGCCGATCTGCGAGGAGGACTTTTATATCGAGTCGGTATACCACGGAAGAGCTCAGCTCCTACGCGCGATCGACTCTAGCTCAAAGCGTCTCAACCCTGGAAACTATGTCACTATGGCAGAGGACGGTATCAAGGCTACCATCGCCCCTTCCGACCCGAGATCAGCAGATATTCTTGGAGGGTCAATGGGCAACTTCCGTATCTATGTGGATAACAACGGATTTTTCGTCTACAAGAGAAAGATCTCTACCAACGTAGACGCGAAAGAGTACACGGTCTACTCTGACTATATTACGGTAAACGGTATGGCAGACTGTGCTAGCTTTACGTGTTGGACACCTTTCCGAGAGGATAACGGAACGCAGTCTGCCTTTAAGAGTATACTAGTAGAGTCTGTAACATACAGAGATACCATCGAATCGACGGATGCAGCTCCTATACCTACCTCTTCCGGTGCTCCTAGTTATTCTCCTCCTCCAGCCAGTAAGCTATCCGTAACGGATGACTACAAGAACATATTACTGAAGAAAGAGGCGATTATCAGCTATGCGGCGTTCAAGCATCCATGTAATCCGACGCGCACCAATCCTACCGTGATCCGAAACGTCAACGTGCTAAGATCAGAGGGATGGAGGATTGTGAATGTAGGAGGAGATGGATGGGTTGATCCAAAGGCTACGTCTCTGAATCATTACAAGATCGTTCCGACTGGTATCACAAACGACAAGTGGGTTGCTCCGAATATCATAAAGGACGGATTTGAAATAAAAAAGCAAGAGGATCTGTATGGAGGTATGGTGGGCACAATGATGTCAAAGTGGGGCTTGCCGACACAGGAAAAGTATATCACCAAAGGAGAGTGGATCCAGTTAAATTTAGGAGAGCCCACCTCCATGCAGATTTATCAGATACGCGTTCCGTCGAAATTCGTCGATCCTATCGTTTCTCAAAACAGTATGATTTCAGAGAAAAGACTACCAAGAAATAGAAGTCCTTCGGATTGGACATTACTTGGTTCTAACGACGAGAAAACATGGGTTCTCATTGACTTGATGAAAAACGTCGACTTTAGCCAGTACGCATTTGAGACAAGTGCCTTGGGAAATTTTTACTTTTTAGCGCAACAGACGCTTACGTGTTATCTCAAGGAAAAGATGTCGTTTCAATACGTAAGGTTAGTGATTAACGGTCTTCACGAGAATAACGTAGAGAATATCTTTTCCCTTGCCTATTTTGGAGTAAGCGATGAAGGATTTTATTACTATCCTACTAAGGGAGTGGAATATCAAACTCCTCGAACCTGTTCAATAAAAACGAGTATCTCTCCCTATGGGTTTGACAATAACTTTGTCTATAGCGACTCTCTCCAGCGTTCGATTGCGCCTCTGGTCGTGGCGGAACAGTATAATATGACTGATCCCTACAACAACCAGTATCTAGGCCCTCCTACAGGAGGTTCAGCAGGACTTGGTAACGTATCTTACTATAATAATTCTACCCAGAGTTCCTATACGACGAACGCTTCTTCTAACCTATACATTCACAATATGGATCACCCATGGGCATATAGAAAGAAGCTCGCAAATGCCCCCTATCAGAAACTGATGTGGTCGAGAGACAAGCCCGTCGTCAATACTGGTATTCAAAATAACCCGAGTCAACTTGACCCAGCTATAGAAATTCAAAAATATTTTGATTACACAGATGATTTAGACGAATCTAGCAGCCCTGCCCACTACGTCAACATCAGTTTAGGAAAGTATATGTTTAATTGGGCGGAACTCAAATTATTTATAGACACGAAAACTTACTCTGAAGGAAAATCGTCAAGCGGAAATCCAGCGAACTTTGACATCTTTGTTCACTTTGGTAACTATATTTACTCCAAAATAACAAGAGACAAAGCCTGGAGTAAAAACTACGGAATGTCCTACGACAGAAAGCGTGATAAATTCTACCAAGGAAGCACCATCACCACCTATGTGTTGCCGTGTAGCGTAGGTGATCCTGCTCCAAGTAACTGTAGCTCCTACTATGATACCGATCCTCCTTCTAGACCTCCTCCTGTAGGTTACAACAACATGAGACCGGATCAGGAAGTCGCCGATTCAAGATTTGTTTGGCCACAGCCGTATCAGGGAGGTAGCTACCTCGTCTCTCCTTCAGCCAACTGCGTCTCCGGTATGACCTGTAACTCGACGGGAGGAAACAAGGAAAACGTCACGCCGAGCTACTGCTTCTGGATTGGAGATGCTGCTACATACCAAAAACTCATGGAGAAAAACTTTCCAGTTCAACGAGACTTTAATATGAACATTATGTTTGACGGAGATACGAATATCTACAATGACGTCCCTCTTCAGTGCCTCGGTAAGCTTAGTCTAGATAATCTCGACGTGACGACCGATATGAGATCCTACTACCCTCCTCCCGCCCTCTACCGCACCAAGGGCTGGAGACTGTTCAACTATCCACAGGGAAGGACTCTTATAGATGGTTCAAAGGTACTAAAGAACGCGATGGCCTCGGCGAACGGGGAAGTTGTCTTTACCTTTCCAGACGTAGCAACTGCTCTCTCCTACGCAGAGTACGACACAGATACCCAGGAAGACTTTAAAACTTATACCGGCTGTCAGGGTCCTCCTCTACTAGGGACGAACGTGTCGATCAGCTGCGGAGGAGGTAAGATAAAGAGCGTTATAGCACCAGGAGATGACGATAAAAAGAATTCGACCCATATCAAATGGGGTAAGTGGGAAAAGACTGCCTGTAGAGATAGCTTTGGGGATACAGAGGTTCCTACTTATACCATGGAACTTCCATCAAAGTGTATCGGACAAAAGACCTGTACCATCAACGAGGCCGATTTTGGCTGGTTGACTCCACTAGCCGCAGGCGCTGACTCGAATGCTACAATAAATGGTGTAACACACCTTCATGCATATTCTACTACAGCGTCGTTTGAAGGAGACCTTATGGCGATAGCTGATATAAAAGTATGGACCTCTAAGGATACTTATGTTAGACCAGACTGGATAGTGGGAATTCCTCCAAACGATATAGATATACAGAATGTTATGGACGGAAACCCTAATACTTACTGGGAAGGAAGTTTTAATACATACTATGGACAGTTAGCGATAAAGATGCAGTGGAATAATCCGATCTCGATTTACAAAATCGATCTTACGAGTAGACCTGGATACGAAACGAGAGCTTCTGGTATTAAATTTTTTGCCTACGGAAATCCGTTTGTTGAGCTGTGGAGAAGTAGTAATACAATCAGACAAGACGGAGGAGCAGACGCATTTTACGAGGCGCAGAAACCAGGGTATAGATACTACTCCTGGTGGCCAGGTATTGACCGTTCCGTCTACTGTAGCAATGATAGACCAGCATATAATTATGAATACCCAATTATAAACTTTCCGTACAACGCGGATAGTAACATAGCTCTCACGAACGCGAAAACTATTTCTCTTACATTTGACACGGATGATTACCTTACAGGCAGTCGTTATATGAATGTTGGAGAAGTAAAGATATACAGCAGTCCTACGACTCGAATTACAAACTTTTCGGTTGACGCGAGCTCAGTCTATACAGGAGGAACCCCTGCACAAACCTTTTCTATATCAAGAATGACAGACGGTGTTGATAATAGCTATTGGCAAAGCGGTGGTACTATAAACGGAAGACACTCTTTTAATCCAGGCGTCATGATTACACTAAACGGAAGCACTCCCATCCACCACATTATCATAGCAAATCGGCAGGACTCTAATACTTCTAGAATGACAGGTATGGCGGTAACAATACGAAATGCGGAGGGTAGAGTGATTTATAAATCACAGCCCTGTCCTGACAAGAACCCATCCATCACGAGTTACAGCGATACGGCTAACACTGGTTACCTCTACTATGGCTTCTTTCCGGCAATCACACCAAAAGTAATCGGATCGGATAGGTCTAATATAGAAACTCCTCTATCAGTAAATCTTTACCAAAAGCATCAGTGGGAAGTCGTCTATAGCTGCGACTACTCTAGTCCTCCAAACGTCTTTGAAATCCCCTCTGGACAGACCTTTGCTCAACTCCACGAGAACTACCGTAATCTTATGATGCATACCCACCGCCAAACAGAAGGATCTGTGATCAACCCGGAAAAGGTCTTCCCCCAGACGATGAACTGGTATGGCGAAGAAGTCAAGATGGAACTTTATAGTAGTCCAGAATTCAAAGCTGAAGTCAGAAAAGCTCAGAAAGAACACTACCGAGAGAATCGAGGAAAACGGGAACACTACTGGGACGGAGATATCTGTAAACCTATCGGAAAAGTCTTTGAAGTCGCAGCTAACGGGATCCTCGACGGAATCTACAATCCCATCGTCAACAACGTCAACAAAATCGGTATATTACGCAGAAATCTTGGTCTGAAACCAAAGAATGTCACCGTCAACTGGAGCTGCCCCATTCCCGGCCTAGGAGAGGCGATCGCGTGGATCTGTAATGCAGCCCTCGCTGTAGGACAGGCTTTTGTTGACGCCTATAACTTTGTCTGTAAAGTAGGAGAAGCAGTAGTTTCTGCTGTGATTAATACAGGAAAGTGGTTGGTCGGTCAGCTTCAAGAAAGGTTTACTCTTCAGAGAACGAAAAAATTTCTAACCGCCTTCAACAACGGAATGACCTGCGGCTTTAGCTCGATCGGATCAGCGATCAAAAATAGCTTTTCCTGGATAGCAGACGGTATCAATGGTCTAGTAGACTGCGTGACAAACTTTGGGTCAGCGGTCGGAACCTTCTTTATGGATCCAAACTTTGAAAACTTTGTAGCGGTAGTTAGCTCGTTTTTAGCGATCGGGGCGACTACCTTCTTATTTGTGCTAGATATAGGACTCAGCCTCCTAGAAGTAGTAGCAGATGTCATAGGAGCTGTTATTTCATTCATAGTAGACGCGGCAAACTGGGTGTACCAATCTGTCGTCTCTCCTATCGTTAATGCGATTAGTGATGCTGCCTCTGCTTTCTGGAGCTGGCTCACGGGTTAAAAATTTATAAAGTATAAATTTTTACTTACACTGGCGATACTTATCTACGAGAAGGAGAAACGAGTCGAACCACTGAAAGAGAGTCTCTCGATTCTCGTCGTTCATCCCCAGGTATAGATTCTTAAAGTGAATTACCTTATCCTTTGGAGAAGACCCAAAGATATTGTCATTCGCGATAAAGAAGTTTTCGTTACGCGCCTCAATCTGTCCTCGATGAGGTAATACAAACTGAATAAAACGCTCCATCAAGCTCTCCACAGGAATCTGCTCCGACAAAAAGAAACGGTACATGATCAAATCAGCCTCATGTGGATACTGCTCAATCAGATCGTCAAAGAACTCTAGCAAGTTGTTCTTAAAAAGGGTCATAATCTCTACTTGACGCTCCATCTCGATAACTATACTACCCAGACATTTTAACTATGTTTATGAAAAAAATTTTTTCAGTCCTATATATAAAATATGTCATTCCGTATCCACTCAACCCCCGTACAGCCGGCGCCCTGTATGATCCGCGTCAAGCACCACCAACTCCCCAAGGATCTCGCTCTCGCCCAACTAGAAGCAGAGATAGACGAAGAGTATGAAGAAGAGATCGAACACAAGGAAGAACACAAGGAAGCCCCCAAATCCGCTCCTCACTACAACATCCCAGCGGCTAAAGATCCTCTACCAGCCACCGTCCAACAACCAGTAGACGAAACATTCAAGCTACGCAGAAAGCGTCGCGTATAAGTTTCCCTATTCCTCATCTCCGACGCATCTACCAAAAGAATTAAATTTATTATGTTGTTAACTAACAACATAATGTCCATCTCCCCTATACAAGATCCATTTCAACGCTCTACCGGCCTCACTCTAACAGACCAGAATGTAAGAAAGATTTGCGTAGACATCATCTCCCCCAGAGATAGACAACTCAAAACACACACCCTAAAAGGCCTACAGACTCTCTTTGGCACCAAAGAAACAGATCTAGAACGCCTAAAGGCAGCCTTCATGCTCTCCAAGCTATGGCCGTCAAACAGCACCATCGCCGTAGGCTTTCTCGCCTCCAACACTAACGAACAGCTAAATCCCGACAGCTGGGCCTGGAAGAGAGCCTGGGTAGCAAAGGTAATCACCGACCAGTTCGCGCCATACTTAGGAGTAACCTTTCAGTTCAACCTAAACCCAGCACAGGGAAATCAGGCTAATCTACGTATCTCTTTCGACCCGACCGGAGGATGCTACTCTCGTCTCGGAACAGACGCTCTCCAGAACTGGGGAGGACTAAACGAAACCATGAACTTTGGGTGGATGGACGCTCCTACCAACCATACCTTTACGTATAACAACGTAAGCTATACCACTCCTGGTAGCTTTGATCAAGGCGGGTATCTAGGAGAGGGAACGACCATCACTCACGAGTTTGGGCACGCGATGGGTATGATCCACGAGCACCAGACTCCGTTTAACAATCCTCTAGAATGGAATAGAGACTACGTATATAGCATCTTTACGGGCCCTCCTAACAACTGGACGAGAGAAGAGGTAGACTATAATATTATCGATACCTATAGCACCACAGGAATGAATGGAAGCTCTTTTGACGGCCGTAGCGTGATGAAGTACTATATACCTAGCGAACTACTTTTGAATCCTACTCCACAGGTAGTTCAAGAGATTGAGAGAATAAACTATTACCTTTCTGCCTGTGACAAGTACTGGTTAGCCTATAACTATCCAGGACGCGTTTCTTCAACAGATCTCGCTGTACTACAGACCAGCTGTGCTCAACAGACCACTGGTATTCCCACCAACCCTCCGACAGGAGGAGGCGGAGGTTCAGGTCTAGGAAGCGCTATGCTTACCATTCTTTTGGTTCTTCTCATCATTCTGATTCTCGCCGCTTACCTAGGAGTCTCGATCTTCAAGACTATACTAGACTTTATTTTGAGAATCTTTGGGCTAAAGAAGTAGAAACTTCTGATAGTTCTCTTATAAAAGTAATGGCGAGAGGAGTAGAGATATAACCAGACTCGTACATTCTCTGTAAAAGATCTTGTAGAGGAGAGTATACTCTATCGGGGTCATAGACAAAGACAGGTTTGTCGCGCTTCTCTACGTCGTTCTCGCATAGCACTTGAAAGAGTTCGTGTAGCGTTCCTACTCCTCCCGCGAGTATCATATACGCGTCTGCTCCATCGACCAGAGCGGACTGTCTTTCTCGTAGAGAGTTATAGACAAACTCTCCTGGTAACGGATCCCAGCGATCCATGTTGTGGCCAATTACAGGGATAGTGCTGTACTCTCTTACGAGACCCATGAGACCAGAGTTTCCTCCGCCGTAGACAAAGGCGGTGAAGTAAGAAGTGAGCTCGATCGCTTTTATCAATGAGCGGATAGAGTCTTGAAAGAGTGGGATGAGGGAGGCTTTGCTGCTACAGAAAAAGGCTAGTTTCATAATAATCGTTCTTCTGAATGATTATTTTACCTTTTAATTGGTTTGATTCCCCAGTGAGTACCGTCCGAAAATCGAAATCCGACTACCGTATCTCCTAGAAAAGTTACCAACACTGACTTATCGTTCTTGTACTCAATCTGATTCTCGTCCCCTAACTTTTCTTTAATAAAGATAAAGTATTGCTGTGGAATGAGTTCTGGGCCATGAAACTCTTTTGTGTGAACTACATCTTCCAATCCAATAATTTGGTCCTCCAAGAGTTTGTCGATAAAAAGATCTGAGATTGGTAAACGGAGTATACTAGCAATCTTTAAATTCTGAACAAGAGATCTTACGTTCTGTTGAGTTAACTTTTCCTTGTCTGATTCTATATATTTTTTGAACAAGAGAGACAAGTTTTTTTTGAGTATATCTCTTTCGAAGACGTTTAGATTAAAGTTTTTGTTTTTAAGCTTTCCGTCTAACCTCTGCCTCACCTGCTTTTCGAAAATAGCTCTACTATCTGCTGCTGACGCCATACTTTATTACCTAGTAACAAGAATAAAATCAAAATCAATTTTAAAAGTGATTAAAGCGATCTCTTTAATAGATTGTTAAAAAGATGGAGCCTATGGTCGTTTACGCGTCGATCGAAGAGAAAGAGTGGAAGATGGCTCTTCCCACCGAGAAAGAGCTTATTGTTCTAGAAGGCGAGAGGGAAGACGACGACCCCTTACGTAACGAGGTTCGGGTCTTAATGGAGATGCTATGCTTTCTCCGTAAGTTCTCTGACCAAAAGTATATCATCTATACTAACAGTAACTACTGCTTTAATCTCTGTGAGAAGTGGATTCCCAAGTGGATTGAGAAAAAGTTTCGTCTTCCTAATAGCGAGACGTTGAGGCCCAACAGCGATCTTCTCGTTCAGCTATATTCTTTCCAGATGTGTATGGACTTTCAGATCGCCCAGCACTATGACGAGTATCCTGTATTCAAGGCATTATTAGCTTAAATATCTACGATAAGGTAACGATGCGAGCGTGTTCTATTGACGTAGGCAAGGTAAACCTCGGCGTTTACATTGAAGAATTTACTCAGACAACGGCGAAAGGTCTCTATCTAAAACGAGTAGATCTCACCGAAAAGAAGAGTGAGCGTGTAACCCCCCGGTTTCTCTCCCGCCTTTTTACCTACCTCGACTCTCTCTCTGATCTCTTGCAGACCTGTGATTACATTATCATAGAGAAGCAGTTGCGCGCTAACCCAGAGGCGCAGTTTGTCGATCACGCGTTACAGTCTTACTTTGTCCTCCGCAATCATAACGGAGTTACTCCTTTTAGTAGTAAGAATAAGACTCGTCTCTTCGATTCGACAAAGATGACAAAGTATCAGAGAAAGAAATGGTCCACGAATAAGGCTCTGGAGATTCTAGAGACAAGAGGAGAGACGGATCTACTAGAGTACGTCAGATCTCTAAAGAAAAAGGATGACGTTTCTGACGCGATGTGTCAGCTAGACGCCTGGAAGATTTTAAAGTTTGGTGATTCCTATGGATGGCAGTCTACTCGTCCTTTTGTCCCACTAACTCCAACTACACCAACCAAAGAGAAGAAGAGTAGAACGACTAAAAAACAGGTTTCCGAGGAGAAGTCAGACTCTCCAGTAGAGTCACAGGCAGTAGACAAACCAAAGAAGAGTAGAAAGAAAGTACAGCAACCTCCAGTAGAGTCGCAGGCTGTAGACAAACCAAAGAAGAGCAGAAAGAAAGTACAGCAACCTCCAGCAGAGTCACAGGCCGGAGTACAGCAACCTCCAGCAGAGTCGCAGGCCGGAGTACAGCAACCTCCAGCAGAGTCGCAGGCTGTAGACAAACCAAAGAAGAGCAGAAAGAAAGTACAGCAACCTCCTCAAGCAGAGTCACAGGCTGGAGTACAGCAATCTCCAGTAGAGACACAGGCAGTAGACAAACCAAAGAAGAGTAGAAAGAAAGTACAGCAACCTCAAGCAGAGTCGCAGTCGTGACAATGATAAGACAAGGTATAAGAAATCCTTTCGATAGAAAAGATTTCAAAAATTTAAAGAGATCTATATAGTAAAGAAATGTTGGAGAGAATACTCGCTTGTTTTCGTTGTTCCGAAGAGAAAGCTGATCAAGATCAGCCGTCAGAGACCAGTCTAAAGCGTATGTCGACGATCGACTTCCCTGTGATTGTCGAGCCACTAAAGGACGAGTGGCTACGCCTCTCCCAGGCCCCAGACGATCTAGGCGTCTTCACCTATGAGGGAAAGCTCGTCAAGGGTCGAGTCGTACGCGTGTTAGACGGCGACACGGTTCAGATCATCATCCTAAACGAGGGTAAGCTAGAGTCTCATCGCTTCCGTCTCTTTGGAATTGATGCACCAGAACTCCATCCTCGAAAGGAGTCTGCCTCCAGAGATGAGGAGAAAGAGGCTGCTGAGATCAGCAAGGAGAAGTTAGAAGAGAAGCTCTCGGAAGACTCTAATCTATGTATGGTTACTTTTACCAAGGACGACAAGTATGGTAGACGTATGGGCACTCTCTCGACCCGTTTTGGAGTAAACATCAATGACTGGATGGTAGCAAAGGGATACGCTGTACCGTACGGAGGCGGTAAGAAGAAACCTTTTGAGGCGGTAAAGAAGGCGATCGAGGATGTAGTAAAACAGGTGTTCGAGCCGAAAGAAGCCCCAAAGGAAGAGCCTATAGAGATATCTTTACCGAAGAGCTCTCCTGAGGAAGAAAAGGTAAACGAGTAAGGTCAAGGTTTAGGAATAGTAACTTTAAGTCTACCGTTTACCGCTTTAGCTATCACAGTCTTGTTAGTATCAGGGACGCTGACCGTCTTAGAGACGTACTCGTAACGAGTGGAGCGACTGGTAGGAGTCACGCTTTCCGTCTGCTTCTCTCCGCTCACGGTAAGCAGACCATCAGCGAAGGAGATCTTGAGTTTCGTCGGGTCCATACCAGAGATATTTGCATCAGCTTCATAGAATCTACCTTTATCCTGTACCGTGATATCAAACATCTTATCCATAAAGTATTGTTCCAAAGACTTTTCAACAGACTTGTCAATCATACCACTTAACCGGTTCATCATCTTCTCTGTATACTCATAGGGGTAGGCAAAAGGGTTGTAGAGCTGATATAGGTCGTGTAGCGTAGTGTTGGTTGGTTGATAACGCTGAATGGACATATCTTATCTCTCTAGAGAGATAAGATGTAATTGTATCTATTTTATAGATATCAGTGATAAAAAATAAACTTTAGACTATTACAAATGAATTACAAGCATGCGCTGTTCTTCATTGTCATTCTCTTACTCTACTTTATCTGGACCGAACGGACGTCATACGACTTTTTCACTCCTACCACTACAGCAACTCTACCCCCATCAGTCACGGTAGCTACCTATAATATGCAGTATCTTCCCTGGATGATAAAAGATCTCTCTCTACTACGCACCCAAGTCAGAAACTCTCCAGTAGTTATGCTACAGGAACTCTTTAATCGCTTCACCTCTCTTCCTCTGCCAACCCTCTTTCCCGACTACTATATCGCCAGAGGAAAGCTAAAGGGATTTGCTCTCGTCAATAGCGGACTCGTGACGATGAGCAAGTATCCCATCCTCTCCCACGAGTTTATTGAGTTTCGTAACTTTAACTCTACCACCGCGGATGCTCTGAGCAACAAGGGATTTCTCGCCTGTGTCATACAGCTGCCGGCCGGAAACGTCTGCTTCATCAATAGTCACCTACAGTCATGCGATCACTCTGACTACGATCCAGTAGTCAAAAATCAGATTAGAGAGATCTTTCTCTACGCCAGAAACCTCGCGATCCCCTTTATCATAGGAGCTGACTTTAATATCGACTACCGTAATCTCTATGAAGATCTATACTCTCCTGCTCGTATCGTCGCTCCTCTACAACCCACCATCTATATCAACCTAGACACGGCGGATACCTCACCCAGACCAAAGACTGGCTATCGCCCCTTTACACTAGACTACTTTCTGGTTCACCCCGATATACAGACACAGCAGACGGAGACAGAAGAGAATGACTATAGCGATCACAATCCAGTCTTTCTACACCTCTTATGAACGGCGTATGACGAGGTATAGAATAATAATCAACAACGCAAATCCCTGTATCACAATAAAATTAAAGAGGTTTGAGTTTGAAGTAATACCGCTTACCCCCGCACCAGTGATATTCGAGATCTCTACCTGTAACGCCTGTACTGCCGCATTAAGCTGGTTGTACTGATTGATAAGATTAGCATCTGCTGTACTTATCGCTCCCAAGATAGAGGTGAGATTAGTTACTCTCGTATCTAGGTTTAGGCTCTCTAACGCGCCTATACGTGTATTTAAGTTCTGAGACTTTATCGTATTGACTTCAGTCTTTGCCTGAGAGGCGGATGTCTCAGCTGCTGTGATTCTCGTGTCTAGATTCTGGCCATTCAAACGATTCACACTCGTGTAAACGACTGAGATATTACTCTCTGCTAGAGACATACGACTGCCAAGATTTAGAGCCTTTAGCGTGTTGATATCCGTCTGTTGAGTCGCATTCGCTGCTGTAGCCGTCGATAGACGAGAGTCTAGATTCTGACCCACGAGAGTATTGACCTGGCTTGACAGAGTATTGACCTGAGTTGATAGATTATTGACCGTAGGCGCCAGACCGGTACTCGCCTGTGAAATCGTATTCACCTGGTTCTGTAGCGTAGTAAAGTTACTGTTGATCGTATTCATCGTGTTGTAGTCACGAAGTAGAACACCATCCTTGTCGGTCATCACAAAGACGGGAGAGTCGGTGTCGGCAGCCGCAGTGGTCTTTTTTAAGGCCGCAGAAGATAGATTACCAGTCTTATTTACGCCGAGAATAGGAGAAAAGTTATCGTTTCCGCCAAGCTGATAGCCGAGAACAAGACTTCCGTTAGAACCAGGTTCCCACCGATAGTAGTTTACCGAATCTGTAATTTCTAAAGACATATCGTTTAGTAATAAGGTCTTATAAAAATTACTTCTAATTATTTTGATTCATAAGTTTAATTATGAGTTTAGTAACCGCCTATCTCACTCTTGGTATGCTCGCTGGATTCCTACTCTTATCTAGTCGATATCGAGATACCGGTGTCGAAACCTTTCGAGAACTGCGATTTCCGATGCGAAGCGAACCCCGTCTCTCCCCTCTCTCCGGTGAACAGCGCGTCGCCGACCCGGAAGGCATCCTCATCGATCAAGGATCACAGGCGATCCGGGTAGGTTCCTCCTCGATCCAGCTCTATACCAACTCTCAAGAAGTCGCCCGCCTCTCCTCTGACGGTAAGCTACTTCTAGGTGAGAGTCAGGTTATCACCCCTATCAACTCGTTCGGACAAGAGACTCGTCTCGCTGTCAAAGGGAGCATTGTTATGACCGGATCTCGAGTCCTAGAGTCGACCCCGTCCTGCCTAAACGCTTACTTTTATGATCAACAGCTAGGAGAGTACTACGACTACGGTGGTATCAAAGTCATGGATCGTAGTTGGATACAGGGAAGCAGCGTCTATGTCCTCGGCGATTGGGTACAGCTACAGCTATCGACGCCTACCGTCATCAAGTCCTTCTCCCTCCGCGTTGCCACTTCTCTTCCTAATATCTCAGTGAGTATACCCAACATCATTCACCTCGTTGGATCTAGTGATGGCATACGATGGTTCCTCGTCACGAGTCAGCTTAATCAGTCTTCCGTTTTCACAGGAGACTTTATGACCTACTCTGTGACCAACGTGAAGTCCTATAGCTACTACCGAATCGTCTTTACGCAACTCACCAGAAACGCCCTATCCTCGTCTGGACCATTCTTACAGATCTATGGACTTCAGTTCACGGATGTAAACAACAATACTCTACCTCCTTACGCAATGAACTCCAACACTCAAGCCTTTGACACGAAAACATTTATATTGAGCAGTAGTATTACTACAGGAAATATTGCCAGCTTTATAAACGGCGATCTCCAATCTTCTGACTCGAGTCTAGTCGGTCTTACTCAAAATGTACTCTTCGGTTCTCTTAATACTGGTAGCTATACTGTACTTACTTTTCCTTCTAATAACGACAACTATCTGGCAAACGGAAGTAACTGGAATTCCTCTGGGCTCGCCACCACTCTCGCTCTCACAAGTACTACGCCATTTAATAGCTCGGTAGGTCTCTACGCCTCGTATCACGGATCTTATCCAGTAGAGTGTATGAGAATCGTCCACAACGGAAGCTCTGGTATGGTAGGAATCGGAGTCACTGAACCCACGTCTAACCTCAGTGTCATGGGTTCTTTTGATACCTCGTATATGTCATCTAACGTCTTTGGTACTAAAGTTGCTGTGAATAGCACATCAGCCAACTACCTACACTTTACATCTGGTATCTCAAACGCTACCGGCTTCTCGCAGATTCTCTTTCACTCATCAGACGGGTCGGGTTCGGGCACCAATAACTACTATGACACGAGTATCATAAGCTACGGAGGAGTAGAGAATCAGAATAACAAGGGTAAGCTCATACTCACGGGAGACACTATACAGGTAGGAAGTGGTCTATACTCTTATCAAGGCTTTGTCGGCGTGGGTACGAGTACGCCGAATCAGATCTTTCAGATCTACACTCCTAGTTCGTACGCAGGTCTCACTCACACAAACGGGAGCTGCGTGCTACAGACGGTGCTCAATAGCAGCACGGGAATGGTGGGCACGACGAGTAATCACGCGCTCGGACTGATGGCGGGAGGAAACGCGAATCTCTTTCTGACATCTAACGGAAACGTGGGTATCGGTACAGCAACTCCGGTACAACAGCTACACCTCACCGGAAGTCAGTTCATCCAAAACAATAGTCTATTTATTGGAACAGATAGTTTGAATAACTGTTTGAGATTCTTCCAGAGTGGTTCTGGATGTTATCTCGATTACTCACAAAACTTTTATATACGCCTGAATCAGTCTACCGGAATGGCGTCTCCGACCTACTATAACGCTCTGTCGATCAACGGCAGTGGCTACATAGGAATCGGTACCACAAACGCCAACCAGCCGACTTCTGGTGGTTATAGATGCTATGGAATTGATCTCTATGGTTCTTCTAGCAAAGAGATCGGTCTACTACGCCTCGTTAATACTCTATCCGACTCGAGTGTAACAAAGGGTAGCGCGCTCCAGTTCGTCACCGCGCACGCCTCTGGTAATATCCTTCAGTCACAGATCTGCGGTAGATCACTCAACGACGCTGGTTCTAGAGGAAGTATTGACTTTTGGATCAAGTGTAACAACAGTGGAACAGACTCTGCTGATCTTCAGACTACAGCAAGCGTAGATCAGTATGGACTCATCAGCGGTAACACGAGTCTGTCAAGAGCCTTTCAGTCCACGGTAGCCAACTCTGTGGGCCAGTTGTGGATGGGAGTGGCTGGAGCGATAAGTGACTATAGCTCGGCCAGCTCTTCTGGTGATGCCGTGATCCGCACCGCCCAGACGAGCCGTAACCTTATGTTACAGTCAGGAGGAGAGGCTCCAGCTATCTACATCCAGTCGCTGGATATGTCTGGTAATACCAGAGCAAAGCAGTCCCGCGTCGGCATCGGTTCTACCACACCGGAAGCAGTCTTTACCGTGTTTCGTCGACCACAGACGATTCTGGCAACAGATGTGATAGGAGATAACACGGTAGATAACCTGTTGCTCTACGTAGACTCTGGATCGATTATTAACCAAAAGTCAAATCAGACTATTCGAGCTCCTTCGATCGCCTTGAGAGCAGGTAGCGTCTATACCTCTACCCAAAAGTCAGCACCAGGGGCTTCTATGACGATCTCGGGAGGACAGGAGGTTAACGGAGATGCTGTACCTGGAGTTATCACCTTCAACACCGCTCTTAGCGCTTCGCCTACCGTGACGATAGGTACGTCTAGTACGATAGGAGGGGCGATGACCTACTTTGGATATAACACGACCTACCTAAGCACTAGCTCGATGAACATCTCTAGTTACGCCCTGTCTGCTGCGGGTAACATCATTACGTCTGGAAGTTTTATCGCTACCTCTGATCAGAGGATTAAAAAGAATATCGTAGAGGTAAGTGGAGAGAGATCGCTAGAAGTACTAGACAAGATACAGATCTACGAGTATGAGATGAGAGACTGGGTCAAGGAGTCTGGGCGTCAGGTCGGTGTCATTGCGCAGCAGGTACAAAAAGTCCTTCCGCAAGCGGTGAAGAAGGGAGAGGATGACTACGTGGCAGATCTGCTAGCCTACGTCAAGATAGTGTATAATGACGGAGTAGAGTGTGTGATCCAGCTCTTTGATCCGGTAGAGTTAGAGGGACAGATCAGACTCATCAATGAAAGGAATGAGAAGGTAGACGTAAGAGTGGTGAGAAAGATTAACAGCAGTCTGTACCAAATCAGCGAGTTGATCGACACCGAGAGACAGTGGATGATCTATGGAACGCTACAGAAGGAGATCTTGGCGGTAGATAAGCCGATGTTGGGAATGTTGGCGATCTCGGCGATCCAGCAACTCTCGAGAGAAGTCAAAGAGATGAGAGAGGAAATCAAAAAATTATGGGAAGTAGTAAAGAGATAAAAATTTTTTTATCGTGTTGATATTAAGAAATGTCAACACTAGATACGACTATACCAGAGAGCGCTGTAGAATCTTCCGGGCTAGGAGGCAACAATATGACTTTTTTATTACTAGCAGCGGCCGTTGCTGTAATCGCTGTACTTTATCTCTGTAGAGATACGACTCCTAACATCACAGGACTCACTGTGGAGCAAGCAAAGAAAAAGCTCAAAGACACGGGCTATACAGTAGGCGATAAGGTCGGATTCGTAGAACCGATTGACGGAAATCAGCTAGGTAAGATCGCCGAGCAGGAAGTAGATAAGCAAGAGAAAAAGATTCACTACAAAATGTTTCAGATCGACGTAAACAACATTGATGAGTACGCCCGCCTCGCTAAGGAGAAGGCTAAGCAGGCGAGACAGATGGCGATTATGCAAGCAGAGTTGGAGAAGGCGATGAGATCCGCTCCTATCATAACACCCCCTCCACAAGAAGCCCCACCGCCTATTGTGGAAGAGGTAGTTGTCGCTCCTCCTCCCCCGCCGGTAGTAGAGAAAAAGAAGAAAAGAGTGGTAGATATGGGCTTTGGGGCTACAGGCCTATCAGTAAAGAGAACACAGCGCCAGACTACAGAAGGGTTTTTCTGGTGAGGAGAGTCTCGGTAGAGGCGAAGAAGGGAGTTGGGATCTTCTCTCTGATGAGAAGGTTTAGCTCGCGCTGCTTTAAAACCTTTAGTTCTTCAAGCAACTCGTTAGTTTGCTTGACGTGAGTGATGTGATGATTTTGTTTCAAGCTAGCTATGTCTTTCACGAGGTCTTGCTGTATAGAGAGTTGGGAGATGAGTTCAGAGGAGAGTTGCTGTACAAGGCGTTTGAGATCGTGGATCTCAGAGGAATGGGAGGAGAGCTGTGATTTGTATTCTTCTATACTCGATTTCATTTCTAGAATCTCGATAGATTGGGCGGAGAGCTGTGATTTCATCTCTTCTACACTCGATTGAAACTTTTTCGTTTCATCGGAAGAGTCGATAGAGTACCAGTCGTCGATCATACTCATCTTTAGTATTTATTTATCTTATAATTTCAAACTGTGGATTGATCGCGATCGTATCACAGGGAACTTGGAACTGGTACATCGGCTGGTACTCTCTCGTAATCGTGGCAAACGGTGGATTTGGCAGTTCTGGCTGGCCAAAGACTACCTGACGCTTATTGACCCACCATGGCACCGTGAGAGAGCTCGTCCAGTAACGGCGGGGAGGAAAAGATTCTGGGTAGTGAATCTTGTAAGAGTAACTCATTTCTTATCAACGTGATAAGAAATACACTAGACCTAGAGAAATTATCTATTTCATAGATTAGATCTGCGAGCTATCGATACGGAGAGCGTTGTATCGGTTTCTGATGGTCTGCACGAGACTTTCTACCTGACTGACTCTCTGCTCCACCTGTACGCTCCCCGCCTGCTCTAGTGCCTGTACCCTCTGTAAGAGCTGAGAGATCGTCTGAAAGACAGATTGACCTCTATAGAGCTTACCGTTCTGGTCAACGAGGATCGGAACGAGCTCGGTTGTATCGTCAGGAGAGTTAGTCATCTGGAGAGGAGAAAGAGTAATCTCTTTTGAAGGGGAGATCGATAGAATACTATCTACATCCTGTAGCAGCGTTAGAGTACCGGCGTCATTGGCGAGAGTATAGGTGCTCTGGTTACCAGTGGGGAGGAATTCGATAAAGCCTGGCGTAGAAGAGTTTCCCACCGTTACACCAGAGGTGGTAATACCATCAGAGAAATGCTCTCGAAGCTCGTTACGATGGTTCTCTGGGCGATCTCTCTTAATTACGACAAAGCCGAGGAGTCGGTGTAGAGGAATAGAGGTAGAGTCAAAGAGGGCGTCTGTATCATCGGCTAACAAGGTGGTATACATTTATAACTCTTCAATATTTTATTTTCTACGGTCGCACGCTTTACCATTATCTAGATAGGGAAGGGAGCGTATCTTTAGCAATTCTTCGAGGTAGGGAAAGAGAGGACCGTTTTGATCTACGACGGATTGGTCTACGGCATCAACGGTGATCATAGTAGAACGAGGATTCTTAGGACTGTAGTTACGTAGGAGAAAGATAATCATCGCTTGAAATAAGAAGTAGACGTCTCTGGCGTGTTCCTCGTCGGGGCAGATATACTTTTTGAGGAGAGATTTCATACGGGGAGGCACTTCGGTGTAGCCTACGGGAAGTACAGGCTTCTTTAAGTAGACAAAGGTAGCGATCCGTTTGAGCCAGAACTCTGCTCTGGTGACGGCGGCGTCGGAGAGAGTCTTGTAGGTAACGTCCTGAATAGGGCTTGCCTCTCGGCTCTTCCGAATGCGATTGATTTCTATTTTGAGACTAGCAAACATCTTTTTATAGTATCACAGAGAAATTATTCTTCTTTGCGTTCGTCTATAGGTGTGGTGAGAAAGGATAGTTCATTATGGAGAGTAGACGAGATAGGATTTTTTACCTTAGATTCACTCTCACGCAAGAGCAAAGATCGATAGCATGGAAAAGGTTTTCATATTTGCTATCGCAAACACGGCTAATTCAATAAGCTTGTCTCTCACCCAAGCCTTGGCTGTGTTGAATGCTGTACTGATGAGTTGTTTCACAACTTCACTCACGCAGAGGCACTCAATTCCATTGTCCGTTGAACAGCCGAAACACGCTTTTTATACAGCTAACTCCTCCATTCGGACGGGAGATCTTCTTCTGTAGCATCAATCGATCAAAGTCTGCCTTGAATGCCTGTCTCGGTGGAAGCTTGGCGAGGACGTTGTCGACGCCCATCTCTTCGTGGTATTCCTCACTCTTTTGGATCGAGTAACACACTGAAACAAGGTTATAACTCTCTAGAGTCTGTACGGGGATGCTCTGGAAGTAGTAGCGATCCTCGCTTTTACGGATATCAATGATAAAGTAATCAAAGTCTAAGGCTCGGATTGGGATATTGGTGTAGATCCCGGCCTCAAACTGTACCACCTTTCCGTACTCTTTCAAGAGATCTAGCTCGTCCTTGTCTAGATCTCGACTAATTACTAAAATAAATGCCTGGTTATCAGGTACCACCAACGGCGGAGCCTGAGCAGCCGCTTGTGCCAAATTAGAAGCTGACATTTACTATAAAGCAAGAAAATATAAATTAAATATGTTTAAAGAGGCATATCACCGATATCTTTATCCTATTGCCTAGCTAGAGGTTTGTTAATTTAAATGATAAAATTCCGTTTCTATATGATATTTTCCGAGGTTAAATCGCTATCATTTTTTATCTTTATCTATATTCAAATATAGATGACGAGCTATTCTGGAGAGTATATTGAGTATTCTGCTGATATACCTATAATCATAAGTAGCTTCACCCTCGCTACCCAGACCCCTTATGTATTCAATAACGCTCTATTTGGTACATCGCTGGATAGTATAAGCGGTGCTAGCGTTGATTCGATCCTGGGTCCAGACGAGATAATAGTCGTAGCGAGCAATAACGCTTACACATGGGAACTCGTCAAGGTATGTTCCAACCTCACTCCCTTGTGGCAGGTATCTAATGGTCGTATCACAGTCTCTCTAGACAATACGACTGCCTATACCTCTTACCGATTCGTCGCGACTAAACTTGCCTATCAAAACTTTTTTACAGTAAGTACTACAACAGATCATCCTGGAGTTCTCTGTACCGAACTCCTCGCTACAACTCCTTCTGGCGAAACAATTACCATCTTTCCGGAAGGAGTAACAGTCCCTCCTCCGGGTTCAGATCCTGTGACTTCCACCGCTCTAGTCTTTATCGTTGTCCGTAACTATCCCTACGTCCAGGGTCAGGCATATCGCCTCTATAACGGTCCAATCACTACTACGTTAGGACTAGCTCCTCCTGAACCTACGGTAACTCCATCTCCCACCCCGGGTCCATCTCCTACTCCTGAACCTACTCCTCCGCCGACGCCATGTCCTACCTATCCCTGTCTCTTTACTCCTTGTCCCTATGTCAGCCCGTGTCCGTACGCGACTCCTGCGCCGAATAACACGGGTACAATACTGTTGATCATCGCTCTCGTCCTCCTCCTCTTGGTCATTATCGGAGTATCCGTCTACTTTTATATACGATCTAGGCCTAAAAGAGCTTAAAGACTTGTTTTGAAGTAACTGGGTGTAGCTCAATCGGGAGAGCGGAGGATTGTAGCTCCTTAGGTTTTTGGTTCGAGTCCAAACATCCAGATATTTTAATACCAAAGTGTATTAAAATTTTACCTTGAACTTTCCGTCTTCGATACGGTTGTTGATCTGATCCGCCTTACGAGAAATATCGATAAAGGACAGGCCTCCATTCTTCTGCACGAGACGAGAGTTATCCATACCATCATCACCATAGGCAAACTGTACGATCGAGTTCTTGTCATTGACCACCATGTTGAGGTAGTTACACTTGACGTCTTCTATGGTCTTGACGATACGGCGCTGTAGGTAACCGGTAGTGCTGGTAGATACCGCGGTAGACAGCAGACCCTCTCGGCCTCCCTGCTGGTGAGTAAAGAACTCGATTGGGGTAAGTCCCTTGATATAACTGTTTACAATAAATCCTCGACTCTCTAGAAATTTCTTTAGCTCGAGCAGCTTTCTCTCCTCCGAAGCATACGGGCTGATGACGTCTTGCTGCTCTCTCGGATCGGGAGAGTTATACAGCGCGTTCTTGAGAAAGTGAGGGTAGGTACGTCCTTTAAAGATACGCTGGATACGCTTACCTCCTACATTCTGCTGTCCTAGCAGACCGATGGTTTGAGCGATATTCATAAAGTTACCCTTTGATCCTGACTCGATCATCGCCTTCATAGCGTTATCTGGATTGAGGCTCTCCTTGGCGATACGAGCTCCGATATCACGCACATTGTTGAGGACAGTGTTGATCTTCATCTCTTTTAGGTCTGGGTGACGCTCTGTCATCATGATACCAAGAACATCGGTATAGGCCTTGGTCAGCTCACGATTCACCTGCTCGTCGACCTTATACGACTCCTGTTGCTTTCGGATGTACGTGTCGTGGTGGTCTAGTTTAGAGGATAGCATTACGGTCTGGCGTCCTGTGCTATCTACCGTCATAGGAGAGGTCTTGGTGTCAATCATTGGGCGATCGCCTCGTGCCATACAGTCTTCCATACCGATGCTGAATCCTCTGTGAAAGAACCAGTGATCGGTAATGTACTGAAAGTGGGAGACGAAAGTACAGGCCTGAGAGTTGGAGTAGTCTTTGGCAATGATGTGTACCAGAGTTCCAGACTTGTTACCAAGGGCTGTCTTGTCTAGGGTTCCTCGGATTAGGATTCCCTTCTTGATCACGACATCTTCCTTTGAGCCGTCCGCGTTGGTTCGGATACCGTTTTTGATGGTGACGGTGAGATCCATCGGGAGGATCATAGAGAAGAGACCGTATCCGCTAAAGAGACGGTCTTCGATCTTTTCGTCGAGGGTAACTCCTTTGCGTTCCTCTTCTTCTGAGACGGAGACTTCGCCTAGAAAGCGGAGAGCGTAGCGGATGTGATCCATCCGCTTTTCGATCTCTTCGAAAGAGTAGTCGAGTTTGACGAGAGCGTCATAGAAAATAAATTTTTCGATGCTAGGAGAGTCTCCAGGAAACTTTCCTTTTGTCATCAGGTGTCCAGAAGTGAGGTTGTCTTGACAGATGTTGACGATCGGTTTGGGAAACTGAGAGGTCGTGATGTTGGCTTCAGTGGCGACAATGTTGTGCGCCTCACTGATGGTTTCGGGCGACTGGGGTACAAAGATGTTCATCTCCATTCCCTATGCGCAACTCCGTGGAGATTTTACTCGGTAGGAGTGCTTCGGAACATAGGTAGCATCCTCACTTTCGCGAGGCTATTGGACTATATCTTAAGCTAGGGTGTTCTACCCTAGCCGACTTCCGTTTAGTCTCTGAACGTTACTTACCCGTTAGGGCTCGTCTTCGCTGCTGGTAACCGATTCCCCTTTCGGGAGATCCAATCCATTTTTACCGAGATACGCCATTACGCGCAGGTCCCCTCGAAAGGGTGGTAGGATGGGCTTTACGGTGTTCCAGAACAATTTGAAAGTCTTGCCGATAAACGACTAGCAGGTTATATCACTGGTATACGTTACACTGTTTTCCCATAGAAGAGAGTATACACCTCCTATGGCAGCCTACTGTTGGAGACAAGAAGACATATCTCCGTCAAAATCTGCGTTGTATGCGGAACAAATACTGATGGGCAGACGTAACGTTCTACCCTTGAGAATCTTGATTTTCGGACACAGCATACTACCCTTGTGGAGCGTAGGCTGGCGGTTTAGAATGACACGATCGCCATCTCGCAGCTGTCTCTCTACGATATCACCCAGCTGGAGGTCAAAGCTCGGAGGACAATCATCTTCCGTACCCTCTAGAACCTCGCCATCTGCCCTGACGATCTTGGTACCCTTCACCAACTTGAAGGGTTTCTTGTTCAGAGCCTCCCACCGCTCGATATAGATGTAGTAGCCATCTGGAGTATAAACCATATCACTGGGCACTTTCTCATACTTGTCCTTTTTCTGTAGCGTAGAAAGATTAAACTTTTTTTCCCCTCGGATGATACGATTCACTTTATTCTGCCGGATCAGTTCCATCAGATGATCATAGTTGATCCGGTTTACCACCTCTGGAATCGTCAGCTTCTCCGCAAACTCTTGAGGGAAGCCTACCTCGTTGAGCATCAGCGTCGGATCCGCTCCAATCACTGTACGCGCACAAAAGTCGTTACGCTTACCCATCAGATTATTGCGGATGCGCCCAGACTTGCCATTGATACGCTCTCTAATACCCTTTAGAGGTCTTCCATTTATCTGTCGCGCCTTACCTTTAGAGTTATCAAAGAGAGTCGACACGTGAAACTCGAGTATGTTGATGAACGCCTTACGCTTTGCCGGGTTTTCCTCCTTCTCAATCGCTTTATTACACTTTAGGATCTCGCTGTACTTGAGAGTGATATCATCCTCACACTTCTGATCATCAATGACGACGTTGGGTCTAGCACAAGGCGGACACACTGGTATCGCCTTTAGGATCATGTTGCACGGATGGATATCTTCCGTCACACCAAGTACCTTGAGATCTTTCTGTTTTAGACTACCAAAGATGTCATCGATCTCTCTAGTAGAGAGTTCGATCTTATCCGCCTTATCCTTGTAGAAGTAGTTTACCTTTCCGTCAATCAGGGTGTACGTAGGCTGGTTACACATACAGTTCGCGCAGAAGGGATGCTTCTTGGCAAGCTGAGAGATGATCTTGTAGTTACCCTTCTTTCTCGCAATACGCAACATTCTCAAGTGTTCCTGCTTAAAGATTGGTAGATGGCAGTGAAAGCAGATCACGCGCAGAAAGGTAACGATCTCATCTAGCAGCATAGGGTGTAGAATCGGAGCAGCGAGTTGGATATGACCAAAGTGACCCGGGCAAGTATCCTTTCTCTGGCGACAGGTTACACACTGCTCCACCTTGCTATCTTCAGTGAGACCCATACGCTCGTCGTAGAGACAACCAGGACCGTAGAAAGTCTTCGTCTCTCTGATCTCCGCTACAGAGTGCGAGATGATCTCTTCGGCGGACCAAACGTTAAACTTGAAGCTAGAGATTTCGGTAGTCATTGCGTTTTTTAACAACTGGTTAAAAAACAAAGATACAAAATCATTTTTAACGAGAAGTAGACTTCTTGCGGCAGTAGGCCTTGACTCTCTTACCGTCACGAGAAAAGCCCTTTACCAAAGACTTACCTTTTCCACACTTCTTCTTTGAGGAGGAACGCTTCTTTGAGGCAGAGCGCTTCTTTGAGGCAGAGCGCTTCTTTGAGGCAGAGCGCTTCTTTGAAGAAGAACTTTTCTTGGAACGGACTTTAGACAGGAGGGTGGTTAGCTCCTCATTACCATGACCAGGCTGTAGTGAGGCCTTAATGTGCTTAGCATCTAGGATTGCGACGCCATCTTTGATCTCTACAGAAGCTGTTTGCATTACGGCAATGATCAAGTTCTCTAGAATACAGGATAGACTAACTAGAGTATCATCTGGTACTTTGACGTCACCGGCGTATACTCTGACCATCTTCTTGACGGTTACTAGAGGGATGGTGTATGGAGCGGCACAGCGATCGACATAGATTCCTGCAGCAGTTACACGACGCTCTACTTCACGAGGATCAACAGAAGCGCCCTTAGGGAAGAGCTTGGCATGTAGTTTATCGACGAGGCGATTGATGGCATCAGCAGCAGAGTCGGTTAGACCATTGCTTAGAGCTCCGTTTGGTACTTTCTGAGCCATCTGCTTTAGTGCTTGTTTGGAGATTGGCATTTTATATATTAGTAAAGATTTTATTTTTTTCATTACTTCTTGCGGCAGTAACTCTTGATGGAACGTCCAGAGCGACGAAATCCTCTTATAGAAATCTTACCGCTAGAGCAACTCTTTCTCTTGCTAGACGAACGCTTCTTGCTCTTGCTGGACGAGCGCTTCTTACTCTTTCTCTTGCTAACTGAGCGCTTCTTTCCCTTTTCTAGTGGACCAATCGGGGATTTGTGTAGTTCTGAATTTTTACCTTCCTCTGTCTCGTACAAGTATGAGATAAGATGTCTCGCTTCGATCTTCTTTATAACGGAAGGATCGGAAGCAAACATTTCGTTTTCAATGACTAAGGACAATATATCATAGATAATATGTCCTATCATCTTGTGAACAAACACATTCGTTTCCATTGGTACATTTACATCTCCGGCATGAGAACGTATCATTCTCTTGATGGTTTCTTCCGAAATTGTTCTTGACTTCTCATCAAATTTCTCAGCGAGAATATCAGTAAGTCTTTCTACGGAATTCAACTTTTGTATCAACTCTCTGTATCTTTGGGCTACAGATTCTAGAGTAGTGTTAGAACCCTTTGGAAATAGAGCAGCTATATATCTATCGATGATACCGTTGAGAAAGTCAACCGCGTCAGAAGAAACATTTGCTATGAGAGGCGGTTTGAGTTCCAAGATAGACTGTTTTGAGATTGGCATTTTATATGTTAGTAAAGATTTTATTTTATTCAAGATTCATCTGAATCGTGAATCACGCTCGATGCAGGACTCGAACCTGCGACCCTTTCCTTAGAAGGGAAATGCGCTATCCATCTGCGCCAATCGAGCTACGGAGAACACGTTCTGGCTTCATGGTTTATGAAACAAGGACGTGTTCTGATTAGTAGTACAGCGTTTAAACCTATTTTTTATTCCATCTTACAACACTACTTTCTTTTCGTGTCCGACTCGAAGAGTGGTATGTAGCATCACATCGTATCCGGCCTCCTGGATATTCTTACAGAATGCTACATCCTCGCTACACATATCTACGATCTCTATGCCGTCTTGAGAACGCATCTTTTGTAGTTCTCGGAAAAAGTACGGATACTGCAGGGCATCTAGCACCTCCTTTCGACAGGCAAAGAATCCCATACCAGCGTATGACACATTCAGGAACTCTGGTTCTCGGGCGGGTGGCACCTCTTTCTTCTCCTCTTCCGCCTTCTTGCGATCTTGAGCATAGTCGATTGCTCGTTTGACATAGGGTTCAAGATCAGCTGGTTCCAGAAACTTGAAGGAACCATTCTTTAGAAAGTAAGCCTTATCCCAGTCTTTGACTACAGCAAACTGCTTGTTACTAGCCATCATGTAGTAGCCGCTGACTACGGGGTGGAGGCGTGTACACTCGATGAGCTCGATAAGCTGGACTGGAGAGAAGACGACGTCAGAGTCTATCGACACATAAACGTCGTAGTCTTCTCCGTTAAAGGGTTTCTGCTTCTTACCGCGTAGAACGTCTAGGCCTAGAGTTTGCATACGGGCAAAGGAGACGAAGGAGCTCTTACCGGGAGCGACCATAATCTCGTAGCGACCGGTGCCCCATAGTGTATTGAGGGCGGAGGTCCAACTGAGCATAAAGGCCTGTGAAAAGTTGTCGCCTGGTAGACCGATGATAACACGGGTCTTCTTCTGTTGTTTCTCGTCAGACATTTTCATAGTAGAGGATTGTTTAATATGATTTTGTTAAAAAGTATTAAAACTTTATATTGGATAAACATAATAATGGTGACGACCACTACTCTATTGTGTAGTAAATTCTCTGCCCAGTGTGTAAAAGTCATAGATACTCTTAAGAAGCTGAATATTTCTCTAGAGCCCCAGATTAAACTGGTCTGGATTGACCACCCTAATATCCGTAACTACCTAAAAGGTTCACAGGTCAAGTCAGTGCCATCTATCGTAGTTTATGATGACGACAGAGACATCAGCATCGTCTATGAAAAGGAAAGATTTACTGACTACTTAAATAACTTTATACAACAACGGCAGCAAGCCTCCCAGCCTAAAATGGGCGCTCCTCATGTTCTATCCGGTAATCCAGCTTTTATGTCTCAGCACCAGCAATTTATGTCTCAGCACCAGCGCACTCTAAACACTCTACAGCAATCACAGGCAGATCTAGCCTCTCACCAGGTACAGACTCTAGGAAGTGTTCCATCTGCTAGCGCGATCAAGACTAGTATTAGTCGCCAGATGTTTGGCTCTGATACACCACCTCCACCTCCCTCCTCTAGCGGTATGAAGGCTATGGGCCAGAAGATGGTAGATGATCTCAAACAGAACTATGCCGTACAGAAGGAGGCTCAGCTACAGAGTATGGCTGTACAGAAGGAGGCTGCGATGAGAAATACGGCGACACAGAATCAGTTCCTCCAGCAGCAGGTACAACAGAATCGTCAACAGCAGGAAGAAGAGTATAATAGAAAGAGACAAGAATCAGATAAGTTGAGTATGATGGGACTGATGGCAGAGCTCAAGAAAATGCCACAGTATAACTCTCTTTCTGACTCTGAACTTCTTACTGTGACAAAGGAGAAGGTACTAACCCATGAGATTAGCAAGATCGAGCAGGCGCATCAGAGACTCTCTGATATGAAACAGATACACGCCTCTTCTCCGGAGAAGGTGGCGGAGCTCGAAAAGGAGTTGGCACAACTGACACAGGCCAAGTTTGTACTCGCCCAACAGAGACTACAGTTACCTCAGATCAATCTACCGAATCAGCTTCCTATGATTCCGAATCAGGATAAGCCACAGATGGAGAGAGATATTGAGTTGTTACAGAATCAGCTGAAACAGGATCCCAGCAATGAGTCGGTCAAGTCTGCGCTATCGGCGTTGTTGGCGAAGCAAAGGGGAGTGGAAAATTTTATTAATCTCCAACAGGAAAAGATAGAATCAGATCTGAATATGGTAAAGAAATCACAGCAAAAGAATGGGGTGACGAGTATTGACTCTCTCCTGGGAGGAGAAGATTCTCTCTACGATCACCACGTCAAGCGCAAGGGGACGGACTTTCACCAGTCCGAGGCGCAGGTAAATACTGCTCTATCCTCTACCAAGCGTAATAGCATAAATCAGCGAGTGAGAGAGATGTCTCAGACTCGTCCGATACATCTAGATAGAGGCGCTGGCCACGACCAGATGGCCAAATCTTCAATGACTGTACTCCCCGAGAAGAAACAGGAGTTTACACCGATCGACGACGTCGTAGAGGACGTAGCCGAAGATCCCTTTGGAAACGATATGATTGATTCCTCTGAACAAGACGAAGAACCTATAGTTTCTAGCGCCCTAAAGAAGAAAAAGAGTAGCGCCTTGGATATGGCGCGAGAGATGGAAAAAAGTAGAGGAATGTTGGATAAGGAGTACGAGAGATACTAAGTCTTCTTTTTGTAGAAAGAGAAGACGATTAACCAGAGATACTTAGCTTGCCGTATAGATTGGCAACGACTACCTGTGAGTTTCCGCTAGTAGCAAGGTTGGCAGACAGGTAATCTCCCGCGTTAGTGATTACAGCGGTAGCGACATATACCTTTACCGAAGTGGAAGGGACCGTGCCGCTTACAGCACTTCCAGTAAGAATATTGGTAAAGGCCAAGTTTCCGTTGGATACGGTAGGAAAGAGTAGCTTGTCTCTATAGTTTCCGTCATCCACATAGAGGTAGCATTTGTTGCTCGCGACGTAGTTGGTTAGAGCAGTGGCATCTGTACCTGATACGGTAACTACGGTACCAGACTGTGATACGGTAACAGAGTAGATACCAGAAATCGTCAGGATACCGACAGGGGTGATGGCAGTATGCTTGGCTCCAGTCAGAGTAGCAGCGGTAGGATCTCCGATTATAGAGATCGTGTTGGAGTCAAAGCTCATCTTTGGGTTGGTAGAAGAGGAAGAGTACATCTTTACTTTACCGTCAGTGTCATAAATCATACTGGAGAGTACGCTAGATCCGGAAGAGTTCCACTCAATACCAGCTCCTGTACCTCTCATACGGATACGAGAGTTATTGTTATAGATATCTACCACCGCACCAGAAGGAGTACTACCAAAGCCGACATTACCATTAGAGTCGATAACAAACTTTCCAGACTGCACATTGACGGTGCTGGCCATCGTGGTAGATCCAGTGAACGCAGCCGTTCCATTTACAGACAGGTTACCCGTTAGACTCGCGTTACCATTAGAGTCGATAGAGAACTTTCCGCTATTAGAGGTAATGCTATCGAGGTAGACATTCGTAGAGTAGAGCGAGGCCACGGTAGAAATACCTGTAATCGATAGATTGCCTACAGCAGAAATATTTCCCTGTGAAGAGAGATTACCTCCTACCGACGCGTTACCCGAAGTACTGAGACTAGAAAACGATGAAGCGCCGCTCACTCCAAGAGTACCCGCGATTGTAGTGTTACTACCAAAAGTAGCTGATCCAGTCACCGCTAGACTGCTTACCGTAGAGATACCTCCAACAGAAACGTTACCGATCGACGCGACATTACCATTAGAGTCTACAGTAAGTTTACCGCTATTAATATTAGCGCTAGTCATATTGACGCCCGATAGAGTTGATGTTCCAGCGACACTAAGACTACCTCCTACTGACGTGTTACCCGAAGTACTGAGACTAGAAAGAGTAGAAGCTCCCGTTACTCCAAGAGTTCCTCCTACTGACGTGTTACCCGAAGTACTGAGACTAGAAAGAGTAGAAGCACCAGTCACACCAAGAGTTCCTCCTACCGAAGTGTTACCTGCGTAGAGACCAGCTAGAGTAGAATCACCAGTTACTCCTAAAGTGCCTCCAATCGAGGTGTTACCAGCAGAGAGACCGGCTAGAGTAGAAGCACCAGTTACTCCGAAAGTACCACCGATCGAGGTATTACCAGCAGAGAGGCTGGCTAGAGTAGAAGCGCCAGTTACCCCAAAAGTACCACCGACTGAAGTATTACCGCTAAGAGTCGAAGCACCGGTCACGCCGAGAGTACCGCCGATCGAGGTGTTACCTGCAGAAAGTCCAGCTAGAGTAGAAGCACCAGTTACTCCGAGAGTACCGCCGATTGAAGTGTTACCGGCAGAGAGACCGGATAGAGTCGAAGCGCCAGTCACACCGAGAGTACCACCGACTGAAGTGTTACCGCTAAGAGTCGAAGCACCAGTCACACCGAGAGTACCACCGATCGAAGTATTACCAGCAGAGAGACCAGCTAGAGTAGAAGCACCGGTTACGCCGAGGGTACCGCCGATCGAAGTGTTGCCGGCAGAGAGACCTGATAGAGTAGAAGCACCAGTTACTCCGAAAGTACCACCGATCGAAGTGTTACCAGCAGAGAGGCCAGCTAGAGTAGAAGCGCCGGTTACGCCGAGGGTACCCCCGATCGAAGTGTTGCCGGCAGAGAGACCTGATAGAGTAGAAAACCCAGTTACGCCTAGAGTGCCGCCTATCGAAGTGTTACTAGCAGAGAGTCCAGCTAGAGTAGAAGCACCGGTTACCCCGAGAGTTCCACCGATCGAAGTGTTACCTGAAGTGCTAAGACTGGAAAGAGTAGAAGCGCCGGTAACACCGAGAGTTCCACCGATAGAGGTGTTACCAGCGGAGAGACCAGCTAGAGAAGAGGTGCCGGTGACACCGAGGGTACCACCGATTGAAGTGTTACCAGCGGAGAGACCAGCTAGAGAAGAGGTGCCAGTGACACCAAGGGTACCACCGATCGAGGTGTTACCAGCGGAGAGACCGGCTAGAGCAGAGGAACCGGTGACATTTAGACTACTTAGAGTAGAAGCTCCCGCGGCATAAAAATTACCTAGAGAAGATATGTTACCGAGAGAGTCTACTACAAATTTACCACTATTGATGTTCATGTTTGTCATATTGACTCCTGCGAGGTTTGATGTTCCGCTTACGCCAAGATTACCGCTTAGTGAGGAGTTACCGGTAACTCCAAGGGAGGCGAGAGAAGTGGTTCCGGCGGTTAGTCCGTTCATACTTACTGGTCCGTTAAAGGTTGAATCTCCTGAGGTGTAGAGTGTATTAATAGTAGTATGTCCTAGCGCAGAGATATCAGTGTCTACGGCGAGACTTCCTCCTACGTTTACGTTTCCTGCAAGTGCTGATGTTCCGGAGACACTGATGTCATTAGCAAAAGAGCTTGGTCCGTTTGCGCTTATTCCTCCATATGTTCCTATTCCGTAGCTAGAGTATACGGCTCCATTCTGACCTACAGTAAAGGATCCGTTGTTGACGTTAATACCATTAGTAGAGTTGATTTGGCCAAGGTTTGACGCGCCGGTGACGCCGAGAGTGCCTCCTACTGTGGTGTTTCCTCCAAGAGTAGAGATACCGCTGACGTTGAGGCTACTGAGGGTGGAGATACCGCTGACGCCGAGGTTTCCTATAGAATAGATACCATTCACGGTAGCGATACCGGAGAGGGAGAGGCTGCCGAGGGAGACGATGTTTCCGTTGCTGTCAATCATAGTTTTTCCGTTGTTTACGTTAAGGGTTGACATAGAAGTGTTACCGAGTGAGGCTGTGCCAGACACATTGAGGTTACCGCTTCCGGTAATGTTACTACTGGATAACGATCCTAATACCTGTACATTTTCGTTGATTGTGGTGTAGGTAGAACCAGCAGTAGCTCGGCCGGTAGAAAAACGATTACCGAAAGTCGCCAAGTCTTTTTGACTCATTGTTATTTACTATATTCATAGGAATTTATTTTTTCAATTTAGATTGTTAAATGAACGCCGTAGCATTTCTACTTTGGTTTGTTCTGGTTTTAGAATACGTGATCCTTGCACAAGAGTATACACCTTTCAGTACTACTAGTCTGCTTTTGCTGAGTAACATTGTTATGTTTTGGTTATGCCAGCAGAGTCGTCTGCGTCACGCCTGTACTTTGTCGGCTATCATTTCATTGCTTACTCTGTCGGCTATACTAATGTATTTGTCGGAGGGGAGGGAGAGACGACTAAAGTTATTGATGAAAATTGTTATCGTTTTTATCTTGATTAGTATTAACTATGTTTGAAGACGAGTCGGTTCTAGAGAGTGGTTATGCTGATAACGCTAGAGTTGGTATTGTAGTTGGAGCGGTTGGTAGTAGAGTGGGAGGAAAGTACAGCAAGATCGAGCAGATCTTGCGTGCTCAAGTTCTGACGCCTCAAGAGAAGTTTATGGAAGCGGTACAGCTGGTTTGTTATACCGATGAAGTCGCGTTTGATCAGATTACCTTTGATAAAATTGCGCATAAGCATCCCTATCCGCAATACTTGAATCCTCGAGCGTGTGTCTTTGCTGTGAATAACCTTTTGACGCGACAAAATAAGGTAAAGTCGATAGAAGATATAAAAGAAATAAAACAAGATGAATCGATTAATATACTAGACGCCTACCGTTACGCTGTCTTAATCAGCTCTCTTCTCGCTTAGAAACTTATAGTAAAAGATGGAGAGGGTGACGGCGAGCAGTAGCCACACTGCTGTGAATCTCTCTGTTCGTAAGTGGTACTGGCGTTGTCTCTTTATTCTTAAGGAGTCTGGGCAGAAGGAGTACAGGGAGATTAGAGTCACCACAAAGATAAGAACGTAGGGGAGGAAGTAGGTGTAATTTGTTTTAACAGAGGGGGATGAAGTGTTAAAAACTTCTGATTCTAGTCGATCCAATCTCGGCTGGTAACTCATTTGTCATTTGTGGTGATAAAAGTTTTTAACCTCTATATTTTTTCTCGTGTAATCATTAAAGAATGAGTACACCGATTGAAGTGTTATTTCATCATGGAGCGAACTGTTCTTGCGAGCAGTGTCAGAAGACCGTAAAGCCTTTCCGTAACGGCAAGTTTTTTTCGAGAGAAGAGATTGAGCAGATCAACGACGACCTCCAATCCCTGGTCAAGGAAAACTCTAAGCTACAGGCCATGCTAGAAAAGCTTACGGAAGAGAAGGTCGAGACGAAAAAGCTTCTAGAGTCTCTACAGCAGCGTGAAGTAAAGGAAGAGGAGGAGACACAAGAGGTAGAGGCGGTGTCTAAGCCGTCCCGTAACCTCACCATCACGATCGATACTTCAAATTTATTTTATATTGCTGTTATCGCTATACTCTTGATAATGGTTCTAAAGAAATAAGTCGTGACAACAGACATGGACTCAGACGTCTCCCTCGACGCCTGGGATATTGACTTTGACTATACCTCCACAAAGACCTCCTTAGTAGACTTTAGACTAGCTGATTCTCTTGTCCTTAGCGGAGGAGGAGTAAAGGGCGTGTACCTTCTCGGAGCCCTAGAGTATCTTAACAACGAGGTAGGATTTGGTCACATAAAGGCCTACTACGGCGTTAGTATTGGTGCTGTGATTTGCGCCCTGATTCTTTCTGGATACACGCCTATTGAAGTGATGGCTCAGATCTGTGTACAAAAGATTCAGCAGAAAGTTTCCGTCATCGATAAGAATATCGTGGAGAGAAAGTCTCTTTTTAATCCTAAACACTTTATCGAAATTTTAGAAAAGATGATTACTGAAAAACTTTCTACCGTTCCTACTCTGAAAGAGTTTTACGAAATCACAGGCAAGGATTTATATATCACAACGATCTGTCTCTCAACTCCATACACTCCCTTGTACCTCCATCATTCTACCCATCCGGATATACCTCTCTCCACTGCTGTGCATATGTCGATGAGTATTCCTTTTGCTTTTGGTTACGTAGAGTATGAGAGTAAGAGGTATATGGACGGCGGGATCCTCGATAACTTTCCGATTATCTACGCCTCCGATACCTCAAAGCGACCCTTTGGAATCTGCTTTAAAAACGAAAAGCCTCTGGAAGACGACAGCTCCTTTCTGAACGAAGTCCTCTTTGTCATCACCTTGCCTGTAGGATACCTCACCGAGCTAGCGAAAAAGAACTGCCCAAAGAACGTAGTCTACGTAGAGATCGATACCGAGGAGGGGGCGGCGGGTTTCATCTCCTTCTCTCGTCAAAATAGCGCGATCTACGAGATGTTCGCCAAGGGATACCACGAGTGTAGAAAAACCCTATCTATGAAGGAGAAGAAGGACTAATATTTATTCTCTGTAGAGTAAATATAATTACCTTAGTTGAAGCAACACCACTTCTTTGCCAAGTTGATCTGAGTAAGACCCTTTGTGGCGGCGATGATCACCTCGATGGCGGGAGGGGCGACCAGGTCCACAAACTCGATCATAAAGAGGCGATCAGAGTCCTTCATGTTCTGTTGGTTGACTAGCCAGTGGAGACAGTCGAGAGCGAGGATCTTCTTGTCAACGCGATCCACTAGGATGATGGTGTCGATCGCCTCCATAACCGTGCGTAGGACGATGATGACGTTGTCCTTGGTAAGGGCCTGACCGTCGAGGAGAGCCATCGCCTTACCACAGACGGTGAGCATACTGGCGGTGGGAGACTTGTAGACATCTAGCGTGTTGGAACGAACGAGTTCAGCAGACATTGTTTTTATTACTAAGTTATGATTTTAATAAATATATTTTGCGTATTATAAAATGGCAGGAGAAGTAGACTTCATTCAAGTCGCCAAAACGGTTTTTCCTGATGATAGAGAGGCCTACTACCTCGGTCTCAATATTCTTTGTATCTCTGTGCCCATCATTGTATCCATGTACTATGTTATCGACGAAGTTTACACCATCATCAAAGATAAACCAGCATACGACGTCGGAAACTTTAGGACCTTCGTCCGCAACGCCTACTACATCATTACCGCTGCTCTGATTTTTAACCTGGTCAATCTTCTATATACCCTACGCAAAGGACCCGAGAAAGGAGACGCCAAGAACATGGGATTCTGGTTTACCATGTCAATGCTATTTCTCTTTGCCGCACTCGGAGCCCGTCTCTCGATCCTGATCTCCATCATCTACATAACCCTTAGCAACAACATCATTAACATCAGACCTTCTGAGTTTGTGTATATTCAGAAGAAGGTGACCTATCTGACCACAGCCAGCGTCATCACCTTCCTCCTCTCCCTCTTTGCGTTTATCATGATAAATACTCCACAGCTGATCGATATCGGCCTAGAACTAGCGAATAAAGGAGAACTAGCCGCCAAGGAAATTTAAAAATTAAATACAATGTCGATCGCGGTAGCCATCGTGCGAGTAATGATCGACACAAAGATATTCACTATGTAACCCAATATCGTAACCACGAGGTCTGCTGGAGCATACCCCTTTATAAATAAGAGAATTAACAAGGTAAATAGCACCACCATTTTTCCCGTTCTATTCAACGGTAAAAAGAAGAGAAAGATATCCGAAAACGTGGAAAACACATAGAGGATATAGTAGAAAAGCATCACGATTACGTTCTTAAAGAGAAACGTAGCCGCCGTCTTTAGTGCCTCAAAGGTATACTTGAATGCCGTGAGCATCGCGTCAAAGGCGACGTACAGGATGTCTAGCACAGGCTGTAAGATTGTCATGATCTGCGATCGAGTAGGGATGATACTCTTGATTCCATCAATAATGATTCCGTTCACAAAGTCGTCTATCACATACTGCTTGAATCCTTGCTGAAGACTTCCTATAAACTCCTTGATCTGGATCCAGATCGGACTGCTTTCTCCTCCAAACAAAAAGTTATAGATAAACTGAATTGCCGTAACGACCATACTCGCGATAAACTGAAAGATTGACTTGATCGCGTTCCACACCGGAGTGAGGAAGCTCTGTACCGAGTACTTGATCAGGTTACTCAGCTCTCCCACACCCGCTGAGATACCCTGTTGTAAGAGACGGAAGGGGTTGTACTTTTTCATCGGCTTGACGATCACGTTTACCGGACCCTGCTCGGTACAGGCGCACTTACTAAAATCCGTGACTCTCGAGTCGCTACACGAATAACCTCCTGTGTTTTGCGACGTTTGTCCGTCATCACAACCATAGGGAGAGTTACTCGAGTCGTACTTTGACGCGCAAAAGTCCTTACAAGTCTTTGTCACGATAAACGAAGAGGTACAGCCACAGCTAGGACTGAAGAGCGACTTACTATAGTACTCTACCAAGAATCTCTGCTCTGCTATAAAGTAAAAGTTTGTAGAATTCTTTTCGTAACCAAAGATTCTCGTCTGATAGCCAGAGTCTTCCGGCTGACCGTAGATCTGCTCGCTTGGTGTCATACTCACTAATGGAACCATCGCGTTACCTTTCTGATCATAGACGTAGTTCTTTCCAGACTTGCTATAGTAGATCAGCCCATAGCCATCGGTCGGCTGAATGGCGTATCCACTCTCCGATGGAGTCTTGTAGGTGATCACGTCATCGGTAATCGTGTAGGGAAGCATCGCTCTCTGTGACGGATCAATCACGTAACCCCTCTTTCGTAAGACTACATAGTACTGGGTCTGCTCCGTCACCGCAAAGGTGCGGTAGTAGTTACCCTTTCGATATCCGATATCGTCTTTTGTGTAGCCGTTAGACTCTGGAGTTCCGGTGATAAAGTCCATGTTACTGAGATCTAGACCAAACATCTTTCCCTTACTGCGGTCATAGGTGTAGGGCTTGCCGTTGCTATTGACGTAGTAGAATAGCGTACCAAGCGTTCGAGAGGTAAAGCCAGACTGCTCTGGAGTAAGAGCCACAGCCACATTGTTGACAAACTGCGTAGGGAGCTCCACGACGTCACTGGGGTTGTAGGCGTATCCGGTTTGAATATACTTGATGGCGATCTGGTTACTCTTGTCATCAGTGTAAGGGATAGCAAAAGAGTAGGCAGAGCTAGAACCGACTAGCTGTTCGGCAGATACTGCTGTGAGAGAAGTGAGGTTGACGCGGTATAGCTTTGGGTTGAGATAGATGTAGGGCTTGTCATTGATGTAGTAGACGGTAAGACCGGTGTCGGTCGTGATGCTCTGTATACCGAGGTTTTCGGGAGAGTCGGATAGCAGATACTCTAGATTACAGCTAGTCTTGTCATCGGTCAGAACGTTGACGAAATACTCCCACGCCTTGATCGGACCGGGGATTGACAAATCTTTTTCTGTAGTGTAGTATCTTCCCGTAGAAATATTTTTATAGCCGCCGTTCTGTACTTTGGCGTATTTACTCTTATCCGGATCGTAGATTGTAATCATACCGCCCTCGTCCACCGTGTAGTTTCTCTTCCCTCCAGACGTGGTATAAGACTGTTCGTTGACGGTGATGTTTACCTTGTACAGACATGGCGCGTAGTAGACCATCGGTTGGCCGCGGTAGAGGTAGTAAGTCAGTCCCTCTGGCGTGGTGAGTTTAGGGATGGAACTTTGCTCTGGTGTACCGTAGAGAGGGAACTGTCGATCGCAGTTAGGGCTGGCGATATCATTGGTGTCGATCGACGACTTGCCTGAGCTATAGCAAATATCAGAACAGCTTGACGTTCCGATGTAGCGGTTATCTACCGAGTTAGAGGAAGAGAAGAGGCAGGTAGAAGTATTGAACTGATCGTAGATATGACTTCCTGGAGTATTGGCATAAGTCTTTGTCGGTTTACCGTCTTCGTCAACCTCCAGGGGATAGGCGTTGGCGATATTTGCGCAGACATCTCCCTGTGGGCCTGGAGCGGATCTCGTTCCCGCCCAGAAGAGATCCGAGGGTTCGTCGATACGCACGGTAGAGAGAGTGCTGGTCGTCTCTACCTGCCAACCCGTAATCGTCTGATTAGTAGAGGTAGCAAAGTCTGGAATAGGGAGAGAGATATCAGATACCGTTCCGATCTGGGGTATACCGAGAAAAGAGGAAAGAGATCCAGCCGGGATCTGATTCGGTCCTAGAGGATCGACTAGACGACCCGAGAGAGTAGACATAGTAGAGGGAGTTGGATTTCCTAGAAAGGAGAAGGGTTTGAAGGAAGGGATATCGATTGTGGTGACTCCAATATCGATGGGAGGGATCCAACCGGTGAGATCAAAGTCACTCACTGCGTTTACCGCGGAAATGACACCTCTCTGCACGGTATCGACGACTCCTATCAATGGGTTCACCACAGCGCCGATGACAGAGTCGTAGGCAATATTGATAAATCCAATCAGTGTGTTGATACCGCTTCGTACTGGAGTACCTAGGTCAAAGGTGACTGCGCTATTAAGACCGCCTACTACCTTGTTGATGACGTTATCAATCATAAAGTTTATCGCTCCCTCAAGACCACCGCTGATGGTATTGACCGTGGTGTAGGTACCGCTTACGGCCATCTTTCCAAACTCTAGGATGTTATCAGCGATAAAGCTAAGCACGTCGGTGACGCCTCCTAGGGCGTAGTTGGCGCCGTAGATGATACCGTGCTTTAGCTGATTGAGAATATACTGTATACCTTCTACAAAGAGCACGAGTCCGTATGGGACTTGATCAAATCCGTCTACGAGAAAGCCGTACGTGTACTCATAGATAGTGCCTCCCACTCCCTTTACGGTAGAGACGACGCTATTAAAGACGGAGAGTGCTGTATTTTTAAATTCAATCACGTTGAGGATAAGAGACTTTACTGGGTTGATGATATAGTTTGTCACACCAGAGATAAGTGGTATGATTACATTATCTTTGAAGGCTTCGTAACCAGCCTTTGGGTATCCTATGATATAGTCTCTAACAATGATACCGAACTGTGTTTTAATATACCCGTAGAGGGAGATCGTTTGATCGATCAGAGACTGACCAAAGCTCTTTATGCTTAGCCAGACGTTGGTGAGAGTCTGTAGCCACTCCCTTGGGAGAGTGACAAGACCGCTAGACTGAATGATACTAGTGAGTTCAGCGAGGTCAACCTTTAGACCAAAGATTTCTCCCTGCTCGATTGAACAGGTCGGCGTTCCTATACCTGTACCGGCGACACAGCGATACCACAGACCGACGAGAGGGTCACAGCCGTTGCAAATCACAGGGATTTTAATGATAAAGACAAAGTAGAAGAACGCTAACGAGAAGAAAAGCAGAATGATACCGTTCTTGATGTTAGTCGTAGAAGAGCTAGGCATATCTTACAGATAAAGATAGAAAAAATTAAAACAGTAAACATTCGATTCTTGAGTGTTTACTTCCACTTTTTAGAAAGATCTAGATTCGGCGGGACATCCGTATAGAGTCTCAGCGCTTCCTCTAGCGAGTAGATCTTCTTCTGAGTTCCCGCCTCCTGATTGATACGCTCGTTCACAGCGTTATGAAACTGCACAGACCACTGGAAAAGATGAAAGTTGCTTCCTAGGTAGTCATCGATCGAGTTCTCAGTAAAGTACTGCCAGGCGTGAGTCTTGCAGCTAGGACACGGTAGCAAGAGTCCGATACAGGTGATAAAGGCCTTGGCGTATTTTTGTAGCTCTACCGGAACGCCTTGCTGTGTTACGGGAACCCGGATCAGAGTGAGGTGCATCATACGCCAGTGATATGGCCCCCACACGTCCTTGGTTAGCTTTTTATGAGTGTAGTAGTCATTGAGGAACTCTAGAGTAGGAGCCTGTATTCTTACGGCCTTACAGTACTCTTCTCGGAGGAGAAAAGTCCAGTAGAATAACCGCTCGTTGGACATGGCGTACTCGGTGTACGGCTTAGTCTCTAGAAAGGTGTTTACTACGTCTTGTACGAGCGTGCAGGAGATGAGATTGTTGATTGCGGTAACGACACAGAGAAAGGCTCCCTTCTCCTTGATAGCATTCATCGTCGTCACTCGGGCGACAGAGTGTAAATAGTGCCATACGTCTTCTGTCCAACAGTCGCACATCGTCTTATGTGTCAAGTAAGATATTTTTTAAAATTGAATTTGAGATTTTAATCTAAGACTAATTCAAAATGTTCCGTTTCTCTGAACAAGATAAGAGAGAGTTGGCTCGTACTCAAGTCGGTTCAGAACTCGAGTTACGCTTCTCTGATTTAGAGACAAAATCCGGTAATGAACGTTTATCAGACTTTACTCTAGTAAACTACAACAAGGTATTAGACTTTCTCTGGAGAAAGAAGGAATCTCACGAGGTACAGAAATATACTAACTATATCTATAACGATATCGGCTCGTCAATCCGCTTAACCGAGGATCAAAGCGGATTGAAAGCGATCAGAAAGACAAAAATAAATCGCGTCTTTAGGGATGAACTCAGTATTTTCGCCTTTCGCTTAGGAGAGGCGCTCGAGACACGGTATTCTGAACCAATAGAGAAGAGTAGAAGACCGAATACTGTCCGAGCCATTGAGCGTCACCGAATCAAAGTATCAGATATCCTCTTTGAAGTATCAAAAGTTGATACCTATCCTAGCGATCAAGCTCCTTATGTCAGCTATGAAGTAGAGGTGGAGTTACCCCAAGAAAATATCGTAGAGTACGCCGAAAAGGCCATGAGCATCCTCTCTAAAGCTTTTCTTGAGGGTTATGCTGTCCCTAGAGGAAGTGAGTTCGTCTCCCTGGAAAGATTAAAGCAGGATCTCATAGAAATCGATAAGATCTCTGGTACAGCGAGTAAGCGCTATGAAAACGACTATAGTCTCGGTTTCGAAGTGAATCCCGTAAACCTAAAGAGAGACGAGTTAGCAACCGGTCTCGTCAGCTATTGTCTTACTAACAAACTAGACGGAGAAAGACGTATCCTAGTAAACAACGGTACTGGCTACCTCATCGTTCTTAACGCTAGAGGATATACGAAGAATAGACCCGCCTCTGTTCTTTATATACCTCTACAGGAAGATCTACCTAAATTCATTCTCGATACAGAGTACTACCAAGGAAAGTTTCACGTCTTTGACGTTGCCAGCTATGGAGATACCCTAAATATTAGGACAGATTTGTCTCATCAGAAGCGTATGGATAAAGTAAAGGGACTGGAAAAGTACAATATTGTAGTAAAGAAGTTCTACTATTCCGACCTAAATACCAACATCCTCTCTTTCTTTAGAGAAAATCAGGCCGAGAAGTGGTTTCATCATTCTGATGGTCTTATCTTTACCCAAAAGTCAGCTCCCTATCTCAATACGAAGCACTACAAGTACAAGTTTCCCTCAAAGATGTCGATCGACTTTAAACTCTATGGAAACCAAGACCAGTACGAGATGTACGTATCACGCCGAAAAGAAATCACTCCGTTCAAGTACGCGGGATTGCCCTCTACGTTAATCTCTGTGGTAAACTACAACGAAAAGATTGTAGAGTGTGTTCTATGCGAAGGAAGGTGGGTCGTCTTGAGAGAGAGACTCGACAAGACCTTCCCGAACTCGGTAGGGACTGCTGAGGATGTCGCAAAAGATATCCTAAATCCAATCTACCTTAGAGAATTGATCTCGCTCAGTACTCAAGAAGTGGAAGATTATTTGAGTAAGATCCAGAGTCTAGAAAAATACTTTGTAGCCGAAAAGCTGGCGGAAGAGGGACGTCTTATCAGTCAGGCCTATGACAGAAGCTTGAATAACGAACTAGCGTCCTTCTTCAACCTTTCGGAAAACGAGAGATATAAGAAGGATCTGGATAGACTGATAAGAAGATATATCACCGAAAAACGCATAGACTCTTTCATCGTACAAACTATCGCTGGTCTTAGTACCTATGTTTATTACGGAAACAAGGTCGAGTTCGAGATACTTTCTAAGCTCATTCTTCCAACTGTGGGCGTCAGTAGCTTTATGGACTCTAGATCAGAACTAGAATATTCGCTAGAAAGAGATAATAGTATAATACATGTATCTATCAACTCTGGTCTAGCAGAAGTAAAACTAGACCTAGACAAGGATATCAAAGAAGGGCTATTTGGCGATAACGGAAAGATTACGCGTAAAGGAAGAGAATATGAAATGAATTACTTCTCCATCACAAGGGGTGACGACAAGATTAGTGAGTATAGTTCCCTAATGCCTTGGCATAAACCTGATGTCACTACTGCCCTGAAATATTGGTTCCCTAATGGAGTAAAGAAAATAGCAGACATGACCTCTCACGTTGGAATGGACGACCTACACTTTCTAGAAGTCTTTCCTAACAGTACAGTAGACGCTTACGAAATCTCTCCTAACGCTCACAGGGCCCTAGTTAAGAACACAATAGGTAAGGCGATACGACCGATTTACGGAGACTCCTGTTACCTCGCCTATACTTCGTGGCTGAAAGATCAATACGACTTAGTCTTTATCGACGCGCCTTGGGGAGGAAAAGATTATTGGAAAAAGGAGAGTGTAGATCTATACTTACAGGCGGAGACAGACGAGAAGAAGTTAGAGGTCAGAAACGTGGTTAACGTAGCTAAGTACCTGTTGAGTCGGCAGATTACGGGAGTGGTGATCCTCAAGGTTCCTAAAAACTTTAATACTGATCTACTTGAGAATAACTTTATCCACGAGACCAGGATGATTACAGATGGCACAAAGGACTCCTACAAAATGATTCTCTTGAAGCCAAAGGTTGGGCCAGTTCTTAATGCGGGTAGACTTCTCGTTTGGTCTACTCCCTATACCGACTCGTATGAAAGAATCTTTGACGGAGGACAGGAACATGTCGTGGTCCGATGCGTGAAAGATTCTCTAAAAGATTCTGTACTCAAAACTCTTATGGAATGGATCTACTCGAGCACTGGTTCCGCTCCTAGATTTCTATTAGATGAACCTGCTCTAATAGAAACAGCGAGACGTAAGAAATATAATCTTCTGGGAATCGTTGACAATGGTGGTATCAAGTATAACCACTTTAGTAAAAACCCGGTTCCTCCTATGGGCCAACCTGCTCAGCCCGCTCAGAAACCTGTGATTCCCCCCGTTCAGCCTGCTCAGAGACCTGTGATTCCTCCCGCTCAACCCGCTCAGAGACCTATGATTCCTCCCGCCCAACCCGCTCAGAGACCTATGATTCAGCCTGTTCAAAAGGAGGAGAGAAAGTCTGAAGAAACGAATAGCCTATTCTATATGAGAAAGTATCACAACATAGAAAAGAGAACTCTTATTAGCCTCTATTGTAAGAACCGTTCTATTTTGGATCTAGGAGCTGGAAAGGGTGGAGATCTATCAAAATACGCTTCTGCTAATATCAATAGACTCATCCTCGTAGAACCAGACGAAACTAAAATCACAGATAAAGACGATGGTCTATACGAACGTCTTTCTAAAACAAATCTAAAAGACGGAACGCCTCTCGGTAGTCTTACGAAAATAATCAAGGCGAAAGGAGAGGATACGGCTAATATCTTTTCTCAGCTGGACTACTCAAGAGTTCAAGTAGTTTCCAGCTTTTTCAGTATGACATTCCTCTTTGAGTCACTAGATATCCTGAGAGGATTCCTTACTACAGTAGACTCTTCTCTACAGGAAGGAGGATACTTTATAGGAACGATGATGAGCGGAGAAAAGGCAAAGGAATTACTCCGAGGTCGTCCAGAAAACACTCCCATCAAGGTAACGGAAACGATTACTATTACCAAGGGTTATTCTGATGATTCTGAGCCATCTACGGGGCAGAAGATCTTGATTGATATTGAGGGAAGCGCTACTGTACACCAACAGTATGAGTATCTTTCATACTTTTCTATTCTACAAGAAGAACTAAGAAATCTTGGGTTTGTACTAGAGTTTGTATATGACTTTCAGCCGGAACAAGTCTATGACTCAAAGAATATGACCCAAGGAACGAAAGACTTTAGCAAGCTTAACATTAGCTTTGTCTTTCGAAAGATGCCAAAGGGTCTTCCGCTCGAAATAAACCCCCTCTCCATGGGAGAATCTTGCGAGTTCTTTAATCTCTATGGAGAGATGGCTCCTATCTATCGAAGCGCCGTGGATATGGATGGAAACTGCTTCTATCACGCCTATCTTAGCTGTGTTGAGCCGAAATACACAGAAAAGACGGAAGAGCAGAGAAAGGCGGCAGTAAAGGATTTGAGAAAGAAATTTAGCGAGTGGATCACCCTAGAGAGATATATTTCCGCAAACCCTTTTGAGCTATACAATTACATCATTAATAAAATAATTACAAAGGAGTTAGAAGACTACAATATCCAAATTCCAGGGTATGACAGTGACTTTGCTAGAAAATTCAGAAACTTACCGGAAGAAGTTCTTCAGAAGATAACTATACAGCTACAGGAAAAGCTTATCATTCCTCTAAAGGAAAAAATTGCTAAACAAGGAGAGTGGGCGACTCAGGATGACATTAATCTCTTTATGGAGTTTATCGACTCGAATATCTATATCTTTAGTGCTACGTCTCGTACTCCTAGCTACCTACTCTTGAATTTGTATAAGGCCTCTCGTAAGCGCTCTGTAATGATCCTTTCTCTAGCGGAACGTCACTACGAACCTCTCTTCTTTGGTACATACAAAGGATCTGAGCTATACGCCAAGAGAGTGCTTAGTCGATTTGACCCCCACCTCATCTACCTACACCAATGGCTCATCAAAAAGAATCTTTCTACGGAAAATCCTAGACAGGAACCAAGACGATCACAGGAATAGAATAAAAGGTAATTAAAGTTCTCACAATTGCGTAAGAACTTTTTTCTTTGTATAGTATAAAATGAGTCGTCCTCCTCTAGCACCAAAGATCACGGATACGCTCTACGACATGTACGAAGACGCAAAGAAGGTAAACGAACTCACATCTGTATCCGATCTAGAACGCAAGCTCGCCATCATCCGCTCCGTCAACGAAAAGATTACAAGACAGCTCACCAAGGTCAACCAGTCTACCCGACCCGATAAGTTTATGAAGAGAAAGCTAGAAAGCGCTCTAGAAGAAAACGAAACCATACAGCTCACGGTAGAAAACTCCCTCTCTGCTCTATTAGGAGCAGGGGATCGCCTTGCTCTCTCCAACCGTCTACAAGACTATGAAAGACAGATTGCCGACTTACAACGCCTTCTCCGAGATAGAGAGGAGAAGGCCGAACTAGATAAGAGAACACTTACCTCTCGACTTAAATCTCTGACCGAGTCTAGCGGTGAACTAAATAAACAGATAGCAACAAAGGACTCTGAACTACAAGCCCTTCGTTTGTTACGCGATCGAATGCCAGACGGAAACAAACTCGAATCCAGAATCAAAGAACTAGAAGACTCTCTCATCCAACTAAGAGCCAGCCATTCTAGTGAACTCGTAGAAGTACGAGCGAAACTAGGACAGACAGAGAGAGAATATGAAGAGTGTCAACAATCTCTCTCCGAAAGTTTATCTAGGATACAAGAGTTAACTAATCAGATCCAAGATCTATCACAAAGAAAAGACTTGTTCGAACAACGCCTACAACAACTACAGGAACTTCCACAAGAGAATCAAGATAACTCTCAACTGCTTCGGTTACAAACCCAACTAGAAGAAAAGGAAAGACAGCTAGACGAAGAAAGAATCAGAAAGGACTCCCTAGAGCGTGAAGCTTCTAGTAATGCCGAACAGCTTAGTGCCGCAAAACAACGCCTCTCTGAAGTCAACAAACAACTTGATGAATGTAATCGAGGTATGGCTTCTTCGACTTTAGAATTACAGGCAGCACAGAGAGAACTCTCTGAAAATAACGAAGAACTAGATAGACTAAGAGATACCGAAAAAGGGCTTATCGGCAAAAATGCTGAGCTCGTCAACGAGTTGAAGAAAGCTTCAGATAAAAAGTCTTCTATCGAAAAGGATGAGTCAGGACAAAAGACACAGGAACTTTCTCAGCGTATAGAAAAATTAACTAGAGAAAAAGAATCCTGTGAATCACAGTTATCAGATCTCCAGAAGAAGCTGAAACAAACGGAAGAAGCAGTAAAAGAGACGGCCGAACGACTACGAGACGCGACTGAAGCTCTTACTCAAAGCGTACAAGACAAGAAAGAATTAGGTACTGAGTTAGAAAATCTTACCAGAGAAAGAGACTCTCTGACCCAGTCTCTTTCTGATCTTCGTAAAGAACAGTCCGCTAGTTCTTCTGACCTACAACGAGAGACGGCTTCCCTACGTGCAAAAGTAGAACAGCTAGAAAGAGAAGCTAGCGAGAGAAACTCTATGATAGAAGAAAGAGTACAGGAAATAATTTCCCTAAAGCAGCAGCAACAAGACTCTCAACTAAAAATTCAGGAGCTGCAACAAGAGATTGTTAAGGAACAGCAGAAAGGACAACAACATCAGTCTAGACTATCCTCACTAGAAACTGAGTTAACTGTAGTTAGAGCAGAGAGAGACGCGCTACAGACTAAACAACAAGAAACTCTAGCTAGCCTCTCTGAGTTACAAAAAACTATCAGTACAAAGTCTATAGAAATACAGCAAAGAGAGTCTGTCCTACAACAGAAAGAACAACAGTTAGTAAAGCTACAAGCAGATATATCTACCATTCAGAAATCTCTCTCTGAAAAGACTGATGAGCTATCCAAGGTACAGGCCGATAAGAATAAACTAGAGGCCGCGTCTAAAATACAGGGAACTCAATTAAGTGATAAAATGGCCGATTGTCAGCGCAAAGAAGCCGAGTTACAGAGAGATATCGAAAAGCTTACTGCTCAAAACGCTGACCTCCAGACAAAAATATCTGAACAAGTTACACAACACTCTGCCGATACTCTAAAACATTCTCAACGAGAGGAAAGTCTTACCTCTGAACTCACTGCTGCGAAATCAGAATTAGCTGTATCAAAAGCCGAACTAGATCAGGCCAGAAAAGAGCTACTACTTAGAGCGGAGGAGCACGAAAGAGTGGTACAACAGAAGGAGGCTGAGTTGTCTAAGGGGTTAGATGAATCTCAGAAAAACCTAGAAAGTCAGCTCTCTGCCCTACAAACATCAGAATCTGAAAAGGAATTATTAAGACAGTCTATAGGAGAAGTGGAACAGAAAGCGGAGGAGCAATTACGTACCCTACGAACTGAATTACAGAGAGAGAAAGACTCTCTAGATTCTGAGAGAGTCGCCTTACAAAGATTAAAGGATGAACACGCGAAACAGATTTCTCAACTCGAGGAGCGACATAAGACGACGACTGAACGATTTACAAAAGAGATAAAAGATCTACAAGACCGTATAGAAGAGATAACACAAAAATCGATCACAGAGAGAGAACTGTTCAAGCAATTGCGTTCTGAACTAGAGACTAGACTAAATCTATCCGATCAGGAAAAGCAAAGACTAGATCAGCTCCAGGCGGAAAGCAAAAAGACGATCGAACAACTAAGAGAAGAACTAGATAAGAAACAACAACAGCTTGTAGAAAACCAGGCTCGTATCTCTCAGTATGAGAAAGATGTACAGCACGCGGCTACAGAAATTCAGAAAGTACAGGAAGCTCACCAAAAGAGTCTGTCTGAATTAGGGGAAACTCATCAGAAAAGACTATCTGAACTAGGAGAAGAAAAGATAAGAGAACAAGCTGGTATACAAAAGGAGCTCGATACTCTAAAACAGGATAAAGAGCAAGTCGCTACTCTTAACGCAACTTTAAGAACTAAAGTTGACGCTCTTAGACAGACCCTAGTGGAGAAGGAAGCCAGAATTGCTGGTCTAGAAGACGAAAAGGGTAAGCAGCTGAAACTTTACGAAGATAGATTAAAGGAAAAGTGTCCTACCGCTATTGGGGATATACAGAAGATTTTGTTAGAAGGATTTTATAAGGCGGAAATTTATGAGGTACAGCAGGAGGAGATCGACTTGATAAAACAGAATATGGAAAACACTCTACAAGTGTACAAGGAAATGTCGGAAAGTGAGTTAGACGCATTAAACGTAAGGGAAATCGGCGCGTCTGGTCTACGCCGTTATATTCTCTTGTCGGTTTACTTGCTTCACGCGTGGAAGGCGATGCTCAGACTCCCTTTACTACTGAGAGGGGGTCTTAAGAAAGAGGATGGAATTGCCTATATGTACAAAATACCAATGGGCAAGGCTGACGAGCAGCTACGTAATATGATCAATACGAGCAATATCATAACTAGTTACTCGAATAGTATCGTTGACGGGGAGATGCGTATTGATGTTCTATTGTACTACATGGTGATTGCTATGAGCCGTGAACGCGTGATTAATAGAGCGTCCAGCGAAGAAGAGTTTAAGGACATCATTGTCTATCTAAAAGAATTTATCTCTCACGCTAATAATACTTTGGCTTCTCTGATCCAGAAGATCAGGGGTATCAACCAGATGCGAGAACAGGAATTACGTATCACTCACAATAATCAGACTCCTATCGTAACCTTTATCCGCTTGAGCAGCAAGACGCCTAGTGAGACAAACAAGAGATTCAAATACCAGACAATTCAAGACAAGATCTTCCAGGTAGAGTACTCTGATCAACCAGAAGCTTTCTATGATAAGGGTAGGGATATTGGGAAAAGACCTTCCTATAACGCTGACTATTACTTTGGTCCATTTACTCACGTCTTTCAGCCGAATGAGCTAAACGAGGATATCGCGTCAAGTAAAATATTTCGTCAAAACATTGAGGCTAAACTAAGACAAGGAATTCCGGTCTGTATCATTGGTTACGGCGCCTCCGGTAGCGGCAAGACGACGACTTTGATCTACGCGGACTATACTACGATACAGGAAGGAAAGGCAGTAAGAGTACAGCAGCCTGGTATCCTGATCCTACTTGCTAACAATCTAGCCCAACCTTCAAGGACTCACGCAGGATATGATAGGTGCTCGGTGACGATTTATGAACTAGAGGCGGATCCGACCAGCAAGGACGAAAAGAGTGTGACTGGTATCTGTCGCAAGTATCCCGCTCCGGAGAATTCCCAGAAGAAGATCAGACGTTTGGTGCGCACGGGGATTACAGACTCTGGACAAGGTATCTTTGTAGACAACGTGGTTCCCTACGAGGACTGTGATAAGAAATCAGATCTATCCCTAATCTACGAAAAGAATGATAGAGGAGAGTGGGAAAATAAGGAAGGAGATGGCATTGAGAAGCAGCTTGTAGAGTATATCAACGTGAAGAGAAATATAGCTCCAAGCCCTAACAACCCTCAGAGCTCTAGAAGTCATATCGTCTGTATCTTGACCTTTGCGAATACAAAAGGAGAGACGACGAGTCTAATTGTATGCGACTTTGCTGGAGTAGAGAACAAGTTCAACTGTTTGGATCAGAAATCTCTGGATAACATGGGAATACCAGAATTTGTGGAACTAGAGAAGCAGAAGCTAATTGATAGTATATCGTTAAGTAAGATGAATATAAATTTAATACCAGAAGTCTCTTCCTCTATCGAAGAACAGTTACAAGATTCTACTATACCTTTTGAGTATATCAATAAAGCCGATGTCAAACTTTTATCAGAAGAAGATCTAGCAGGGGCTCTAGAATTTTGTAGTCAAGTGCTCGGTGGACTGAAATCCATCCCCATTACTACTTCTGATGTCCAGCAGGCGTCTGTATTATATTATAAGCTGATAGGAGACGGTGGAGTACACGCAAGAACGACCTTTGATTTTACAAAAATAAAAGACTATAGAACAATCATGGCCGACGTAACCACTAATAAGAATTTTAAGCCTGATGGAGCGCGCTACCATCCTTTGTTTCAGACCGTGATAGAAGCCACAAAGATGAGGGGATTTTCTGTCATTAATTATTATTATACAACACTTACTGGATCTACTAGCGTTTTGGCAGATAGTTTTATTTCTATTATTCGAATGATACTATGGTTTCTATATAGTTACAAGCTCAAAGACGCTAAAAAGATATCTATTTCGAATCTACTCAAGCAATCTATGTTATCCCAAGACATTCGATCTAGAGTCCGTATCCCAAATGATAACCCAGCGTTCCTACTTACTGAACAAGTCGTAGAAAAGAATATAAAGGCGTCCATCTGCCAGATTCGCGTAAACGAAGGCATCTTTATCAACAAGAGTCTAGCCGAGTTGCGCAAGTTTATCGGCGATACCATGCAGGCATCCAAACCGAAAGGCGCGGTCGCTCCCTTTATCGATAAGTGTGCTCCTATCCAGTGTAACCCATACTATAGAGACTGCTTTGGTCAGAACGACTACTACGGCATTAGAACAAAATCTAACCTCCGAGATGCCTCTTCTTATGGCCTACTGAGTAAGTATATCGCCTCTGTGCCAAACTCGAAGAATATGGTATTCTGTGTCATGACAGTCGTAAACCTCTCAAAAGACGCCAACAATCCTCCTCCAAGCCCTTACGTCGATATCACCGACCTACAGATAGAGTACGAGAAGCTTCTCTCCCATAACATCGACCTTAATAACCCAGTCAAACTCGAAGATAGCCTAGGATTCAATCATAGCAACTTACAAAAGATTACTAAAGTCTGTAGAAGAATCATACAACGTATGGGAGAACTCAGAGTAACCCCAGAGTTGATTGCTAACACTACAGATCTAATAACGATGATTGAGCAGCGCAGAGGAAATCTTATTGATAACATAGGAGACGTCATCGATATGCTAACAAACTTTAATGCCATCACAGCGATCGGAACCCTCGAGTTCACTGATATGATGGCCAAGTACGCTGTTAACCGAGTAACCTGTAATACTAGAGAACAGAAAGCTACACCTTCTGTCATAATAGAAGAAAAGGAGCCGCAGCAGTCTATGCCTAGAATACGCGCTGAAGTGGACGAATCTAATATTATAGCTGGGGGCGTAACTAGAGCACAAAAAGTTCAGGCGGCTATACAAAATGCAGTAACCACAGGATATACGAGATCTAGAGCAGGTACACCCCCTCCATCTCCTCCTGCCACTCCAAAGCAAAAAAAGAGATAAGCCTATAAGATGAAACGAATTCGTATCATCTTGATTACCTTAGCAGACTAGAGAGATCCGCTCCAAACTTCATATACTGGACAAAGCTATTTACGTCGTCTCTAAAGAGTCTTTCTACGTTGAAAAGAAAGCTGCCGTACTCCATGCTAAACTCTACCTCTCCTACAAAAGGTATAGAAGGTAACTCTTCGCTAAAGAAGAAAGCCTTTAATGACGAGTATTCTATGTTACTGAGATATGTCATAAAGGCGACATCGACTGTCTTGTCTCGATTCTCATACAGTACCCTCATCAGATGAAGGATGAAGAGAAAGATGTCATCTTCACTCTTAAATATCTCCTGGCGTATCGTTGTCAGTAGCTTTCCTGATATCTTGATCTGTAGCATCTCTACCTCTACTCACTCTTTAAATAAAATCCACGATGTACTTGGCTAAGTCTCTCGAGTAGGCTCGCTGTGCCGCTTCTTTAAGACCCTTTACTATCTTTCCAGACCATGTACTTCCTTCTCTAACAGGGAAAACGCTGGGCACCAATAGTTTACATAGCATTCCCCAGACCTCTTGAAAGCGGATGTGATATCTACGGAGCCGACTGATCTCGTGTAGCGTAGTGTTCTGGAGCTTACCGAGAATATCTCTAACGGTGATCTGTTTAGCGTCGAGTAGGTAAAAGAGAGTAGAGGGGCATTTCTTGTACTCTGTCATGAGAGTTTCTGCGTCGAGACGACGAAAGATAGAAGAAACTCTGACAACTCCTTTGATCGTTGACCAAGAGTAAAATAAATTCTCTGGTAAGAGTCTAGAAAATTCTTTTTGTAAGACTCTTCTTGAAAATAAAAGATCTAGTTCTTCTGGAGTGAGTCCGATCACAGCATACATCACCAGGTCGTCTTCTGGCGTATTCTCTAGAAAGTAGTCTCTCTGATACTGTGAATACTTACGCAGGACATAGTCTATCCCTCTTTCTTCGATTCGTTCATACAACAACATTGTTCTATGAATCTTTTAGTCTGCTATACTACTTTCATTTTTAAGCAGAGAAAGAGATGCGGTGTAGGACACAGGCTCTCTTCACCTCGTCGTTATTGACGCGAACGAGCTGGTTATCAGAGTCGAGGTAACCGATTGCGTTGCCGTCGTCCATATTCATAACGACACGAGTTCCCTTGATGACATAGTGCTGACCGACGCGAGACAACTCAATATCATCCTCGCTATCTTCCTGATCGCACTTGATAGCGATCGATACCTGCTTACCTAGCTGCGGCGGCTTATGTTCCTGCTCTACTGGGATCTCTGGTACCTCTGGTTCGCAAATAATAATATCCTCCTGCTTCACGTCTTCCGCCTCTACGATAGCTATCTCATCTACTACCTGAATCTCATCTTCCGCTTCTAGTACAGGAACCTCTTGTACCTCGTCGACAGGAGACTCTACAACGACAGGAGACTCGACGACTAGAGGAGACTCGACAACTACAGGAGACTCGACGACTACAGGAGACTCGACAACTACAGGAGACTCGACAACTACAGGAGACTCGACAACTGGTAGTGATGATCTAGAGGCTAGTTCCTGGAAGAGTTTGTTTACCTCTTGTAACTTTTCTGCTAGGTCTTGCTTCAATTCAATACTCTTATCTTGTAGTTGCTCCTGTAGCTTCTGTAGAGCCTGCTTGAGTTCAATGTTTTGGAGCTGTAGTTGTTCCTGTAAAGCCTGGTGACTCTCTTGTAGTTTCTCTAGATCTTTCTTGAGTTGGTTATTCTGTTCTTCTAGTTGCTGTGATTTCTGTTCGAGAGCATGGTGACTCTCTTGTAGTTTTTGCTCTAGCGACTGCTGGGCGCTCTCTAGTTGCTGTGATTTCTGGTCGAGAGCATGGTGACTCTCTTGTAGCTTCTGCTCTAGCGACTGCTGGGCGCTCTCTAGTTGCTGTGATTTCTGATCGAGAGCGTGGTAACTCTCTTGTAGTTTTTGCTCTAGTGACTGGTGAGCGCTCTCTAGTGCCTGTGATTTCTGATCGAGAGCGTGATGACTCTCTTGTAGTTTTTGCTCTAGTGACTGGTGAGCGCTCTCTAGTGCCTGTGATTTCTGATCGAGAGCGTGATGACTCTCTTGTAGCTTCTGCTCTAGCGACTGGTGAGCGCTCTCTAGTTGCTGTGATTTCTGGCCTAGAGCGTGGTGACTCTCTTGTAGCTTCTGCTCTAGTGACTGGTGGGCGTTCTCTAGTTGCTGTGATTTCTGGTCGAGGGTATGGTGTGCGCTATCAATCTGATCAAGAGAGTGGTTTACAGTCTCTTCTAGAGCGTGGTGATCTCCGTGTAGTTCAGAAGAGAGAGACTGTTGACTCTCGACGAGAACTTCTTGTGTGATCTTTACTTTCTCTTCCAAAACTTTTTGAGTTTCCGAAACTTTTTTCTCTAGAGATTCTTTTGTTTCTGAAAGAGTTTCCTTGAGAGTGTGATGGTCTTCGGCGATCTGGTTATGCAACACAGCTAGCTCTCCATGATCCGAATTGAGAGATGAAACAACCTGTTGTAGCGACTCGCAAGACTCTTTCTGTAATGACAACGACTGGCGGAGAGAGACGAGTGACGACGCCTGCGCCTCTAGCATCGCGTTCAAATCCTCTGCCTTCTGTCTTAGATTATTTCCGAGAGACTCTACCTGGTTGCCACATTCGTAAAAGGATAGAATTGCCGGATCTCTGTACTTACGTTTCCATAGCTTCTCATCCTCAAAGAAAGAAGGGCAGTGAAAAAACTGGCGACGGAGGTACTTGACAAAGTCCACCGGAAGAGCAGACATCGAGTCATCATTCTCTAGCTGAAACGCTAGTACAAAGTGTAAGATAAGGATAAATTCGTTTAAAGAGACGGTTTGGTCTTCTGCTTCTTGTACAGCAAGTAGGTTATAGAGTACTTTGATGACGTCTCTGATATTGGCTCGAGGATTAGTCTTCATGTATCTCTTACCCTTGAAGAACTCTGGGATTGGCGTATTCGCCGAATCCATGCCGTAGAGATGTCCCTCGTTAGAGAGCAGTACGTAGCGGTGGTGATGAGCCTTCTGTAGGACCTCGGAAACAATGGGACAGATACTAAACTCTGCGCAATTGACGCGATATTTGTCGTGAGCCACCTCGTTCCATAGCTTTAATAAGACGTTGGCATACGTCCTCAATACTGTATAAGAGTCCATATTTACTGTATAGCTAGATAATTTTAATTTATTCGATTACAAGGTGATTCATCACCTCCTTCATCCAGCTCTGGACCTCTAGTTGAAGTTTCATCTCGCTCAGAGGCAATTGCTTGATCGACTCTTGTTTCTTGTCTAAGATCTCCTCTGGTTTCAACAACGGATAGGTAGACTTTCCCTTTAGATTCTTCATCCATACTACATCGAGAGACTTGACATCAGTAAAGACGATACGAATGGAACACAGAGGGTATACGAGTTCAGATTCCTTTGTCTTCTTAAAACCTAGCTTGACGAGTTCTGAGACGACTCCGTCGAGATGAGAGACGTCGTCGACCTTGTTGACTTTGACCCGGATATCTACCAAGCCGGTCTTTAGGTTAACGGGGGACATTCCAGCCGAGTAGGCATATAGATACATCGCCAGGTCGCCGGCGATCGCCCACTCGACGCCCGAGCCGCCGGCTTCAAAGGTACGACGGACGGCCTTTAGAACAGTAAACAACAAGGGGTCGATTAACGCTAGGTAGGTCTGTAGTGAAGACATTTATCTACTCCGCAACATAAAAAATGATTTTCGGTTTTGAGAATCGATCCGGATTTCATAAAATTGAAGATGTGGATGATATCACTTCCATAGTAAAAGATGATTTTCAGATGTAATTTACGTATGGTTTTCAAAGACGTTATCACTACAATGGCGCATATCCCAGATGGACTATTTCCAAAAGAAGAACTCGCTGTCGATCGCTGGACTACACTCTGTGCCCAAGCCCTGACTCTATGTAAGGAGAGAGACATTACCCCCGATCAGTTCTACCCGAACCAGCACTCCTCCTCTCTCACTGAGAAGACGATCGGAATCGCTTTATCCAACTATCGGCAAGCCATCAGCGGTAAGGGAACCTCTCGACACTACGCCTACGTAGACAATATTATCAAATCACATGGATTCTACCACTGGATCCAATTCCGAACCGACGAAGAAAAATCTCTATACAAGTGGTCTCAGCGTATCCAGACGGGAAGACGGATCGCGGAGCAGTACGGAATACCCTTTGACGCCTACTACCCAAACCAGCGCAGCGTCCACTACGAAGAGAAAGAGCTTGGTATAGCTCTCGTAAACTATCGCCAAGCTCTACAGAAAAAGGGTACACACAAGATTTACGACACTGTTACCAGACTATTACAGAAAGAGTGTTCTCACTGGATCTTTATCTCCTCCACCGAAAAGAAATGCCTAGACCAGTGGCGCAAACGTTTCGAGTGGATCCGTCATTACTGTGCCGAGAATAGTCTCCCCCTCCACCAGTACACTCCTCAGAAAAGAAACAAAATCGAGAAGGATATATCTATCGCTCTCGACGTATACCTCCAACGCCCCATCTACCCAAGCGTCAACAGTCTCCTACGAGTCTTTCGTAACGATAACTAATTATAATTATACCGCTCTGTATAATTATTACAACTTAAATTCCTCTATCAATCTCTTCCTTATAGCCGTAGATCACTCTTGACCAAAGATATCCATTTATTTTAAAAAATATCGCTACCAAATGCTGGTTGATTTGTCACTAATACCTCGCTTGACGAGTAAAAGATCTTCTTCGTCTTGAGGTAGTCATTCATCCAGTGGTCCAGAGCTCGGTTTACGCCCACCGTCTGCGCTCTCTCCTTTAGATTCTTCGCACCCTCCAATGTCAAAAAGTAGGCCAGACTACACGGATTCACTGCGCTAGAGAGAGTAGATACGTAGGGAGTGGTATCCGTCATCCAACTCTCTCCTCCTATCCGATAAAAGTTAGCCAAAGATACCTGTTCCGGTATACCCAGCCACACTACCTCAGCATCCTCTGGCAGATAGAGACTCATCGCGTAGACGTACGACCAAAAGTTAGGTTTGATCACAGCATCATCCTGTAATATCACCATATTGCTGATCTTATTCTCTACCATGAAATCCCATAGATCGTAGTGTGATAGAAAGTTACACATGATAGCCCTAGCAATCTTTTGATCTCGTAAAAAGTCTGCCCGCGAAAACACGCTCAGCTCATCCTCCGTAAACTGATACTCTCTCGCGTCCTTTGCCACGTAACGGTAAATCTTATCGATCTTTTGTGTCTCCATCTGCTCCTCTATACTCTCCCTACGATCCGGACGGCGTTTCAGATTAATAAACGCCAGAGGAATCATTTTCTTTTCTCTCTTACCTTTTAAATGGATTCCGCTGTACTCTTTGTACTTCTCATCCTGCTACTCAGCTGTCTCACGACCGGTACCTACTTTATCAGCGTCTGTAACCAGAGAGGCATCTGGGGACTAGACCCAACGCTAAACAAACCAGTCTTCATCTCTAACTATGAAAACTGCGGGCGCGCCTGTAAGTTCTCTGTCAACCGAGCCTCGATCGACGAACTCAAGCGCCTCAATACCTTTCGACAGATCACAGGCACTTCTCTTCTCTTCCTCTCTGTCATACTAATCGTCATCATCATCAAGTCGACTTGACCCGATATCCCTTATAAAAGATAACCTGCTCCGGCTGTACCGTCTTGCCAAAGTATCTCCCCTGGTAGTACATCTCTCCGTTCAGAGACGTCGGGTTGATATCCTCTTTTAGAACGCGGTAATCTAATCCTCTATACTCTGGAAGGATACAGTTCAGATTCCACCCTTTCGCCAACACCTTTTGGGATAGACCTATCTCCTTAAAGACGATCAGGTAGTCTAACTTTTTCAGCTCTAACTCAACCTCGCTAAAGAAACGTATCTCTTCCAGATACTGAAACAACTCTTTATCCATACCAAAAAACATTGTCTGTACGTGAGTATAGGGTCCCTTATGAGAGTACAACCTCTCTAGATTGTAATCATTGTGTTGGGTCGACGTATAGATATTAATCGCTGTACCCACCAGCTTCGTCTCCTTACTAAATAGAGGAAGGAAGTAGTCCACCCAGCGAGGATTGACCGCTGCTGGGTAGTACGGCCCCTTCACCGACGTATTCATGAAAAAGTAATAGTCATAGTCCTCTTCTAGCTTTGAGATCGCGTGCGCATACGCCGCAAAGTCATATCCCTTATTCTCCCTCCTCAACACCACCACATTACCCCACTCTGGTATATCCACGCTACACTCGCCATTCACAATAATGTAACACTTTACATCTTTCAACAAACCTCTCTTTAGAAAGTACTTAAAGTTCTGCTTGTACTCTTCATTCTTTTCATAGTAGGCATAGAACAGCACGATCTTGGGCGGGGCTTCATCGAAGGCCTCGATGCTGGTCTGTTCGGAGGGAGATTGAGTCTGATAGAGACAGCGAAACACAAGGTACAGAAACACCACAAGACAGATAATTAGCACTGCCTTCATTTATCTTATTCCAAGAATCTTTTTACTTTTCATAGAGAGGTAGTACGAAACAAATCTTTCAAAGGCGTGAGGTAGATGCCCTGTACACCATCCGATCGGCGCTTTATTGTAGCAGTCCTCGATATAGTCCCTTAGGCCCTGTTCTTCCATCATTTCACACAGATACTTGTAGTTTACCAGAAACACGCTCCCGCCGATAAAGCCTCTCTCTCCGGGTCGAGAGTAACGGCCAAAGACGCTTCTCTCCATCTCTCGTAGGTACTTTGACTCTTGATACTCTATATTCAGGTACATCCGAGACGCTACACCTAAGATCCCTACCTCTGGATTTTGCTTAAGGTGCTGGACGTGATAGGCGATGTGTTGTGTCGTAAACGGCAAGATCATCTCCCTCCTCCAGCGACTCTCTGACTTGGTATGGAACTTGAGCAACGCCGTGTACTCGTGTGGCGTCTTTCGGACGAGATCAAGCTGCCATAGAAAAGCGCCAATGTCCATACCACGATTCTGCTTAAAGACGTCTACCCGCTTCACAGAGTCCACCCACTTACGACTCTTTAGTAACTCCTCTATGTATTCAGCTGACTTATGGCTCAGCGTGGTGATATAGACGTCAAACTCTGAAATATGCTTGCTGATCTCGTCTACGTGGTTCAGAAGCTCTGGACTGATTCGGTCGTTGTGTAGCTGTAGAAAGATACATAGCTCCTTCTTCGACGGATCGGCAAAGTTCTCTCGTATCTGCTCATCCTTTGCTGGAAGATATAGATCATAAAACTGCTGGTTGTAACTCTCGACTTCGGCTAGAGAAAAATATGCCATTTTTTATATACTCAGATTTTATTTATCTTCTCTCAGTAGTGAGAGAAGAACTTTACCTTTTCCTTTACCTTTTTCTTATACCTTTGTTTATCCTCCACCAGAACCTCTTTTCTTAGATACATCCCGTCGTGATACGGCTTTGACGCTAGAAAGGAGTACTTGTACTTTAGAACCACCTCAATCACCCTCTCGCTAGGGTTTACTGCAAGAGTATCCCACCTCACGAGACTCATATCTTCTAGAAGTAGGTCGATCGCCGCGGCGTTCTCTGATAGAATACTCCTATCTATCTGATTATCATACCTGTCTAGTGCTCTTCTCAAGACTTCCGGATATCGGCTAGTAGCAATCTCTTCAATCTCCTGTTCGGATAACTCCCTGGATTCTAATAGAGCTAAAAGAAGAAGTTCTACTTCCGGATTGGGATTACTCACCAGACCACCGACATCCCACTGATCCAGTCCCATCAGCAGTATATCGCCTAACCAGTCTGGATGGGAACAGATCTCTTTACGAGTAAATGTATTTTCCCCAAATCTTTCCCGCCGTACGGACAAAAGCTTTGGGCTATGGTAGATCACAGAGTCTGGGAAGGAGTTTGGTACCTCCTGATATAACCTTTGTGCATGTTGCCCGGAAAGGATACTCAATAGAGCAAAGTGACCTAGTCTTCGTTTGGTAACACACTCCTTTAGTAGTTCATACGCCGCCGGGTTATCCGCGAGACGAGCGTAATCAATCTTAGAAGGATTCTCTCTAAGCAGAGAGATGGCATACGGATTAGAGGAGAGGTTAGACCAATTTTTTGTATCTAGATCACGTATCATTTCGATTGCCTCTTGGCTAGGATGAGAACATAGATCTGGTACGAGGATTGGGTAGCGCCTGACGTCAATATAGGAGAGGTACTTGACGTTTGGGTTTTTGACTAGCTTTTTCATCTCCTCTAGTGTCAGAGACTCTTTCTTCTCTAGGTAGTCGTCGATCAGATCTTCTGCGTCAGTGTTTCCCAAGATAGTCATATTCCACCACAGATCCGGATGGATCTTCATAGAAATCTCTTCCGAGTAAGAGAGAATGAGTGTTAGAACGTCGGACGGTAACATTTTTAAAAGTATGAGAGTTTTCTTATTTATATTCACTTTTAGTCTGTAACTCTAGCTGTTCTACAAAGTATGGATTCAGCTGTTGCAGCAAACCGCTTGTTTGATAGACGTGACTCAAGTCTCTCATCTTAAATCCATACTTGCGGATCAGGTAGGAGCTGAGAACCATCACGCTTCTACTCCATCCATCGTGAGAGTAGATGAGTACAGGCTGTGAACTCTTTACGTACTGGTTGATTATAGGTAGGACTTTGTCTAGAGCTTCTGTCATATCTTGATCTTCTGAGTCGGCGACTCCTAGTTTGAGAATTCGAGTCCCGTTCTTGTTCTCTTCTTTGATCTCACCGAGCTTTACGCCATTCTGTGGGTAGTCGAGATCAAGAACGAGTCTAAACCTATCATAATCTATACGAGCCCTCTGATCGGAAAGGTAGAGGTGATCCATCATCGTTTTTATGTAGGGAGGTACGTAAAAAGACATTTGTACAATAGGATAGAAACAAAAACTGAAAGTTATTTTAAAATATGGAGTAGATGTCTATAGAAATGTCTCTGCTTCACTCTCTCGAGACCGACGGCTCTGATATGCTCTCTATCCCCCTTCCCGACGAGGCGGGCTACACAGTCTACTCCAAGACTGGTTGCGTCTATTGCGATCGCGTCAAGGCTCTACTTGAGTACGAACAAGTCACTGTCGTAGACTGCGATTCGTTCTTACTCAATGACCGAGAGTGGTTCCTCCGTACGATGCGCGTTCTCTGTGGACGAGACTACCAGATGTTTCCCATGGTGTTTCATCACGGTCGGTTTCTCGGTGGCTACGATGACACAAAAGAGTACTACCAATCCAGTCTCGTCAATATGCTAGAAGATTTCTAAGGTATACTTTTTCTTATAAAAGTATACTAGTTCTTAATTCGGTAGAGATTTGGGTGCCTCCACCGGAACCGTCCATCGAAGGCAGCTTCCTGCCAACTCTCCCGGAGAGACGAGAGTCCAGTCGATATCACTCACCCAGTCGAGTTCCTCGTAGACGTAGGAGACGAGAGCGCTACACCAGAAGCGGTGGGTGTTGCGATACCATCCAGGCACAGATACAATCCTCTTACGACACACGGCAGAGATCCAGTCGAGAAGGTTGGTGTCGTAGGGTCTGGCGTGTATGTTCTGGTGGATCTGCTTTAGTTTCTCATAAAAGTAAATCCCTCTGCGCGCGTGTACGATACGTATGTCTACTCCTCCAGTTGGATACTGCTTTATCACGTCCTGTAACTTTTCGAGGTGAACGCCATAGAACATCTGACCAGACTCTTCAGACTTTCCATAACCAGAGTGAAGGACGTAGTCTCCATCGGGAAGGTCGATTCCAATCTCTCTGGGATTCTTTATCAAGATACCAGCGTGAGAGTAACAGCTCCCAGAAAAGTACTCGATCAACCAAGAGTACCAAGAATTACCACGGAATAGCAATAGATCTCCAGTAAACATTTTATAGTAATATGTAAGCTTAAAACTTTCAAAAAGAATTAGATCAAAAAGAATGGCTCTAGAACTCGTCATCAGTCCTATGTTTAGCGGAAAGACTACCTTTCTCCTCAATAAACTCAACACCTACTCCATCTCCAACGCCGGCTGTCTCTATGTCAATAGCACACTAGACACTCGCGGAGACGTATTCTCTACCCACAACCCGCTAATCACCTCGATCGGAAACATCACCGCCGTCAAGCTCTCCAACCTCTCTCCCCTGCTCCACCTCGCAAAAGACTATCAAGTCATCGGTATCGATGAGGCTGGGTTCTATCCCGATCTGGTAGAGACGGTTCTATACCTCGTGGAAAAGTTACAGAAACGAGTCTTTGTCGCCGGTCTAACGGCAGACTATCTACGCAATCCTCTCGGTCAGACTCTAGATCTGATCCCCTACGCCGACACCGTAACGAAGCTGACATCGGTCTGTAAGTGGTGCGCAGATAAGAAGCAGATGAAGGAGGCGTCGTTCTCTCACCGTGTCGTCGAATCGCGGGAGACTATTCTGATTGGGATGAAGGAGTCGTATGTACCTCTATGCCGTACGTGCTACCTATCTGCTGTACCAGATCCGCACCCTCCACTCCAAAGCGTCGACTCGCCGAGCTCAAGTCAATAGGTACATCCATAATCTCCTGAATTAAAAACTCTTTGATCGGAAGGAGAAACTCTGGGTTCGCATCATCTCCCTCATCCCAAAAGATTTCTAAAAAGGTACGCTTGATCAAACAATACTCTTTTCTGAACGGTACAATGACTAGGTTGTACTGTTGTTCACACAAGGTAAGCTCTCCATCCGCCTCCATACGGAACTCGATGTCGTGTTCTCTCATCAGATCACACAGCGTCTTGAATCCAAACTCTTGATTCTCTTCTACAAGATACTGTTGATACAGCCGATCGTACTCCTCCTTGATCTTTAACAGCGCCATATCTTTATGCTGGTGCAGCAGACCCAGTGTCTGCTCTATCTTACGGTAGAGACTCTTGGCAATCACAGGGTCGATATCCGCCAACTCGTCAAAGTTATTTCTTATATAGACTCTAGCATCGTGGTAGGGAGCAAAGGCCTCGATCCACTCTAACCGTTTATCGACGTCAATAAAGGTAGGGAAGCGGTCGTAGTCCGCCCGGAGCATGATATCCCGGATATCGGGTAAGCTAGCACGAAGAAATAGACTCATTTAAAAATGATTCTTATAATATGAAAATTCCAGTTTATAAAACTATCTTTACTATAGTTATCAATGTCTCTCTCAGAGTTCTTCGAGGCTAACGCTACCTATCAGGAAAGCAACTACTACTCGCATGTCTCTATGGAACTCCAAAAGAGATATCTCTTTGAACACGACAAGATGGAGGAGATGTGGAAGGTATACTGCGATTCCGTGTTTCTCGGCGAAGACGCCTACTATCAGGAACGTATGCTAGACTGCACTACCCTACGCGGTGACTTTGACCTAAAAATTAAAAAGGAAGACGCTAAAAAGTACAAGCTCACCCAGGACAAGAACTTTTACACCCAGGAAGACGTACAGAGTCTCGTCAAGATGTTTATCGCCGGTATTCAGAAGACCGTTCAGAACATCAAGCCTGAGCAGCTCACCTGCTTCGTCCTCGAAAAGTCTGGTCCCTCTGAAACCGATACCCACGTCAAGTCCGGCTTTCACATTGAGTTCCCCTTTCTGCTACTCACCAAGGAAGATCTCTCCGTCGTCGTCTATCCGAAACTAGTCACCCTCTACGAAGAGTATGATGTCTTTATGCGATTCGGTGAGCAGTACGCTAAAGGTTTCTTCGACTCTCATATCCTATCTAACCCGTGGCTCATGTACGGTTCTAAAAAATCCTCTACCGGTGAGCCATATAAAGTCACTCAGATCTACGACTCTTCTCTCAACTCTCTGACTCTCGAACGCGTACTAGAAACTCACAAGCTGCTAGACGTCAACGAACAGGAACTCAAGATTGACAACGATCCAGAGTACTACCTTCCGCGAATCCTGTCTACGATGTATCTCGGTAAGAAGCACTACATCTGTCGAGCCAAGTCTTCAGATCTAACCCTCGCCAAGAGTACGTTCAAGAAACTCAAGCAGCCAGAGAAGGATTCGCAAAAGATTCAGCCTACTACCCCAGAGGAGCGTGTCAAGGAGGCGAGAGAGCTGATGCCATTCCTCGCTGACACCCGTGCCGACGACTACCACATCTGGATGAAGATTGGCTGGATCTTGTATAACATCGGTGAGGGTAGCCAGGATGCGCTACAACTATGGACTGACTTTTCGCGGCGAACCACCAAGGGTAACTTTTCAGAGACCAAGTGCATCTTTGAGTGGGGTAAGATGAAGCTCGATCCAGAGGGGCTCACCCTTGGTACGCTTCGCTACTACGCAAGAGAGGATAGCCCAGAGGAGTACGCCAAGTACTGCCGATCCCGGTCTAAGAACATTATTCTGCAGAGTATCGAGAAGAACGGAACTCTGACGCCGACGATCGCGGCACAGGCGTTGTGGCAGCACTATAAGTCTGATTTCGTCTACACTCCGGCCAAGGAGTGGTACTACTATCGAGATCATCGCTGGAATGTGACTCCGGATGGTATTGAGCTACGTAAAAAGATTTCTGATCTGATCTCTCCTATCCAAGAAAAGGTTACAAGCATCCGTACTGAGATCCGAGAGATTGATGAGAAGATCCGAGATCAAGAGGAAGAGCCGAAAGAAGAAGACGCTGACGAGAAACGCTATACCGACAAGGATAAGCAGCATCTAGATAAGCTACGTCAGCTGCTGATCAAGGAGAAGAATGCGCTAGAAGATACTTCAAAGAAGGATAAGATCCTAAAGGAGTGTAGAGAGCTGTTCCTCGACGTAGACTTTAGCGGGAAGCTAGATTCGAACGTCAACCTCCTAGGCTTTACTAACGGTATCCTAGACCTAAAAGAGGGCGTCTTTCGAGACGGTCGCCCTGATGACTACCTAAGTATGAGCACTGGATACGACTTTCAAGTCGTAGCGGATAATGACGCTTCTCTGGCTCAAGTGGATGACTACTTACTACGAGTCTTTCCGGATCCAGAGATTAGAGAATATTTTCTAGATCAGACTTGTCTTTTACTACGAGGCGGAAACTTACTCAAGAAGGTGTTAATTTATAGCGGTGCGCGTGGTAACAATAGCAAAAGCATCTCCATTGAATTGATTCAAAACGTATTGGGTGACTACGCTATCGAGTTACCGACTACGGTACTTACGCAGAAGGCGGCACAGTCTAGTCAGGCGACTCCTGAGATTATGAGAACCAAGGGTAGACGCTTCTGTGTGATTCAGGAACCAGGACCTCGTGATAGCATCAATATGGGTATGCTCAAGTTGCTATCGGGTAACGATAAGATCTCTGGGCGTGATCTATACAAGGGTCAGACAGAATTCAGGCCACAATTCAAGATGTCGATCGTGTGCAACAAGAATCCTCGAGTGGAATGTGATGACGCGGCCACGTGGTCTCGTCTAAGAGTTATTCCTTTCGAGAGCTGTTTCGTCGACCCTAAGACTTGCGCGCCTACCTTTGAAGAGCAGCTGCGTCGAAAGGAGTTTCCGATTGACCCGTTGTTCAGCACTAAACTTCCTGGTATGAAGTACGCGTTCATGTACAAGCTCTACACCCGCTTTCTAGAGGCACAGAAGCTAGGATTTCCTGTAAAAGAGCCGGAGAAGGTGATTTGCGAGACTCGCAAGTATCGCTCGGCTAACGACGTCTATGCCAACTTTATGGGAGATCAGCTCGTTGCTGACCCAGAGGCCAACGGTCTTATGTTGAACGAGCTCTACGAGCAGTTCAAGATATGGTTCAAGAACAACTATGCGAACTCTTATATCCCTCCAAAGCACGAGCTGAAGGAGTATCTGTCTACCAGATACCAGAAGTTCTTTATCATCAACCGTCTCATCGGCTTCCGTCAGAGAGAGGAGGCAGATGACGAGGCAGAGATGAATATCGAGTACGAAAAGATTATGAAGGAACGCGAAGAGATACGCAGAGCTAGAGAGGTACAGAAAGGTAATTGAAAGATTTAATATGATTCAAGTAATCATATTATGCAGAAAGTAGATAAGAGAAAGTGCGAGGAGAAGGACTGTACCACGAGACCTTCCTTTAACTACATAGGAGAGAAGAAAGATAAAACCTCCTAAAGGAGAAAACCACTCACACTTGACAATTGGTTCCGTAATCACTGTGTTACGATATCAGACCTTATTTGTTCGAGAGAGATGGATTGGTATAATCTACTATACGCCAAGACATGTTCAACGCTATATTGTGTTTGAGAAAGAAGATCAAGAGATTGACCTCAACCAGGCTCTAGAAGACTACACTAAACTGATACAACAACTTAAAAATGAATCTTAAACAATTCTCTTTATTATAGAATAAAGAGATATGGAATCGACTTCAACTACTCCTGCTTCCTCCCCTCGCTCTTTAGAGCCTCTGATGGATCCCGCCAACGAACGTCTCCGGTTGTTCCCGATCAAGTATCCTGATCTCTGGGAGGCTCGTCAGAATCACAAGAAGGTGTTCTGGACGGCGGAAGAGCTCGACCTCGCCGGTGACCTCAAGGACTGGGAAACGCTCAATAGCGACGAGAAGCACTTTATCACTACCGTTCTCGCCTTCTTCTCGATCAGCGACTTTATCGTAAACGAGAACTTGGAAACTGACTTTGTTGACCGCATCACCATCCCTGAAGCCAAGATGTTCTACCAGCTCCAGACCTTTATGGAGACGGAACACACTCTTACCTATGGCCTTCTGATCGAGACCTACGTACAGAACCTGGTCGAGAGAAACCGCCTGCTCGACGGCGTGCGCACCATTGCCACCATCTCTAAAAAGGTAGACTGGTGCCGTCGCTGGATGCACGAGGGCGACTTTGTACACCGCCTCGTCGCCTTTAGCATGGTAGAGGGTATCTTCTTTAGCGGTTCCTTCTGTTCGATCTTTTGGCTAAAGAAGCGTGGTCTGATGCCGGGTCTCGTGCTAAGCAACCAGTTCATCAGCAGAGATGAGGCGATGCACAGAGACTTTGCCTGTATGCTCTACCGCCGCTACATCACCAACAAGCTACAGGAGGAGGAGGTGATTGAGATGGTACGGGGAGCGGTAGAGATTGAGAAGGAGTTTGTGTGTGAAGCCCTCCCGGTAAGCCTCATCGGTATGAATTCGGGTATGATGTCGCAGTATATCGAGTACGTAGCAGACCACCTCTTGCTCAACCTTATCGGAAAGAAGCTCTACAACGTAGAGAACCCGTTTGACTGGATGGTATCGATCAGTCTAGAGAACAAGACCAACTTTTTCGAGTCGAGAGTGAGCGAGTACAGCAAGGCGGATCAGGCATCGGCTATCACCTTTGATGACGAGTTCTAAGGTAAAAAATTATGTCATCTCTAGATCACATAATACTAAAGTCATGAAGCACACCAAGAGCCTTTCTGAAAGAGTTTTCTCCTACGACGTAAGCACAGCGATTCAATTTAGATCAGAGATCTCCAAAGAGACGGATAATTCCTCTATCTTTTAGAGCCTCCTCTTTTGGAACGAGGTAGTGAAAGGTAACCGGCCCAGAGAGTCTAGAAATCATAGAATCTCCTAGACGAAGCATTTACTAGTCATAACTATTTTAAAATGGAATCACAGCGATCCAGTTTAGGGAAGAGAGGAAGGAGTATTATCTTTTATCCACGGGCTGAATTATACAAAATATAAAAATGACTGTTATAGATAAGACAATGACCTTCCTAAAAGAATGTCTCTACCCCTCGTGTTTGGCTGGCATAGTTCTGTTGAAAAAGTTGACGAGATCCAGGAGATACACGCTATCTACCAGTCTGGTTGGTGTCCCACCGCCCAGATCTTCACCAAACCTCCAATGCAGGTATCAAGCATATCTAAACGAAAAGAGAAGATACAGGCTCTCCGTCCCCTACTAGACCACACTCTTCTCTTTGTTCACAGCTCCTACCTCATCAACTACATCCGCCCCGACGGCGACTCCTCTCTCATCAGCGTCGTTGACGACATCCTCTTTTTAGACGAGGTCACTCCCGACCAGAACAAGTCCCACACCGGAGTCGTCATCCACCTCGGCAAGAACGTCGAACACCTCTCCCTCGAGCAGTGCATCAAGAACTTTACAGAAAACGTTAGAGAAGTTCTAGAACAAACCTCCGAACAAAAGGTTAGACTCATTCTAGAAACCTCTACCCGCTCAAAGAACGGCAACGACGTCTTCTGGGATATCAAAGTCTTTGGAGAGCTATGCCAGAATATTAAGAAAGCGCTAGGCGAGGAAGTATACCACTCTCGTATCGGCTTCTGTATCGACACCGCCCACGTCTTTGCAAGCGGGTACGACCTCCGCACAAAAGAAAAGGTAAGAGAATTCCTTAGTCTATGGGACGAGCACATCGGAGTACAGCGGATCACGCTCATTCACCTCAACGACAGCAAGGTAGGAGTCGGATGCTGCCGCGACCTACACCAGCAGCTAGGCAAGGGGTATATTTATAGCGAAGAGAAGGAGGGGTTACAGTTCCTCCTAGAGTGGTGTAGACGGTCGGGAACGCCTGTGATTTCGGAAACGGGAGGAGATATGATGGAAGAGATGGAACTCGTCAAGAGTTTATTGAACTAATAAAAGACTCTACGTTTCTATTAAAGTGCTCCTGATCTCTAATTATACAATCTTGATCAGAGTCTAGCATAGACTTTCCAAACTCTGCGAATACAAACTGGAATTCTCCTTTAGGAGTGATTCTATATAAAATATTACTCAGTTTGATATCGTTAAGACAAATTTTACAGGTATTATGGATAATAATCAAGTTCGCTTGCATGAGTCTTAATGTCTGTATTAGAAATGCTTTTGTAATTGGGTCTCTATCTCTAACCGTTCTGATAAGATATCTTAAATCTCCTTCATATTTTTCCATAAGAATATAAAATTCCACATCCTCTCCCTTTCTACAGTACCAAGAGTCGTGTAGAGTAGGAGAGAAGATGACTCTTAAAGAAGTTTGTGCTTCGTTAAGGCGACTCATAACTTCTACCTCGTTCTCCCAATCTCTATACACATCTTCAATAGAGGCTTTTGTTTGGCCGCTATCCAAGTACAATTGATGGTCATACTTGATTATTTTTAAAACGTAACCACAATCTAATGTACCTTTTCTACAAGCTTGGTGTACTTTACCATAAGCCCCTCTATCGATGTATCCACGTACTTCATAAATAGTAGTAAGAGCCTCACAGTCGCTTCGTAAAGAACTTACTGTAGGAAGGTAAAGGACTGACATTTATAGTATATACTTTTTTAAAAAAAGTATACGATTACCTTCTCTTGCCTATCGCGCTTGTTCAACTAGACGGGATAGATTCTTATATAATGGGACTGGTGTATACGGATAACGTCAAGACTTTTTCATATAAGATTCACGACCCTATGCAGTACACATCTGAGCATACTGCTGTGACAGCACCTTACGAGATAGGTCGTAAAAGGGAGAGAGCCGCTCCAACCACATTAGAATCTGCTCGAGTTGGGAGCAAGTTTCAAAGTCTTCCGTGATCTGAGCGTAGCAGAGAGTTACGAGAATGAGAAAAGCGAGTACCCGAAACATGGTTTATCGGAAAGGAGTAACAGATCCGTCGACTCACTTTTAATTTGTTTACTGACCCATTGGTAAGTAAAACTCCGGTCTTTAGTGGGATCGAACCACTGACCTTTGTAGCGATTAGTCGTTTCGATCGACTGACCTCCAGGTTATGAGCCTGGCGCGCTTCCTCTGTGCCAAATCGCTTCTTTGAACTGGTAGTCCGCATCGAGGAGAAGACTCTCCAAATCGGATACCAGGGGGTACTCTCTTGCAGTAGCCATTTACCGCGCCCACAAGACCGAGACGAGTACCCTTGTATCTCGGCCTCAGCCAAATATAGGCTAGTTTTTAAATAATTTTTTATTTATTGTTAGATAGAAAAATGTTCAAAGGGTTGGATAAGCTAAAGGGGTTGAAAGTAAGTATTCCCCCCAAAAAGCCAAATGTCAGTAGAGAGGATGACTACATCGTGACACAGCTATACGAGATCTTGGTACACGCCGAACGTAACCCAAAGGTTTTAGTAAATCATATGATTGAATTGTATGAAAGAGAAAGCAAGACACGGTCGTGGTCAGATTCTTTGTCGTCTACCGCAAAGGGTAGAAAGAGAGAAAAGCTAGTCCGAGTAGGAGGAAAAGAATACAACATAAAGGACATAGAAGCTCCTTCTCCTGATATTTATCACAGCGTATACCCTTATGTATTCCGCGATGACCTAGAGGAAGGAGAGATTGCATTCTTTACATTTATGATAGACATGGACGGATTACATATTGCTAGATACCACAACCTATTTGAGTTCGGCACAGGCCACGTGTACCTTCCTGACCCCCAAAAAGAGGACACCTTTATGATTGCAGCAGGAGAGCTAATGATTCAGGATAACCAACTTTTATTTAATTTACAGTCCGGTAGCTTTATGAAGGAGTTAAACCTGGACGCTACCCCGAAATACAAGACCTTTCTCGTGCACGCTGTGAAAAATATTCTTTCGTATAGCCCCTTACATCCCTTTGATAGAGTAGACTTTGTAGAAGAGGTTATTTTTCCGAGCATTTTCCCATTGAACTGGGAATTACGTAGAGATTTGGCACTCCCTGGATACGTAATTACTTCTGACGAAAAGTCTAACTTTATGGAAGATGTAGGCTACGAAACGGTCGAAGAAGCAATGGACTACTTTAGCCGATACCCCTACGAAAGAGTACGCATTTCGCAAGACGGCATCGTCTTCACCAACCCATATCCAGATCAACCGAACCGGTTTGTACGCGACGATGACCTATACTCTGGGCGACGCCGTAAGAGCAGACGTAGACACTAAAAATTTTTAGCAACCATCTGGTTACTAAAAGTTTACCTTACTCCTTACTTGAATTCCGGGAAAGACTCGTATAAGTCCTTCACTACTCCTCCCGTCTTTACGTACGACAATAGCCTGGTGTTGTAGTGACTCGTAAAGACGGAAAAATTATCAGTTATGTCGACAACAATAGGACAGGTGTCTTGTCGTCTCATTGTACGCCCAAGATATTGATCGTAGAGGCTAGCACAGTCGCTCGCTAGGATCAACATATCAAGGCGGGGGTTATCGAACCCTGTTCCTACTTTACTCATCGTTCCTATCAAAATTCTAGATTCTTTGTTATAGGTACGTTTACTTCCCATAAAGATCTCTACGTCTTCACCTACTTCCTGTAGTCTCTTGTAGAGGTACTTTCCCTGGAGCTCTACTCTTTTACTCAAGATGAGGATATTGCGGTTGGCGAAGAACTGGCACAATCTCACAATCATCTCGTTTCTTTCCCCATTACCACACTGGCTATCAATCACGGTGTTCCAGTCTATCTTACCCATCGGTGTTTGCTCGACTGTAGGCTTAAACTTGGTCTTTAGGCGGTAGACATTGTAGTTTCTTCTCATACCTCGAGTAATCACAGCATCTCCAAAGTGTAGCTGAAGCACTCGATCTAGCTTATCCTGTCTCACGGGGGTCGCAGTCAGTGAGATCGAGTACTTTGGCTGGACTCTTAGTAGACTCTTGCTCACGGAGGGCGAGCAGAACGTATGAGCTTCGTCGCAAATAAATGTTCCTACGTCACTGAACTCTTCTAGCTTGCGGTTGGAGAGGTTCTCTCCTAGGATGATATAAAAGTCAGCGTTCTCGTCTTTCGGTGTCTTATTCTCTAGGATCTGTACCTTAAGGTTTTTGTTTACGTTGAGGATACTCTCCTTCCATTGGTCGATGAGAGTGTTGCGAAAGACGGCAACGAGGGTCTTTAATCCGAGCTTCAGACTATAGAGGATGGCAAAGTAGGACTTTCCCCAGCCGCAGTGGAGGGAGAGGAGGATGCTGCGGTAGTGTTCAAAGACACCGTCCATCTGCGTCTCGACCTCGAGCTGGTACTCGCGTAGTTTAAAGTCGGTGTAGGTGGTGGAGAGGGATGCGTACTTTTGTTCTTCTAGCGGTAGACCGGTGTGTTCGGCATAGCTCTTGGGGAGGTAGACTTTACCGTTGTCGACGAGAAAGCATTCGATCTTGTCGCGGGTGACGTCGCTAACGACGGTGCATTCGTCGACGATCTGCTTACGGAGGCGTTGATCGAGAGAGCTAAAGGTGGGTAGGGAGATGGAGGAGCTCATCGTTAGTAGTTATCTTTTATGATCTTTCATAAAAGAATCTTTAGTAAATCATTTTTACCTTTTCCGCGAGAGAGTCGCAGCAGCAGGAGAAGAAGAACTTCTCTGTGAATCCCTGTGGATACTGGTCCACACATAGGAGGATGGTGGAGTAGCGTTTGTACCATCTCACGATGCGTTCCATATTCTTCAGGATGATCTCTAGGGGAGGTTCGACGAAAAAGACAGGGTGCTGGAGACAGAGAGGAATGGTGCTGCAGGGTAGGACGGCGTACTCTTTGGCGAGCCACTCGATGAGATCGGAGAGGTCTAGGATACGGGAGAGGATCTCAGTGGTATAGTACTCACCTTGGGTATCGGAGCACTCTTTGACGAAAGAGGAGTCTCTGGTCTTGCGGGAGAGCGCGAGGAGGAGATCGAGGTTTCTCATGGTGTATTGGTAGACGGAGATGTCATAGTCTCGGTAGGAGTCGATCTTGTCGGAGAAGAGGAGAAAGAATTTCTCAAAGTACTCTTGATCGGAAAGGGAGTGATCGAGTAGATCGGCGCGAGAGAGTTCACTGCCCATTTTGAAAAGAGTAGTGAGGAATTTGCGGAGATTCATTTTTTAGAAAGTGGTTCATCAGTACTCCCATGGTGATGACGTAGAGACTACTATCTTCTTCCTCTTCTGGTAGGGGGACGGTTTGTGAGTAGGTGACGTATTGGTAGAATGCGCATAGTTGTTTGGAAAAGTGTTTGGCGTGAACCTCGTCTAAAGAGTCGAGTTTGGAGGATAGCTCATCAAGGATTTGACGGGAGAGTTGTTGGTAGGGAACAGTCATCGCTTTCTCTATACTTGATTTTTGTAAACCAATTTATAATATTGTTAAGTTCTCAAATGAATAAGAGTGAGATCGCGAAAGTGATCGCTAGAGAAAATAAGGAACTAGCTGTACTTCCGGGACTTGTCTTTTTTAGGCCTATTTTAGAACTTTCAGAAGCAAGAACCCTCTATGAGCTTTTTATGGTGATGAACGATGTTTCTTTATCTGAATTTTCTCCTTATGCCATGCTATTATTGAAGCCAGACCCTAAACTTAAATACGAGCAGTATAACGAGAAAGTAAACGAAGAAGCGAAGGTTGACGTGACTCGTGATGAGTACGACGAGCTTAAGGAGTATGGCTTGAGTCCCATTGATATAGTGTATCACTATGTGATATATAGGTTGATAGAGGAAGGATTAGTGAATAAAGATACTCTGATTGCTTCGGATAGCAGTAAATTAAATACGAGGTTAGACGAGTTTGTCTTCAGTGAGAATATTAACGAAATACCGTTATTACCCTTACCCGGGAACTTTGTTTTGGATATAGAAACTCTTAGGGACTATATGTTAGAGTATAAGAGAAAGCTTTCTGATTTTATCAAAGAATTGGAGAAGGAAGATAAGCCGATGGAAGAGATAAAGGATATTGAATTGAAGCTGAAGCCCGTATTGAGTACGGTTATCAAGTCTTTTTTGGTCTTTAGAAATGAAACGGTAAAGGATAGTCTAGAGCACTTTAACGACGCTCGCGTATCGTACCGGCTGCCTTATGTGACAGTGTCTCCGTATACCAAGATCTCTCAGTCGGCGACGGTCTATAATGAGTGGAACGTATCTACCCCGGATTCGTTGATTGGTTATATTCGAACAAAGGACAGCGAGACGTTAAAGTCTTATAGCCAGTTTGAGCTAAGAGGAGATACGCTAACGATCGAGTCTAGAAAGAAGGAAGACGTGGAAGCCGCTCAACCGGCTGAGGATTTGGTGAGTAAGATTGAAGAGGCTATAGGGATTCGAGTCGGAAGAGAATTGTTACAACAGGAGGTATCGGTAGAGTACTTTTTCGCGGGTATTGACGTGAACCAGTGGTCTTTCAAGCACTTTTTGTATACAGATCCGGTGATGAAAAACTTTTACTATATGGACGAGTTTAATCAGTTGGAGAAGAAAAAGCAGGCGATTACGCTGTATTACTACGAGAGTCGTACTGCTCTCCCCGTGGTTCTGTCTATCTCTAACCGCGAGGCTCAGGACAAGAATGTTCCTCACTTTGAGGCGGGTAGGTGTCATCTTAGAGTCTACGTGAAGCGTTGTACAAAGGATAAACTAGAATCGATTATGGAGAATGTCGTGAGGTGTCTACAAAAGTATGGAGAGGCTAGAATGGCGATAGAAGAAGAATTAAAAAGGATCGTAGGCAAAGAGCTTACGGCCGAATACACAAAGATGTGTGTGAAAAAGGTACGGGATGAAAAGATAGAGTATACTTCTATCATTACCTCTGAGTCCGTTCGCGCTGTTCAAACGAGCTTGAAGCCGATCGTCTTAAAAGACCCTCCTCCTGGGAGCTATGTTATTAATCCAGAGGATTCGGATAAGGTTCCTGCCAATCCTTCTAAAGACAATAGTAAGCAAGTACTGGCTTTCCCAAAGAGGAGTGACAGGGAATTGTTAGAACCCTATTACTATTCGTGTAAAGCTCCTTATTATATCAGTCTTAGAGAAACGGTCCCTTCTGAAAGATATCAGCTAGACTATATACCAGTCTGCCTTACTGAGAATAACTTTGATGCTAATGCCTATGAGAAAGCCAAGAAGGACGAGTCGTATGACCTAAAGAAGAATACCGATTTGATGACTTATCTTTTGGATATAGAGCAGGAGGAACAGGAGCCTTCTAGCTACGTCATCACAAAGACGGCTCTCGTAGATAAGGGTCGATACGGCGAGATGATGATGGATAAATGGTTACGATTTGTGCTTCCCGTAGACAAGCTTTACCGCTATGGATTATATAACTTCACTAGACCAAGGATAAAGAGTAGTTATATACCAAAGGGTTTACACGGAGCTTCGGTGTTGTATATTCTACATAGCGCTACCAGTGATATTCCGATTAATATAGAAGAGGTTAAGGATAGGGTTTTGCGATACATTGATCAAAGTGTCAGTTATTACTCGGATACGTATGGCTATAGCGTAGAGGAGCTGAAGAGGATAGTACAGGAGAATGAGTATATTGATCCTAGACTCTTTTATAATATTCTTAGGGAGGTCTTTTCCGTAGAGATATTGCTATTTACCAAGGAGACCAATGCTAACGAGACGCCCTTCTACCCGATCTGTCCTTACTATCAGACGTCTCCTATACAGAGCAATCAGAGATTTTCTAAGATGGTGATGATAGCGTTGAATAAGGGAGGAGAGTTTGACCTTTTGGTAAACCCTCTCTGTGAGGTGATCAGAATAAATAGGGACGGTCCTCTACTATACGACATAACGGACGAATACGAGATATTTTATAACGAATACAACAGGGCGTTAAAAGAGTTATACGGCATGGAATTTGTGACACACGACTTTACGGGTAAACCTACAGGACAGACACTGGATACGTTTCAGAAGGTGAAATGGTTACACTTTGAAAGTGTTTCTGTTATGCTCGTGACTCCGATTCATAGTATGGATATAGTTATTGTACCAGAGAGAAACTTTGTCAACGACGTGGAAAATGTCCTATCGTTTATCGATCAAGCTGTTAAGAAGGATCAATTTACTCTTAGTTATGAAGAAGATACGCTTGGGCGAGTACACGCGATCAGAGTCGTCTACAAGGACCGATCTTACCTCTTTCCTATCGAGACGCAAGAGCACAGCCCTTCCTATCGAGTTTACCAGAATCTAGAAAAGACGGCAAGATACTTGACCGAGTATACCTTCCTCTCGTACTCGATAGCCTGTAGAGACGAGGAGATTGACTTTGTTACCTTTTACGAAAATAACTTTGTAATTGATCCCGAGCACTTATACCCTCTTGTAGATAGGCAGTGGGAGGAAAGAAATAGGGAATACCTAACGGAGGACAATCGAGTCATCATTCAAAATCAGACCGTTCGCGTTAAGTTGATGTACCTCCTGAGGCAAAAGTATCGATTGAATAGGGATTTGTTACTCGCGTACCGAACTCTGGACTATATGCCAAACTACTATAGTTCGCTAAGCGACTTTCAGCAATACCCCGGGGCGATTATCTTTGACCGTTCCTTTACCAAGCCGAAAGAGGAAATCGGCTCTCTTGTCGTACAGCCTAAGGTAGATAAGCCGTACATACTCTACAAGAATATCGCAGAGACGGGGCATAAGAAGTGGTTGTGTTATCCCGCTCGTTCAAAAGCCCATGCGCTCTGGGTATGTAAATACTGGGAAACAGAAGGATGCGTTCCTTTACCAGAGGATGACGGAGAGAACGACTCTCCTCACACCGAGCTAGTGTGGGCCAATGAGAATGCGTATGTGGCTAGACTGGCTGATAGTACAAAGTATATCGTTTCTGTATTTTACCTAGATTCGGGTGAGACTCGTTATCAAGCACTTTTACCCTATCGCCTATGGTAGTGAGAGACTTCCATTCATCAAACGGGAGTGCAGAGCAGACTAGGGGGGTGCTGTGATCGGGGGTCTGTTTGAGCAGTAGAGTAAGTTGGTGCTGTAATTCACCAAGTTCAAGAGAATACTGTCTCTTTAGAGTCTTGTCTCTCGTGGAACGAATCTGTTGAGATTTCTGTTTGATACGGAGAGAAAGAGACTGCATTCTTAATCTATAAGCCCTATTCTGTAAATTTTTTTAACTACATCTCTCTACACTTTGGAGTTCCAAAAAGAAACGAGGAAAAGTTAAACTCTTCTCCGTACTCTGACTTTTGGTAGATATAGTAGTGAGCGAACCCTGCCACGACGACGATAATCATTCCCGCGTAGAGTAGACGTCTCCACTTTTCAAGCTTTGAGATCTGCTCAGAGTCTGGAGTTTCCTGTGTATTGAGGTAGTTGATCTGAGTCTTGATCGTCTGGTCTACGATGAGTAAGATCAGCACTAGGATAGAAGCCCAAGCCTTGCTCTTGGTCGACATCACAAAGATCGCGTACACAAGTACCGTCTTTGTCCATACTTGAGTGATGCTCGCCCTGTTTCCTGGATCAAGTAGAGTAAAGAGAAAGAAGAAGGAGATCAGCGCGAGAAAGTGCTTGACGTACATGTTTTGAGAGACGAGGCGCTGTAAATCACAGCCTAGCAGACTGGTAAAGAAACCAAAGAGTAACCAAAGGTAGAGACCAGCCAGAGCAGAAGAGGTATCAAAGGTAATGATGGGAGGTGTAAGAGAGGGAGTACTCATTTTATAGTAATGACTAGAAAATATTCATTTAGAGATCAGAGTAAGAATGAACGATGGCGGAATACATCTATCTATTATACTCCAAAGTACACATGAATTCTGGAGAGAGTGTCTACAAGATCGGAAAGACTCGTAACTTTCCCGGTCGCTTCCAGCAGTACCCAAAAGGCTCTAGGGTGCTCGCTGTGTGGAACTGTGAGGATTGTAACCGACTGGAGAAAGAGTTGCTATCACACTTTCGTCACAAGTACCTATCCCGTAGAGACGCTGGAAGCGAGTACTTTGAGGGCGACTGGAAAAAGATGCGCAACGATATCCACGAAATCCTTCTGACCTCGGAGAAGAAAGAAGAGAAGAAAGAAGTACAGGTAGAGGACAAAAAGTTTGTGATTTATATAGCTAGTTAAATACCCAGAGACAAGGTAGAATCATGTCTCTTCATCACTCCTTCCCTGTACTCTACGGTCAAGATAAGTCTGGAAAGACAAAGGTGTGGAGAGCTGCTATCTACCACAACGACGACGGATCGGCCTACTCCTTGATCGAGTATGGGCAACTAGACGGAAAGTTACAGACCGCGCGCAGAGACGTTACTACCGGAAAGAATCTGGGTAAGAAGAATGAGACGACTCCGCTACAACAGTGTCTTAGCGAGACGGAGAGAAAGTGGTTGGATAAGAAAGAGAAAGAAAATTATACGGAAGAGGTGACCGAGGAAAAAAACTCTGACGAACATCTTACGTTGTTACCTATGCTGGCACAGACACTAAAGAAAGAAAAGCTCGTCTTTCCCGTCTATGTACAACCAAAGATCGACGGATTGCGGTGTCTCTTTTATTACAGATCCGGAGAGTGGGCGGCGCAGTCGCGTACAGGAGCGTACTTTAGTACGGTAGATCACATCAAAGAAACTCTTTCCAATGTACCAAAAGAGATAGTTCTGGATGGAGAGCTGTACTCTGATACGATCCCGTTTGAGACGCTGGCGGGGCTGCTGAAGAAGAAAAAGATCTCGGTGTCGGACCTAGAAAAGTTGAGACACGTCAAGTATCACTGCTACGACGTCTATCTACCCCAGAAGAAAGACGCAGACTTTGAGGAAAGATATACCGTACTATCAAAGCTTCCGGTATTACAGGTAGTGACAGAAAAGGTACAGAAGATGGAGGAATTTCAGGAAAAGTTCGGTGAGTACACCTCACAGGGGTATGAAGGTATTATGGTGAGAACTCTTAGCGGAAAGTATAGTCTAAACTACCGTAGTAAGGATCTATGTAAGTACAAGGAGTTTGAGGAGAGTGAGTATGAGATCAAGGGGTTTACACAGGGAGATGGACGCGACGTTGGTACGGTGATCTGGATCTGCGTAACGGAACAAGGTAAGGAGTTTCACGTCCGACCTAGGGGTACTCACGAGCAGAGAAGTGAGTGGTATAGAGAGGGAGTGAAATACGTAGGTAAGAAGCTTACGGTGATCTACCAGAATCTATCAGAACAAGGTATTCCACGCTTTCCGGTAGGTAAGGCTGTGAGAGAGGGATTTTAAAATTGTATTACGCTTGATAGACAAAAGATGAAGGACAACCTCTCCAGTCTGTCCTTTCTAATATATCTGCTTCCATTCGAATCAGATGTTCTGGTCTCGTTCCTTCTGCTCCGTCTGTATAGAAACTTACTATATTGTAGTAGTCTTTATCGTCAGAGACCCAATCATGCGCCCCCATAAACTTCATAGAAAGGATGAGACAGCAGCATCCTATTGCCTGAAAATATTCTCTATTGACTACTCCTCCTAGAGATTCAATCACGGCGTCGATGAGTTCAGAAGCGCACCTTATGACATCAGAAATCATATCCTTTAACTCATCCTCGTTTCCATAGACCATCCAATCGATAGTATCTTCTAGAAATCTCCTATTGGAAAGGAGGCGTGATATCCACCTCAATAGCTTTCTCTTCATATAGGAGATACTATCTTCGTCATAAACAAGTTCCGAAAGTCCTACTCCTCCAAACACTCCGTATAAATCCTCTTCCATTTTATAATACACATAGATTTTATTCATATCGATCGATATGAATAAGACAGACTAAACGTATAGGTTATGGTCTTGTAGGTGGGAAAGACCCGAATTAATCCGATTAGTAGAGAGAAACGTATGGATCTCTGTCTTTTTTACCTTGACTAGTTCTTTTACTTCTTTCGTTACACAAAAGTCTGATAGAAGGCTCTCATCAAAGGGTACGACGATCTCGATACAGAAGCGAGCCTGTTTCTTAGTCTTCTGCTCGTCGTACTTGTGAAAGGTCTCTACACAGTGAATTTTCACCTCTGGATTTGTATCAATCTGCTCCAGGATATAGTCCATCCACTGTGGACACTCTTCAGATAGCTCCTTCATTAGACCGTAGTAGGGAGTGTTCTTAGCTCGTACTCCTCCACCAAAGTCGCTCATCAAGCCCCGGTTAGAGAGGTTAAAGATATAGTCGCCTTTGGTGTGTAGGATCACGCCAGCTCGACCTCCGTATCCTAAAGGTAGAGCCTTTAGTTGGGCGACGTCAATCAAGCTGCTGATGGTACGATAATCATTTAGCACGCGATCAAAGAGAGTTGTCCCAGTAACGATGGGCTGGTGGGAGAGCTGGTTGAGATCAATGGAGTGGAACATCGCCTCTATCTCCGCGGCGAGAGATTCGTCTTGGGGGTAAACGGGAGTCCAGTGCCATTCATCTAGAAGACTAGAATAGATTTGAGAAAGGTTTTCATAAGAAAAAGTTTGCGAGTGGAGTTTGTTGTAAAAAGCGATGACGGCGGACATCTTTTAAAAGAACCACAAAGCGTTTAGGCTGAATCATTTTTAAATCTTTCCACCCATCTATCTAATAATCGTTGCAGTCGGTAGTCCTGTATAGCCTCCTCTTCTAGTAGACAGACTATATTAGAGTAATCCATCTGCCTTTCATAGCGTAGGTTGTCATAGAGCTGGTATAAGACCCTAGATTTGATAAGAGGAAGATAGGGCTGTAGAAACATGGCTAGGTCGTATTTCCGGTTATGAGAGATAATAGACAGCATCACTTAAACGCAACTGTATCTTTAAAATGATTCCCGGTACCCCTCCTATCTTAGAACCAGACTTAGAGCTAGAGGATTTTTTCAGTTACTTAGGTTTGAGGTAGAGTATCTACGTTACTATCCAGCGATAGACGTAGAAGAATGGTGTATGTTAGTAGATGCTCTATCAGAGACGGTGATTCTAGATAGGCAACTGGGGTAGAGTTTCTCCTGAGATCTGTTGATGAGGATCTTGGTATAGCGGTATCATACCTGGTTCGGTAAAAGAGAGCTCCTTTTCTCGTTCAGGTAGGTCTAGCTGTTCCCTTACCGTATCCTTCTCTAGCACCACCTCATTCGTGCTAGAGGTAAAGTAGGATAGGGAGGAACTACCGAGGGACTCGATCGTTTCAAGCCGATCCTTACGGTACTCGGTATTGACGATGAACTGGTAAGTCTTACCCAGTCCTCGCGTCACAGCCTCCTTTGCCGTAGAGATTGCAATGGTGAGGTAGTTGACGAAGGAGTTGAAGACGTCGACATAGTTATAGGACTGGATCACAGCTCCGAGGACTGGAGCTAAGAGTTTGTAGTCGTATCTAATCGAAGCAAAGAGTCCGTTCTTTACGAGCAGGCTAATCCCTTCGACCAGAAGCTGCTTTAGCGCGACGAAAAAGATAAAAATGTCAAGGTTTTCAGGAGAGACGGAGCTATAGTCACTAAAGATTTTGAGAAAGGATAGGATCTCTGGATGGATGTAGAGGAATCTGACGGATAACCCGAGACAGGTGACACCAGAGGCGATACCGAGAATTCCGAGACCAGAGTAGACATAAGTCTGGTGGATGAGATAGGGACTGGCGCCAAAGCGAAAGAAAGTGTAAGTCTGAAGAACGTTCTTGAAGGTAATTAGAGGTAACGTCTTTGAGATCATAGATTCGAGGAAGGATACGGTACACTGTTTTTTTGTGTAGTTAGGTCTTCTGATATCTGCCGGCTTGATGGAGGATTTGGGTACACCGATTTGTTCGGTGACGCGTTTAAGTATGTCTACGGCTTGTTCAGTATTTCCTTTGGAGAGACAGATGAGGCGAGAGGCATAGTCAAACTCTATACTGTCTTTCTTCTCTAGGAGTTCAGAGTGGAGGCGGTTGGTGGCGGCCATCTGGATCTTGAAGAGATCGTCTACAGAGAGTTTCTCTTCAAGGGTGAGGCGGACGATATCAGAGGTGACATTATGTGTGATTTCTGGTTGTGAGGGCGGGACGAGAGTAGCGGTGACGGAGTTGTCAGAAAGATGCTCTATCTTCTGGTCAGTCTCGTCTGAGAGACCTTTGCTATAACTGCTTCCCATATTTTATATTGAATCGAGAGAATAAATTTATACCCTCATACGAGTTCTTATTTAAATCTTCTTCTCTAGACTGTTGTTCGGCGTGGAGTAGCTTGTGGCGGTTGACTAGATCTTGGCTGCGATTATTTCTATTAGAAAGAAGGTCCTATAATTTTCTGCGCGTTGTATCTGTATTCCAGACATTTACTACAAAGGTATGAAAGTTTTTTCTATATATACTTACAAATGGATCCTAAAAAGATAAAGATTCCGACACAAAAAAAGATGACGGAAGAAGATAGAATCAAAGAAATGCTATTACACGACGAAATTATAGAAGATCGTAAGAAAGAATTTAAGCCAAAACCATTTATGACAGATGAAGAGTTCGCCGAGCTTACTTTCCAGTATACAGGACTCCTCCCATCCGACTTTCAAAAATTCAAACGCAAGTCATCTGAATAGATTATAGTGCCAACAACGGCCTTCCCTCCAGCGTATACACCCTCTTCTTGTAGGGAGAAAAGGGACAGATTTCAATATAATCATTGATATCCACCTTGAGCACCTCCGTCAAAAAGTACTCTACCGTCTCCTGTAGTCCATAATCTACAGGTTCTATCTCTAAAAAGTACTGATAGACGAGCTGCGGCGGATCACAGTTATCAATCAGACTCATAGGTTCATAAGGAAAGAGATCCTCTTCATCGCTTAGTCCGACTCCCAGCGCGTAGATCGTCTGATAGATACTCACCATATCCGCTAACTTGTGGTCAAAGTAGATTGTATGTAGTGGTGTAGCCGGCTGGTTATAAACGTATATATCTTTTGGTAACACGGTCACATCAAAACTATCAGAGTAGACAGGAAACTGTACCCCGAAAGGCTTGAGCAACTCCCTTCCCATCTTAGAGATAAAGGCGGATGCGATCACGACGGTAGCGTCTTTCGTGTTCCGGTATAGTCGATCGAGCTGGCTATACATTTGCTTACCGCTATAGATGGCGTCGTCTGGAATGATGAGCAGGGTACGAGGAGGTAGATTCTTTGCGTCTTCGGGAGTAATGATATAGTCTACGACTCTGCTCATACGAGATAGGAGGTATAGAAGAATCCAAAAGTTTGACTTTTTGATCTGAGGCATACCGAGGTATAGTACCACATTTATCTTCCCTCCCTTTCTACGATGAGTGTCAATAATGTAGAGAAGCTCGTCGGCAATCAGATCGTAGCGAGAAAAGAACTCTGAGTGAGAGACGTAGCGAGAGTTATCGTAGATCAGCTGGGCGTATTCCCTTAGACGTTCTGATGGATGACGCTGTACCCACTCTTGAAAACGATCGTGACGCAGACCGTGAGACTGAAGTGGAGCCTGATAGACATCGGTAGACTCTCGAAAGATCTGGAGTAGGCGTGCTTTTGATAGACCTTCAAGTTTCTCATCACTGTCGCTATCGCTATCCACAAGAAAGTGGCGTACCTTTTTAGGATCAAACCTCAGCATTTTACTATAATTGTCTTTTTATAAAAAGACAATTGAGTTTACCTTTATTCATCAATATCGCTATCACTAATGTGAGACGCATCAAAGGGGATTCCATAGTCTAGTACTACTTTGTCCGTAGCCGGGATAGGCTCACGAACCAGCTCATCTGAATCGTTCAGATAGCCTAGTACGTTAGTCTTCTGAGCATCTACTACGACTCGAGTATTCTCTACTACCAGATAAGACTTAAGAGCCTTGGTGGGAATAGGTGGGTATACCTTTTGGTCTAGTAAGATCTCTCTCGTCATGACACGGAACTCGATCTTCTTTTCTTCTAAGCGGTTTGTCAGCTTGATGAACTCTTCCGGCGCTTGCTCTACGCTCTTAGGAGGAGTCTTTTGTCTAACCGCTTGTTCCTTTATCATCGGTTCCTTAATAACTTCCTTTACCTGCGGTTGTACTTGTTCTACTTTCGGGTGTTCCTTTACCTGTGGAGCGCTGGACTTATGTTTGTTACAGAATCCATTCTCTTTCGCTGGCGCGCCGCAAGGAGATCCCTTTGACTTTCCGGATACCATGATATGGCGACAACGTCCCGGTTTAGTCTGAACCTCTTCTTCCATACTAAATTCTTCCTCTTCGATAACAAACTCTTCCCGCGCCTTAGGCGGCTCTACCTTAGGCGGTTCTGCTTTAGGCGGCTCTACCTTAGGCGGCTCTACCTTAGGAGGCTCTGCTTTAGGTGGCTCTACCTTAGGCGGTTCTGCTTTAGGCGGTTCTGCTTTAGGCGGTTCTGCTTTAGGCGGTTCTGCTTTAGGCGGTTCTGCTTTAGGTTGACAGAGTGATAGACCAGGGTCGATAGAAGGAGTAGATGACTCTGGTTCATCCCAGATCTGGAGTAGCTGTTGCTGAGTAAGACCCGTACGCATAGACACAGCGTTGATGAAGCGGCTGAAACGAGATTCGGCGTGCTGGAGAGCAGAGAAAACGGTGGATAGCATTTCGTATTAACGATATAGATAAACAACTATGTTTAATCATTTTTAAACTTGAATTTATAAATATGTCTAACCGACCAGCCTTTAAGAAATATCTACAGAAGAAGATCTCTGAGAATATAGAAGAGTATCGAAAAGGCAGATGGGTCTCTCCTTCACAGGCAGTAGCTGTATCCTACTCCCAAGCCAGAAGAAAGTTTGGTATACGAGATACTAGGAGAAGTAAGAGAAAGAGCCGGCAAAAGAGAAACAAAAAATAATTATCTTTGATAACAATAAAATGAAGTTCGCAATTGTCTGTATCCTATTCATCCTAGCCGCCCTCACCTACTTTCGCCTTAATCAGCAGATTAACATCGACACTGATGTAATCTCTGCTGAGAAGAAGGAGCAACTCCATAACATTAAGATGATGCTACAGTGGCTCATGATTGGTCTAGGCGTACTCGTCATCATCTGTGGTTATGATCTCCTATACGTACCTGGCGCCGACAAGTACCTAGGAGCAAAGTGCGGTTCCTGTTCTTCTGGCCCAAAGATGAAGGTAATGCGTGATCTACCCTCTACTCCTCAATTCAGTGGAGTCTACAGTTTACCAGATTTTTAGAAAAAAATATTGCTATGTAGTAAGCGATGAACATCACGCTTTTTTTATAATGGAATACCTAGCAAGAAATTCAACTTCCTTACGCCTACTATTAAAGAGAGCCAAGGGCTCCTGGTTATGGGATGTATCAGGTAAGAAGTACCTTGATGCGTTCAGTTCTTACAGTTCCGCCAACTTTGGTCACCAGCACCCATTGTTGTATCAAGAATTGATACGACAAAGTAGTAAAGTATCCGTGTTTAGTCGCACTCTTACCTCTGACGCTCTACTCAACTTAGCCGAGGTCGTCTATGACTGTTACCAGTCCTATATCACTGGTAACAAGCTCCGTATCGTCCCAATGAATTCTGGAGTCGAAGCTGGAGAGACCGCCGTCAAGTTCTCGAGAAAGTGGGGTTACCTAGAAAAGGGTATTCCCATCGGCTCGGCTAAGGTACTATTCACCAAAGGAAACTATTGGGGTAAGACCATAAGCGCAATCTCTACCTCTGACTATGATTTTCAAAAGTATTTCTATCCCAAGTCTCCTGGATTTCTGACTGTAGACTATAACTCTCCTGAAAAGATAGAAGACGCTCTCTCTCGTGATCCCCATATCGTAGCAGTCTATCTAGAACCGGTACAGGGAGAGGGTGGTATCAATGTACCTCGCATTGACTACTTTAAACGAGTCAGAGAGATTTGCGACAAGTATCAAGTTTTACTGATCGCCGATGAGATACAGACGGGTATGGGGAGAACTGATAGAGGACTGTGTATCAACGATTATGGAGTCAAAGTAGATATGTTTCTTCTTGGAAAGTCTCTCGGCGGAGGCTATCTCCCAATCAGCCTCTGTGTCATGGCAAGAGACGTAGCAGACGTCGTACGACCAGGAGAACACAGCAGTACGTTCGGCGGGTACCCACTTGGTTGTGCTATGGCTAAGGCATCCCTACAGTTGTTACACGGAACGGATCTGCTCGGGATTTCCAGGAAGAGAGAAACTCTTTTTCGTATGGAACTCGAGAGAATTCAAAAAAAGTTTCCAGACGCGATCCAAGAGATACGCGGCAAGGGTATGCTGTTTGGCGTACAGTTTAACCCAAACGCGATTGACGCTCTAGCTATGTGCGAGAGACTGGTAGATTACGGTCTCGTCACCCGAGAAGCTAACCACAACACAGTTCGGATCTGCCCCGCCCTCACCAGCACGGACTTTGAACTCGAATACCTATTTAAAAAACTAGAACAAGCCGTATCTGAACTATAAAGTTATTTAAAGATACCTCGACAGGGTCGCTAATAGAGAAAAAATTTTAAAAAGTTTGCTATAGAGTAAGCAATGAATCAAGAGTTGGAAAAGCTAGTACAGCAGTATGCCGACTTGTATCCCTATCAGGAAAAGCCAAAAGAACAATCACAGGAGATACTATCTCCTCCTTCCGGCGCTCCTCCTGAAAGATCTGTAAATATTCCAGTAGAACAACTCCCTCCGATTCTCAATCCAGTTGCCAAAGATTTACAGCTACTACCTCCTGCCTCTCGTAGTGCTGATGTACAAAAAATCAAGGAGCAAGTTCAGAGTAGAAATCAGATCGCTGAACTCTTCTGCGGGGAGAATATCTTCCGACTCGTTTTGTGTGCCGTAATTTTAATCTGTCTCGTGATGTACTTTCGTAAAAAGTAAAAAGTTAGCAGCTGTTAACTTTTTTAACTAGGAATCTGTGGTATAAAAAGATTGTTGTATCGCCTTAGGATCTGAATTCCCGGTCGCCCGCTCGAGTAATACTCTAACGAACCAAGATGCGGATCCGTATTTCTCGTAATACGATTAATAGCTACTTGAGAAGTAGGCGGTTGATGAGCGGCGTAGGCAGGAGAGGTAGACATAGACACTGGCAGGGTCCCATACCTCTCCGTAAACCTGGCGCGGTACATCTGCTTATATGGTTTAGGAGTAGAGTGCGACGTCAAGACCGCCGGATTGACAAGCTGTGAACTCATTTGGGTATTAGACAGATATTTTTTATACCTGAGAAACTGAACTATAGCTGCGATAACAAAAAATGAATTTGAAATAAACTTCATTACCCTCTTCCATCAAAATGTCTGAATTCGTGATTACTTCTTTCTTTGTCACCCCTCTTCCCGATATCAAGCAAGAGTTTAAAAGTAGGTACCTTCAAAACGGTAAGGTGTTATGGTCTAAAGCTCTCTGTAGAAACCCTAAAGCCTTCCCCTTTCTCAAACGCTACTTAAAAAAGTGGCTCCCCGCCCACCTCAAGTGGATCTCCTACCACTGCTCTGATCTAGAATTTCTCATCCGATACGAGAATAGACTCGACTATACAGCACTGAGCAGTAACGAGTCTGACGCCGCTATCGAGCTACTAGAGAGACATATCGATCGTATCGACTGGGCGGTTCTCTCCTCTAACAAAAACGCAGTGAAATTACTCAAGAAGTACCCTCACTTAGTAGACTGGAGCGAGGCATCAGCCAACACCTCTCTAGAGATGATTCAGTGGATAAGCGAGAATCTAGATAAAGTCGACTGGTTTGAACTCAGCTTTAATCCAGCTGCCGAAAGAATTCTTCTACAAAATCCAGACCGAGTCGACTCCTTTGCTATCAACTTTAACACGTCGGCAAAAGAGTTTCTTACTAGATACCCTGATATCATTGACTACAATATACTATCAGCAAACCCCTCCGCCTGGGCGATGGAGATGGTACAACAGAATCTAGATCAGGCCTCCTTTGATAATCTCTCCGCCAATGAATACGCCATCGATATCCTTCTCGCTAACCCAGACCGTATCATCTGGGAGTTTGCCAGAGAAAATCCGAACGTAGGAAAGCTATACCAAACCTTTCCCGATAAACTAGATCTACAGCGTACGAGTATGTACGAAAGCGTACTACCCTTTGTGACAGATACAGTTTCTTCCGTGTCTCTATCCATGAATCCAGGACTCTTCTGCCAAGACGTCTCCGAGTATAAAGAAAGAACCAAGGTAATACAGCGTCTTATTTCTAAATTTAAGAAATAAGACATTATTCTTCTCCTCTCAAAGGAAATAACTTTATCGTTGCATAGAGAGGGATCACGCTACTTATCGCGATAATGATTCCTATGATTTTAGTCTGCGCCTTTACTGTATACGCTAGACCGCTATAGGCCGGATCAGCAGGGTCATACCACACAACAATCGAGTCTCCTATAACCCTTGGCACAGGTATGCTATCGTCGACAATAGTGCGTTGGTAAGTGTTACCGTTTACTATGTAGGACACGACTGAACTACAGCTAAAAGGAGGCCCGTTGCTGGTACAAATAGTAGAAATAACAGTACCCTGCGCAGAAGCGACGTCCCCCGATAGAGCGATGAGGTAAATGGAAAGAATCAGTAAAGAGAGAAAAAGAATAAGAGAGAGTGTAACGAGTTTCATTTACTGGTTACACTATATTAAAAATGTTTCTCAAAGTCAATAAAATACTCACCAAGTACCTTTCTATATTGAGATGGATAGTCCTTGACGTGCTGTAAAGCAAATGGGTGTCTTTTGATCATATCAGCCACCTCGTTAATTTCATTTAGATCTCGCTTCTCGGCTAACTCTTTTAAGTGATCCAATACTTGCTTGTGAATTCCAAAGTCAATCTCCGGCTTCTTGCTAGAGAGGGACTTATAGATCTCTTCTCTGGTTTTCGCCCGAAAATCTCCTGGAAGACGTATCTGTTCAGACCGGTGACCGGAGTGCTTGAAAATATCTCTAAGAGTATCCCCGTTGATCCTAGCTCTCACCTCTTTCATAATATCTCTCATCTCTGCTGCCGTAATTCGGTAGTTCCTATTCGTTCTGCTGCCGTCGCTATCATAGTCGCTATAGTAGTCGCTGTCATAGTCACTGTCGCTGCTCACTCTGATGGTGTCGCTGTCATAGTCACTATCGCTATCGCTGTCAGAATAATACCGTTTCCCGTAGAGAGACATTTTATATAAAACATAGATAAAAATAGTTATCGAACAATATTTAAAATCGTTGTATTATACTTATATAACGTCAGCATGAGAAATTTCTTTAGTTAATATAGAGACACCAAATGATGAAGTATTAGCTTTGAAACCATACTATAAAAAATGATTTTAATAGTATCACCATTATATGATTATTAAATTTTCTCTTCTAGAAGAGATGTCTCGTTGCTCTGTGATTATCAAATCTGGTTCTCGCTCCGGCCGAAAGTGCGGTAGAATCCACTGCCCGTACCATACATCACAAGAAGAAATATTACAGGAGCCTGTCACTCAAGAAATCCTAGAGCCTGTCACTCAAGAAATCCTAGAGCCTGTCACTCAAGAAATCACAGCACCTATCGCTCAAGAAATCACAGCACCTATCGCTCAAGAAATCCTAGAGCCTATCACACAAGAAATATTACAGGAGCCTATTGTTATCCCAGAGATTCTTCTTCCAGAAGAGATGATAGAGTCATTGCCTACTTCCCCTATCATTCCAGATATGCAGCTACCAGAGACTACGTTTCAGTTAGAGGTTGTGCCCCCGTCTCCTATCGCAAGAGATGAACTTCTCGAAGAGGAGATCAAGACTCTTGTGCGCAATCTGATTGACGGAGTGATCCAGAACGTTCTAAAGGAGTCTGTGGAAGAACTGGATGACTTTGTAGAGGTAGACGAGGAGGACTGCTGTGATCAGAACGATACACTAATCATCGACACGGAGACGATCGGACTACCACCACACAAGAGTGTGCCGATGACTTCTATGGATTGGGAGAGATGCCGAGCAGTACAAATTGCCTGGATGAAAGTTTTTTCAAACGGGAAGAGAGTAAATAGAAATTATATTATCCGACCGGAAGGTTTTATCGTCTCTCTGACTTCAATCCACGGTATCACGCACCAGGAAGCGATGGATAAGGGCGTTCCTATCACCAAAGTCCTAAAGCAGCTCATCTCCGACCTAAAGAGTGTAGCCACAGTAGTGGGTCACAACATCGACTTTGACTATCAGGTAGTTGCTTACGAATTCTTTCGTAGCAAACTGCCCAACAAGTGGGATTCATATAAGAAAGAATGCACGATGGCGATGGGTAAGCAGTATGGACTTTGTGATGGACCGATTCGCCTTGGCGCTCTCTATGAGCTATGTTTTCGGTCTGCTCCCAAACAGATGCTTCACCGAGCGGACGCTGACGTAGAGGTCTGCGCGATGATTTATGAGTGGCTAAATACACAGAATAGAGTCTACTTCAAAGTCGATTATAAGGATAAAGACGTCTTCAAGCATCTGAACGGTCTCTGGGATCCAGAACAACGTAAGTGGTATACGTACGAGTGTCATAGGTTTCTTCCCTATTTAACAAAGTGGTTTTCAAGGTATTAATTGCTTTCTGCTCAGAAAACAATTACTGTAATCGAAAGATTTTTACTCCAGAAGATACCTTAACCGATTGAGGTTCTACCGCCTTATATTGATTTCGTTGAGTAGGGGGAGAAGCGATAGGAGGCTGATTCTGTGGAATCTGATTAGACTCTTGAGGGGCTCCTACGAGTAGATTAAAGGAGTGAGATCGGGGATCGGGTAGACCTTGAACAAACATTTTTATAATATACACTTAAAATTTTCCAAAGAGTTTTTCGATCGCTTCTGGCGTAAAAACTCTGATCTTCTCTTTTCCTGTATCTACTCCCATACTCTCAAAGTGATCTCCTGTGTGGTACATGATAATCACAGCGGGAAAGTGCTGACGAATCGCCAGCTGGATGGGAGCTCCCGTCCGACTAGAGATAAAGACGATATCGACCTGTAGCTTTTTAGAAAAGATAGGGATAAAGGTATCGTTCATCCATGTTCCGTCCTTTCCAAAGTATCCAGCTACTTGATTTCCGTAGTTGACGATAAGGTTTTGTACTTGCTTGACAAACTCTTCTTCTTTATTGATTCCCTCGTAGGTTTTCTCTACCGCCTTTACGTAGCCCTTGATGGACATATCACTCTCGTGATACTCTAGAGGAGAGCGTCTGGTGGCGGTGAGATATTGGTCAATAAACTTTTTTAGATTCTCAAAGGACTGAGTGTCTACCAGCTCAAAGATATCTTCTGGAGTAAGATGCTCTTGGATATAGTTACGAATCACCCGTACTCTCTTTTGTCGATCTTCTAGAGAGTACTTGGAGTAGGTAGAATCTTCTACGGACTGTAGATAGGAGTGGTAGAAGCAGTTCCCATCTGGGTCAGTTTTCGTAGAAAATAGTTTTCCGAAAGGAGTGTCTTGTACATCGTAGCTACTCATTTTCTTCTTATCTTTAGTGTAGAAAAATTTTTTAGACCATTAAATACTGTATAAAGAATTCGCTTTATTCGAAAGGATGATTGGTAATATTGATCGTTCTAGACTTAAACGCGCCCTGCGGTATCTAAAGACTCTCGACGAGACTCATCATAAAGCATTTGTCTGTCACACGATCTCTCTGAATAGCTATGTTCAGTTACAGCTCTCCCGAACAACCCTCTCGTTCTATAGCCTCATCTTGACGAGAGTATCGGACTTTTGCGTTTTATTGTACCACAATTTCGATCAAGATACTCCAGAAGAACCCTGCATCGATCTCTTGGAGAATTGCCTAAAGGATAACGGCCCCAAGACAAAGTGTCATATCTGTACCAAGGTGTCAGCAGAGAATGGCTACTGTGACCTATGCTCCATCATGATGACTACAGTAGAAGAAGTATGTCCTATCTGTATAGACGAGGCGAGGAAGGAAGCAGTCTGGGTCACCACCGAGTGTAAACACGTATATCACCACGAGTGCTTGGGGAAGGTAGTAGACAGAAAGTGCCCGATGTGTAGAAAGGTATTAGATAGAGTAAAAATCATTTAGGTTTTGTCTCAATTAGAAACAAAACAGTTAGATTACCTTGGATTGGAACCACTCGATACAGTCATCGAGCGTCGCTTCGAGATATGGCACCTTTTGCTTGTTACCCATACGCATCCACGTTTTAAAGACCAGCAACGACTCCCTGATCAGCGTAGGATACTCATCACAGTAGAACTTAAAGATAGCGATCTTTTCATCAATCGTAATCGACATCTTTTATGAAGAAGAGTAGTAACTATCTTCTTAATTTCATTTTTATAAACAGCGTATCTTGTACCTAATCTCTAACATCTTGTGGAGAACTTGCTCCCTCAGACGAGGATCTACCAAGTATAAATTATCATATATGTCATTAGGTTCAGGTTCTTCTCCAAATAGTTCTAGTTTTATGGCTTTGTAGTGCTCTTTTGCGATACGGGTGACCTCCTCTGACTCTGGATAACACGTTACTCCATACTTGAGACGAAACATTAAATCTCTAACTCTAGAACTGACTTTATATTTTCTAGCAGCTGATTCGAGATCTCTTTCGTCAGCCCCCTCTATATCCTCTTCTACTCTCTGTAGTATATCTTGGGCCAGAATCAGGTCTCGGTCGGTTTCTTCCTTTTCGTCCTTTTCTTCAAAGTGTTCTTCATATTCGTCTTCATATCTCTCTCTATCACAGTCAATGTTATAATGGAGGCTTAGCATACGATTTCGAATCTTCTTGACCATCTCTGGGCTCCATCTTTTATCGTTAACAAGTCTTATATCTTCGTCTCTTACCGAACCCATTCCTTCTCTCTCCAAGGCTTTCATTTCTCCTCTCGCTATACGATCTATCTCATCGTCATGCGGTAGGCACTCTACGCCATAACGCATCCGAAGCATCTTGTTTATAATATTAGCCATCTGCGCGGTACTGAGTTTATAAATGTGAGCGTATCCAAATACGATATCTTCAATAGCTTCTCTGTCAATCATATTTACTTCCCTCTTTAGTTGCTTTGTCCATTTTACAGCTAACTCGGATGTGGTGATTTCATTCTGTAGACGAGCCGCCTCTGACACATCTTTCTGTTTGATCTGTCCAGCGGGCTTTACGATAGCCGCGTAGATCTGAAGACCTGAACGTCCTATGTTACGACTCACAATCATAGCCTCTACATCTCTCTGTATCACGACGTCGCCTCCTCTATCTAATCTCTTAATATCTGGAGAGAGGATAAAGGAAAGGATACAGCACTTCCCTTCTCTAAGAGGGTTGATATCCTTCTTGGCGATAGTGTACCCGTTAAAGACGATTCGGGCGGGAAGGACGTCTCCGATCACCTCAGAGAGACGAGGGATCGATATAAATAGAGGGAGAGCCTTATTTCCATACTCTAGACTAGAATCGATGGATCTTATGAGAGTATAAGTCTGTGCTCTGAGGTGACCCTTCTTTAGTTCTTTGTTGACAAACTCGACAGCCATTTAGAATGAAGTAATATTATAATTTAGTATCCTATTTCCGGATATATTCTAGTTTCATTTTTTCATACTCCTCCTTCATCGAGTTATAGTCATTCTCTAGGGAGGAATAAAGCTCATATCGTATCTGTAAGTGGCGGGAGAGATTGGTGATTTCGTTGTTTTGCTGGCGAATACGAGATCTTAGTGTCTGAATCTCGTGCTCGTAGTAGATAAGTAACTCTTCTTGCGAATTAGACATTTTATTTCAGCTAATTATTTAAGCTCCATAAGGAGCGTAAATGGACTCGCCGAGGTTCGAACTCGGGACCTTTGGCTCATAAGACCAACGCACTGCCGACTGTGCTACAAGTCCTTTTGGCGCCCAGGTCTAAGAAGACCCGAGCGCCTCGCTATATCATAGTACAGCTTTTAAACTTATTTATCTCTGATATGGGGAGATAGCAGAGAGAGAAACATTTTAGGAAGATCCACTAAAATGCTGAGAATCTTACTGTTTCTTCTTTCTAGTCTCTCTTTTGTTCATAGTAAGGTAAATTGTATAGTAGACTGGAGACCAAATCAGCTCTCGATCCAATGTGAACGAATACAATCCCATAGGCTTATGAATAATTGTAAAAATATTTCTACAGGATATCAAGGAAAGAATGACTGCGGTGACTATACGCCCACTCCAACTCCCACTGTAGTGCCGACGACACCCACTATAGTACCGACGACACTTTCTCCAACTCTCATTCCAACTGTCGAGCCGACTACTCTCTCTCCTACTGTGGAACCGACTACTTTCACTCCAACAGAAACTCCCACCGCCTCTCCAACTACTCTCTCTCCAACAGAAACTCCCACCGCCTCTCCAACTACTTTCACTCCAACAGAAACTCCTACCGTCGAACCAACTACTCTCTCTCCAACAGAAACTCCCACCGCCGCTCCAACTACTCTCACTCCAACAGAAACTCCTACCACCGAACCAACTACTCTCTCTCCAACAGAAACTCCTACCGTCGAACCAACTACTCTCTCTCCAACAGAAACTCCCACCGCCGCTCCAACAGAAACTCCTACCACCGAACCGACCACTCTCTCTCCAACAGAAACTCCTACCACCGAACCGACCACTCTCATTCCAACAGAAACTCCTACTGTGGAACCGACTACTCTCTCTCCGACTCAAACTCCTACTGTGGAACCGACTACTCTCTCTCCGACTCAAACTCCTACCACCGAACCGACCACTCTCATTCCAACAGAAACTCCTACTGTGGAACCGACTACTCTCTCTCCGACTCAAACTTCTACTGTGGAACCGACTACTCTCTCTCCGACTCAAACTCCCACCGCCGATCCGACGACTCTCATTCCAACAGAAACTCCTACTATAGAACCAACTACTCTCTCTCCAACTCAAACTCCCACCGCCGATCCGACGACTCTCATTCCAACAGAAACTCCTACTATAGAACCGACTACTCTCTCTCCGACAGAAACTCCTACAGGAACTCCTACCGTCGAACCAACTACTCTCTCTCCAACAGAAACTCCCACCGTCGAACCGACTACTCTCGCTCCAACAGAAACTCCTACCGTCGAACCAACTACTCTCTCTCCAACTCAAACTCCCACCGCCGATCCGACGACTCTCGCTCCAACAGAAACTCCTACCGTCGAACCAACTACTCTCTCTCCAACTCAAACTCCCACCGCCGATCCGACGACTCTCGCTCCAACTCAAACTCCCACCGCCGATCCGACTACTCTCGCTCCAACAGAAACTCCTATCGTCGAACCGACGACTCTCGCTCCAACTCAAACTCCCACCGCCGATCCGACGACGCCGACTCTGGAAACTTTTTTTAATTCTACACCGACTTCTATTATAAAAAACTTTTCTGGACAGAGATCATCTGATCTATATCTCATCATCTCTTTTTCGGTCGGGGCGACTCTACTCACTCTTGTTCTACTGAGCGCTTATTGTTACAAAAAGACACGGCTTCAACCACGGGAGCAGCGTCTATCACGAGAAGCATTACCTATTCCAAAATATTCTATTGTATAACATATAAGAATGTCTCTCAACTTATTACTCTCTTCCATCTCCGGCTGTCTTATCTCTACCACAGTAATCTCCTTGGTCACCTCTTACTTCTATAGCATTCCTCCTGAACCTGTACCAGAAGCGCAGCAACTTCTCGAGATCTAACCCATCGCATCCCCAAAGTACTCGTTGTCGCTATCCTCTTCAAGAAGCGGAGGAATTGGTTCTCTCCCGAGAAAGCGGAGGATCCCGACCGTCACCCATCTACAATACTCCAAGTCCGATGTATGACCAGGACCATCAATCACATGACTAGATATGTAAAACCTTATCCCAGGATATACCTCTTCAATATCCCAGATCACAGGAAGCTGATCCACTTGATTCGCGAAGAGAGTCAAGTCTCCTCCGGTAAACTCGTCTATAGTACCAGGCGGAAAGTATGAGAGACGGTAGTCATTCATAATGTAATTTGTAACTTCTTCAAGGGCTATAAACTCTAACTCATTCGATTCCGGCTGAGACACCATATCTAACAGAAATTGAGTAGCCATTTCTATATTTTCTGATAGGTTTAAAACGATTTAAAAGCTACTCTATAGTGTATAGCGGATGTAGTATAGTGGTAAGTATAGTTCTCTTCCAAAGAACTGACGCGGGTTCGATTCCCGCCGTTCGCAATATAAAAAAAGATACTAGTTCAGTATCTTTTTATAAAGGTAAACGATGAGTATACAAACCGCTATTCTACAGAGTGATGCAATGTTACTAGAAAATCTACTATCCAGCACCAATGCCACTTCTCTCTCCTCTACATATATCTCCGGTATACCAGTTCTCGCACACGCCTGCTTTATGAATAAGCACGCAGTAACCGAAATTCTTCTAGAACACAAGGCGAATCCTAACGTAGTGGTAGGAGATGAACCTCTCCTACACATTGCCTACCGTATCAGTGATAAAGAAATTCTTACTCTGTTACTAGAACACGGAGCTCACCCTAACGCGGTAGACAGAGAATATAGAACTACCCTATCCAAGTCGATTGAACTAGAGGATCAGAAAGAAAGATTAGAGCTACTTATCTCTCATGGAGCAGATGTCAACGCGATAGACCATAGAGGACGGACTCCTCTGCACTATGCCACAGAAGACGTAAATCTAGTCGCTGTATCCACTCTTCTACTCCACTACGCTGACCCAGACGCGATCGACAAGGAAGGAAACACCCCTCTTCACCTATTGCCGTACTATCACGCAGAAATAGTACAGGAGTTTGTCGATGAATTTGCGGACTTTTCTCTTACAAACGAGAAAGGTTCAGTTGAACATTACCTTTGTAGTATGATCTCTTCTGGAAAAAAGTAATCCAGACTAGATATCTCCTTTCCGCCAATCATTACCCATCCGTCGGAACACTCCTGTGTCAAGATATCTTGTATATTACGTTGATCATCGGTTAGCTCACCCTCTATATCTAGACTATTGTTCGAAAGACCTTCCATCTTGACAAAAAGAAACATACCGTAGTTCACAGAATTCTGTAAAAGAGAAATCTTAATCATATGGTTCTCTTCTGTAAGATATAGAATCCCACCAAGCGACTGCTTTGGGTTCTTGTACCATTTGTATAATAAGTTATGTGCTACCTGATTCATTATATAATATAAAGAATCATTTAACTATCTTCTCTAAGGATCATCTCCACAATCTCTCTAGCCGAGTCTCTATACCGTCTTCCCTCCTCTCGCTCTCCGATAATCGCGTGGTGAGATAGCTGTTCGTAAGGCTCGATCGGTAGGCATTGGCATATCCTTTCGAAGTAGTCTTGCGAGGAACGGATAGGACTTCTGGAAGTATTTCCAAAGATAGAGACCATATAGTACTGATTTTCTTTTCCAGCTTTCGTGAAGACGATAATCAAGAGCAGGTCAATCTGGTACTCTATGTACACATAATCAAGATATTCTAGGCGTTGGGTCTCAAACTGATCGAGAGCAGAGCACACATGTTCATACATCCACTCAGTCGTTTGAAAAAGTAATTCGGTCATCTTAACAACACAAAAAATAAAATCTTTTTCTATCATAAAATGTCTTCCAATCAGTTGCCACCTCCTGCCATTCCTCTAGAAGCAAACCCGATCAGACCGGAACCTCCAGTAGGCCCTGTTCCTCCTATGGTTCAGCAGATGCCTCCTATGGTTCAGCAGATGCCTCCTATGGTTCCTCCTATGGCCCAGCAGATGCCCCCTATGGCTCAGCAGATGCTCCCTATGGCTCAGCCTGTTACCCCTAAGATGCCAGGCTATGCATATCAAGAGATCGACCCAACGACTCCGACCACCACCCCAACTCCGACTTGTCGTCCTTGCCGTAACCGCGGCATGATGATGTTGCTAGCTATCGTCTTGCTAGCAGCCATCGTCTACCTCATCTTTTACGGAGATGACCTATTTAAGAAGCAGAACGAGTTTTAATCGGGTTATACATAAAGTATAGCACACAGATGCCCAAAAGAAACCAGATAACGGTAGGTATAGCAAACACGTTGACGACGGTCTTGTACTCTCTAATCTGATTCGGTAACATAGGGTTATACCGAATATCAATCTCCTTCCCGACTAGAGTCTTATCACTAGGCTTCACCCCCATCTGTTCTACATACTGTAAACCATTGACAAAGTACTTTACTTTGGTGACGCATGGATTGGCATTCTTAATATTGAGGCAATCCGTCTCTAGAATTGTAGCTCGGGTAGAACGCGTCTCGTCCTTGTTCATGATGGTGAGAGAGAGAAGGATGACTAATACGACAATCCATAAGATTACAAACGGTTTCATTTGTAATCTACACAAGATACCTTTTTTAAGCAGAATCAAATTGATGCTGCGCCATCGCCGACTGAAGAAGCTGTATCGTCTCTAACTCCTCTCGATCCACCATCCATCCATGAACATAACGATCCAAGTACTTGATGCACTTTGGATACACCAGCCCTCCAGTACGCACCCGATGGCGAATACGTGCTAGAAAGCGATACAGATATACCTCTCGAGCATCTCTCAGATCCATCAGACGCTGGGTACTGAGAAAGAACTGCCCCACTTCCCTAACGAGTCTCATCTGTAGCTCTTCTACTCTCTTCTCCCACTCGTGAAACGCCTCTTTACAGAACTTCTCAACTCTAGGGGAGAGTTTACCTTCCACGGCACCAGCCGCGATACGCAGAACACGCTGATACTCCAGTGTAGCTTTCTCCCTACGAGAGCGCGACATCGGTCTCCACAAACCAGTTTGACGAAATCGGTTCATTCTTAAATTTATCTAATATCTAGCTCTATCTTTAAGTAGAGAAATGCAAGAGTTTGTCGAATTGAAAATCCTCCACGTCAAGTACTCCTCTCGCGAGATCCCTCCCGATCTCGACGATCTTGGAAGCATCTATGAAGGCTATATCGAGAATCGGGTAGGCGTAAATCTTCCCATGAGAGTACTAAAGGCGGTTTATCCAGGACACCGCCTCACGAAACACGAAGCAGACTATATCATTGTCTACCCAGACTGGGATCGCAATCATACACGTAATCACGAGTTGCGACACGCTCACTACTTTCTAGATAAAGAGTACCGCAAGAGAGTGACGAAAGAATGGGAGAACTTATCTTCACTAAACAGAGAAAAAATTTGTAAAAAGTTACAACAACTTGGTTACTCCCCAGAAGTACACTGTGACGAGTGGCAAGCCTACGAGGGAGAGATACCATAAAAGTGATTCTATAAGAAAAGTACTGATAACTAGTAGAAACATGTTTACTCTACGTTTTGACGGAGGTTGCCAACCAAACCCTGGACCCGGAGCTGGAGGATATTGGATCGAGTCCCCTGACAAGAAGGTAGTAGAAGAGGGAGGAGTTTACTTGGAAAAGTGTACCAACAACATTGCCGAGTATACCGGCTTTATCGAAGGCTTGAAAGCCTGTATCCGACTCGGAATCAAAGATATCGATATCCAGGGAGACTCGATGCTCGTCATCTGCCAAATCACAGGTAAATGGAAGGCAGCCCACCCGAATATCATTCCTCTATGGAACGAGGCGAAAGATCTGCTCAAGTCGTTTACTAGCTATAGCGTCACTCATGTTCTAAGAAAGTTTAATCAGAAAGCTGACCAGATCTGTAATCTGATCATTGAAAAGCATAGGTAAATCTTTTTCTTGAAGAAAAAGATTATTTAGAAAAAGAGTCTACCAGACGCTGTAGACAAGCATTACCTTCACGTATCTTTTTTCTAGCCTTGATCTGCTCTAGAACATACTTTACAGCAGGATTCTTTTTCACTTCTGGGTTCTTTACAGACTCTTTGACTATCGCTTTCAGCAGCTTCTGTTCGCACTGGAAGGGATAGAGATCCGGAGACCTCGAAGGAGGCTCATCTACCGGCTTTGCTACGCTTTGAAGACACTGTACGAGTTCTTCTTCTGAAAGCATCATACTTAATCATCATCCTCGTCTTTATCCCAGTTATCTTCGTCATCATAATCCTCCTCTTCTATCTCTCGGTGCTTTGTAGAATACTCTATGATTCTATGGATCAGAGCGTTAACGAATTTATCCTGTCTCTTAACTATCTCCGTTCTTCTGTGTAGTACGTTCATTATCTTTTCACCAGGAGTATCTCCTATCGGTTTGTAGTTCTTCGGTAACACAGCCAGACCGATCGTACTATTACGTAAGGTAGGTACAACTGGACGTCTCGCCGGCTGCTTCGATGGTAGAGTCCTATTAGATATGGTAGAGTTAATAGGCCGACGAGACGGAGCAATGGGGGATAGAGGAGTAGGGCGGATCTGTTCTGTAGTCTGAGATGTGGACGAGTTGTAGTCTGAGTAGTCGGTCGAGTTGTAGTCTGAGTAGTCAGTCGAGTTATAGTCTGAGTAGTCGGTCGAGTTATAGTCTGAGTAGTCAGTCGAGTTATAGTCTGAGTAGTCGGTCGAGTTATAGTCTGAGTAGTCAGTCGAGTTGTAGTCTGAGTAGTCGGTCGAGTTGTAGTCTGTGTAGTCAGTCGAGTTGTAGTCTGTGTAGTCAGTCGAGTTATAGTCTGAGTAGTCAGTCGAGTTGTAGTCTGTGTAGTCAGTCGAGTTGTAGTCTGTGTAGTCAGTCGAGTTGTAGTCTGAGTAGTCGGTCGAGTTGTAGTCTGTGTAGTCGGTCGAGTTGTAGTCTGAGTAGTCAGTCGAGTTGTAGTCTGTGACATTGTAGTAGTCATACTCTGTGATGTTATAGTCTCCGTAGTCTGTGATGTTATAGTCTGAATTATAGTTATAGTCTGTCAAGTTGGATCTTGAGTCTGTCACGTTTACAAGGTCTGGGAAAACTATTTTTTCTTTATAACGTCTTCTCTTTTTCAAAAAAGTTTCTGGAGAGGAAGGTCTAGTAGCTCCGTATAGGATCTTGTAGAGACTCATCATTCCGTAGTTTACATTTCCACAACTCAACTCCTTTCGGTCAAAGCAAGGCATACAGAGACTCTTGTCTACCGACTTTGCGATCGGTAAAGTACGAGAGCACCAACAGCGGATACCGCTATCTATTCCAAAGTAGCGAGAGCCGGAACGGCAGGCGTTCGAACAGGACTCGACGATGGAGGGTTTTAAAGAGGTTTTGACTTCTATAGCAGACCAGGCACCGGGTGATAGGTGGAGAGGAGACTTGGCGCAGTAAAGGTAATGGTTTATACGCTTTGGCACCGGGTGGATCTTCTTACTGAAACAGTTGTGCACCTCTGGATACTTGGAGATGAGAAACGTTTCTTCTGGCGCGCCGCGGTTCTTGTAGGTCACTTCGATACCAACGAGCTGAGTATCGTTCAGGATGGCTCGGTTGGAGACATTTAGGTAAGAGGTCAATATCGTGATTGACTGTAACACTGTGTAGAGAGAGCACAGCATTGTTTCTTAGAGTAAGAGAAAATTTTAAAATACTTAAGTTTTTACTATATTTCATGTCTCCATCCATTGGTCTGTCTTCTTGATCAAGCTTACAAGGGCGTAAAGGACGTCTACAAAGAGATTTTGCTTGTCCGGGGTCTCCACGAGATACTCTTTCATTGATATCATTAATCTTCTGTATTCCGAGAGTCTTTCTCTCATTTCCTGATCTGTCTGTCTCGGGGAGTAGTAGATCTTTTCGAACTGGTTACCAAATCGTTTCCAGTCTGTCATCTGTAGCGTGCTATCTACAATCCTTGAGTGAGGCGTAAAGAAGGTGTTGATCAGTGATAGCATAAAGACACTAAAGCTTAGCGTAGTCGCTAGAGTCGGTGTTAGGAATGTACTGATAGAGGACTGTCCAGCAGAGAGGAGGGAAAAGATACTGACAGAGATGTTAATAGGAGTGGCTAGATTACTCCAGAATACTCCTCCGATATACGGTTTCCACCATCGTACTCCGATGAGGTAATTCATCTCTTTCTCTAGCACTTCCATCTCAGCTACCGTTTCTCTAGAGCGGTTCCAGCCTTCTTTCTCGAGGCGCACGCGACCGATATCGACTCGGATCTCATTGGTTTCGTAGCGCCTCTCCTCCTTTTCTTGCTTTATGTCAAAGCGGAGCTGTTCCACAGTGTCTTTTAGTTCATCTACCTCGTCGTCGAGAGTTTTCTCTTCTATGCGTAGCATTTACACTAGACAATAGATTTTAAAGCAGTAGAGTTATGTAATTATGTTTTGGTTGAGCATTGCTACGACAGCTTTCTACTTTGGATACTCCCTGATCGGAGACGCGCTAGATTTTTACAATAGTATACGGATCCCAGAACTCATTCGTTCGATTTCTTCTAGATCTTTAGGCGACGCTGAAAGTTTTTTAGAAAACTACTCTTCTTCTATACGAAATAGTTTACGAAACGCTGTATTCTCTCCTTTTTTCTTTTATACAATTCCTATCGAAACTATATTGCCAGTGAATCTACGGCTCGTCCGTCTGGTCATCAACCTATTGTTAGGAGGGTTCTTCTATCTCGTGTGGCAAGGAGTGGTGGAGAAAAATAAGTATAAGTATCGGATCGATGTTGGAGGAGGGAACGTTTCGACGTTTCTTTTGGTTCTTTCAATTGTTAGGATTCCTCTGTACGTCTTTCCTCTCTGTGAGTGGCTTATCGGAGTATACTCGATCTTAGCAACGATTTTTTTAATAAAAAAGAATCTAGATAGAGGTCAAGATGAGCGCAGAACACCCATACAAAAAACACGTCCCTTCTACACTCTCAGAGGAAGCGTCTCGGCGTAATGATGAAGAGTATGACAGCAGCGACGAGGAAGAGGTAAACGCCTTCTATACAGGAACAAAACAGAAAGATTGGAAGGCTTTATACCTAGAGGAAAAGCGAAAAAGAAAATTGCTTTCAAAGTTTATAAGAGATTTACTTTAGATAAAATTCATACTTAGAATTTTATCTTTCTTTACTAATAAATGGAGATAGCACAGAGGATCGCTGATGCTGTGGATAAGAATGAACCAGAGACTCTTAAACGGCGTCTAGAGAATATCAATCCTAATCCTATTAATATGCTTTTCTACATAGTTTCTAAAGTAGAGGAAATCTCTATAGAAAATTTTATGATATGCTTAAGTATATTTCAGGACGAAGATAATATCTTTGGTCTTAACCTTCAAGGACATAAGTTAATACATTTTCTAACAGAAAATGGTCGTTTAGACTTGCTACATTATTCTTTATCTAGAGGAATGAATGTGAATGCTCTTACGGAAAATGGAAATAACGCTCTTCATATAGCCGCTTACAATGGATTTACCTGTATTACATATCTTTTATTAAGTAAAGGAATACCCGTGGACGGCCTGGGCGAAGGAGGAAACACTGCTCTACACTTAGCCTCCGAACGCCAGTATCCTAAAGTATGCCTTCTTTTACTAGATGCTGGCGCTGATCCGAGCAGGCCTAATGATTACAAAGATACACCCTTTGATACGGTAGCGACGATGGATGACCCGTCATTTCGCCTTCTTGATATTCTATATTCTTTTGGCGCAAGGGAGAACGATCCGCTTCGCTACTCTGACCGGTATAAAGTTTGGAAAAGAAATATGGATAGTATTAGCCTTGAAGATATAGACGAAGAAAGTGGTGCTGATAGCGAAGGAAGCAGTCGTAGCAGCAGTCCATCTAGTAGTCGTAGCAGCAGTCCATCTAGTAGCCGTAGCAGCAGTCCATCTAGTAGCCGTAGCAGCAGTCCATCTAGTAGCCGTAGCAGCAGTCCATCTAGTAGTCGTAGCAGCAGTCCGGTTAGTAGTATACAGCTTAGCGAATCCAGCAGTCGTAGCGGCAGTCCAGTTAGTATACAGCTCAGCGAATCTAGTAGCCGTAGCAGCAGTCGTAGCAGCAGCCCGGCTAGAAGTCGTTTTAACTAACTCTGGGTTGTCTAGTAGTATTAAGAAATATCCTAAGATATTACGAATCAAATCGCCGTTAGGTAATTTGATGAAACCTTAATCAATAGGTTACCTTACTTTTTAAAGACGAGAGGTTGATCAAAGTCTGGAATTGATTCATCTGTCCAGTCGATAACGGACTTGTCATAGTCATAGGGACAGTAGATCCCAGGACAGTCCTTTTCATAGGGACAGCTATCTGCCTGTTGTACGACAGATGAGACAAGCTGGAGAAAGTGTTGTTCTTTGTTTCGTCTTCTAGACTTGAACTCGTGGATGGAATGAGCAAGTACACAGTTCTTGATCGGACAGCCTAGAACTGCATACTTGCATACCTTTTCAGACGTACGCTTCTTGGGGAGTGGAGGGTTAATGGAGCGTCTATTCATAGTAAGTCTATTGAACATTTTAAAATATATTTAAAGACTATATTTTAAATAGGCATTCTTGTCCGAGTGGTTAAGGAGCCCGTTTTAAGCACGGGTGCCGAGAGGCGCGTGAGTTCGAACCTCACAGAATGCATTCATATCTAATCATCTTGATTAGATATTTACCTTTACCTCTTCACTAGAGGAGCTAGCTTTTTCATAGGAGTTTTTACTTGTGTAACCTCCTTCACTGGAGTTTTCTTCTCTGGTACATTTTTTTGGGGAGTTGGATTAGCCGCCTCGTAGACAGGCTTATAGATAGACGGTGTGTAGGCTGGACTAGTCGCTTCGTATACAGGTTTATAGGTAGACGGCGTGTAGGCGGGACTAGTCGCTTCGTATACAGGTTTATAGGTAGACGGCGTGTAGGCGGGACTAGTCGCTTCGTATACAGGTTTATAGGTAGACGGCGTGTAGGCGGGACTAGTTGCCTCGTAGACGGGCTTATAGGTAGACGGCGTGTAGGCGGGACTAGTCGCTTCGTAGACGGGGGGTGAATCGGTGTAGGCAGGGTTATATAGGCTACTAGAAGGATTGTATCGTGGAATATTTAACTCTTTCGCGCTCTGTAATGTATCCCACACCCACTTGTCAAGACGAGTTTTCGGTACATAGTCATACTTTACCAAGGGCTTGCTATAATCAAGCATAATCTTCTTTCTGGAAACGGGTAGGCGGTGGGGTTTACGCTGCATCTTATTCTTTTATCACAGGAGTAAAAGAATCTTTTTTATTTCATTTTTACCTTCGGATTAATCTTAGAGTATTCAAGCATAGTCTGAAGTAGCTCTCCTTTTCCTTACACTGCTGTGGATTGCTATACATTAGCTCTAGGTGTCTCTTACGTACCTCTTTCCACTCCTGCTCAATCTCCTCCCTATATTCGATATACTTACGGGGGCAGCTTACACAGGGGCGTAGATATAAGTCATAAAACTCCGCAAAGAAACACTCTATATCTTCTTCCATAGTCAGAAGAATTTTTGCTTTTATTCTAGCGAATCACTTTTAATACTTTTCTCCACAACCTCTCTCGATCGACTTTGAGAAGATACTGTGTCGCTGATCTTGGATAGAGGTATAGACGGTCTCCTCCTCTAAACTGTTCTCTAAACCTCCTCAGTGTCGCCTCGTACTCTAGATACCGCTTCTTCTCCTCTTCTGTATATAGGTCTCTCCCGAAAGATACGATGCTCTGCTCTTTACGAGAAATGATATACAATCTAGAGTCAACAAAGAAGCTATCATTCAGAAAGATCCGATTCCCTTTTGTGCTCTTTAGCTCGATAGAGTAGTTCATTCCGGAGTGCTGAATCTCAAAGTCTGGAGGCCGATGTGTACCATTAGGATGACGTCGATATGGCATCTCGTGATACTGAAGTAGTCTCTCAAATTCCGTCTCGTGGGCGTTGCCAGATCCGCATAAACGAGAGTGGTAGACTTCTGTCAATAAGCGTAACATCTTTAGTCGGTTAAGAGAGCTAAAGAGTTGTTATCATTTTTAGATATGATTTGCGCGGCGATAGGGTCTGATGGAGCTTTCGGATTAAAGGGAGGTCTTCCTTGGAACATTAGCAGCGAATTGAAGCACTTTAGTAGAGTAACGATGGGGAAAAAGTTACTCGTCGGTAAAAACACGACTCTCCCCCCTCTTCCTGGAAGAGAAGTGGTACGTCTCTCTAGAGAAGATATCCTACCTCTAGACGCTAAGGACGTCATTCTCATTGGAGGAAAGACGCTTATCGATCGTCTATCACACCTTCCGTACTGGACGAGGTGGTATCTGACGGTGATCGAGTTTCCTGAGCCGATCAAGGCGGATACTTACCTCTATCCAGACTTGTCGCTATGGACGTTGGTAGAGGAGAGAGTTGAGAAGGGATGGTGCCGAAAGAATCACTGTCCGGTTATGCTATACTTTAGGGTGTATGAACGCTGACTGTATTTAAAAGATTACATCACGGTAGAATGAAGTATTTTTATCTACACTATAGCTCGAGGGTGACTCCTCACTCTGAATTCAAGGGGTTAGTCGAGTACTCTGCTAGATATCGAGACAAGTATCCTTTGCTCACCGTCGTTCATATCGACGAGTGTACCGATGAGCAGCTTTCTTCTATAAAGGTAGGAGACTCTTTCGTATGGCTTGTAGAAGAGGTAGAAGGAGATACAGCTACGCTTCATGAGTGGATATCTGGTGGTGTATCTCGCTACTTTGATGTCTGCTATGAGAGTCGAAAGCCGAACACGAAACTCGCGCCCATCCAAAAGTAATTTTATTTTTGTGACTCATTGGTTACAAAAAAGTTTACCTTCACCGTTTCATCTCTTGATCGACGACGGGGTTGATAGAGTGATACTCCTGTGATTCGTTCACAAAGTCTCTCGAGCAGCTCTCACAGGCTGTACAGCACATAAAAAGTGACACCCATATCTCTTCCATCTTTCTTACACCGGTCTCTTAAAAGTGATTATGAGACGGAAGAGGTTATGATAGAAAAAAAGATGGATCCGAACACTTCAGTCATTACGCTTACCTTTGGTGATCAGGCCGAGAACCACGTCGGTATGGAAAAGATCGGAAAGCTGGTAGCCGCTGGTCAGGGTTTCACGCTACAGGACTTTCGGGAGATCGTCTCTCGCCTACCAGAAGACTCTCCCGAGTTTGAGCTACCAGAGATCATCCCTCTTCATTCATCTGATATGCCCGAGGCCTACGTCTTGGTGATCCACAACGGCGTAGACCTCTTCTTAGGGAAGGGAACTTCTAAAAAACTCTTTGAAGAGCAATCGAAACTCGACGTGGATAAGAAGGCGTTCATGTACGGCAGAGTAGTAGAGAAGAAGGCTCGATGGAATCTATGTTTTGACGAGAAGGCACACGAACCTGACTACGAACGTGGGATGGGACGCGTCGTCTCCTTTGACCAAGTACCTCTAACAATGAGTTTACTCCAAGCGTTTAGTGAGTATGTCGGAGAGAAGGCTGCCGATCTCAAGGGAGAGGGTAACTACTACTATGACGTCAAAAAGTGCGGCATCGGATTTCACGGAGACTCGGAACGGAGAAAGGTGATTGCTGTCCGTCTGGGAGCGAGACTCGATCTACACTATCAGTGGTACAAAGGAGGAGAGGCGGTGGGAGAGCGGATCACCATCCCGTTGGTAGGAGGAGATATCTACCTGATGAGCGAGAAGGCGGTGGGGACTGACTGGAAGAGAAAGACCGTGTACACGCTGCGCCACGCTACTGGATGCGATAAGTTTACGAAATAGACTAAAGGTAATTGTTTTTCTAATTAGAAAAACAATTGATGACTACACGAACCTTAGAACCACTAAGGAAAATTCTCGAGTACAGCTTTTAAACCGATTTAAGGGACTATGGATAAACAAGATGGCTAGGCCGACGTGGGACGAGTATTTTAAAGAGATTGTGCAGGTTACGGCGAGGCGTAGTTCCTGTCACCGATTACAGGTGGGTTGTTTGCTAGTACACGATAATCGTATCGTCTCTCAGGGTTATAACGGCTTTCTTCCCGGATGTGATCACCAGTCGATCGTAAGAGGAGGGCATGAACAGGCTACTGTACACGCAGAGCAGAACGCGATCAGCGACTGTGCTAAACGTGGTGTATCGTGTAAGGGGTGTGTCGCCTATATCACTCACTACCCCTGTATCATCTGTGCTCGACTCTTGTTGGCGTCAGGTGTGTCAGAGATCAGGTATATCTCTGACTATAAGAACGATGAGCTCGTACCAGTCTTTTGTCAGCAGATGGGAGTAGGTCTAACACAGATTTAGATGAATGTCATAGACTTTGGTATTTCCTAATACTTCACTAACAAAATTAGTCCAGTATGACTTTAGTCGTTCGGGATATTGTAAAATATAATTCCTGAATCCGCTATCGTCTTCGATATCAAAAAGGTAGGAGTATCCGTTATCCCAGTAGGATTCCGGAGATCGTATGTACTCGTATCTCAGGAGATATTCTTGTCTCATGCATAACCAGTCTTCCGTAGTGAGGAAGACGTTTACGGTAATGTGCTCTGGGATCTCTGTAAGAGTTTCAGAATCAGAGTTGCTCCATCGAGCAATCACAGCGTCTTCGTCTTTTAGAACAAAGTCTCCGTCTTCTCGTACAAAGGTGAGAAGAGTGGGAATCGCGATCATGGCGTGAAAGTGTTCGCTATCCCGGACGAGAGTGCCTAGTTTTTCGTGATACTTTTCAGTATACTCCCCGTCTACTTCTCGAATCAGATGGATCAGAGTTCTGGACCGCAGGTCAAGGTGTTCTGTGATGTCTTCCAGGAGATTAAGGACTTGGTACTGTGTATTAAAGTAAAACGCTAGTATCTCACCAGAGAGTAGCTGAACAGTTACCTTACCGCTGTGAAACATTATCTTTTTTAACCACGTCTGTTAAAAAAGAATTTACCTTAGAGTTCTACGCGAGGATAAAAAATTGCCGGGTTTCCTCCTATGGTTCTCCAGCATACCTTGTCTTGATGTCGTTCGAGTAGGTGGATCGCAGCTGGATTCAGAGAAAGACGTTGCCATTTTACATTGTCAAGGTTCTTTTCAAGTAAGTGGATAGCAGAAGGATTTTCAGATAGATTTGCCCAGTCGATCTTGTCTAAGTTTTGTTCGAGTAGGTGGATCGCTGCAGGATTACTAGAGAGGCTACCCCAGTCAATCATCCTCTTCTCTTGCTTCTCGATGACGTGTATGGCTGCTGGATTACTGCAGATCCAGATTATCGCCCCAGGGAAATCAGTAATGATTTCTTCGATGATGTGTATCGCGGCAGGGTTTCGATAGGAAGAAAATTCATCTTCTTCCCGGTACCTTTTTTCTATCAATCGAATAGCTCCAGGATTTTCATCGAGTCGATTCCAGTCTATCTTCTCCTCGTGTTGTTCGAGTAGGTGGATCGCTGCCGGATTAGAGGATAACCAAGACCAGTCTATCTTTTCCGGGTGCTGTTCGAGTAGGTGGATGGCGGCTGGGTTTTCGGAGAGTGTCACCCAGTTTACCTTGTCTAGATTCTCTTCGATAAAGCCAATCGCTGCCGGGTTTGTGGAAATCCAGTCCCAACTACGGAAATTAAACTCATCGCTTAACTTGATATGCTCTCTGACCCACTCTCTCATAACCCCGTTCTGAACAAAGATAAAGTAGACCTCGTCTTCTTTTAACTCTATTTCGTCTTCTAACTCTCGATCTTCAGAAAGGATCTTAAGTACAGCTATAGGTATGTTCTTTTCCTGTGATACCTTTCTCTTAAACTCTCCTGCCGTCTTCGCGACAAAAGAATAGATCTGTCCGGAGAGAGACTTTGCGTACTTTATAGACATCTTTTACTTTACAGCTCAACCTTTGTAGAGATCTTTCACTTTTACGTTACAGCTCAATCTTTTTATAAAAGATTTCTGGATTGCTAGAGAGAGTTTCCCAATTGATCTTGTCTAAATTCTTCTTCTGCTCAAGAAGATGTATCGCGGCAGGATTTCTAGATAGACACGCCCAAACGATCTCATCTGAATTCTGTTCTAACAAACTTATCGCGGCCGGGTTCATAGAGAGCGAGTACCAACTGATCTTATCTGGGTGTTGCTCTATCAGACTCATCGCTGAAGGATTTTGGGAAAGGGCAAACCAATTAACCTTTTCTAGATTATTTGAAAGTAACTCTACTGCTCTAGGAGACGGATTTCTGGAAAGCCACGACCAGTCGATCTGTTCGGGGTTTTGCTCCAACAAACTCAACGCTTCCGGATGAGGGTTAATCGAGAGGTGAGTCCAGTAGATCTTATCCGGATTCTGTCTTAGCATCATCATTGCTGCATCACTATTGTTCATAGAGATACCCAACCAGTTGACATCTATAACGAGATGGAGCGCGTTCGGGTTATAGCAGAGAGACGACATCCTTACTTTGTCTAGATTCCTCTCAATCAGACTGATCGCGTTTGGGTTTCCAGAAATCCACTCCCAATCGATCTTGTCCTGATTCTCTTCTAATAGATCAATAGCAGCTGGGTTAGAAGAGAGTCTAGCCCAGTCTAAATTTTCTATAGGTATCCACTCTCTTAATCCCGTGGAGTAATCATTGAGAAAGATAGCGTAAACCTCGTCATCTAAAAGTACAGCGCTATCTTCTAACTCTCTATCAGAGGATAGAAGCTTTATCCTGGCGGGTTCTATACCCCTTTCCTCGTAAAGGTTTCTCTTAAACTCAAAAGATGTACTCGCGGCGTATGAGTAGACCTGACCGGAAAGGGATTTGGCGTGTTTAGGCAGCATTACATATAATATTCTTATCTTGTTTATATTTCAAATATGGATGCTATCGATTATACACCAAGCCACAGCTTTGTACAAATGTCAGGGCTGAACATAAGCAACTCCTTTGCCGGTTTGGTATCCGGAATACTTATTAATCAAATCGGATCAAAGTTATATGATAGCCTAAACATCACAGACAAGAACGTGAAAATAATAGGACAGATTGTCCTCTGTTCTATCTTTCTCGCCTTTATTCATACCAAGATAAGCAACAAGTTCGGATGGGAGTGGCAGAGCATCACTCCCGGTCTCTTCTTCATCGCATTCTTCTTCGGGGTCCAATACCTATCCTTCACCTCTATTCAGGAAGTTTACGGAGTAAAGAGGTTATAAAGTTAAAGACTTAGCAATCATATAGATTATAAGATGTATCGTACTCGTTCTTTCTGCCGTTCCGTTATCACCCAAACCGTAACCAAAGGTTACTTTATTGATGACTATGCTGTACTTCTCTGTACCGATCTCGAACGGTTGTGTCGAGTCGTGACAGGCTGTGTAAAGAACCGCCGAGAAAAGGATAAGTGGGTAGTGATCACCCATAAGAGCGATATTCCTCTACCGCTTGAGACAAAGACATGGGGTTCAAAGGGTCAGGATCGCAAGGTATTGCTAGAGATCTCGACCGGTCGTCTCTCTCTGGATAAGGTATAAATTAGTTTTTCATAAAGCTACTACTAAGGTTCACTTGTAGATTAAACGTATTGGTATGGCTATTTGTATGAGAGTTCTTAATCCATACTTTGAGCGTAAGGAGATCGGTATATCTATGTCCTGGTAAGTAGATTTCTGTAGCCAGAGATTGAAAGCTTGTAGGCAAGGTCTGGTACTCTGTTATGGCAACTCTTTCACCGTTCTGTAGCACCTCGATTCGATATAGGGCGAACTTAGTACTTTGGTTACCGGTACCTTGCATCACTAGCTTGACTTTCCATATACCAGGGAGTAGCACAAATCCCATGGGAGATAGAAACTCGGCCAACACGGCTTCTGTGTTGGCTGATAGAGTTTGTGATAATGTTTCGATAGGAGAAGGAGAGTATTCGGTAGAGAGTCTCTCCCCTGAAATGATATAGAGGCAGTCTACTACGTAGTCTAGGGGGTTCATTTGATAGTAAAAGATAGAATTGGTTGAGTTCTATTTCTATCGCATATCAAAAAATAAGTTTAGTAACAAATCTGTTACTAAATTACCTTATAGCTCGTACCTCGGGTAAAAGATAGCAGGGTTACAGGAAAGAATAAACCAATTAACCTTTTCCTGGTGTTGTTCGAGTAAATGAATCGCTGCTGGATTATAAGAAAGGTTATTCCATTTGATCTTGTCTAGATTCTGTTCAAGAATATGGATTGCCGCTGCATTCCTAGATAGAAAAGACCAACAGACTCTATTTAGATTTTTTTCGATGAGATGGATTGCCGCTTGATTCATGGATAGAGCAAACCGGTTTACCTTGTCAGGATTTTGTTCAAGTAGACGAATCGCTCCTGGGTTCATAGATAGATTCGTCCAATCCGCCTTGTCTATCTTCTTTTCGATAATGTGTATAGCTGCCGGGTTACGGCAAAGCACGCTCCAGTCTATTTTTCTGATATTTTGTTCAATGATATGGATTGCTGCTGGGTTTGCGCACACGATCGGCCATACTATCTTTTCCGGATTACGTTCAAGAAGGTGAATCGCGGCTGGATTCTCGGACAAGGCAGTCCATACTATTTTTTTTGGATATTTTTCTAACAAGTGAATTGCCGCTGGATTTCTTGATAGCTCTTCCCAGTATACCCTATTAAGATTTTGTTCTATCAATCGTATAGCCTCTGGGCTTTCATTTCTGCATAGAGATCTCCAGTCTATTTTAACCCATTCTCTTAGTCCATCTCTATAGTCTAAAAAGAGTACATATACTACCTCGTCGTTAAGGATATGATCATCTAAGATTTCTTCCTCGTCACTAAAGAGCTTGAGCATCTTTGGTGGAATATCTGTCTCTCCTGATAGATGTTGTTTAAATTCACCTGCTGTACTTACGGCGTAGGAGTAGATCTTACCGGAAAGAGACTTTGCGTGTTTCATCTCGGGGGTCATACTTTATTCAATAAGAACAAATACCTTTCAGTTTTATTCTAATCTATTCTCCATCAACCCGTCGAATTCGTCCAAGACTTCTACGATTCGTCTAGCAGACTCTCGCTGTCGTTTGCGATCTTTCGCGTAGATCATCTCATTCACGCACGTTTTATAGACAATATAGACCATCAGAATAATAAAGATGACCAACAATGCGGTAAGAGTTCCCTGTACTACGTTTCTTGCGCTATGGATCGTATGAATAGAAGTCTTGATATCCTTTGTAGCAGACCGGATCTCGAGGAGCTTTTGTTGTTTGAGCGTCTCGATTTGGTTTTCAATCAACTCGAATTCGTGGCGATACACAGCCTTGAAACCGTCTTTAGCCAACTCCTTTGCCGATGATATCACACTAGAAAAGATGCTCATACCGTTCTCGATCAGACTGCTTGCTATCGAATTCGTTTGCTCATATGGTATAGCAGCAGTAGCTATTGCCGCAGCGGTAGGTAGAGCTTTAGAAGCGTCTGATAAGTAAGAATTATAAGAATCCTTTGCCATATAAAATACACTCTTTGGATCTTGAGAGAGTTGCTCTACTATCGATTCTACGATCTCAGAGCTTTCTCCGATGAGAGGCTGTTTCGAGTAGGCGGCAAACTTTAAGTAATCTGACCAACTCGCGTTCTCGGGTAACATATCCTTGACGTCCTTTATCGCAGCTAGTGTAGACACAGCCCCTCCAAGCGAGCCCGTCGCCACACGGTAAAAGGTAAATAGTCCTTTAGTGAATTCCGACCACGCGTAGGATAGAGAGAAAGAAGATATAGCGGATATAGCCAAGATAGGCTTCGCCGATAAGACTCTGCTGACTGATGTACTTAGAGCTCCCTGGTTTTGTCTAATTCTCTCGGCTTGTTCTAGTAGATCATTGTTTGCTCTAACGATGGCTCTTCTATCTCTATACTCTTCCGCTTCAGATATAAAGCGGACACAGATACGAGCGGCCTCGTCTATCGCCATACACGCTTCTGGGCCAAACTCCTCCTTTCTTTCCTCTACTTCTACCAACGCGTCGTAAATCAAACCTACTTCGAGGCCGACTTCCTGTTCCTTCGCTTCTCTGATGATGATTGCCGTGTCCATTTATTAATTAGGCCAGATAAAAATTTAGTATTGAAGATCTAGTGTATGCTCTCATGTCAACGTTCTAGACCACCAATCACTGTCATAGATGAGTATTTTTGTGAAACACTTATCTAAGTAGATATTCAAAATGATTTTATGTAGTGTTCGTAAGTCTGGAGAGAATTGGAAAGAGTGTCGCCATCACTGTAAAAGGTTGGCCAAACAGTACTACTTTTACCGTATGATGACGCTAGACGACTCTCCTGTGTATATGTCGATCGATCACCCTCTCGGTGGAAACTATGAGGTAGTCTTTATGCCAAGAGGATCTCGCCTACAGCAATCACAGTACTGTGAAGTTCATCGCAATACTTACGGTAACAAGACCTATGGAGATCGATTCGAGGTAGAGCTCCTTGTCCCAGACTATATCGTACCAGAGCTAGATCCCAATATCCCTATAAGCCCTATGAGTGACGAGGATATGAGTGACAGCGACAGCGAGAGTGATTCGGAGTTCACCCCTGGTTATAGCGAGCGAAGATACAGCGCGAGACGTAGTCCGAGAAGATACAGCGCGAGACGTAGTCCGAGAAGATACAGCGCGAGACGTAGTCCGAGAAGATACAGCGCGAGACGTAGTCCGAGAAGATATAGCGCGAGACGTAGATACTCTGGTAGATATAGCCCAAGCAGAAACATTGAGTATTAAGGAAATAGGAGTCTATCAATCGTGGTGCGTACACAAAAGACTCTATGGAGCACGATTCCTAATAGGAATGACACGAGTAGAGCCTTTTGAAGTAAATAACTAGCGCCAAAAATACAATAAGAGTAACGTCTGCTAAAGATCTCTATAGGGGCAGCTCATTTACTAATAAAAGTGAATATAAAATTCTTGCCGTAATAAATATAAAGACAAAATGAAGACTGCTTTAAGTTTATTTAGCGGTGCTGGAGGCGATACACTAGGTCTAGAGCAAGCAGGGTATAAGGTAACACACTTTAGCGAATTCTCTCCTGATGCCATAAAGACGCACCAGGCTAACTTTCCTCATAGTACTCTTTTACAACACAATGGAGACACTGATATCTGTAATCTACCAGACGAGATATTTTCAGCCATCAAAGTAGACCTTATTTTTGCTGGATTTCCCTGCCAGGGGTTTAGCCACGCCGGTAAGAAGCGTCAGGATGATCCGAGAAACGAGCTCGTACACCAATTTGTTCGAGCGACGCGTATCATCCAACCCGAATGGATTATAGGAGAAAACGTAAAAGGCCTTCTCTCTAGAAAAGGCGTCGACCCAAGAACAGGAGAGAATAAAGAAGTTATTGATATCATCGTAACTCTCTTCAAAGAAATTGGATACACTATTTGCTATAAGGTGCTAGACGCCTCAGACTATGGAGTTCCTCAACAAAGAAAGAGACTTATACTAATAGGATGTAAAGGAACCTTCACCTTTCCTGACATTCCTATACAGAAAAAGGTTCCTTTACTACACGCCATTGAACCATCTCTCGTAAACGCCATCAAGTTTACTCCTCCTAAAGGAGGATCTGATAGTTATTGGGTGAAGACTACTGACACGATTTCGGGAAAGCCTCATCCCAACCTCGTCCGTCTCGTATCAGGTATAAGAGGGTTGAATCCAGAAGAAAGAAAAGAGTCTGACGAAAAGAGCGTTATCGAAGAAGACGGGCTCCTAAGCTACGGGAAACGCTCAAGCGGATATCACGGAGAAATAGTAAACGTTACGCAACAAAGCAAGACTATTATCTGTACCTACCAGTCATGTCCAAGATTATTTGTAGGACTACTAAAGGATTCCGACCACTACATTAGAACCTTTACTATAAGAGAACTAACACAAATTCAAGGATTTCCTAGAGATTTCGAATTCAAAGGTAAGAGCGTTATACAGCAGATAGGAAACTCTGTCCCCCCTCCTCTAGCTAAGGCTATAGCAGAGTCACTACGAGAGATCCTTGTCATAGAAGAGTAATTATTTTTGATGAACTCATCAAAAATCAGAATCTACCCAATGTCATTACCTTGATGTCAAACCCCAGACCCCATATCAGCAAAAAGACGGCAGCAGAAGGAAAAAAGATCGCCATAAACAAGCATATCTTATCCACCATATTTACCGGTAGCCTATAAACAAACAAGAGTACAGATAATAGCAACAAAATAAAGTTATCAAACAGCGTCAACTCGGACATCCTTTTTAGTCTCACTCTCTTCCTTCTTTTTAAAGTCAATTTTCCTTCTCCTCATCTGTGTTTCCTATGTAGATTGTTTCATCTTTGGAAATCACGGCAAAGTCGGTAAAGAATTCGTCGGGGACAGAGTAGTACCGTTTCATTATACTTTTAATCAGCCGAAACAAAACCTTTCCTACCCCATAGGAAATACCCAACTCTAAAATCTTGTTGAGTAAGGAATACCCAAAAAGAGAAATCTGTATCGCCGGAAGGATACGAAAGAATTCTCTTCGGAAAAAGTTACTATCATAGCCAGACGTAATATAGATCTGGATGAGGTATACCTGTAACGTCGCGAGCGCGTAGATTCTTTCCATTCCACTTCCTTGTGCTAGCTTCGACAAGAGGTTCTGACCGTCATCCGTCAACAGCAACCACTGTGACCAGGTCAGACAACCATTCGTGATACCAAAGTAGGCAGAGTTCATGAACCTCTCGACAAAAGCTTTAAATCTATTATCCGAACTACCTCTCCACACAAACTTGGTTCTGACAAACGCCGAGTGATTCTCTAGACACCTATCTATCACAGAAAACGAGGTTAGCTCGATAGGCTCTGGAATATTTGACGGAGGTTCTTCTTTCTCGAAGGAGGTTCGGAGATATTCTCTTGTCAGGCCTTCACAGTCATCCTTGTAACGCTGTCGATACATCTCTAGATTCGCCCCGGTTGGGATTTCGGGTAGGCCAAAGATCGCCTTTAAAAGCTCAGGAGATACTTGAAATCCGGGCTGGCAAAACTCCATTTATATAACAGTATAGATTAAAAGTGAACTCTATTTATAAACGTGTACGAAGAGTAGAAGATGGCGATTTACGTAAAGCTTTTGTCTGGCGAGGTACACGAGTATCCGTATTGCGCATTCGTGTTACAGCTCTTATTTTCCCTATCCAAAAACCTACATACTTCTCACCTAAACATCAAGCTCTTTCATAACGGAGTCCGGGTTTTCTCTTCTGAATACGCGTTAGACGAAGCTGTGTATGACGCCTTCATCGAAGAGGCTGAGATTATTGATAGCCTGACCGTCAGAGTAGTCGACGGCGACCTAATTCTGGAGAGATCTACTTCGCCGCGAGTCTTTGCTAACTCTTTTGTGATATGTGCCTCTGAACAAGAGTTCACTCCGGCCGTGATAGAAAGCCTCCGATTAGAGGTATGGGAGGAGACAGGAGAGAACACTAGAGACCTATCTCTATCAGATCTCGTTAAAGAGTATGTATCCAAGGTAAGAAAGCTAAACGTTACGAGAGTAATTTTTTGATTAGATGATCAAAAAATTTGTGAGGTGAAATCTAACATATGTCACAGCGAAGTCCATACCTTTTGATGTAGGACTCTGTCAAAGGGTGTCTCTCCCTGATCAGCCTATACTCGCACTTGTGTACCTCTCTCATCAAATAGCCCGTGATTGACATCCGTTCCTTGTCTAGACACAGAGGTGTACCCTTTATGACAAAGTACTCTCCCTTCTTCTGTAAGACAATTGTCTTTGGAGGGTGGTCGACTCGGAAGATTGCGCCATCCCATACGATAATGCCTGGATCTACCTGAGAGAACGACCCGTCTGATTGTTGTACGGTAACAATTAGCTCTATGCCGTCTTCTCTGATCTTGTCTAGGACGAGGGAGAACGAAATTGCTGGGCACGTTACGTAGAGCTTGTCGCCGTTAAAAAACACAATAAAAGATAGAGTAGGCTCTCTACTAATGTGTATCATACTTTACATGAAAAGGAACTACTTGAAGATCTAGGTTTAAATCGCTGTTTCTTTTTGTTCTGTCGTACAAGAGAAGAAAGTATTCACTCTAAAATAATTTTTAATTGTTGTAGTCCTAGATTCAGAGGGCCCTCGAGGAGTAGATGTCTCATCTCCGAATCGGTGACTCTCCTTAGTTCTAGAACTTCAGGAGAGGGTTGGAACTCGGCGATCCACTCTTCCCGAAAGTCGATGATACATAGCACCATGACTCGGATCGTTACCTTGGATTTTCTAAAGTCATAAGGATAGAACTCCTCTAGCGAGTAGATCTCGGCGTTTGGTAAGGCTCGTAGCATCCGTTCCGCCCACACGGGAGCCTCTTCCTCTAGCTCTCTATGTAGCGCTTCTAAGTGGTACTCTCTCGCCTTGACTCCTCCGCCAAAGTCGCTCCACAGCCTTCGGTTAGATAGGTTGATGAGGTAGCTTCCGTCGGATAGTCGAGGGAGTACACCGATACGGCCTCCGAATCCTTTTTCGACCTCGACGAGGTCTTGGTAATCAATCTGTCGTAGGATAGAACGCTTCTGCTCGAACCAGGTATCACGCAACACCTTTCCAGACGAGACAAGGGGTTGTAGCATTACTGCATAAGACTTGCCATTAAATTTAGATTCCATCAGGAAACTAAATATTTTACCTTGACTCTATGATCTGAAACTCTTTCTCTCCAAGGGTATCCAGTACCCATAGATACTCGTAGACAAAGTCTCCGGAAACTTTTTTACTGGCCTTGAACTTGTTGTATAAAATTTTGTAGAGCTTTAGACTTCCTCTTTTCGAAAGAATTTCTCGTAGCTCTTCTTCATTGAGAAGACCTTCATTGTTGTATGACAATAGGACGTATCGAGAGTTTATGTTTCCGAGTAGATCGCTAAAGGCCTGTTTAATCTTTGCTTTACTACAAAACATACTCTGGTTCTTGTCAATCAGTCCCGTCTTTCCTCTAGGAACGATCGATTCGTCATACTTGACAATAAAATTAAGTACAAAGTAATTCGCGCTATAAGATCTTTGGTTATAGGGAGGGTCTAGGTAGGTCACATCGGATTTGACCTCGACGCTCTCTGCATAATCCTGTGTGACGTGGTGAGTATCTGGTTCAAGATCCGTGTTCTTATGGATAGGTTCTAGTACCATCTTTTTCAACGAGGATGCTTTGAATTCTTTGAGATACGCTCCATAGACACAGGCGGTGTTTGCTACCTTGTCGATAGAAACCAACAAGGAAGCTAGCAAAAAGTAGTATTCCTCTCTGCTAATCTCTAATGTTTCAATATATTGACGTATCGCGTCCGCTTTCTTTGCGTTCTCTGAAGTAAAAAACATTCTTTCACATTCAGCGTTTGGCGAGTAGTGCTTGTAAATAAGCCCTTCTACTCCGTCAAGTTCGTTACAGCGAACTATGAGCTGTTGTAACCGTTCAGTGTACGGGCAATTCAGCAGGGCTTTTCCAATCACGTAGCTATACGACTCTAGGTCGTTGGCGTGGATAGCCTTACACTTGCCTATCATATTGAAGGATACGATACCCGTTCCCATGAAAAGATCACTAAAGGTCTTGTCTTTCAAATCAGGTATGTTTTCTACAAAAATTCCATAAAGTCTCTCGAACAACTTGTACTTGCATCCGATGTAGTTCAGAGTATTCATTGCGTAGTTTATACCATAGATTATAAACTACTTTATTAGATTCATTTTTACCTTTCTGATAAAGTCTACTGGGTCGTACCAGTATGTACCTACCATTGCGTCTATGTCTTTCTTGTCATAAGAATAATCTCCGATAGTGAAATCTACTCCTAGGGGACTAAGCATCGGTATACGAGTCGCGCCATATCTATGCCCCGTAAGCTTAGTCTCTCGTATCGTTTGCCTCTTCTGGAGATTACAGTGTCTACATAGTACTTGAAAGTCTTCTATTCTCTGAGACCCGATAGAGCTTACTCTAGGGTCGTTATATAGACCATTCTTGTGATCTATCTCTATATTATGGTTTGAACCACACGATACACATCCCTGTCCCTTAAAGTAGTCTCTGATATCTTTTCTTATACTACGAGAGCTATTCTGAGTTTCGATCTTTTTTCCGTATACTTTAATATGACTCACCGCCTTTCCTTTTCTTTTAAGAATGTGATTAAAGTCATTCTCTACGTAAAACTTTTCATCATCCGTGGCGTCCCAAGAATAAAGTAACTCCCCGGACGTCTTTCTAGTTACATATCTATACTGTCTAGCAAATGTAGAATCCATTCTAGCCCAACTCGCTCCATTACCGAACTTTAACTCAGACGGGATCAAGCTAATGTCAACGACTATACTTTCTCCCTTTAGATCATCGTACTGAATATGCTCAAGAAATAACTGTACCTTTGTTTTTTTACCTTTTGGTGATTCGATAACTTCTTCCTCGATAACAAACTCTTCTTCCTCCTCGACAACAAACTCTTCCTCCTCGATAACAAACTCTTCCTCAACTATTTTATCCATTGCGTATACTTAGCACGTGGTTAAGTATACAATAAAATCATTTTTTTACACGATCGAGTAAGCGTTTACCATCTGTCTCGCCTGTTCTATAGGAAGTGGTAGACTCTATTGTCACAAATAGCGGTCGTAGAGTGATAGGTTCCCATTGTTGTTTATAAGTATACGACAATCAGAGTATATAAATCTTTTTTACCAAAGATTTATCCATAAGGATAGATCTTTTATTTACCTTTGATTAAAACGTCATTACAACCTTGGCATGAGGAAACTTTACCTTGAACTCATCCATCACGGGATGGTACTTCTTCTCAATGCTAGCTACAGAGTTGTTCACCAGGTCTGTGGTATAACCTACAAAGGCGTACTCCTTGTTCTTTAGAGCGTTCTCTTTCAAGTAGACAAATGGTGTCAACACGGCCGATCCGCTCTTCAGCTTGAGCTTTGCACGAACATAAGTAGTCTTGTCTCCATCTACTGTGATAGGCACGGAGGCGATAACGTATTCCTCATCTGGGAATTTGAATCCTAGGTTTGGATATATCTCATCAGCCTCTCCAAACAGATCCTCGTCTTCAACTACCTCTTCAACTACCTCTTCGACCGCCTCTTCAACTACCTCTTGCTTCTCGTCAATATGGTTATCTTCCGATTTCTTCTTTGAGCCGCCTTCCGATTTCTTCTTTGAGCCGCTTTCCGATTTCTTCTTCTTTGCGCCGCCGTCCGACTTCTTGTCTTCGTTGGATTGCTTTCGGATATTCTTCAGAACCATTGCCATACAATGAGTCTGGCAGTACATCTTCATAAAATCCTCTGGAACGTAGTCGTTATCCTCGCCTGGAGCTTTGTAGTCAGAAAAGAGCTTATCGCACTTTTTACCAGCACGAGGACCTGCCAAAAATACAAATTCACAGCAGTTCTTCTTTTCATGAATAGGAGTCTTACCTTTGTGGAAACCGCAATACTTGTCTTTGATGTCCTTGATGCTTCGGCCACAGGATCCACTAGCAGTCGGGAAATCGCACTTCATAGTCACCGGCTTAGGAGCAGGCGGGTAGATATCCTCCTTATGGACTTGGCACTTTCCGTTATTCAGTTCACGGCCGCAGGGAGCCTTTTTAGACTTGCTATAATGTTGACAGTGGCTCTCAGAGTATGATTTCTCAAGAGATTCAGTATAAGCGGTAGTGAGTTTCTCCATCTGAGAGGGAGTCAGGTTCAACTCGTGCTTCATACGCGACAGAAAATCCTCAAAGCCGGTAGGAGTGTCGACCGAAGACGACGAGCTAGAAGACGACGAGTCAAAAGAATACGAGCTAGAAGACGACGAGTCAAAAGAATACGAGCTAGAAGACGACGAGCTAGAAGAATACGAAGCGATAGAAGCCATTATGAACGCGTTAGAATTACTGTGTGAGAGTAAGATAATTCCGGTCTGAATAAAAATTTTAAAATTCATCTTTTTAAATCATCAATCCAGCTCGTACTTTGGATAAAAGATCGCTGGATTCTCCGATAGTCCAGCCCAATCCACCTTCTCCGTACTACTCTCTATGATGAGATGGATTGCAGCAGGATTCTTTGATAGCTCAGACCACTCCACTTTCCATAGATTCTTTTCGATAAGACCGATAGCCGCAGGATTCGATGAGATCTCTCTCCAGTCCATGCGGTCGAACTTCAAATTCTCTATACGCCTGAACGCTTCTGGATTCTTGTTCTGACAGACAAAAGAGCGATACTCCTCTAGATTATCGCCAAAAAGATGGACAGCGTTAGGATTGAGGTGTAGATATCTGCGATCCACCTTATCGAGATGACGCTCAATTAGAGAGATCGCTCCAGGGTTCATACTCAGCTGGATGGGATGTATCTTATCCATATTCTGTTCGAGAATATGACACGCCGACGGGTTGGCAGATAGGTATACCCAATTGATCTTGTCGGGATGTTGCTCCAGGATATGAACCGCTGCCGGGTTAGAACAGAGAAGCTTCCAACCGAAGCTATCCTCTCCCAGCTTATCAAGGTTCTGTTCGATAAGGTGAATGGCAGCATGGTTCTCACATAAATCGGACCAGCTGATCTTGTCAGGATGTTGCTCCAGAATATGAACCGCTGCTGGGTTAGCAGATAGACAATCCCAATCTACTTTATCTAGATTTTGCTCGAGTAGGTGGATGGCTTCCGGCATCAAAGAGAGCTTATACCAATCCAGATAGGCCTTGTCGACCCACTCTCTCAGACCGTCTCCATACACGACAAAGACGTTATACATCAGATCGTCGATAAGAAGATCTTCGTCCGATAGCTCCTGTTCTTCATTAAAAATCTTCAGCATCTTCATGGGAACTCCCTTCTCTTCCAGGAGATATTGCTTAAACTCTCCTGCCGTCTTCACAGCGTAAGAGTAGACTTGACCAGACATTGACTTACAGAACTTCATCGTTTTGATATTTTATAACTTTACTAGAGTTATAAAATCACCTTTGTCTCAAAGCTCGTACCTTGGATAAAAGATCGCTGGGTTCATCGATAGGCTATTCCACTGTATCTTGTCCTGATTTCTTTCTAGGATATGGATCGCGGCCGGGTTGGAAGAGAGACACCACCATTCTATCTTGTCCTGATTTTGTTCTAGGATATGGATCGCAGCCGGGTTTAAACAGAGCTGTTTCCAATTCACTTCTCCTAGATTCTGTTCAATCAAGTGAATGGCAGCCGGATTCTGTGAGAGATAGAACCAGTCTACTCCATACCCCAACTTTTTTTCTACCAAGCGGATCGCCGCCGGATTAAGACACAACGAGTCAAATTCCTCTTCCTTGAAGTTTTGTTCTATGATATGAATAGCAGCAGGATTCTTATAGAGCTGACGCCAAGAAATCATACTCGGATACTTCTCTAACAACGAAATCGCTGACGGGTTACCAGATAGGTCATACCACTTTATTTTATCAAAATTCTGTGAAATAATACTCATCGCCCCTGGGTTAGAAGACAAGCCATACCAACAAACTTTATCTAGATTCTGCTCAAGAATGTGTACCGCCGCGGTATTACAGGATAGTGCCCACCATACAATCTTATCTAGATTCTGTTCTAGAATGTGAATCGCCGCCGGATTCATCGATAGATACTCCCAGTCTATCTTATCTAGATTCTTTTCAATCAGGTGGATCGCCTCAGGTAGTCTAGAGATTTCCGACCAGTCTAGATCGTCCTTGTCAATCCACTCTCTCAGACCGTCGCCATACTCGACAAAGATGTTATACATTACCTCATCCTCTAACAAACTCTCGTCGGATAGTTCGTCTTCTAGGAAGAGCTTCAGCATCTTTATAGGAATACCTTTATCTTCTGAAAGCTGTCTCTTAAACTCTCCTGCCGTCTTCGCAGCGTAAGAGTAGACCTCCCCCGATAATGACTTACAAAACTTCATTAGTATTTAACGATTCTTTATCCTTACAATAAAAATCACATTTTAATCAAGGGCGACCATTTGGTCGCTTGATCGTTTTACCTTAGATCTCCATCACATATCTTAGACGTTGCTCTACTCGCTCTACTCCATTTATTTTCATTCTACCATGGAAAGCAGGGTTCATTCGCTCGAGAGAAGGTTCTGGGCTGCCATATTTTTTAAGGAGCTTGATCATCGACTCCAAATCTTCTTCTATGACTGGAATACCTGACATATAGGCACAGCCTCTCCATAGTGAATAAGTAATCATGACGTCTTCGATGGGTAGGATTTTGTAGTCGGTGCTATAAACAGTCCTCGTCTGCATATCGAATTTAGAGATCGAGATGTCTACAAACTCCTCTAGATTGACATAACCATAGCCTAACACCATTTCAAGGAAGGGTCCCTTGACGAACGGGAGAGTGTCTCCTTCATACCTCTTGAGTAGCTCGTCGACCGCTTTTACGCAAGCTGGGTCTTTTCCGATATAGCCGTGATGAAAGATATCAGAGAGCAAGTCTTCTGTAGGAGTCGTTCGTTCCGTCACCCAGAAGAGAAGTTCCTCTAGGTAGGGAGATACAGGAAGATAGTTACAGATCTCTTCCATCACTATCTTTATAGGCAAGTAGTAGTCGTCTGCAGCGTCAGGAACTTCCTCGTCCATACTCATACCGGATGCCTCCAAGAGATCAAGACGGGTGGGGAGAGACTGTAGGTCTCGGTCCAAAAGAATCGAGAGAAAGAGGTTGTGTTGCATTGTAAAGTTGGTTGAGCGTGAACCGGAAACAATTTCACAAACTCATCTTTAAAATATCGCGTAACTTTAAATATGGTAGACATCGGCGGGTTGCGTATCAATCAGTTATCCGGTCCTGTAAGCTTTCACTATTACTTTCCTAGCGAGAAAGCGTTTAGAGAGAACGCCGAAAAAGGAGTCTTTCTTCCCATCATTATTTTACTAGGAGACGAGCACAATTCGGAGGCGGATAGATGTGATCCATGCGACGAAGAGAAGGGTTGTTTTATGGTAGAGAGCGACACTTTCCTACAAACGCTAGACAAACTCGCTCAGACTTATCCGATAGACATATATACAGAATATTCCCCGAAAAAAGAGTTACGATTGAACGGAGGCGTCCTTTTCAATCGGTTCATTAGACAGAATACAGATTGTTATGAGAGAACCTACTTCAAGAATAAAAAAGAATACAAGTGCAACTTCCCAAAGATTAAGTGGCACTACGCAGATCCTAGATACTGCATAGGTAAAGTAGAGAGGGACGCCTCTCTTGCGGCGATTTATATGAACGACATTATACTAGGGAAAGACGTGAACACCAACGAATTCAGAACACTGATGAAGACCTCCCTCTTTCAGCAATTCTTAAAACATATGATAGAAATGGGTGATACCAATAGACCTATGACCGTATTGTGCAATAAACTAGCTTTCTTGCTGAAACAGACATTACAGAACACAGATGAGAGCATCATAAAGAAACAACTAAAACGGGCTACGCTAGATTTAGATATAGAAATGTACTGTAGATCTAGCCTAAGATTTCATGGCGTAATGACAGAAGAAAACGTTAATAACGTTTTTGAAATAAATAGAGTAAACGTTCTATATGAACACGTATTCGAGGATAGGCCTATCACCTTTGTCGATAAGATAAATTTTAGAACGTCCCTGTCTCGCGTCTTGAATATGTGGGCGGCATTTACCGCTTGTCTACTAGACATATACTTTCTAGCGCGTATGGCGAAACAAAAGTCTTACGTAACGCTAGGTTTTTTTGGACACCGGCACTGTGATGCCCTACTCGATTTTATAGAGACAGATTTATATACGTTCAAGTATTCTAGCAAAAATTCTGGCAGATGTCTCCAACTCAACGGGCGATTAGACTTTAACGAACACCTGAGAACTTATCAACGCTGGAGATCTGCCTACTCGCGCTAAACAATCAAGCAACCCTGTGGTCGTTTGATGATTACCTTTGTTCGGAGCAGACGCATTTTATCAAGGGCGACCAAAGGGTCGCTTGATCAATTACCTTTATTCACTAAAGTGCTCTGTAATAAACATACTTACGAAACAGGAAACGGCAACTGGTATCTTGACTGCGTTCTCTAGATCCATCCACTGAATAGGTTCCGGTGCAGATAAGATCTGGCGATACTTGTCTTTCAAAAAGATAATCACGTCTTTGCCTTTGTCTTTCAGATCAGTAAAGGAACTAGCTTTCGCAAACACCTCTCGAATAGGATCGTAGTAAATACCAAACTCTCCTCTATCGTCTCCTCCGTCGTACCTTACAAGGAAGTGAAAGACTAGCTGATATCTCAAGCCTTTGGCCTGTTTGAGAGACGTAGCATACGGAAAGAGATTCATCTCGCAGTTGATATGGTACTCTTTCCCATCGGACGGGTCCATCACATCTGCTGACATCCATTCATCTGAGTTTGACATTTTTTGAGAGTTAGTTTGCTTAGTTGCTGATGGTTTATGGAGTGAACATTCTAAAAATCACCTTTAGCTGCTGTATCAAGGGCGACCAAAGGGTCGCTTGATTTTTTTACCTTCTTACCTTAATCAGTATTCGGCATACGATTGAGAGTGGAAACATCCTGTGCCATCACCTCAATCATATCCTTAAACGTTCGAACCATCGATACGGTGTCTCCTCCAAACTTTTCCAGAGAGTTGACCAAAGTAAACTTGAATAAATTTGTCTGGGCATTAAAGTGCGAAACGAAAGGACGCGTCTTGACTCGACGCTCAATGTGATGCTGTACCAGTCGTCTAAGCTCTGTGAACTGATAGTCCGCCCACTCCATCAGCTCCTCTCTAGTATAGTCCGACTCGACTTCAACCTTGTGCCAATTCAAGCTATAAGTAGATAGGTTCTTGTTCATCGTTGTGGTTGTTGTGTGGTTCTGAAGACATTACACACAAATTTTTACAAAATCAGCTTTATCAAGGGCGACCAAAGGGTCGCTTGATTTTTTACCTTACTCCAAGTCATCCAGATGAAAGATCGTCGAGAACGGATAGATCAGTCCTCTGAAACTCGCCCAATAGGCGAACCGTACTTGGTCTTCGAGCATCGGAGTGTGGTGTAAAAGGTGTTCCGGAGCTGGTACATTGTCTGGCATATGCCAAAGACTAGAGAAGCGCTCATTGTCAATATAGAGATCCGTATAGCGTCTAGTCGTAGAAAGACAAATTCTACGTTCATAGGCGAGCTGTTGCAAGTACTCACTTAGTCGCTCGTGAGCGTCAGCGTGGGTAAGAATCTCATCGATCTGGGCTCGAACTTGGATAGCAGACATATTCAATTGAAATAAGGATTGAATTGAAATAAGCTATAAACTCTACGTCAAATATCAGTTTTAAAGTTGACTCCACTCGGAGTAAACTTTTTACCTTAAACTTTTTACCTCCTATACATACCTATTTAGTAGTCTTCTCCTTCATAATAATACGAGTCGCTGTAATCTTTTTCTTTTTCATAATACGAGTCGCTAATCGAGAGTTTTGTAGGAAATTTTTCTAGAAGAACCTCCACGTGTTCAAATAGATTGTACATCTCTAAGTCCATCTTTTCTATATGAAAATCTTTTTTAGTAAATTGTTTCTCGAGCAACTTTGTTGTATAACCCACAATCTTGTACTTTGCACCTGTTGTTATAATAGCTGGTAGTGTTACAACAAATGGCGTTGGTATAGAATTAAGAAAGACACGGCGATATTTTTCTACACCTAAAGAATTAAAGGTAAGTTGTCTTACTCCTCCATACAACTGCTTTTTCCAGGCTTTCTGAGCGGCTCGTTCTAGCGCCTCTCGTTCCTCCTGAGCGGCTCGTTCTAGCGCCTCTCGTTCCTCCTGAGCGGCTCGTTCTCGTTCCTCCTGAGCGACTCGTTCTCGTTCTTCTTGAGCGGTACGTTCTGAGATCTCTACGGCATTCAGAGCGATCTGTCCCACAAACTTCATCGCTTCTTGTTTCAAAGCTGCCAAACTGACGCACTCTTTGGCAAACTCTTCCCAATCCACTTTCCCAAAAGAATCGTCCAACGGTGGTTCAAGAGGTGCTACCGGAGAGGCCAAAAACTCTTCCCAGTTGACTTTCCCAAAATCGTGATCGTATGCCACGATGCGATGTGAACGGGTACGGTATTCAATAATAGTCAGCATTGTGTTAGTTGTTTAAACTAAAAGACTCCAAATAGTTACGTTACAAAATCAACTTTAATCAAGTGACCATACGGTCGTTTGATTACTCTTTATACTTATCTTTTATCGTATTACGCTTCATCAAAGCGCTCGGAGTTCCATTCCTTATCAATTTCATCTAACCCATTCTCTACGTCTTGACGGATCACTCGGAGAGCAGCGAGAGAGGGCTGGAATAGGGTTTCTACTCGTGTGACGAGAAAGTCGTGCATCTCCTTTAAAGAAAAGATCGCCTTCTCTCGTGGTAGAGAAATATGTAGTTCGTTTTCATCATCTCTTACTCGCCACTCCTGTTCGATATCCACCAAGTCGATATAGCCACCATACTCTTCTCGACAGAGATGCCATTCGTCTAAGAGCGTCTCCCAGTCTCCTCCCACTTTTCGTTTGATTACGAAATGGAATGGGATAAAATGGTTACCGCCGTCGTTATGGTTCCGATCAACCACCACAAGACAATCATGATACGTACAAAGGTTGACAAAATATCTCTCTGGGTCGATAAAGAGAAGATAGGTCGCCTCAGGATGGATAATTGCCGTCTCGCGTTCCATAGATACAAGTTCTCCTTCTAATAAGAGGACCATCTGATGGATCGAATAAGGACGAAGTTCGACGGGGAGCGCCTCTCGGATTAAGACATAGATTTCATCATACTTGATTCCAGAAGGGACCTCGATTTCCATCATATCTCCCGTAAGGAGTTTGATATTCATATTCAAAGACATTGCGTTGTTGCGTAAGCTTTTTTGGCACCAAGAACAAATTTTATAAACTCAGTTTTCATCAAGGGCTACCAAGTGGTAGCTTGATTGTTATTACTCTTTATACTTACCTTTTATCGTATTCTTTTCTTTATTACTCTGACATATCCATGTCAACTTCGGTCAGATCCGCATCCGTATTTGGTCGGATCGGGGCAAATGTAATCGGGGCGTCGTAGTCTGGATCCTCCTCGTCATCCGCCCAAGCGCAGAGGCTGCTAAGGGAGAAGGCCGGCTTCTCGGGCTCTTCCTCCTCGGACTCATCGATCGATACGACAAACTGGGGGAGCTTGGCCTGGAAGCGCTCTCGGGCATCCAGCTTGCGGCGAGCCTTCTCAAACAGGCTATCCTGGGTATAGACATCACCTGGGTGGAAGAGACGGCACTCGGAACGCTTACGGCAGCGGGCACCGAACTTACACATCACAGGAGCGAGTTCCTCTTTCGAATGAGCCTTGTCGCAATCCTTAGAGTGGCATCCCGAATTCCAAAACGCGCATAGATCCGTCTTTCTCTTGACAGAGCCAGGGATCTCGACGGGTTTCGCCTTACTGAACTCGGTAGCGCGACGAAAGACTTCTTCTTTCGTGATCTTCTCGCCAGGATGGAAGAAACCACATGGACGACGAGAGCGATCAAAGTAGCGACTGCGACGATCGAAGCGGCAATTGTTTCCGTGAGGACACATGCGAGGACGTAATTCATCAGCAGAGTGCGCAAAGATACAGGTAGTTGACTGACGGGGGCAACCAGACTCCCAGTACACGCACATGGTGGTCTTGTAGTTTTCAGATTTGATGGACATTGTAAAGTAACAGTATAACACAGTTGACTAAAAGAGTTCACAAAACTTTTTCCGAAAGTCAGTTTTACGGATTAAGTTACATTAAGTTAACTCCCATTGGAGTAAACTTTGACGCGATTTACCTTTAACTCTTTTTATGACAATTCAAACTATTCCTTTAAACACTTATTGACGGGATCGGGGAAAACGACTCATAAATCGCGAGATACTGGCGCTCATGGTGTTGATGGATGGCATCACATTGCGTTGGATAGACGGCTCAGCAGCTTGAGCGGGTTGAGCAGCACGGCGATCAGCGACGGCAGCAAATAAAGCAGGGAAATCTTGTACGGCTGATTCAGACGGCATTCCAGGAGCACGCGCCTCATCGATACCCTCAGGCATCGGATTAGTGCTCACTTCAATAGCATCCGCCGGAATAAAAATCGAAGGCGGGACTAGAGGAAGGAACGGAGAAAAGATTCTACGGGTAACACTCTCTCGGGTGCGCTCATCATCCATATAGCTTCGGATCGCGTTAGTGTCAGCAACTACAGGAGATACAAAGTTTGTGATAAGAGACCACAAGGGATGCTGAATCTGTTCTCCGCGCTCCTCTGCGGAATTTACCGCCTGAATCAGAGCTTGAGACAACACAGGACGCAGGTGTTCGTACGACTCATTGATGAGGTTACGGAGATCATTGTAATTCAGGTATGACATTGTGAAGGCAAGAGTAAAACTTGTTCACAGTAGGTCAGAAAAAAAATTGTAAAAATCAGTTTCTATCTACCATATTATTTACTAAGTCATAGCCAGATAGACAGCCACCGCCAACCAGACAGCCACCGCCAGACAGACAACCACCGCCAGACAGACAACCACCGCCAGACAGACAACCACCGCCAGACAGACAACCACCACCAACCAGACAACCACCACCAACCAGACAACCACCACCAACCAGACAACCACCACCAACCAGACAACCACCGCCAACCAGACAACCACCGCCAGACAGACAACCACCGCCAACCAGACAACCACCACCAACCACCACCAACCAGACAACCACCACCAACCAGACAACCACCAACCTTCATTCTAATCTTTATCAAGTGACCATTAGGTCGTTTGATACCTTATTTTCTATTAATTACCTTTGTATTTAATTCAACACAACACAACACAACACAACACAACACAACACAAATTACTGATTGATGGAATAGTTGAAACGGCACTTGTCTCCCTTGATTTCCTTGAACTGGTCCATCAGAGGGTGATACTTCTGGTGGAATTCGCTCTCATTGATAGAAGAGTTGAGAAGATCGGTCGTGTAACCAAGCATCTCAAGGATATGGGTCTTTGCGGCAATCTCTCGGTCTACGATGATGGGAGTGAGCTTGCTAACTCCGCCGGAGTACTTAGCTTTGATACGCAAGTACTTGGCCTTGTCGCCATTGATGGTGATTGGCATACCAGTGTACGTAGCATCCTTGTCGTCAAAGGAAAAATCGATGTGCGGGTAGGGAGAGGCCTTCGCAGAAGCAGGCTCTTCAAAGCTAAACTCTTCCTCATCCAGGTCAGAATCCAGGTCAGAGTCTTCGATATTTTTCTCGACGTCTTTCTCGTCATCGGACGGCTTCTTCTCAGATTCCTCATCATCGGAAGACGACTTCTTCTTTGACTTCTTTGACTTCTTCTTCTTAGATTCCTCATCATCGGATGACTTCTTCTTTGACTTCTTTGATTTCTTCTTCTCAGAGTCCTCATCATCAGATGACTTCTTCTTTGAAGTCTTTGTCTTCTTCTCTGATTCTTTGGGTTTGGGTTCAGACTTGTCTTCTTCCTTAGAGGCCTTGCGGGTGTCGGCAAGCAACATCGCCATACAGTGAGTCTGGCAGTACTTGTTCATCATCTGCGTGTATTCTTCCGAGTACATATCCTCGCCGGGAACACGGTGATCAGAAAAGGCTTTGCCACAAACCTTACCCTTGCGCTCACCGGCTTTAAACACAAATTCGCAGAGATTCTGCTTGTCATGCATCGGAGTCTTTCCTTTGTGGAATCCGCAGTACTGTTCACTGTCAATCTTGCTGCGACCACAGGCACCAGAAGCGGTAGGAAAGTCGCACTTGGCGGTGATAGGCTTGGGAGCAGGAGGATAGATGTCCTCCTTATGGATCGGACAGGCGCCATTCACCAACTCGCGATTGCAGATCGGTTTAGTCTTTGACTTGCTGTGATGTTGGCAGTGAGTCTCGGTGTACGACTGAGCAAGAGACTCCGTGTAAGCAGAAGTGAGTTTCTCCATCTGAGCCGGAGTCAGGTTCAACTCGCGCTTCATACGCGAGAGAAAATCCTCAAAGCCAGTAGGAGTGTCGTAGCAAAACGACGATGACGACGATGACGACGACGATGATGACGATGACGATGAAAACGAAGCGATAGCGGACATTTGCGTGAGAGTTTTTAGTGGGGAAAGTTACTGTATAAGAGTAAGCTGTTTGACCTCAAGAATAAAATTTAGAAAATCAACTTTGTCGCTGAGACAAAAAAATTTGCTAAGTATCGGAAAGAGGAATGAAAGATGATTTTGTTAAAAATTATTTTGACGTAAGTAACTCTTCTCTAAAAATGGAAGTTTCTCCTCTTGATTTACAGCTCACCGAACCCCAGTACTCTACCATGATCAACGCGATCAACAACTATAATCCGTTCGCGCCGCCCAGCCTTGCCCTCTTTCCGTCCCTGAACATCGGCCAGATCGACGCCGCCTACCAGCGGGCCACGGAGCGACCGGCCTGGACCATCATCCCGGCTAGTTCGTCCTTTAGCTACCGCATCTTCTTCGTCCGAACCGACCTCCAGGTCTACCAGATCATCGCCAACTCAGCCATCACCAACATCTTGGACGTTTCCGTGGTTCATCCAACTTATGTACCCGCAATGAATATGAATTAGAATAAAACTCTTTCAAGGTAATCCGAATCAAACGACCTCATGGTCACTTGATACAAGTATAAAGATGAGTTTAAAAATTTCAAAGTTATGATGATCAACCTATAATGTCTTTTGTCACTATCCAAAACTTGTCCGGGGAGGTATTTACTATTCCTACTTACAATGGTTTCACGGCTGGAAATCTTTTGGTTCTCGCTTACGACTTTACTGACTCGCCTCCAGAACTGGTCCGTCTCTATGATAGCCAGTATGAGATGGTTCGAGATCTATCTCTATATCCCCAGAACGGAGAGCGCTTCTATATCGTCGTGTTAGACGAGGATGAACCAGATTTTTATGACTACTACGAACAGGCGTACGAGCTAGAGATGGGCTTTGATTAGAAAGCTCGAGAAAGGTAATAAAAGTTAACTCCGAGTGGAGTCAACTTACAAACTGATTTTAGAATTTTTTTATGACAAAAGTATTAGTGTAATCTACAATGGTTTCTCTTTCAATCCGTATTCCAGTTCACGAAGAGGTAGAGTCTCATCTGTTCGAACGAACTCCTAGCGTCGTCGAAAGTGAATCTCCAGAATGGCACAGCGCGATCTATGACGTCTGGATGGATAATGGTAAGGAACACCGTATCTACCGCGATCTCCTGACAACTTTGAAACGCCTGGAACAAGACGTAAAAGGCTTTCAGATCAGCCCAGATGTATTTGCGAAGAAACGTGACGTTCTGGTGAGCGGTATCCTTATGCTCGCCCGATCAACTTTTTTTCTCCATAACAAGGGATTGGAACAGGAGCTGCTTTCTCGTGCCTCTCTCCTTATCCGAGTTACGCACGCTCGTAATAGCTCTCAGTAAAGGTAAACACAATCAAGCTACCAAAGGTAGCCCTTGATTAAAATTGAATCCTAAAACGAATCCTATAAACAGTAACGATTCTATAATGCCCATCACTATCCAGCTTATGTCCGGCGAGACCTATTCCTTTGAGGCCTGTACCGCTTCCGATATCATCTCCCGACTATCCGGGTTCTTTGAGAGAGAAAAGGAGATGATTTCTGTGTTGAAACGAGACGAGGACGGTGAGTATAGCGCGCTTTCCGAAGACGTTACTGATGGAGAGCTGTACTACGCCTTTGTCAAGCCGATTCCCAGGTACTATCTTAGAGATCAAAAAGATTTCTTTGAACGAGTGTTCGCCGAAATATTTGACGATGATGGGGAATCGTCTAGAGTATCCGAGAAGATATCTATCCTACACGTCCAGCTCTCACCAGAGGGATGGGGTCACGTTCGAGAGAGGCTTATACAAGAGGATTGTCCTTACCATATGCTAGAAAACAAAAAGCTGATGGTTCAGATTTTCCTAGACGAACGCTATTCAATTGTACCAGAAACGATTCTGATTGACGAGTAAAAGGTAAAGTAAGATTATAAAGGTAAACATCAAATTGATAAAAGATGATTTTCATATTACAGCTTTTAAGCCCCTTTAGCTACTCATACGCCCGAATATGTCTCTCTCACTCACCATTCAGATCCCCCGCGACTCTGACCTTATCCCGATGCGCCAAAAACGGAACGAGGAGATTCTTATCTGTGATTATGACCACGTTTGGTCTTCGTGTATCTACGAGATCTGGAAGGACGAGACTCCCGACAAGATCTTCAACGATATGTGGTACAAGATCTCTCAGCTTCAGAGCGACGCAGACCTCGCTCTTGCTACCCGCGACTTCTCGAAAGAGACCGAAGACCACCTTGACTCAATGCGCCAGAACATTGCGGCAGGCTACCGTATCCTGAAAAGTATCAAATATACTATCAAGTCTCTGGAACACAAGCTAGAGGTTCTGTTTATCACCTTGGAAAAGTACATCCAGCGCAGAGAGATAGTAAACAAGTCCGAAGAACTCTTTTTGTACATCTCTGAACAGCTGACCGAGTTATCCAAAGAACTGACTACTTCCATCACCCTCTCCGGAGAGGGATTCGAGTTCTCCTCCGATGACTTTTATATCGAGGTAGAAGCCATCAAAATCGAGATCTACGTACTGAAGCAACTGGGCCACACAAGAGCCGAAGAGCTGTTAGACCAGCTGATTGAGCTGAACCTGCTAGCCGATCATTTCATGTCAAGTTTGAAAGAAGAGTCTAATGAATAAAACTGATTTTAGGTAACCATAGTTTAACCCAATTTAATTCACATACACGACATTATGCAAACACAGCTGATCGCCAATCTGACCGAGGGAACTTTCTTTTCCTATGAGTCTGACTATACTCCGTTATTAAAGTCTCTGTTTGAGACTGATGCCGTAGGTCAGTCGCGTTGGCTTCGCACCGATAAGATTGTGTTTGTTCCCTCTCATCTCAATGACTATGTCAGAGGTAAGTATGAATACGTATTCCCAGCACAGCGTTTTCTCTAAAGGTAAAACTGATTATCAAAGTAAAAACTTTGATAACGAAACGACAACAATGAGGTGTTACGCCAAGGTATTCCGAGTGTGTGTGATCCGTGCTTTTGAAAAGGCTTTCCAGCATAACGGAGAAAATCCGGAAGTGCTGGCAAACCTACTCTATGACGAGATGACACAGGTAGCAGACGACTTAACCATCGTGTTACAGAAAATAATGGATGGGAAGTCGGTATGCATCTTTAAATTTTTGAAAAAACAAATGAGCCGCCCCCTCCTCTATCAAACTCTCTACAACGAAAGTATCATCAACAACGCGAATAACGTATTTAAAGACACCGTTTCCAACGGTCCTTTCATCGTATACAAAATTGGACAGTATAAAGTCCATCGTTATATGGAACTGCCCTTTGCTAGCGTATACAAGGATGGGCAATTAATCGTAAAGGCACAGGTACTAGATTATATAGGAAACGTTATCAAATTTGGAGATAAGCAGTACCTTTATGTAGGAGAGGGAGTTGTATATACCTTTGTCCTGGATGACACCTTTGTAACAGTGGGTGATCATGTGGTATACGGGAAAAGGTATACCTATCTATTGAAAAACTGTGCTATGGTACCCACCTCCAAAGTAGAGTATATGGATCCCTATCAATACTTTGAACGGGAGAAAAAACATAGAGGATTTCTCTTCTCGCAATACGACGTATCTGATGAGTTTCTACAAAGATGTGTTCCATTTAGTGGAGAGTCTTTGTCGGACGACGAAGAAGACGAAGAGGAGTTTGTTATTGAAGAAGACGAAGAGTTTGTCATTGAAGAAGACGAAGAGTTTATCATTGAAGAGAATTAATTTATTGTATAAAAGTCGTATAAAAGATAAAGTTAAGGTACAATGACTTCTGATAAAAAACCTGGTTTCTGGACGCATCTCCGCGCTGGTCTATATAATACTATTATAGACACCGCGTTTCTTCAGGGCGTGGCGGTAGGTTCTCTCGCAACCATTGGCGCTATAGCGTTGCTAAAAGCTAAAAAATGAAGGTAAAAATATAAATTGTTCATAAAGAATGAACAATTGACAAAATATAAACAGTAGAGTGTAAAAGATGCGGTATTATCAAAAAAAGTTTCCGTCTCCCGGCGAACACGTTGTGATACGAGTCAAGTCTTTTTCTGATCTTGGAGCGTACGTCTATCTCCTCGAGTATGACAGCATAGAAGGAATGATCCCAGTGAGCGAACTCTCTAACCGAGAAGTCAAGAAAGCCACTTCTGTCGGCAACATTGAAGTAGCCCTTGTGACCATAGTTGATGAAGAAAAAGGCTATATCGATCTCTCCAAAAAAGGGATAAGCCTCACTCAAGTGTCAGACTCTGTTCATAGGTGGTCGCAATCTCGCTGGATAGACCTCGCTGTACAGTGTATCTCACGAGAGAAACGTATACCAATAGAGGACGTCTATCGGGAAATGGTGTGGCCAGGCGACCCAGAAGTCTCCTCTATGGTAAAGGCCATACAGAGAAATTCGAAATCACATACTGCTAGAGTAGACGTCATGCTCTACCGCTATAACAAGGTAGACTCTATCAAAGAAGGGCTTTTGGCCGGGCTTTCAGCGACTTCGGAACTCGTCTCTATTCAGGTCGACCAGAGCCCTACCTATAGGGTCACGCTATACTCTGATAGAGAGGAAGAAATCCATAAGGTATGTGATGCGATTATAGGAAAGATCCTCAAGTTGGGAGGAGAGGCGATACAAAGGTAAAAATGAACCAGGGTTTATATAACATAGGCTTATATAAACACATATGTCCGCGTTCTTTATTTTGCAAAATACCCAGTCGGGTAAGCTTTCTCAGACCGCAAAGGAGATCAAAAAGTGGTCTTCTAAAAAGGTAATTACCTTTTTTATCTCGTCTAATGACCGAACTCTCATCGATCAGTCTTCTGAAGGTATCTCTTATTTTTTACAGCAAAAGAGTAACATTTTTGTTCTATCTTCCAACTCTGCGATCCATATGGATCACATCAAGAGCCGTATCGAGCTGTACGCTGCCGATCGCATGGGTCGGCACGAGATGCCGATCATCACTGCCCTCGCCAACAAGCAGCAAAACTCTCGAATCTTTGAGCTGGTTCACTTTATCCAGCAACTCTCCGATCACGGATCAGAACTCAAGTACGGCTTTATCTTTGACGAGGCGGACAGCACCTACCCGATCCTGCGCGAGCAGACGTGTCTCGTCGGTAAGAAGCTGCTCCACTACCATTCTATCTTTGTGGAGGAGACCAAGTACCTTCATCGCGTCGGCTTTGTCTCTGCTACAGAGGGTTGCCTGGTGGAGGAGGAGTATCCGGAGTGTGCCGGTGCTGTGCTGTACCAATGCTCCCAGGACTCGTTCTCGGAGAAGCACTATAGAGCCATCCATACGGTGGACGCGGTGTGCCATCCAGTAGACGATTACACGAGCCAGAATGACTACGCGATGTCTGTGATCAAGACTCATCGTAAACATTTTTTTGGAAAGACAAAGGGTATGTATCGTAAAATTATTATCAACTCCAACTCGCAGACGGCGGATATGGAGAGCGTGGCGCGCGAGTGTGTGTCGCTCGGTATGAATGCGCTAGTGTTTAACATGAACGGCCTAAGTGTTTACCGTGGTCGCGACTCGCTTCCAGAGGTATTGGTTCGTAACAAGCGTTTCAACCAGGTGGTGTATGAGACAGTGCGCAAGTACCAGCTAGACGACAAGCCTCTGGTGATGATTGGTCGCCGTAAGGTGGATCGAGGTCTCTCCTTTCACTACGCGCCTCGTGATGGAGGACAGGGTCTGATCTGGACAGATATGATTATGGGACACGTAGATGACGTGAGTCTGGCCGTTCAGAAGGCCGGTCGTATGGCTGGCATCATTGCGCACTGCCCACAGTACACGGGAGAGTGTCACTACTGGGCTACGTCGGAAACCATACAAAAGTGCATCGATAAGAACCGTATCAATGACCGCGCTAACCTCTACGCATCAGACCTGAGTCTGGCGGAGGCGCTGCGCGTGGCGGCAGAGCATAAGGAGAGATTCGTAGAGAGAATTCCGTTGAGTAAGAAGGATCGAAAGATGGTGATCGAGGGAAAGCTGATGGCAGAGAGACTGGAGTACTATACTCCTTCAAACAAGAGAGAAAGTGTGAATAGCTACCGTATGGTTGAGGATGGCATCGAGTTTTATCACGGTCTTGAGCTTGACCCACGTGCCGGAATTCCTATGGTGATGGATCTTAGTCAGACAGAGGTAGAGTCAGTGACAGAGAGCGTGTTACAGCAAAAGTATAGAGTGAAGGAGCTTCTGTTAGAGACTTACCCGATGCTGGAAGAGTATGACTTTGGAGAATGTGTAGTGGCAGAGTCGATCGACTTTCTTGTAGAGTCTTTTACCCTTGGAAGAAAGCTTGAATATAAAGTACAAGACAAGAAGAGTAACATCTTTCACGTCTTCCTTCATCCGGAGAGCTCGCGTCTGGTGGTTATGATGTGGAGTGGTCTAGAACTAAAAGAGTATAGTTCCTGTGAATACGTCAAGAGTAAAGGTAAGTATATGGGCGAAAAGTGTGGCAGACGTTGTGATGCTGGACAGCGTTTCTGTAAGACTCACGTGGAAGAAGAGTTTATTATCGAAGATGAGGAAGAGTTTATTATCGAAGATGAGGAAGAGTTTATCATTGAAGATGACGAGGAAATTATTGTATAAGGTATTCGTACTAGAAAGTACAAATACGAATAAAATCTCTATTACATTAAATATGCTATCCTTTTTGTTAACTCTTGTCGGAGCTACAGTAGCGTGTCAGATCACTCTCCCGCCCTTTCCTCTAAGTTATAGCGGACTAATCACTCCCTATCAGACCAACTGTGATATGAGAACCAACCCTTCCTTTGTCGAGGCCTTGATACTCGATCTCGACACGAATACCCTAAGTGTCTACCACCCATTAGTAGTCAACGCTGGTCTAGCGCCTCTCGTCCCTCCTATTACCTTTACGATGCCTAGAAATCCTCTCGTAGGGATCTGGTTTGGGTCAAACGCAAACGCAATCACGTTAGCTCCATTTACCTCAATACAACAGGGTTTCTGTGTCTATAACATCGGAGGAATGAATAGCAAGGATACCTTTGGGCAGTTTGGACACTGTAACGGCGTAGCCTTCTTCCAGAAGATCAAAGAGCTGATTCAGAGCGGAGTTCCTCTTAACCCTCCTATACCGGACCTTGGAGTAGCGTCTGACGGAGGAGCGTGCCTTACGACGAGAGACTTTAGTCTGGTGGATATGGATCCGTCTGACAATGTCGTCACTACCTACCTCGTCGATATGGCTACTGGAAAGACGGCACAGAACTCTCTCGTGAATCAGAATGTCAATCCTCAGGCGGTGGTGATTAAGAACGGATCGGATAACCTATTGTTGGCGACGCTGAACGCGATTATGGGGTGTACGGGATACAAGGTTACAAATCTTGTCGATCCGACAAACCCTCTTCTAGGAAAAATAAGTTCTATGGCTCTGGATGAGATCCACGCCGCTCTACGGCAACAAAAAGTTTACGCCTACCTTCCTAAAGGAGATCCTATGGTGAGGATCAACGGAATGCCTAGTCTAGATAAGCTCAACGCCTATCGCCAAGGCGTGTTTCAGCCGGTGATTAGCGATCTTACTATGGCAGATACGACTGCCTTCTGTGCGCACTACACCAATATACAGCTTCCCAGACTACAGCGCAATAAGCAGCTGTTCATCGTGGAGCCTAGTCCTGATCCGGCTATCTCTACTAATCTCTATGGATTTCTATTGAACCGTTTCTCTGGAAGTTACCTTGGGCTTGCCTGTAACACTCTTCTGGATATACCGAATCCGATAACGCTAGTGGTGGTCAATAACTTGGTGACAGACGGGACGATCGCGCTCGTGCCAGAGATCAAAGTGGGGCTAGCGGTTGATCCATACCTCTTATCTTGGGATGAGTATCCTTCGTTTGATCCACCAGCTCCCACCACAGCAGCTCCCACCACAGCAGCTCCCACCACAGCAGCTCCCGCCACAGCAGCTCCCACCACAGCAACTCCTACTACAACTGTACCTAGAACACCAGCTCCTACCACAGCAGCGCCTGCCCAGAGCGTTACCCAAATCAATACGACGCTGATTGTCGGACTATCGATATCGGGTATAGTAGTTTCTATTTGCGCGTACTATTGTTTTAAGAGTTCTTGTTCTTCTTGTAACAGAGAGACGCAACCAACGCCCGCTCCATTCGTGGAGCAGTCGTATGTTGACTTGGAAAAGAATTCTAGAGCCAGGTTAAGAAATTTATCTCCAGCAAGAAAAAGTAGTAGACGCATTTAAACGTGAACAATTATCTAATATGACTAAGACATACTCACTTCGAGAGCTATCTTACAATATCTGTGGAAAAAAGTTCGTTCTACCCATAGAGAAAGATGCCAAGGAAGGCGAAATTCTAGAAAAAGTCGTTGCCCTGTTTTCAAAAGCAAAATTTTATGAAAGAGAACTATTCGCTCAGCATTGTCCGGAAAAATCTATTTCTATCGATAAATATGGAAATATTGTTATTAACTGTCTATATGAAGGAAAAGAAGAATGTTATAAATTTGCACTAGAGTTTGAAGTGTTTCAACTAAAATATAAAACAAAAGAACGAATCTATTACAAAAATCTTCAAGAAATCGAGGATGGCCAGTGGATGGCTTCGATGACAATTGTGTCTGACCATGGACCTCTTCTAGAAGAGTTGATCGAAATAAAATCACTTCCCCATTTCATCGAAAATTCTATTCTAGAGACCTGTGATCTCTCTAGGTTAGTCGATTAGGCGAGTTACGAAATCTATCTCCAACAAGAAAAACCCAGTAGACGCGTTTAAATTATTTTCTCGGTGATAGGTAAAATGTTATTCACAGATCGGTACGGAGTCAAAGATGTAAGACAGATATTCAAGGAGATATTTATAGGTAAAAACTATACTCTATACACAAAGGAGGACCTTTTAGGTATCGCTAACGTAAAGTATCCGCTCGATAAAAAACTTCCATTAGAGGAGGCTAAAGTGGCTCAGGCGTTTGCTATGTTCGAAGACCACAAAGACGCTATGGGATCTACTTGTGGTGTAGACAAAGGATTGCTGGGACTTGCGTATATGAAAGCTTCATTTGTAAACATATTCTTAAAGGACTCGTATGACTTTTTGGGAATTTTTGATGGAGGAAGAGTCATATCTTTCGTGATTCCTCAGCTAGGAGAGTGCAATCTTCATCCTAACTTTTGGTCAATCAACCTTATCTGTTCTATGTCTCTTTCTGGAGGAGCGGCCTTCACTCTTGGTTCTACTCTTTACTGCGCGAAGAAATTCTATGAGATAGATGGAATCCAAGGTGGAAAGGTGGTGTTAGAATTGGCTCGTAAATATTCCAATGTCCCAGGTCTCCTAACCTATAGTCGTCTAGGATTTGTTAGAGATCCAACTCTCTTTTTCAGGGAAAAGAATAGTGAGATTGCGGAAGACTCGGAGAAGAGACGCTGCTTTGCGGATTTTACTAATTTACCGATGAGCTGTGATGTGACAGCTCTATCCTTTGCGCAAATCAAAGATCTCATGAAGGGTATTTTGAAAATAGATAACTTGGATAGTTTTAGTAAGAAAATAGTAGAGGCGTCTAAGGCAGTAGAAGCTGCAAAGAAGCAGATAGCAGACAAAAAGGAACAGGAGAAGCTTATGAACAAGTTTAGTTCTTGTGCATCTGACGCTGGTGATGTATATGATTTGGAGGTGACTACAGTCACTCACGAGAGAAAACCTAACCCAAGCGCAAAGTACGTAACAATGATGCAGACTAAGATAGCGAAAGCAAAAGAAAAGGTAGAAAGATGTACCACGGAATTAGAGAGTCTTATACAGTCAGCGACCGCTAGCATTGCACCACGTGCTCCAGCGGTAGCAGCAATTGCCGCTGTTCCAGTAGCTGCTGTTCCAGCAGTTTCTGTCCCTACCCCTCCTGTAAGACTTAGACAACGACAACCAGACGACGAGAAGGAATCCAGAGTAAGAAGAGAGCTTAGTCGATTGAATATTGATATGTCGTCTACCTCTAGCTATGGGCCTGTTCGATCACGTCGTACTATCTCTAGAAAATCGCCTATTGGTAAATCACCCCATTCTGGAAGACGTCACTCGTCGGGAAGAGATAGACACCTCTCGCCGAGAAGAGATAGACACCTCTCACCGAGAAGAGATAGAAATCACTCACCGAGACGAATAATGTTACATGATTATGACGTTAGACAGCGACTTTTCTTTTAAAAGCTCTTCAAAATAATTTTTTTGAAGAGAGTTACCTTAATTAAAAATACTTTCTGGGAGAGTACCGATCGAAATGGTTTGTATAAGACTTTGGCGAGGAGCTTCTAGAGGATGCTGGTGAACTCTCTAACGAAGAAATTAGAGACCCGCTTCTAGAGGATGTCGGTGAGATGCTTCTGCTTCTAGAGGATGTCGGGGACGCGCTTCTAGAGGACGCTGGTGAATTCTCTAACGAAGAAATTAGAGACCCGCTTCTAGAGGATGTCGGGGACGCGCTTCTAGAGGACGCTGGTGAATTCTCTAACGAAGAAATTAGAGACCCGCTTCTAGAGGATGCTGGGGACGCGCTTCTAGAGGATGCGGGGGAACTCTCTAAAGAAGATATTAGAGAAGGTGATGGGCTAATACCTTTTGACCACATAGGAATAGGTCTTATATATGGACTGGGCTGTCTTATAGGAGTTTCCCATCCTGGAGATAGACGAGATGGTCTATAAGTATATCGCCGAATTGGGTATATGACGCGTTTTGGGGAAGATCCAGGGGAAGGACGTGGAGAAACCTCGCTATCACTGTCGGAAGGACGCGGAGAAGCCTTGCTATCACTATCGGAGAGACGTGGGGGAACCTCGCTATCACTGTCGGAAGGACGCGGAGAAGCCTTGCTATCACTATCGGAAGGACGTGGAGAAGCCTCGCTATCACTATCGGAAGGACGTGGAGAAGCTTCACTGTCACTGTTGGAGGGGCTAGGCCAACTAAAGTCGTGAGATTTGTATTCTAATTCTTCTAACGCGATTTGGATCTGGTTCTTTATCGGACGAAGAAGAGATAGCTTTCCGTCAATCATAGCGGCGTCTACTATACGAAAACCATTGACAAAGTTATAAAACCGAGTGAGCTTCTGGTTTGTTCTGAGGTCATAAGGAAGTTCACGGTAAAGTCTATTTAGTGGAGCTATGATTGCGTCGTGAGAGATGGGTAGAATACGCCATAATTGGTCGGAAGGAATATTTGATATAATAGTCTCTGCTAATGCTTTTGGATCTTTCATTGACTCTACGAATGAGTCTAGAGAAAGAGCTAGCGTAGCAAGACTGTCTACTGCTACTCTATATATACTCTCATTTACCGCGCCAAACGCTAGATTAGCCATTGCCGGTAGAGTAATAGCCAATTCGTTATAAGTAAGGTCTTGGTTAGAAAAATAATGTCTGAACATATCACAGTGCTCTTCGCATAGATAAAATATAGAACGGTCTTCACTAAAAATCTGATCTCCTAGGATAGCATCTGTTCTTATGATTTGTTTAGAAGAACTAGCTTCGGTCTTTTCTGTAGCGTAGACATAGCTAAAGATAGTAGTTTTATGCTGACTAGGATCAAGTCTATGTCTTCGATCTAGGTCTGTCAGAGCATAAGGGTGACCTATACTCTGGCAGCGGTATCCACTTGGATTGAAGACGCGGCAACACGTAAACTGAGAGTTTCCTGAATAACAGTGGCCGTGTCCATCAGGATAACCAGAAACCGTCTCAAAAAATGTGTCTTTGATCGATGTAAAGTTAGGATCAATACTCTCCTGGTTGACGAGAATTACATCTAGAAAAAGATTACTATCTAGCATAGAAGGAGAGACGTAGTTACCTAGCTGTAAAGTTCTTCTAGAACTAGGGGTTAGGTTATCTGTGTAGACAAGGTAAAACAATGGTTTTCTCTCAAACCAGGTGGCTATCTTTGACCGCGTCTTATCGCTCATTTTATATAACAAAAAGATTTTTTAAGCCATTCAAACTTATAACACTAGTGTTATAAGTTTTTACCTGAAAGATCTACGTACCCTAGTGTTACCCTCTCTACTCTTTAATTTTTCTAAAGGTGATTGAAACGCGTCGACCGCGCTTGATTCTCTTTCCCTCTATAGTATCTGATTTTCTGGAGACCATCTCGTGCTTCCACTCGTGTCGCGCGGCTCCCGTCATCACGTAGACAGAGTTGGGTTCGACGTATAGCTCTTCTACCCGATCTCCCTTGGTAAACTTCATGATACAGCCGCTTCCTAGGGTATAGCAGGCGATCGCGTCTCCATAGAGAGGAGAGTCGGTGTGCGCGCTAATACCCTGACCTGGTTCATAGTTGTTGAGGATGGCTTGGTTAAACTGTCCAAAGTCGGAGAGGTGTTCGAGGAGTGACTTGAACTCGTCTGGGATAGGTTCGGCGGGATCGGTCACGCTCTTGGACTTGTAGTTGTAGCGGTAGCCATAGTGCTGTACTTTTCTGCTTCCGGGGCTATCAGAGAGAGGAACCCACTCTCGAGAGTCGATATAGGAGAGAAGAGTATCGGAGAGCGGGAGATTCTTGATGTAAAACAGACCGGGAATCATTGTAGTTAAGGTCAGACATAAAGTTGATTATAAAAATCAGCTTTCTACAAGTTTATAATTCTAGGTTTTGAGAACGGATCCAATAGTAGATTGCCTCTGTTTCTGTATCGGTTTTTTGCCGATGATTTATATACGTTTCGTGGGGCGATGTTTTGAATGAGTTCTTCTTCATATCGCTTTTCATCTTGCTTTTCATCTTGATTTTCATGACTACTTTGATTGTTAAAAGTTTCTTCATAGATATCCTTTATTTCTTCGCGGGATAGGTTTGTATTTTGAATGTCTTCTAGCTTACAACATTCGACTACACCGTTGATCATCCAATAGGAATTAACATACTTATCAGAATTGATGACAATCATTTTAATATCCTGTGATATTAAAATTGATTTTTCTTATTCAAATCGGATAAAAAGTAAACAATGATTGAGGACGAGTACGTGATTCGCCTGGGTCTCTGCTGTCTTAACACTGACTTGCGCAAGAAGGGTATTTTTTGTTCCCGTACTACGCCTCGTTCCCACTATACTGTGGATCGAGCCAAGTCTCTTTCTCTACAGAATCTGTCTGACGCTGAGACAATGATTCGCTGGAATAGGGCTCACGGTATCTCTCACTTTCGTCTCAGTAGCGATATCTTCCCTCACTTTACCGACCCAGAGGTTGAGTCCTATGATCTCTCCTTTGCTGATGAGGCTCTCAAAAAGTTGGGTGACGTCTCTCGTAACTGCTTCCAGCGTATCACTATGCACCCCGGTCAGTTCAACCAGATCGGCGCCAACAAGCAGGATGTCTTTGATAAGACCGTGGCTGATCTGAGTATGCACGCCGAAATACTCGATAAGATGGGTACCGACCCGAATGAGAGTATTCTCTGTATCCACGGAGGAGGTCTCTATGGCGACAAGGAGCAGACCGTGTCTCGATGGATCCGGCAGTATGACGACCTACCGCAGCCGGTAAAGAGGCGTATTGCGCTTGAGTGCTGTGAGAAGTGTTACTCGGTGGAGGATTGTCTTCATATCGCAGACGAGTGCAAGATTCCTATGATCCTGGATACTCACCACGATACTTGCTATCGCCAGCTGCATCGCGATCACGGGTTACAGCCGGTGGAGGAGTACCTACCGCATATCGTTGATACGTGGCGGGGCGTGTCTCCCATCTTTCACGTCTCGGAGCAGAGACCAGATGCTCGTATCGGCGCTCACTCTGACTATATTGAGACGATACCACAGTATCTGCTCGACCTGCCGTATCAGATCGGGAAGGATATAGCAATAGAGGTGGAGGCGAAGGAGAAGGAAAAGGCGATCTTTCAGCTAAAGAAAAAGTATGGGAGTCTGTATTAAAGGTAAAAATGAAAAGGTAAGGTCGTAAACAAACCGTATGGTTTATTTACCTATGAATGTGTGTACTCTTCTAAAGGAATACATCTGTCTTGCTCTTTATGTCCTCTCGTATTCCTGTATAGATCTTTGACGACGTATGGATATCTTCGGTATGAGTGAACTGATTCCTTTCCCAGAAAGGATGAGGAAACTTATTAGGGAAAAGCCAGACTCTCTCCGTTTTCATATCTTCTAGCACAGTACCAAGAATCTGCTTACCAAGACCTCTACCTTTATATGTATCATTTGTGATATAAAACGAGTATATCTGTCCGGTATAAGGCTTGTATTCAATGTAACCTACCTCCTTGCCGTATTTATCCCAGTAAGTGACGCGTTTTTATAGTATTCGGGTGACGCTTCGTCAAACGAGGCGACTACGCTTTGAAACTGTGAAAGATGTAATGGAAAGAATCTCTTATAAATATAGCTTTGTATCGTTCTCGTAATCATCTCTTATTGGAAATCTCACAAAGATAGTAAGATTTCATTTTTTACCTTATCTCGAAAAGAGGATAGCTTCCGCCTGTTCCTTTGTCATTCCGTCCTCTAGAGGATGGATCACCTCGATCTGTGGGTGGTCGTACACCAGTCTGACGTTGATGTAATAGTCTTCTTTCTTTCGATAGACGACAAATGGGCGGTCGTTGATCAAAACAAATAGCTTCTCGAAGCAGATTCCTAGGCGATCATACACAATTGTGTCCTGCTTGCGCCAATTTGGAAATAGCCGGATACAAGATTCTGAGACGTTGGGTGTGCTAGAGAGCTGAGAGGCTTCGTCTGCAGAAGGACAAACAGGAACGAGGTATGACATTATGTTTTAAAGAGATAGACAAGTTTCTTTTGGAATCATTTTTTTGAGATAAGGTAAACGCTTATTTCGTGTTTATCAGACGTATTCGGCATTAAATGAGAGATCAGTGCCATGTCTGAGCAATCTGGTAGCGTTTTTCGACCACCGCCTGTTTCTGATTTAAACGTGATTCTATAAAAAGATTCTTTAGTATTCATCATATTCTCAAAGATGGGCGTCTCTGATTCAAAGCCTGTTCTGACTAGCGATGAGCGTGTTGCTCGTGACACGGCCAAGACTACGATGGTACAGAAGCGTAAGGCCGAGATCGATGCTATACAGAATCAGTACTCGACCGCTATCGTAGAGTCAAAGGAGGCGGCGCTTTTCTACCAGGTAACAGAAAAGGCAAAGCAGCAGCTAGACCGTCAGGGTGATGCGCTGGTCAAGACGGATCTCATTGCGATCGCTATCGCTCTAGATCCGAAGCTAAAGTCTCAGTATCAGAGACTGGACGGTATGCGCGTGTCTGACCTAAACGCCCTGATTCGCTGTATCATTTATGACCCAGTGAGGGTCGCTGAGAATCAGGAACCTCAAGCTCAGAAGCAAACAAAGGTAACTCATCAATTAACCTAAACGGTTAGTTGATTTTTAAATTTAACGCATTGACGCGCTTACCAGCCCACTATCCTGTTGATATAGGCTATATATTCTGGTGGACTGTCCATGATCTGAACACTGTTTCCTTGTTGGTCGATGTAGTTGCATAGAGTCGTCACAGCAGTCTTTTGGACGATTCTGAACTCGGCAATAAAGTCTCCTCCATCAGAGTGTGGTATCGTTACCTTGGCGTCTCCGGTCTGTAGAAACTGGGAGAGTGCTTTACCGTGATGTTCCTGTCCGGCTACCCAGCCGTTACTATCGTTCCTTCGAATAAAGCAAGGCATCCTTACGAATTACAAAGATCTTTAAAGTAAGAATCGTTTATTACTTTCTGGGAAAGGGACTCTGGCTTTTAAACGATAGTAAAACGGCGCGGTTCTCTCCCGTTCTTCATACTCCTCTATTAGATTTCCGTGGTGCTCGATGATAGAGTACAATCTAAAGCTAAGATGAGCGTGCCTCAAAAGAATATAGTCGAGGTCAATAGACTCTTTAAATTCTATACATCTAGAGATACGTTTCTGTCTAGGATGAGTAAAAGAGGAGACGGAAACATATTTTAGTTCTGTCGTTAAAAATTGCCAAAGATTAGCGACGTGGATGTCTCCTAGATAACCAATCGTAAGACAAGACGGAGTCTCTCTAAGCTGTCTTGTTATGAAATATAGATCTACAAGAGAAGACGTAAAGTAGGTGAAAAGAATGTCTAGCTTCTGAACACATTGTTTCAACTTTTTGAGAGAAGGTACAGCGATACGTCTTTTTTGTAGAGGAGTCACCTGAATGAGTTCTAAAACGATAGCTAGGTACTCGCTTTCTATACCATAGACAGCGCTTACAAAATGAGGTACGTGCTGTTTAAATAAGATAGAAAATTTCTCTCTATACGCACTCATACCTTTTTCAATCTGTCTCCTCATCGAACTGGTTTCCGAAAAGATGTTTCCTAGATAAATATTCATCATAGACTCTGCTAGATTCTCGTAGTGAGACGTTAAGCCACTCTCGTTCATATAGACTTCGTCTGTAGACTTTCCCGCTAGATCTAGAGATCTAATATATGACTGTTTGCTATGAGAGAGGTCATTATAATCTAGAAGACGAGGTTCAATAAGAGAAAAGTCAATTATCTTTTGTAAGAGAAGCATAGTAATAACCAGACCTGAGGTTACCATTGGATCTTCATACAATGATTTGTCAAACGTCTCGTACCAATCCTCTACGACAAAGTTAGCGGACAATTGTGCCCGAAGAAAGTGCTGTAGATATCTCGATAAGAAGCCTTCTACCGAGCTATCAAAATATCTCGAGTCTACGTGATGCCAGTACAAGTAAGTAGTCGGGCAGTCGGACTCGTACTTATAGTTTTTCCTGGATTCTTTATTGTAACATTCTTTTGAACCGCTCACTACTTTAGAGAATAAGTATCCGTCGTTGGTATCCTCTATTCCATTTAAAAACTTTCCAAAAGCAGATTCCGTATAGAAGTGTATCGGGTACGTCTTTGCCACTTCGTCAAGTATTCCTAAAAATTCCTTGTCGTGTATACTATATCCGTCTTCACAGGGATTCTCAAATCCTCTATGGATATCACCAAGTAATATCTGAATAGGTAATGTAGGATTTTCGATAGGAGGGAGGAGTATATAGTAAGACGACGGACCGGAAAGCTTCCGAATCACGTTATTATTCACCTTCAGGCCTACTTCTCCGTGATCTATATTCTTGTCGACGACACTCATTATTTTATATATTGCACAATATATAAATGCATTCTGGCCGAGACTTTTGGAGATATCAGAGGGAGCGCGAAACGCAGCTGATGGACGAGTATTACGCCCAGTTCAGCATCGCCAGAGAGAACAAACAGATCTCGGACAAGGTAAAGGATCTGCTTAAAAAAATTCGTCAATCATCGGAGGCAAAGAAGGAGGATCTTTTAAAGTGACATAAAAGGGAGCGGAATTCTTTCTTTCCTCGTACTCTTCCATCGGTATAGAAGTGAACTGGATACGTCTTTCCTACTTCGTCAAGTATATGGAAGAATTCTTCGTCGTCTATAGAATACGCCCCTTCTCGTCTTCACACGGATTCTCGAATCCTTTGTGAATATCACCGAAAAGTATCTGTATAGGCAGGATAGAATTTTCTTTGTTTGGAAGAAAGATATAGTATGAAGAAGGTCCCGAAATCTTGTGGATCACTGTATTGTTGAGCTTTAGTCCCTGCTCGTTGTGACCCATAAAAGAAGAAATCTGCTTGATGTCCATCTTCTTACTACTACGCGAGAAAAACTGATTCTGAAAAAGATAAAGCTATAAGCCTTTAGTCAACCCCAAAAAATGTTGGAGATTGAAGAGTTTGTGATTGAAGAGCAGGAAGAGTTTATTATTGAAGGAGAGGAAGAGTTTGTGATTGAAGGAGAGGAAGAGTTTGTGATTGAAGGAGAGGAAGAGTTTGTCATTGAAGGAGAGGAAGAGTTTGTCATTGAAGGAGAGGAAGAGTTTGTCATTGAAGGAGAGGAAGAGTTTGTCATTGAAGGAGAGGAAGAGTTTGTTAAGGAAGAGCAGGAAGAGTTTGTTAAGGAAGGAGAGGAAGAAACTCCTACACCAGAGGAGCCAGAGGAAGGAGTGGTACAGCCGGAAAAAAAGAAGCAGATCGATATCTATTACAACAAGGAGTTGAACTGCTATATCATATGCGGAACCAACGTGGTCTTTAGTCTAGATTCTTGTACTGTGACTGGTTTTATCTACGAGGGAATGATTATAAGCGCGGCTTTCTCAGAGGTACGAGAAGTTTGTAAGAAATATGACTTGATTTACTTTGGTGACTTGTGGTAAAAATCTTTTAATATATAGGTATAGGTAAAGGAGATGTTTTCTATCCCTCCTATCTCTATCACAGCGAGTTATACTCTTGTCCGGAAACAGACTCCCCCTCCACCACGCCCTCTACCTAGCGTCCCTAGGATCTCCGTGGGCGCAAGTCCTATATCCTCTCGTCCGACTCCCCCGGTTCCGAGAGCAACATTCTCTCCTCTACACTTTTTCCCTTAAAGGTAAACTACTGTCATAAAGATATGACAATAGTCGATTTTTTATCTAGAGTTAAAGAAGCGTTTCCGGAAACGAATCCAGAAGAGGTATGGGATAAGGCCGAGGCTGAAGTAGTACATGAATTCTGTTCAATTATTCTGATGGACGGAGGAGTTTGTAGTCTACAAAAGGCTGAAGGTGTATGCCCCTATCATAGAGACTCTCAAGTAGACTTTATACGTCACTGTACGTTTGTGTCTAGTATGGGGACAAAATGCTACAACTCGCTGAAGACGAGAGACCTCAAGGAGATATGGTGTACTTGGCATCTCAATATGCCAAAGGGTAATTTTAGGCTGGTTCGCATAGGAGACTATATTGTGATCAAGGGAACGCCATATGCCATCTCGGACGACATGCTCTCTATTATCGGAAGAGTACAGTCTACCTATATGCTAGAGTTTGAGTTGATAAGAGAGAGGGACGCGATGATGGAGGAGTCTGCTAGATTCTATGGATTGACGATCCGCTTTGATGATTAAAAGTGAAATCTGTTAGGAAACTTTTTTATAAATCAAAGGATGATACAGATTAAAAAACTTTCTGGTGAGTACATCACGATCGAGACCGACGCGGATCTCAATGTCGAGGCTCTTCGGGAGATGATGCCGTCTCCGTTCCCTATTTTTTTCCTAAACGAAACACAGCTACAGATAGGAGATATCGTACCGAAAGACTGTGAGCTATGCGTCGTGTTCCAGTCGTATCGCACCTACTTTATCTGGTCTGGTGGAAACAACTCGGTCTGGCCAGGAGATCACGACAAGACCTACTGTATCGATTGTAGTTCAAGAGAGTATGTTGAGTGGTCTCCTAGTATGATCACCGAGAACGATGTTGTCGTCTGTGACTACCTCTCGTTTGGCTTGTACTCTCCCTATAACGAGATGATCAAGGATACTTTAGACATTACCTTTATGCCCCTCGATATGGATAGAGAAGAGATATTTTCGGTGCTTGACAATTGGAGAGATAGAGCAGTGAGAGAAGCGGATAACACAAACCTGACCGTTAAAGAGTTAGTCGTCAAGTATAGCGAGTTTCCGGTGAACTTTAACAAATACCCAATTCTGTTTCGGGACACTGATAATTACTGCAGAACCGCCTTAGAGTGGATTAAGAGAGTTACCGAATAAGACCTTTAAAGGCTACGCGTTAGATAGATTATAATGTCTGAGATTTCAACTGTTAACATCCTTCCTTCTCGTACTCGTTCTGGTATGCGCTGCGTGACCCCTCCTCGCGAACGTTGTGTCAAGGTGCCTCAAGCGCCGAAGAAAGAGCGTACCGCGCATGTGTTTAGTGTAGCAGAAGAGTACGACCGTCTGGTGGCTAATGCTCGAGATCTGTATTGGCGTCAGCTGGCTTATATTAAGAATCCGAATGGTCGTGAAGAAAAGTATAAGCTAATGTCAGAGGGTGTTACGCTGACGGATGCGATCACTCGATTTCTAACAGAGAACACGTACAAGTCTCGAATCATTGAAGATGTGCAGTTGTGGATGGAGCTTTCGTGCTGGAATATGCGCCTGAAAGTATTTCAGCAAACGATCGCTGTTCTCTAAGGTAATTGTCATTTATGTAACTACATAAAAGACTGCTTGATTAGGATTGTTTACATATAGAAATAGTATTGTCTGCTATGAAGGTAGTAGCAGCCCTTCTCAGAACAAGGATCACAGGGGTTATTGTAGTCAAAGTGAACGTCGCCGAAGAGAATCACTAGAGGGTAGGATACATTGTCTGTCTAGGTTTGAGGTAGTACATTGATATCGGACCTGATATCCGATCTACAAAATGTCGGCTACTTGCATTTTATAAGTATGCACTTATAAATTTTTGAGAAGTTCGAGAATTATAAGCTCATACTTATAAATGGATGCTCGGACTCTCATCGATGACTTTGATTTTGAATACATAGGAGGAGATGGAGCCGAGTTTGACAATGCTTATCACCTCGCTATGAACATATACCTCGTCTCTATGGGATTTCGTCCCGCGTTTATTATTACACCTGGAGAGTTTGATGAAGAAGACGCGTTTGTCCAAGCTACCGAACAAGTCTCTAGGTATTTACAAATTGAAGACACGGGAGAATTTGTCATATGCTGGAGAGGACGCGAGGACCGTAATACCGCTCGTATGATTGTTGAAGCTATTACTCTACGACAACAGTTCGAACAGGGTGGTGATCCGGATGTAGAGCATAGAGCGGAAGTTACACTCGGGCGGCTACTTGGTTATCCCTGTGCCGGGCAACTTCCAGGAAATTATTTTGTAAGACTCCGTGTACGAGGTAATATGGATATCATTACCAACATTTGTAATAACCAAGACTCGTATCTAGAAGCATTGGTACGTTTTCAAGAGATGAAAGAAGAGCTAGAAGAGTTTTTCGGAAGGGTCAGGCGTTTCGAAAGAGTAGGTCTCGTCATCGAACACGGTCCTCGTTAGGTAAAAGTGAATGGTAAAAATAGTTTATACTACTTTACGAAACGATGAGCTCTATAAGAACCGTACACACTACCCTCCTTTCCGGTGACGTATACTCGTTTGATGTACCCTCCAATGTCCCTCTCTACGCCGTAGCCGATCTCCTAGCTAGAGAAATACTCCAACCCTCTGAGCACATGATCTTCTTTCAAGACTCTATCCAGATCTCTCGCTACTCTGCTGTACTCGAAACCCTACACCTCTGTGTCCTCATCCGTCCCACTCCATTCTTCTATGTAGAGAAACAAAACGACAAGCTCGTATACTATAGAGAAGGAGAAGAGGAGAGAAAGTCGTGGGATCCAAGCGCGGTGGAGCTAGAAGACTCTGTGATCTTTTCCAGGGAACCGATAGAGATAGAAAACTACATGGTACGATACTATTAAGGTAAAAAGTGAATCTAAACATTTTTGGCACAAGAATGTTTAAAATGATTACGATTAGTCTTAAGTGGCTTTCTGGAGATCTCACCTCGATCGAGGTTCCCAAAAGTACAGCAGTCTACCAACTTGCTCGTCTCGCGACGGAAGAACCTCTCTATAAAGTCTCTTTCTTTCGAGAGGGAGGCGACGACGTAGTTACTCGCGTAGTTCCTCACCACAAGAAGCTCAAAGAGAGCGAGACGTTGTGTATCGTGGTTGCAGACCCGCCGCGATCCGTGCTGGTGTATAAGAATATAATAGATATGGATGTCTACTATAGCTCTGACATAGAAACCGCTCACCAGTTCTCTCTTGACAAAGTAAAAGAATTCGGAAAGATCTATGTAGACTATACGACTTTTCCGTATAATACCCAGAGAGAAGAGTTATGCCAGACGTTACTACAGATGAGCGCTAGAGAGCACTGCTGCCATTTAGGCATGAGGATCTTCAGAAGCAACTTTCTCGCAAAACAAATGGACGATGAGATCCGGTTGCTATGGAAAGACTTTATGGTCTCGCTTTACTTCCAGTTGCCCGAAGAACTAGAGGAGTTCTGTTTCCCTACTCTTACTACAGAGTTGAAGAGAACTCCCCTCACACCGAAAGAGTGGGCGTCGTACTGTATTATTCAAAAGTGAAAGGTAATTCAAAGGCTTTATGGTAGCATAAAGTCTTACAAGATTTCTTACAAGATGACTCGAGCGTGCGACATGGTAACCGAACAGATGTGGACACAGGGTATCCAGCTTCTTTCTGGAAAAGATCTCGGGCATCGTGTTCTGGTATGGGCTAACTATGATATGATTAGCCTTCACAAGGTATTCTTTATCGCAGAGAGGGAGCGCAGCGGACCCCTTCGCCTTACGCAGAGAGACTTTCCCGTGCCTGTGTTTTGGGATGAGAAGACTCCCGCCGCCGCAGAAAGACTGCTCCAGCTAGACGATGCTATAAAGAAGATGAACTTTGAAGAGTTTCCGATGAACGTGCCTTCTGATGGTTACGACTATGGAGGATATGGTTACGACGGTTGGTACGGGGATTCGGAGTGCTCGGATGACTCGTTATGCGTAGAGAACGGAGACGATGAAGAAGAAGAGATGGGATATGGCTATGAAGAAGATAGTGATTACGAGTGCGAGCGAGACGAGTGCGAGCGAGACGAGTGTGAGCGAGACGAGTGTGAGCGAGACGAAGACTCTGTAGACGATGATTATGAGAGAGACGAAGAGAAGCAAGAGAATCCGAGAGAGTACTTACAGCGCCAGTTCGAGTCCTTTCTGACAGAGATGGACGACCACTACCATCCGATCGCTAGACAGACCTTCCAACAGAGAGTAGACGACATGGTACAAGCGCTCTACTCGCAGAGAAAAACTGAATTTTAATTCTTTCATACCAAACCTTTTATATAGAATATGATCTACATCCCGGTTAGAGAGTCTCACTACCAAAACGCTATTCTTGATGCCGACGATAATTGCCCAAATGGTACGCGCGTCTTGGCTTGGGTAAACTACTTAAAAGACATTGGAATTAAACGCTATTACATAGCAGAGAAGTATCAGAACGAATGGTATTATGTAACGGTAGACGTCTTCCCAGAAGATCTGACCATCTGGTGGACGTCAGCTACAAGAGACGCGTATGAGAGGGATGAGTACATCAACTCGGTCTACACGGCCTATGACGATGATTGCGAGGTCATCTATATGAACCCACCGGAACTAGAGGTAGTTATTCAATAAGGTAACTTACGTCACTCATAAAGGTAACAAAAGTTAAAGTATTTCTGTTGATACAAATGTCAACAGAACAAATCTTCCGTCGCTTTCAAGAGCTCATGAAAGAGAAGCACGGAATACCGGAACAAGATATCACAAAGGTGTGGAACAAGACTAGTTTCTGTAGTCACATTCTAGCGTCTGGAAAGAATAAGGACACAGAGTGCGGTAAGCGGTGCGTAAAGGATCAGTTCTACTGTAAATCGCACCTGAAAAAGTGATTTATAAAGAAACCTTCTAATAGATTCTGAATCAAAATGTCAAAGCTCAACCCTAAGGCCAAATCGTTCATCCCCAAGCATCTCTCTTCCGACGACGGAGATGATATGATCTTTATCGTTAAGAAGGGAGGTAAGGCTCACGAGATCAATCTTAATAAGCTCGTCGAGCCGGAGGAAGAGTACAAGCTGAACTCTCTTAAAGCAGAGAAGCCTAGTCATCACAAAGGTAGCGTATACGTGAACCACTTCTTTGGTTGGTCTCTCAACCAGATCCTCAACTTTTTGAGAGACACGTCTCCGGAGAACGCGTTAGACGTCATCTATGAAGCACTGCGACAGCGTACTCACCTGAACTGTCTTGGGGTGATTATCCTCTTTGCGACTCACAAGGGACTCTCTTATCGAGAGTGCGAGGAGAGAGCAGAGAGCGCGTTCACTCGATTCTTCCCTCAACAGGATAGCAAAGAGTATGACACCTACGTCTGGATGTTTGATAGAGAATTGAACTGGGCAAAGATGTACTCTCAGTAAGGTAACTTGAAACTTTTTTATTAAAAAAGTTTCTGATGATATAGTAAAATGTCTTTCAACGATCTACCGAGTGAAAGAGCTCCAAGACGTCTCGATATATTTAGAGATCGACATGAAGGTGTTATTGGCCGCGCTTCACTTGTGAACGCTAACCCTGCAACTAACGCTTATGTTTCTCACGCAGAGTCCTTTGTCCAGCGATCAAACGATAGACCATCTCTCTTTAGCTTTAGCTCTGCTTTACCTGCTTCTCTACCTGGTATTGGTGCTGCTCGTGCCGCGTCTCCTCGTCGCGTTGTATCTCCTCCCCGCCACGCTTCGCATCGTGCCGTATCTCCTCGTCGCGTTGTATCTCCTCCCCGTCATGCTTCGCATCGCGCCATATCTCCTCGTCGCGTTGTATCTCCTGCTCGTCGCGCTCCCCATCGTGATCTACCACAGATGCCTCGTCTCCCGTCTCCTCAACGCTTTCTCGTATTTGATCCGATGGATGTAGACGTAGATCTAGAGACGAAACACACCGGAAGTCGTTGTCATTCCGGGTACCGCTCGAGACGCTCCAGATCACGTAGCCATTCGGGACACAGATCACGTAGCCGCCACTCTGGTCATAGAGTCACTCATTTTAAGTATTAAAGAACTTTTTACCTTAGTATCCGGGAAAATACAATTCACAGCGAAAGAGGTAGGAGCACATGTTACGGTAAGTTCCAGCTCCGCACAAGTCGCCGGTATTGGGTGGGTAACACGGTATCAACTGGCCTCCTTTTGGGGATCTCAACCACCAGCCTCTGAAATCATCAGGCACCTTTTCGGTACATCCAGTTCTAGCCCAGAGATACTTGAAACAGTCAAGTGAAACACTGCTAGCCAAGTCATCAGGGGAATAAGATATACACGGATTACTTTTTCTATTCTTAATGAGAATAATAGTCAGAGTAATCGAGATAGAGATCGCTACAACGACGGCAAGACAAAATAGGCACCTTTTCTTAGGTTCAACTACAGCAATCATAGTATAAAGTCCTCAGAGGTAAGAGGCGCTTTAAAGTCAAATTTTTGTTAGTAGAGTTCAGGCTTAAAGACGTTCTTATTAAACGACTGACTCTACTAACAATGTTATCTACAAGATTCCATATTGATGTGCAGAAAGAGTATATCTATTTGTGTCTAAAGAAGTGGTCAGCTTACTCTTCTAAAGAAGAGCTGATACCAGCCATCTCTCCAGAGTTTTACGTAAGTGAAAGCTTCAAGGTAACTCCAGCTGGAGCTAAAAACTCCTGTATCCTCTATGTCGTTCTAGACTCGTCCGTGCTATCCCAGATCTCTATTGATATCTACCTTGAACGACTCCACGCTTATATCAAAGATATTTTCCCTAGTACCAAGAGGATAAAAACTGATATTTAGATAGACTAAAGTAAGCTTACTAAAGTAAGTATGCTTACACTGAAAATGCTATCCGGAGATCTAGTCTCTCTTCCTGTAGAGACGGAAGAAGAGTTCAAGAAAGAGTACATGCTTAAGTATGTGAAACCCGAGTACCAACCCTTTGTTACGCTCCACATAGAAGACGGTATGCTGATGGTTAACCTCCATCCGATTCTACCAGAACTCGAAGGAACGATTAACTGGGAAGAGCTAAGCAAGAACTCGGCTGCGATCCACTTTCTCGAAGAACACCTCGATAGGGTAAACTGGTCAGAGTTTTCCGCCAACCCTGCTGCCATTGAGGTACTCAAAAAACACAGGGATAAGATTGACTTTAATGGTCTCTCTAGAAACCCTAGTCTAGAGGCAGAAGAACTTTTTCTAGAGTATATTGACAAGATATACTGGTGTTCTGTGGCTAGAAACCATCCCAGAGCAAATGTGTTACTCCGAGATCCATTTTTTGTAATAGATTTCTGTCACAATCCGTATGCCACACCAGACTGGATTGAAGATAATCTAGAACTGCTATCCCGTAGTGATTGGGTGGTACTCTGCTCTAAGCCGAGTATGGTCGAGCTATTAAAAAGGTATCCAGACCGGATCGAGTATGACCGATTCGCGGCAAACCCCGCGGCGGCAGAGTATCTTCTAGAACATAAAGATGAGATTGAAACCCACAACATACTCTATAACCCCTCCTCTCTTATCCACGATCACATAGAAGAGTTCCGGCTTCCGCTCTATATCACAAGTGGTCTATTCTTCATGGATGCTCCCGCCATCGTTAACCTCTTGGATCGTATGCCTCTAGAAGACATTGATTGGAATATGCTATGTTACAATCCTAATCCTAGAGTACTAGAGTTTCTAGAGAAGCACATCGATCGAGTCAGAGACTACAAATATCTTGTATATAACAATGGAGCCAGGAACCTCATTCCAAGGTACATCAAGAAGATCATCGACTCTACTCCAAAGTGCTATAGAGCTCTATCGCTGATGACTATCTATAGCATTCCTACGATTATGTGTCCTGACTCTTCTAACTTTTAAAAGTGAAAAAAAGGTAATAGTAGAAAGAGACGGTAAACAAGCTATGTTTACTGTCAAGACCCTGTCAGGCTCGTTACTCTCCCTTCCTGTCTCTTCGGAGGAGGAGTTTGGGAAAGAGTACATGCTTCAGTATGTGAAACCCGAGTATAGACCGTTCGTAAAGCTCCACGTAGAAGACGGTTGTTTGTTGGTGAATCTGTGTCCGATTCTACCAGAGTTACAAAAGTATTTAGAATGTACAGAAATATGGCAAGAGTTAAGTAAAAATCCTGGAGCGATCTCTCTCCTCCGAGAACATCCCGAAAAGATTGACTGGCGCGAGTTGAGTGCCAATCCGGGTGCGATCGAACTATTGAAAGAGAATCTCGACAAGGTTGACTGGGACTACCTCTCTTGTAACGAGCGAGGGGAGGATCTCTTCCGTCTCTGTCCGGATCTGGTCAAGTGGTACAGCGTGGCAGAAATGCACCCTAACGCGAGCGAACTCGTCAGGGAGTTGGCGCCACAGCCGCACGCCGTCTACCTCCTAAGCTTCTGTCTAAACCCTCATGTACAGGTAGAGTGGATTGAAGAGTATGTAGCGAGACTAGAGCCGATTCACTGGACAGCGCTATCAAAGAAAGCGAGTATGGTGCCGTTGTTGGAGAGGTACCCAGAGTGTATCGTGAAAGAAAGTCTTCTAGATAATCCTGGCGCGTTGGAGTTGATCAAGAGGTTTTATGTAGAAGACAACGATAGAGCAAAGGGTTTTTACCGTCTGATGTACAACCCTTCTAGAGAAGTGGCAGACTGGGTGAGTACGCTACCAGAGTACAGCAAGTGTATCGAATCGTGGATGCTCTGGAGGGAAAAGAAAAACAAGCCGAGAGCAGAGAATGTCCGTCTGGCGTCAAGAAGGAGTCCGGCAGCAGTGTGTTTCTTCGAGACGCTACAGAGTCCGGGAGAGTTCTGGTCGGATATCTGTTCCAACCCTCTGGCCGCGCACCTGATCGAAAAGTTTGTGGGAGAGGCAGATGGTGATATGGATGGGATTATTGTGAATCCAGCGGTTTGTCACCTCGTCCCAAAGTACATCGATAGCTTACTCTCTGGGGAGCTACCGTTGGAGTTGTTTAGCCTGTCTTCGATTATGTGCCCGGATCCGAGCAGGTTTTAAAAGGTAAAATTTTAACTTTGAAGTAAAGTTAAAATTACTTTGTATATAATATATCAAACAATGAACGTCGAAGATGATGTAGTTTATTCTGAGATTCTCCAGAATAATTTAATATATGTCTATCCTGATAGCTCTATAATGAGAAAACATAAAGTTCTTATAAAGAACCAATGCGAGCAAGTATGTCAGAATCAGATAACCCAATTTGACATATTAAAAAATATAGAAGATTTTACTTTTGGGTTCATCAACGTTTCTACTAGGGCTATGATAGGCTCTCGTAAACTTAACCGCTTCGATAGCCAGTCTCTGAATGGGTTTGTCTTCTGTAGATATTTAGAAAAGCAACGGGACATACTCATATCGATAGTGTGTTCTAGAAAAAATTATAAATTAGGGAAAAAATTAATGGCTGCTGTAGAAGAAGAGGCGATTGACTTAGGTGTAAATAGGTTGACATTACACGCTTTAGCCGAAGAAAAATTAAAAAGGTGGTACGAGTCGTTGGGGTTTGAGGTAGTAGACACTAGTCCAATTCCTTATGGACCTCCTGGTATTAAATCTTACCTTATGGTGAAGATGTTGTCATAAGAAAGTTTTTGGTTAAAATTTCCGGAATCATCTGTCCTGATCAAGGCGAGTTTTAATTTAAAATATTACATATCTATAAAATGGTAGATATCGGAGACCTTCGCATCAACGAACTATCAGGGCCTGTGAGTTTTCACTACTATTTTCCTGAAGAGGAAGCCTTTCACGAGAACGCAGAAAAGGGAGTGTTTCTTCCTATCGTCATCTTACTAGGAGATGGACAACGCGACGAGGAAAAGGATTGTTTTGTAGTAGAAGGTAACGCTTTCTTAGGGGCGACTACTTGTTCTCGAGCCGAGTAAGAGATGGGACGACGGCGTTAGACTACGAGAGCTGATATAGAGCAAAGGCTTCGTCATCACCAAAGAGGAAGTAACCTCGGACGGCGGTAGGATACAAAAGTTTTGTATGTTTGTCGCGAGCAAAAGGTAACTGAAAAATTCTTAGCCTAAGAATTTATCTGACCATCTTTACCATATAGTAACTCTTTATTCCGTTCCTATCATATGGAAGAGGAATGGTGTCCATGACTTTAAATCCGAGAGACACGTACCAATTTTTTAAAGATTCTTCTGCTAAAGCGCATAAACTTAGCTTATATACATCTAATCTTCTTGCCATCTTTTCTACTTCATTCATTAGTCGTCTTCCTAGCTTCATATGTCTTCTAGAACACACGATATCTATAATTATCTCTCGTTCCTCCTCCATATATCTACAAAAAATAAAACCGTTGACTGACTGCTTATCCGTAAAACTGAGTCTACGCCTTCCTACATTAGCTTTAGTAGATATGTGAATAAATCCAAAAGTAAAGTCTTCTACTCTCTTCAATATGGTCGTCAAATCCATCTGATCTTTACAAACCTGCTCGCCTTGACTCTTGATTAACCTTATATACTCTCTCATCTTTCACTCTTCTATGTGCGAGTTCTATGCAAAGAAGGACGGAAAGTGTACTTGCAGAAGGTAAAATAATTTGTTTATGTAAACAAATTATTGACTATAGTCAAATGGCCGAAGACGAAAAGCAAATTCACTTATCAGAAAACCTACAGGAAGACTTTCATATAGAATCGAATCCGAGTCTATTCTTTCCCGAAGAGGATCCCTCATTACCTAAAGCATTACAAGTGATTGGAACAGAACTACGACCAGAGTTTGTATCTCATATCAATAACACAAGACACTATATGGGAAGCATTTCAATGGTGTATAGTAAATTCAGATATATTAGACACCGCAGAGTCTTTATCGAGATCCCAGAAGAAAAGTGGAACAACCCTATTGCACAGACAGAGGACTCTCAGGCGCTAAACGAGATCACGATCCAACCTCAAACAAGAGGTCTACTACATCTACCAGATTATATCAAGGCGAGAATCATAGACATTTCTATGTTTGTAACCTTTTCTGAAAAGTACAAGGACGAAATAGCCCGTTTGGAACGTATCGGACAGGGACTTGATATACTAGAGAAAAGAACAGACCAGCCTATACTAAAGAGAAATATACAGCGATTCGTCAGAAACAATAGCGTCACGCTGTACTCTGACGATCTCTCAAAGCAGTTTCATCTCTTCTGCCCGATGATTTCACGTCACACGTCGGCAGGAGTAGACTACTGGACTCTGAAGTTTTTGAGAGTAAATAAGAGAGAGTTCGCAGGAGACGATATTGACTATGAAATTTATCCGATAATCTATACCTTATACCTCCCTAAGAAATTCCAAGATCTCAAGATACCACTACACATTGAAGGCGAGGTCGTTAATCTATTGTGTAACATAAAAAGATCAGCAACCGATCTCTTCCCCAAAGGTATTACCTTTTACGATCCGTCCGCTGGAAATAAAAAACTATTAAAACTACAGGACGATAATCCGGTAGACTGTGTAACAGTAAGTATGCAGCTATGCGGATTCTTGGATCAGCCCGACGTGATGCGGTATCACAACATCTTTCGAGCCGTTCGAATCAGAAAGATAGACGATGAGCTAGATATAAATCTATCCGCGGGATTGGATACTTTCGTAACAGATCTGATAGGAAGCAAAGTCATCAGCTTCTTTAATCGAAGAAACCCTAGTGCCCCTCTAAAAAATATAAACACTCTCGTCGTGATGACTCGCGGTAACAAGGAAGATATCAGCACCAATAAGTCGCTCAAACTAATAAAGGAAGTCAACGGAGTCAAGATTTTTCATAAAACAAAAGCACTTGAAAAAGATATATACTACGTTCAAGCCTTCAAGTTAGGAAATACATTAGCGCAAGATTTGGCCTATTTTAAGGAAACGCTACACAAGTTAGGTCTGAATCGACCGAACGTATTCTACTCTGTCGGAATTCCTTATCATCAAGTCACGATGAGTTATGATCACGTGAACGATAACTACGTGGTAAGAGACTATCAAGTCAATAAAGAGTATACCGATCGAACCGTTCGGACTATTCTTGAGCATCCTAACTTTAGCAACGGAAATTCTTATTACGAGTTCTATAGCCTAGAAACTAGAGTCCCTTCAGATAAGTGCAACCTCATCGGACCAGAGCTCCGACTGATGTATGACTGGCACCGCGATCCGAAGCAGTATATCGGAGATCCTTTTCCTGTGATCCGAGAGTATATCAATAACTTTATCCGAGAGTACTCGACAGAAGGAAAGGCTCCCGTATATCCAATTCCTCGTGTAAGATCATCTATCTACGATCTGAACCTCAAGACAACGGCTGTGATCGAGGATCTTCGTTCCGAGTTGACGCAGGAATACCTGGGGATGGTTCAGCATCCCATTCCACAGGTCTATAACACTAAGATTTCATTATATACCTACCCCTTTATGATCTCTACCCTTGATAGGGCGATCGCCTCCGTTCAGATCCCTGCACGTCTAAAAGAAATCCGACAGTATATAAAGACCTTTGTCGAGCAGAACGGAGACGAAATTATATCGCAGTATAAGTCCAGGCTATACTTTTTCAGTCGTCTATTTCTATACACACGAGAAGACGTATATAACCTACTCCTTTCTCGCCCTGTGTTTTGCGCGATGATGTACGATAGGCCTAATCATAGAGGATTTATTACAGTCATCGCAAACTACCTATACGAGAACACAAAACCGACGCTCGACATCTCTCAGTTCTTTGAATATATCATACAACAAGCAGCCAGAGATCAGATTCAAATCCCTCTTCTCCGCCACCTCTCCTCTCTCAAGGATTATCCTCTCTCCCGTCTGATCGACGTCGCTCGAGAGATCTCAGGCCGGATCGAAGTCAAGCAGCCCGGTTTTTTCTCTAGACTTTTTTCGTCACAGTCGATCAAGAAAGAACTATACTCTGCTGTATATCTCGCTCTAGCAGAAAATGTACCACGGCGTATGATAGACGACGTTAGAGGGCGTCAGGCACAAGCTAGAGCGATCTACCAGATCGCGTCAAAAAATGTTTTACTTCCTTCCGGACGCCCTCTCACAAAGCAAAAGATAGTAGAGTTTTACGAACAAAACGACGCCTACTTGCAAGCTGCTAAGTTAGAGTATAGTCGCCACGAGGAGTTCATGCCATCTCCGGACGAACCAGATGAGCCAGAGCTAGAAGAGGTAAAAGTAAGCCTTCTCTCGGAGGATAACGTAGAAGACACTGTCTTAAGGTTGCTGGAAGATAAGGATATACCCTATGAAGAACAACCTATTCTGGGATATGAAGAGTTACAAAGCATTCCACAAAAGAGAAGAGAAGAAGTGTTAAGACGGTATACAGAGTACGATACTCGTAAACGACAGGCGCTCTCCCTTATAAAGGAAAGGGTAAAGACCAGACGTCTTTCTAGAATAAATAGAGGAGAGACGGAAGAGCAGCAGGAGGAGAGAGAGTTAGAAAATTCCCTGATCCGTATCCTTATCGAGAAGATGATTGAAGCAAAGCAGGATGAACTTCTGCGATTACCTCTAGAGCAGTGGATGGAAGCGGATCGGGCTATACTCGAACGGGAAAGAGATAAACGACGCGCCGTCGTTTCCGTAAGAGATTATAGACTAGACGCGTATGACGTATTTGTCAGTCTAATGACGATATTGAAAAATATCACACCAGAGCTTGACAGAAACTTTTTAGGAGTTAGGTAAAACTGATTTTTAAAAAAAATTTCCTATACCGCTCGATCTAATGACAGACGAAGCCGATATTATTCAGGCCGGACTGTCCGACCTCTCTCACTCTGATCTCTTTACCTTTCTCTACAAGTATTGCCCTGATATCGAAAAACTTTTCGGTAACCTCTCCTCTTTTGAACAACTTGACTCTTACATGAAAGGATTTCTCGCTAACCGGTATATCGCCATCAAAGGCCAAGTCCAAAGCGGTAAGACGGCCTTTATGATTTGCGCCAGTATGATGACTCTCCTCGCGGGATACGACGCCCTCATCGTTCTCCGTAACTCGAATAGCGATCTACAACAGATCTCCTCCCGCCTCTCCTCCTTTCGCCTTGAATTGTTATCCCGCTTCGGCACATCCTTCGATATGACCACCAGCAAGAAACCAAAGAAGAGTCACACACCACAAGTCGTGCTGTGTCTAGCAAACGGTATTTCTCTCGAAAAAGTCTTCTCCATAGTAGATAAGAGCTACGTGCTGATCGTGGACGAAGCCGATCACGTTGACTCTGGCACTCTCACACGAAAGGCAGTGGTATTACCTATGCTCAAGTCTCAGGCGCACTGCGTACTAGGAGTATCTGCTACAGTGATGGATCTCCTCGGAAAGGAGAGTATGATGCCAAAAGATCTTCTGCTACTCACCCCACCCCCGTCTTACAAAGGAATCCCGTACCTCTTGGAAAAGGCAGAAGCAAGTATTCCTCCCGGAGTCGTCTACTCTTCGAAAGTAGACTCGAATCTATTAGAGAATGACCCGTATCTACTAGACTGGATCGAGGAACTTACTGAATTAAAGATCGAGGAGCAGCCAGTGATTGCTCTTGTGACGATCTGTGATACGGTAGAACCATGCGTAAAGGCTAGAGAGGCGATCGTGGAGAGATTTGCAGAGAGAGTCGTCGTACTAGACCATCACGCAGAAGGTATCATGGTGAAGCACGGCATGATTGAGTACGAGACAAAGGAGTCGATAAGCGACGTCCTTCAAGATCTCAAAGATCTAAATTATGACATCCCTATCCTGATCTTTGCCGGAGATATCGCAGGTAGAGGAGTTTCCTATGTGAGCAAAGACTATGGATGGCACCTCACACACCAGCGTCTAGTCGTCTCAAAAAGCTGTCCTGAGCCAGAGCTGATGCAAAAGGTGCGACTCTGTGGCGTGTATAAGGATGACGCCCCTCTAAGACTCGTTACGTCACAGGAGATCCTCCAAGACTTGCGTAAGGCTTACTATAAACAGGAGGAGTTGGTGGAGAAGGTACGAGGAGCGGCTGAACTCTTTCAGGGAAAGTGTAAAGATTTCTTCAAAGAGATTATTTTCGAAAAAGAAAAGATGTCCGGGCGTCATATCACCAAAGATCCGAAAGCCAAGCCAGATCTACAACTTGTCAACTTTCCCGTAGGCTGGGAGTATGGGGTTCGTGATATGGAGACAGAGAAAGACTATCCAAAAAAGGAGTATGAGAGATTGGTCAACAAGATGTTTCCTAGATGGTCTAGCGATGAGAGCACAAATATCAGTCGCTTCATCCAGAATCTAGAACCAGAAAAAGAGTACACGCACGCAGAGATCCTAGAGCTATGCGAGGAAACAGGAATCGGAAAGAAGAACCTCAAGAATCTGACGATCGTGAGTACAGGTAAGTCCAACGGTTATGGTATGATCCTGAAAGTAGAAAATAACAGATATCTCCTATATGAGTGTCTGCGAGAGGCGTATCGAGCGTATTTTGAGGCAAGGTAAACTTTTTTGTAACACTCGTTACAAAAAATATTTGATCAAGACGAGGGACTATAGATAAATCTTTTTTAAAATCTCTTCCACGACGCACACGCTCATCGAGTTTCCGATCTGCTTTTTGAGTTGAGAGTCTGATACTACCTGCTTGAAGCGCTTCGGAAACCCCTGAAGAGACAAGAGTTCCTTTATATTGGCATAGCGACTCATTGGGACACACCACATATTCGCGCTAGCGGTCAGAGTAGGACTATACTCGTCAGAATGAGGAAAGTTATTCTGAGTAAAGCCAATGTCAATAAACACAGCATCTTTAGGAATACGCTTCAAGAGTCCGGATCGCTTGACGTAGTCTGGTATCGCCTGGGAGTGGGTATCGGTCTCGTCAACAAAGTCTCTGATATCCTTCATCTTTTTCTTTTTAGGGAACTCGAACTCTGTCTTCCTAAACCCTCGTCGGATCCCAACGATAAAGAGTCTCTCTCGGTGCTGTGGTATACCATAGTCCTTGGTGTCTAGCACGTCCCACCATAGGTCGTAGTAGTCGAGAGAGTCTAGTGAGTCGATGATCTCCTCAAACCACTCCCCGTCGTGTATCGAGAGTAGGCCTTTTACGTTTTCTAGGATAAAGACGTCTGGGCGACAGTGGTCGATCACAGAGTAGCATTCCCAGAATAGAGTTCCTCTGGCGTCAGACGTTCCCTTTCTCTTACCGGCAGAGGAGAAGGCTTGACAGGGAAATCCAGCGATGTAGAGATCGATATCGGGTAACTCGTCTACGTCTCTGGCCTTCATATCAGTAAAGAGGATATCGGGAGAGTAGTTGGCGAGGATGGACTCTCTACACTTTTCATCAATGTCAGAGGAGAAACAGTGGTGGTAGGGGATCTTGAGGCGTTCAAGGGCTTGGATCGGCGCTTCGATACCGCTACAGTCGGTTCCTACCCGAATCCGGGACATTTTTACTCTGTGTCAAGAGTAAAAATTATCTTTTGTTGAATAACTTGACGACGTACGCAATCACTACGTATAAGGCAATAAAGATACATAACCAGGAGAAAGGGGCTGGCAAAAGATTTAGGTGAGGCTGCATGAGGTTTAGTACGTTTTCCTGGATTTGCGATCTTCTAAGACGCTGAGGAATGTAGGAGCTTTTCGGGCGGTAAGCGTTTACCCCTCCTTCCATCGCGCAAAAAGACATATAAGAGTCAATATGATGGATGATAGGAAAGGCTTTAGCGAGTAGCTTCTCTGCTCCCTTACGGTTAATGATATAGGATTGGGTCTGGAACGTCTGACGGTTGATCTTGTAGACGTTGTCAGAGATTTTGATATCCTTTCTCTTGTCTAAGATGTTACTAAGAAATCCCAAGTAAATTATATCCCAGTCATCAGGCACGGTCTTGATGAATTGATTGATAGTGGAGATATCCGTTTTTATCACTGCGTCGTCTTCTAGTACATGAAACATTTCGCTATCCGATTCGAGAAGTTTCTGCCATAGCTTGATGTGCGAGAGGGCGCATCCTACCGCTCCTAATGTATGAAACTCGGCGTGTATCGTAGATCCAGACTTTATGTTACAGAGGGCGTAGGGATGAAGGACTGACTTGATATAATCCTTGTCTAGCGCCTTTCCATAGACTCCGATAAAGCGCTGGACATCGACTCCCTTTCCCGAGAACTCTTTCTTTACACGTAAGTAATCCTGTTCACTATTCTCTAGATTGATTACGTAAGTAGGAATCGTTTCCATTTTATTTATAGATACAATTTATTTAATTATTATTTTGAATAGATCTGGGGGTTGCTTTATTAGTCCAATGATCTGAAGCTATTAGATGACGAGAAGGCGTTATAAGTTGTCATCTGACGTAGTCTTGTTAAGCAGAGCGGATTTATAACTTTGCTTTTGGTTTTGCTAGAGTAACGTTGACAGACGACTCAAACTCATCCTGTGTATAGCTTTCGATTCGAGTCGGATCAAGTACATCGTATCTCTCCGAATACTCTATTGGAGTAAGCGTCACTAGATCTGTGAACTGGGGAGACTCGATCATTACCCCGTCCGATAGCCTGTGATAGGTATAGTTCGGATCGGGCAGTCGGTGCCCATACTGATACGTATTCAGATTCATCTGCTCTGAATACCTTTATCATTAAACTTAGTTAAGAATCAATACTTCTTCTGCCTTTGCTGCTGGATTCTTTGAGTTGATTGCTCGTCTACACTCTATCGTGTGGATCATATACATACCTAATTCTTCCAATACCAACTCTACGTTGGAGTTACTCATCAGAAACTTTGCCGGAGTCTCTCTACACATCTTGAACAACTCCTTGTGCTTTTCAAGACTAAAGCCGGACGCCGTATACGACACGAACGATGCCTTGTTCTCTGGGGCGTACGGCGGGTCTAGATACATAAAGTCTCCCTCACTCACCAACTCCATAGACTCCTCGAACGGCATATGAACAAAAGTAACCTGGTGTATCAGCTGTGATACCTCTCGTAGATGCTCCTCATCCAGGATACCTGGGTTCTTATAGTGACCAAAGGGTACGTTAAAGCCGTTCGGTCCCTCGCGATAGACTCCTCGAAAGCACGTCTTGTTCAGAAAGAAAAACATTGCTGATAGCTCTGGAGAATCTCTCTCCTTATGCTCGTTGAAGCACTTGCGGATCCAGTAGTAGTAGGACTCTTGAGAAGTACACGCCTCTTCTATCGTAGTAGGCTTTCGATTCACGACGAGACCATCGATCTGAGAGTACTCGGATACAAGCTTCTTGATGTTCTCTATCAATGCATCTGGGTGCTGCTGTACGTTCTGGTAGAAAGAGATGAGAACGGGGTTGGCGTCAAAGGCGTATATCTTACCTTTTACCTTGTGGTCAGGAGAGGAGAGTAGGTGGAGCAGAACGCTACCGCCGCCGATAAAGGGTTCGTAGTAGTTCTCTATCTCGGTGGGAAAGTAGCGGAATACCTCGTCCAGAATCGATGACTTGCCTCCTACCCACTTGAGTAGCGACTTCATGGTTAGATTACGTGTATGGTTTAGATCACTTTAAAAAATGATTTTGCGAGTCACTTTTATATCCTTTCTTGTAACCTTTCCCGCCCTTACTACTATGTCTGCTACCGCGTCTTACTCCTCCGTCTCGTACGACACGCTCTCCGTTGACTCTCTAGATTCGACCTCTACTCTATCAGACGTGATTGATATCACAGATGAGATGAAGCGCGAGAGGGAAGTAATCGACCTCACGCTAGACGAGCTTAACCAAGACTCTCAGGAGACTCAGTACTCTGATGAGATGGAGCTAGAAGCCCGGATCGAGAGAGAAGTTGAAGCGGAACTAGAGGCGGAAGAAAAGTTTTTCATTGAGGAGGAAGAGGAGGAAAAGAATCTCATCGACAATACAGAGGTAATTATGTGGATCAATCAACAACACGCATCCTTTATCCGAAACAAGAAAGAGGAAGATGCGTGGGGTAGGGCTCTTATGCACGCCAAGTTTCCTTCTATCCCCTTCAATAAACAATGGGCAGGTATGGCGGGAGAAGTGATTGCGAAAGAGGCTCTCACCCGCCTCGGATACACGGTTACAGTTCCTAAAAAGATTAAGGGGTTGATCACTCCTGATCTCGAGACGGAAGAAGCGTTGTTTGAGGTTAAATGCGGCACGTACTATACTTCTGGAACGGCTCACCAGAAGCTGGACGGCGTACCTAATCATTATAAAGACACGCTGGAGACACTTAAAAAGCCTCTTATTATCCTCTGTATTGGACAAGCAGAGGTGCATGCAAGAAAGAACACGTTATTAGCCGACTACCGAACCATGAAAAAGGGATTCACTCAAGAATATCTAGAACTCTGCGCAAAGTATAACATCTCATACGTCGGACTGAGCGATCTTCTCGCAAAAGGTAAACAATAAAAGACTAACTAGTCTCTTATTAAAAATGATTTCTGCTCGTAACTTTTATTCCTTGATAAAGATGGCCGAGGAAAAGACTACATTCAAATTTACCCAGTACTGCTTTGATAGCTTCAAGAGGTTTCTCAAGGTGTCGGTCGCAGAGGCGAAAAAGATGACGCTCGACGAGTTCGAGAACTATGATAGCGACTGTTGTGGCCTACCATCATTCCGTCAGCACATAGTTAATGGATTTGTCTTTCGCATACTCATCGATCTCGAATACGAAGATGACGACGTTGAGAGTACTCTCGAATCCGCTACTCTCAACTTTGAGCTATTCAGTGGAGTGAACAAAGGTCATATCTCCGGAAGAAAGATAGGCGTTTTTACGGAAACCGGGTGGCACGACTTTCATGGTCACCAAGAGCGCCTAAAGGAAGATCTACAGTCGTACGTAGGAGTAGAATTTAAAAAATGTAAACAGCCATTCTGTGACAGAATCCAACCTCTCTATGTATACACCGAAGGTTGGTGTAAGACATGTTATGTCTCCTGCCACAAACGAGAAGAGAAGTGCCCGGTTTGTTTAGAGGACGAGGGTAGCTGGATCACGCTGTACCCCTGTCAGCATGTATTACACTCCGCCTGCTGGACAAAGACGGTTGGAAGAAAATGTCCTATGTGCCGTACAGAGTGCGACTATAGTAAGAGTACAGAGTTCTAAGGTAAAGACACAAAAGAAACAACATTGTTTCTTTTCTGAAATCAATTGAAACCTAATAGAGACAACTCTTCTCTAATATACTCTTCCAGCTTGTCGTATGGAACCGTATGCGGTACATATATCACTTTGATACCTAACTCCTTACATCTAGCATCCTTGTAAGCATCTCTTTCTAGTTGTCCAACAAAGTCCTGATAGCTTTCGTGGAATATAGGGGTGAACTTCGCATGCTGAGCACCTTGGTACTCCAGTCCTAAGTTAAGGTCGGAATTATAACAATCAAGTTCTAGATTCTTGCCTGTTCTTGGATATCTGAGAAAATCGGGTCTCACTGACGTAAAGGGTTTCTCAAAGATATTCTCTAAGATCGCTCTACACCGCGTCTCGTGCTTCTTTAAAATCTTTTTCTTCTTCTTTACCGGCTCAGTCGCTGCTTTGTAAATGTCTTCTAGCTTGATGGAGGAGGTTGGACAGTCTCGAGAGCCATAAAACTTTAGAACGAGAAAGAAAAAGATCCCACCTACGACGAGCCATAGTAAGAGGTACTTGTAGAACTTTTTAACGACTCGGTGAGATACGCCTAAAAACTGACTCGCTACCCACTCTGATATCATATTACCTTGTGTAAACATAATAATCTTGTTTCCAGCCACTCTGTTTCAATAGGGACTGGCATCGCTCTGGAGTGAATAACAACGGGTAGTTCTCTCTCGACGCCAATGGTGTTAGATACGACGATACGAAATAAGTACAAGTCATATAATTGTTCCCTCTCACAATCTCTTTTACTTTGTTTACGTCGTATGGTAGGTTCATCGCTCTTGGAGGGCGGTGGATAGAGTAGACTACGCCGTCCTTGCTCACCTCCTCTAGGTACGTGTCTAGCGGTATGAGAGAGATGTATCCAAAGGGTAGCTTCTTTATAGTATACTGGTCTAACTGCTCTAGAGGGTAGTAGCGCCACTCGAGGACGTGCGGCTTGTCTTGATGAGTGACGACGATCGCGTGGTGTGGATAGCGACTAAACACCAGTCGGTAGGGGAGCAATGGACTAAGACTTCTCTCTAGGAGATTGTTATACGCATAGCTTAGGACAGTGCCTGGAGGTAGCGTCTCTGGTAACGGTCTACTCTTCATCTGATCAGAGTGAACCTGTAGATCTTGGATGACGTAGAGAAAGAGTATAGCGAAAATTATTTTCACTGGTAAGTAGAGTCCAGAGAAAAAAAGTATGTAGACGAGTAGAAGTAGTTTGAGAATCATCTTATATAATCATCAAGGGATTAAATGAAGAAATCCGAATTCCGGATAGGTTATTGACAACCTGCGCCTGACTAGCCACAGTCTCCTGATAGCTACCGACTCCGTGAGAGTAAGAGATATCTACCGACTCCACCTGTTGAGGAGGAGGGGGTGGTGGGACACAGTCGGTCTGCACCTCGACTGACTGCACAGGGGTGAGAGGAGTTTGAGGTACGGTTCGCTTACCAAACTTTACGGTAAACCCTTCTCTCTTCTGTTCCTGTACTGGGAGAAAAGACTGGAGGGGAGGAGCGCCTGGCATCGGAGCAAAGATCGTGATTCCAGCTGGAGCGTTTGCAGAGCCTGGTAAGATACGAGTCTGGTTCGAGGAGGAGGTGTATAAGATGAAGAAGACTACGGCAATCAAGCAAAGAAAGACAATTCCTTTAGACAGCACCATTTTATATATAGACCGGTAAAAAAAATAGTCAAAGACATGAAAGATGGATGGGATATCGTTTGATATCCTATCGGTGTTACCTTATTTTTTACTCCGAGCCTAAGCCGAGCACGACTCACACACCTCGTTCTGAGCAGCTTGAGCGGCGACCGGTTTGAAGCGCTTATCGATGCTATCCTCCATCAAACTAAACTTTACGGCCTCGACACGGGGCTTACTACGCAGGTAGTAGCAACCGGTCTTAAGTCCCTTCTCCCAAGCATAGAAGTGCATACTCGATAGCTTGGAGTTGGTTGGGGTCGCCATAAACAGATTCATACTCTGGGTCTGGTCGACAAAGGGGGCGCGTTCGGCGGCAAGGTCAATCACCGTCTTCATCGATAGCTCCCAAACGGTTCGAAAGAGTTTCTTGATATCTGCTGGAATAGAATCAATATTCTGGATCGAACCATTGTCTCTGATGATACTGTCTACCATCGATTTCGTCCACATCCCTTTCTCGCTCAGGACACGGTAGAGGTGCTTGTTCACCACAGGAAAGTCTCCTGCCAGCACCTTGCGGGTATAGATGTTACTCGTCGCCGGTTCGAACGCCTCTGTATTACCTAGCATCTGTGAAGTGCTCGCGGTAGGCATCAGAGACAACAGAAGACTGTTTCTCAAGCCGCTACGAACCTTGGCTCGCAGACCTTCCCAGTCGTAGTCGGTCATAGGCTGGACTCCCCACATATCTGGCTGTAAGATTCCCTTACTCGCCGGGCTACCCTCAAAGCAGTCGTAGCTACCGAAACGCTGTGCAAGCTCTGCGCTCTCATCCATCGCGTAGTAGTACATCGTCTCTGCGATACGACGATTGACGTCTTTCGCCTCTTCAGAGTCCCACGGGAGACCCATAAGACAGAAGACATCATTGAGACCCTGTACACCCATACCGATGGGGCGGTGGGAGCGGTTAGTCTTTTCTGCTTTACTAGATGGATAAAAGTTATTGTCAATGATACGGTTGAGGTTGCGCACCATGACTCGTACGACGTGTCCTAGCTTTGAGTAATCGTAGCTCTTATCCTCTCGTACAAACATATTGAGAGCGACGCTGGCCAGATTACACACAGAGGTGTGTTCGTTATCGGTATACTCTAGGATCTCCGCACAGAGGTTACTACCACGAATGATACCTATGTTTGATTGATTTGACTTTTGATTCACAGCGTCTTTGTAGAGTAGGTAAGGAGTTCCTGTCTCGATCTCTGACCGTAGAACACGAGTCCATACTTCTTGAGCGGGGAGGGTCTTTGTAGCGATACCCTCTTCCTCTGCTCGGATATAGAGCTGTTCAAACTCTTCTCCATATACATCCTGTAGACCCTTACCGAATCTCTTCTTTACGGTATACGGATCAAAGAAGGACCAGGTAGACTGTGATTTAACTCGTTTCATAAAGAGATCGGGGATCCACAGCGCGGTAAAGATGTCTCGGGCGCGTAGCTCTTCTGAACCAGCGTTGAGACGGAGATCCAGAAAGTCTAGGGTCTCTGGATGCCACGGTTCTAGGTACATGGCGATACTACCCTTTCGTTTACCGGACTGGTTGACGTAACGAGCGGTTTCGTTAAAGACCTTGATCATAGGGATGATTCCGTCAGAGACTCCGTTTGTGCTATGAATCTTGCTGCCTTTGGAGCGGATATTGCTGATATTGATACCGATACCACCTCCGTGCTTGCTGATCATCGCTGTCTCGTGTAGTTTTGTGTAGATACCGTCCAGGCTGTCCTCCATACCGAGGAGGAAGCAGCTGCTAAGTTGAGGGTGAGTAGTTCCTCCGTTAAAGAGCGTGGGAGATGCGTGCGTGAAGAGCAGCTGACTCATCAGGTTGTAGGTCTCGATGACGTCTTCTACGGTGCCATTGTAGTGGATACCGATGGCGACTCGCATGATCATGTACTGGGGGCGCTCTACGGTCTGTCGCTTACCGTTTTGTAGCAGATAGGACTTGACCAGAGTCTTACAGGCAAAGTAAGAGTACTGAAAGTCTCTGTCATGTACGATAGAGGCTTCAATAGTGTCACGGTTGACCTCTAGAAAGGAGAGGACTTTCTCGTGTAAGATGTCGCGGATACTCTGCATTGCTTCGTAAAAGGTGGGAGGAGTTGACTTGTGCAGGTTGTCCATAAAGATTCGAGCAGCGAGGATATCGTACTCTGGTTCATAGACACTGAGGCTTGCAGCGGTTTCAGAGGAGAGGTGGTCGATCTCTACGGTAGAGATGTTATTCTTTAGGCCTTGGGTGACGGTTTGGGTGAGGCGGGCTACGTTTACCTTGAGTCCAAGAGTCTTGACGAGTTGCTCGTTGCGGCGAGAGATCTCGTCGAACTGGACAGGGACGACTTCACCGTTGCGCTTGATTACGTTAAACTCCATTGAAACAATATAATGAAACGAGAGTATTTAAGTTATAAAATCAGTTTTAATCGCCAATAGAAATTTTGGGTTTGGTCTGGCGTGTCTTCTCTTAGTCTGTATTAAAAGTAGAGCTTCTTCCGACTTTATCTTCATTACCTCTGATAGATAACAGCAGGCGAACGTCACGCTACGTGATACACCTTGGTGACACCGGAAGAGGATCTTTTGATGTGGGCTCTCTCGTATCAGATTCATTACTCTCTGTAGTAGAGGATGGAGAGTCGCGTCTAAAGAGTCTCTTAGCCCTACGTAGATGACGTTAGAGAGAACGTGTACTTCATCCTCTTTCGCCTGATTATCTGGAAAGTTTAGATCTACGATGAGACTGAAGAGAGAGTTGGGCGTGGTGTAGTCTCCCACGGCTACAGTAGGAGTGATCCAGTGGTAGTTTTTATTCATTGCGCTCTTCCTGTAATTCTTCTATAGAAATACTCTAACTTATTTTTAAAGTGATAGGAAGTTCCCATAAGAATCAGAGTGAACACCGTGGCGCTGCCTAGTTCTCTTACACGACGGTGTTCAAACTTTCTTTCTGGATTGGAGAGAGGGATGTATGACATCGGGCTGGGGATGAGTTCTATAACATTCCGCACGATATAGGTTGTTACACCAAAGAGCCAGATCATACCGAGGAGCTCGAGACCGAGGCGAAAGGTGCTCTTATTAGAGTCGGCGGCGATCGTCCACTCTCCAAAGAGTTTGTCATAAAAGGTCGTGAAAAAGATACCGATCGCAAAGTATAGCATAGCTATATAACCAATGTCTAAGATCTTGACGCTACGCATCTCGATCTCGTCTCGTATGTAGCTATTTAGCTTTCTCTCTAAGAGCTGCATAGGCTTGATAGCAAGATCCTGGACGGGCTTGATAGCAAGATCTTTTACCGAAGAGATGGTATCCCGTAGAGGAGTAGCTATGTCTACGTTCTCTAGAGGAGAGTTGAAGGGCGAGTTCGTGAGAGGATATAGATCTGGTACAACGAAGGCCATTTTATATCATAGCAATATATTTCTTTTATAGCAACACTCATAACACCCCCCAAACAAGAATCAAGATTGCTAGTAGTAGAGAAACTGGTATCTTACTTATCATAAAGATGGCTAACGCTGTGAGTAACACTTTTGACAAGATCTTGTTATCGAGTCTGGGATTGTATAGAGGGGTAATACTCGCCTTTGGTTCTTCTATCTTTCCTGGTGTGATAAGGATGACGCCTCCGGTAAGTCCTACTCCGTCTTCTGATACAATCACAGAGGGGTACTCGAATTGGGAGAATCGGTTCTGAAACTTTTTGCCTGGTTCTTCTCCGTACATGGCGATCTTAAAGTAACCACCCGTTCCCCAGCTCACACCCCAAGAGTTTCTCGCGATCCAGTAGTCAACATCCTCGTCTTGTACCTTTTCTCTACCCCATCCTACGATGACAACGGCGTGTGATCCGGCCCATGACTTTTGTACATCATTATAGTCGACTCCTAGAACTCCTCTATAAGAAGACGTCTCTACGTAGATCTGATTGGTTTCTGCAAAGTCGTCTCTAAAAAAGTTGTTAAAGACGTGAAAGCCACCAATCACAGGACCTTTGAGGTAGATGTGACGCTTGATTAGAGCCTGTACTTGTTTATAGTCGAGCCCGGCGACAGCGGCGTCAACTTTGGAAAAGTATCCTGAAACAATTTCTTTCTCGGCTGTAGTAAAGTCTGTCAGATCGGGTTGAACACAAATCAGTTTGGCGTCGGCGATATAGTATCTCTTTCCACAGCTCTTTTCTGGACACTTTGGAATCAGTGTATCAATCATCTTTGGATCAAAGTCGATCGCGACGTTTCCTCCGCATCCCGTAAAAGGCGCGCACCAATTCTCGTCCGTGCAGTCCGAAGGTACGATACCGTTCTGCTGTATATCCTTGACTGCTAAACTGGGATCTCCCCCGTTACAGCGACTCTGCGGCTCGCAGCTCAGTAGATAGGTAGGACTTAGGTTTGGGTTCTCTATACCTTTCTGTATCACAAAGACGTCGCTGAGACAGGTAGCGGCGGCGATCGCCCAACAGCTTCCACACATTCCCTGGTTGTAGATCGGAGAGATCGACGCGGACTTATCTGACCAGTTAAAGTAGGGAGGGAGTTTTACCGCTTTATGTAACTCGTCCTGTAGTTCGTATTTCGATAGAGTATAGGGAGTGACTCGAGTCGTATAAGAGATATCGCTATTTACCGGAGGGAGAGCGAAGCGTGGCACAAGCTTAGAGAGACGCCCTCTTTCCATAGCCTGTGTTAATTGTTGTGTAGAGTACTGTTGATACATCGCGTTACACTGACATTCTTCTAACTTTTTCTTATAGTTTACTTCTAGACGAAAGGTTCTAGGAGCTTTTGAAGGTGACACAGAAGGGAGTGGTATGTCGAGGGGATAGGGAAGGTGCACCTTGCATTTGTGGGTAGCAGCGTTCTGTATCGCGTTCTGAAAGTTCCTGACTAGCTCTGACATTCTTGTATCTCTATGGATACAAGAACTTCTTGGATATAACTTACCTATATCTTTGATTACAGCCTTTTACATTAGACTGGGAGGACCTTTCTTGATAATGTCGGCGAGATCGGCTAGTGTCCAGCCCTTCTCTTCGCTGGCATCATAGATACTAAAGACGATCTTTCCTCCGGGGACGTGGTTTGTATGGCGATCGCAGTTGATCAGGATCTCTTGGAGGGTGGACTTTATAGAGGATTCTTTAAGATCTAGATGCTGTACGAGACGGATGGGAATGGTCCATCTCTCCCATTCTACTTTTTCTTCAGCAGAGAACCAACCTCCCTCTTTTATGATTCGATAGAAGGAAACGGTGAGCTGTATAAACTTTTTTTTACGGAGAAGACCTCTTACTTTTTCTAACTCTTCGTCGACGATACTCTCGAATCTTGGATTACAGATATAGTCGATAGACTCTAGTTCCGGCTCGGATACTTCTTTGGGGGCGACGCGCTCAATGACACGTTGGAAGAGCAGAGAGTGGATCAAACACCTTCCGACGCATTTGAAGCGGGCGAGAGGGGTCTCTATCTGAGAGACGATATGAGAGACGAGATTCATTTACGTAACTGCTCAGACAAGGCTTTAGCCCTATTTGATAGACAGATTGACTTTACTTTACACTTGAAAAACTTATTTAACTCTAGTATCTGGTTCTCGATAATACTTTCTATCTCGTGTTGCTGCTCTGCCATAAACTTGATATTGATGTAATTTCTTTGGTATTGTCTAAATAACTCTTCTCCCACAGCAACATAGGTTTCAAGTAGCTGTCGATATTCTAGATTCTTATCTCGATCCTTCTCTCTCTGGTAAAGAGTTCTTTTAAATTCCTCCTCTGTAATTTCTCTGAGCATATAGTCGATACGCAAGTTAAGATTACTCTGATTATCTAGAGCAGTGGGGAGGCGAGCCATCGTATCGTTACGTAGGTGGGCGAGTTGTTCGTAGTAGGAGGTGATAAACTCTGACTCTAGTCTGGTCCGCGTGTTAAAGTAGACTTCGTTAAAACGAGGCAGTCCTCCGCACCTCTGCTCGTGTGGATTTCTCGTCTCTAGGCCTCTACTTCTAAGAAACTCAAAGTACTCTGGGTTATGGATGACACCCTTTTCGATCTCTCCCGTCTTCCAGTTGAACGCGGTCTGGCAGTTTACGCACCACATCTGATCACAACCGCTAGACTTATAAATTGGTACGTGACAGTTAGGGCAGTTACGGGTAGACTTTTTGATCTCCTTTACTGACTCTACCATCTGTGGATCACAGTCGTGCTTTTCGTCTAGCTCCTGTAGTTCGATGTGACAATCGGGGCAGACCTTGCCGCCACAGAGTCCGCATTTGTAGCGAGAGGAGAGAAATCCAAGACAGTCGTTGATAGGACACTTCATCACAAAGCGCTTTTGGTCCATCTTCTCTTTATCCTTTGTCTCTAGAGATTTGAGTTTGTGATTGATAAGACTAAGAAGGTATTGGATTTCTGCCCTCCGACTCTCTGATACATCATCGTCCTCGCTACAGAGATCCGTCATACGCATCAGACCCCTCTTGCGTAAAATGATAGGGATATGTACCTGTGTCGCGGGAAGGAGAGATCTCTCTCGATCAAACAGAATATTCTCCTTATGAGTAACATACTCAGAGTGTACAAAGACTTGGGGAAAGGATTCTACTAAAAACTTTTTCGTCCACGCCTTCTTACAGTTCATACAGTGAGCCTCTTGAGCGGATGAGAGGAGATAGCGCCTCTGGCACTTGAGGCAGCACTCGTGTTCACAATAGATACACTTGACCGGTTTTCGATCTACCTTGTTATAGGTATCACAACAAATAGAGCAATCGCTCATTTTAATCTATAATACTATTTAAATGAAGTTCATCGCTCTCCTCTTGCTTATTATCAGCGTTTTTCTAGTTCTATATTCCATAAGACCTAGAGAGTCCTACTCTGACCGGGAATTACCCCGAATCCTTCACCTCGTTCTATACTCGCCCGGTCCTGGATATGACGAGATGTATCAGACCACTCGAGAGTACTACAAAAATGCTTACTACTACTCTTATGACGATACCATTAGCGAAGATTACCTTATTAGAGGAGATCGTTTGTTACTAAAAGGAAAGGAAACTTACCTACCAGGAATTTTAGAAAAAACTCTAACCGCTTTAAGTATATTTAATCTAGAAGAGTATGACTATATCCTACGCTCTAACATCAGTACAGTGGTGAAGGTAGAGGAAATACAAAAGGAGTTGCGAGATCGACCGATTGACTACGGAGGGAGTTATGTTCACCGACTACAGTGGTTAGATCCCGCAAATGGAATCAAGGATAAGAGGTACTGGGGTACGGAATACGTAAGCGGTACAGCGATTATCCTATCGACCAAGACGGCAAAAGAACTACTAGCGAGAGAAGTGGATAAGAGCGTGATTGATGATGTAGCGATCGGAGTCGCTCTTAAGGGATACAAACCAAAGTGTTTCCTATCTAAGTTTACCGCAGTCGATAGTCAGAAAGCAGATACAAAGAAGTGGTTCTTTCGCCACCGTACGAGTGATCGACTTAAAGATGCAGCAAATATGAAATGGCTTTTGAAGACTCTCACACCCTCTTTGTTGTAAGATGGCTTGAACTTCTCGGTATAGAGAAAGAAATTAGCCGATGGTATGAATATAAGAAAGAGTTGCGATACGAAAAGAAAAAAAAGCGTAGGGTATACTCTAGACTCTACGAGTTTTTCTCTCTAGTAGCAGGAGACTACCCCGACCGCGAGGAGGAAATGGCAGAAGCATACGATTACGTGTTAGAGGGGATGGAGGTAGAAGAGAAGGTACAGATTTAAAACTGAAAGAAATTTTTTATAAGACAACAGTAGGAGAACGATGTCAGATAGAGTCATAGAGATCTTTCATCAAAAATTACAGATAGCCTTTCCTCTTGACACGGACGTGAGAGAGCTATGGAAACAGGTAAAGAGGTACGCGTTAGAGAAGAAGGAATACTTTCCTACAGAACAGTGTAAGTACACGTGGTTTCTGAATGAGATTGTAGAGAGGTATAACATGACGGTCTACGAGGTGGACGAGCTGAACTGGCTCTTTGAGTTTGCTCAACGAGAGTCAAATATGCAACCTCCCAACGGCTAAAGGTAAAAATTCTTTTTGATCAAAAAGAATTTGTGAGTGATTTTACATCCAATAGGTTCTCACCGGGCTTTCACGATGGGAACGCGTAGGACTTGCTCGATGGGAACGCATAGGACTTGCTCGATGGGAACGCATAGGACTTGCTCGATGGGAACGCATAGGGCTTACACGACGGGAGCGCATAGGGCTTACGCGATGGGAACGCATAGGGCTTTCACGATGGGAGCGCATAGGACTTACGCGATAGGAGCGCATAGGACTTACGCGATAGGAGCGCATAGGGCTTACACGATGGGCGCGCATAGGGCTTTCGTGATATTCTAGCATTGGTCTTCTGTGAGAAATTCTAGAGCTTAGGTTTTCACGGTGTCCTCCGTATCTACCTCTAGATCTATCTTCCATAGGAGTGATTTGTACGGAATCTGTATTAAATTCTATGAATCTTGGGGCCCTTGCGTTTCTGATTAGAACGCCTCTATTTCCAATTATAATAGAACCATCTCTATTGCGATAGATTTCGTCGTAGGAAACGTTATAACCACGAATCATATTTTCTAAAGTATCATTAGGAGACATAATTGCCTCGAACAACCCACCTTGTGGATGAGGAAGGGATATGTAGGCGGATTTGGGATAATTATCATCTCGTTGAAGCCATCTTCCGTAAGCAACGGCGGCAAGAAGATGGTGATGACCACACTGTTCCCAATCCTTTCCAGGTTTCTTGATCTCACAGGACATTTTTAAGATAACACAATAAAATTATTTAAAAAGATTTTCATTTCAAACAAATGAACTTCCCTGATGACATCCTTTTAGAGGTGATGGATTTCTTACCAGAGGAAGATCTCTATACCTTATTTAAAGATAGTAAGCTGCTTCCGGTCCACTCTCGTCTAAGGACAGCGATGAATACCATAGCGGCGGAAGGGGATCTAGAACGAGCCCGTAAGTTCCCAAAGGCAAACTATATACTCTTTGTGTATGACACGGATCTGTATTCACAGATGGAGGCGGAGGAGTATCAAAAGGTTCATAAGCTATATACTTCGGTGTATGTCCCTCCCTTTTTCGAAAACTTACGTTCCTTGAACATAAGTCATACCTTTATTCGTAGGCTACCTCCAGAGCTATCTCGTCTCACTGAACTAAATTGCTCGAATACCCCGATGAGGGTTCTTCCGCCAGAATACACTAGACTGAAAAGACTGCAAATCGACAATACTCTGATCTCTATCATACCAGACTTATATGACCAACTAGAAGTGTTATGTATCTACTCTACCCGGGTGAGGGACCTCTCCCCAAACTTTATCCGTTTAAAAGAGCTGAACGCGAGTAAGTCTCTACTTACTAGTCTACCGGAGACCTATACACAATTAGAGAAGCTTAACTGCAAGATGTCCTATGTACAGGAGATCCCTAAAGAATATAGAAATCTTCGGTGGTTAGATTGTACGTTTACTGAGGCTGTCATTCCGCCGGAGATCAGAGAGCTTCCATTGGAATACTTTCGCGAGAGCTCTGTGTACCAGCTAAACTTTAATTTCTTCTCGTATAGTAAATAAACGCCGAGAAAGCCAATCTTATTTCGGGAAGTGTATATGAAACTTTTTCTTATCTAAGAGTAAAATGAAGTGGGTACTCATTTTACTACTCTGTGCCGTGCTATACATTATCTGGCGTACTTCCCTATCTCCTCAGGAGAGTTATTCTGAAGACTATAGCGACGGTGTTCCAACTGTACACTTCCCGTTTAAGAATCTCTTTGATGAGAATGGAAAGAAGCTTAACGTGATCCTGTTAGCAGCACCTTTTAGAGAAAAGGAACACGAGAAAAAATACGAAGAGTACAAGTCTCGTGGTATGGCTTTCTGTGGTATCTCTAGCTATCTGACTTTTCCCAAAAAGATTACAAACCCCTATGATAACTTTTATCACGTAGAGAGAAAGCACAAGTATCAAGAGATGGCTTCTGCCTGGCTTCACTGTTTCCGAGAGGTTCCGAAAGAGATACAGCACCTTCCCAGTCTCCTGCTATCAGAAGCAGACCTAAAGAACGTAAATGACTACAAACCAGACCCGAGTATCAAGAAGGAGTATGACTTGATGTATCTCTCGTTGAGCGACAACAATGACTGTAGAAAGGGATGGAACTGGGTATGCCGTAACTTTGATCTTGCCCTGAAGTGCTTTGATAAGATGGGGGCGAGAGATTTAAAGATTTTGGTGGTGGGACGAGAGAGTTGTACCTTTCCTCACCCAGGACAGATCACTAGAAAGAACTTTCTTCCGTTTCATGAGTTTGCTAAAGAGTTAAAGAAGTGTAGAGCACTTTTCCTACCAAACGTATTAGACGCCTTCCCTCGAGTGTTGGCAGAGGCTTTGTGTTACGACATCCCTGTACTTGTCAACTACGAGATTGTAGGAGGTTGGTCGTCTGTAGTACCTGGAGTCACAGGAGAATTCTTTCGGACGGAGGAGGACGTGTTACCGGCATTGGATAAGGTACTGTCCGGTAAGTACACGCCTCGTAAGTGGTATGTAGAGCATCGCGGTCTACATAACTCTGGTAAAGAATTGGCCAAGTTTCTAGTAAAAAACTTTCCGAATCTGAATCGAAAGGAAGTACAGTGTGCCAGTATTACGATTTAAACCAATCTTCTAGCAAGGTCAGACCACCCTTCTCGCCCTTTAGAGAGGGGAGGAGTTGTTTCATGATATGAATGATAGGCTCAGGTAGGATAACAATGCAGTTACGGGTCTCGTCCGAATGCTGTCCTGATATCTCTCTGAATTTACGAAAGATACGCAGAAGGGTGTACATAGCGTTGATGTACTGGTATAGACAGTTTACCTCTCCAATGAGGGAGATGTAAAGTTTCATAGGAACGATTGCGTGACTTCGGATCTCTTCTTTCAAGGTCTGTAACCGGACACGGCACTCGGTTGTCTTTTCTTGAAAGTTGTATAGTATCTCTTCTCGTACTTGGCTATATACTTCTTGAAAAGACTTTCTGACTTTCCCCTCGAGATTGATCAGAGGTTTATCGAGTTCAAGGAGATCGTCAAACTCGATCGAGTTGGATCTGATCTCTCTAGAGAAATAGTCTTCCGCTGTCTTCTCATCTTGGTGAAAGAGATACTCTGAGTAATCTCCCAACAGCTTTAGTCTCTGTAGTAGGAGGTTTGGTTTATCGCCTAGCCACTCAAGACGGAGATCACAGTAGTGAAATCTAACCTGATCCCCAAACTCTTGAAAGGATCTCTCTGTGTCGAGGTGGTAGATCTTTTTCGCGGCATACGAATCGTTCACCATCGCTCTCGCTTGAGTATTCTTCGTGAACGGGTAGTGGATATAGAGGTCATAGGGTTGTACTGAGCGCTGTAAGTGATCGGCCACCGCTTCGTGAATCGTAGGATTTTCATAGGAGAGAGGGAGAAGCAAGATCTTCTTCCGTTGTAGAGTAACACTTTCCACGTAGGAGAGACCCTCTACGCGATGATAGTGAGCCTTACCTCCCTCTAGATAGATCTGTATCTGTCTGGCGATACCCGATCCGGGAAGGTGATTGGCACGTACAAACGATAGCGTCTCGGATAGGTGAGGAGTAAGCGTTAGCTTATCTTTATTTATCCATAAAGCTTGTAAGGCTTCGTACGTAGACATTTAATGATTAGGAAAGAATAAATTTTTTTACTTACAATATAATGTTCTCTCTAGATAGCTTGCCTTTGCTATTTTTATAAAATAGAACGACCTTGTTCTTATTCGCATCCTTATCTATAACGACAAAGAGTTTTAGTTTAGCGGTATCGGATAAAGCCTTGAACTCTGCTGTACCTTTATCCTTGATCTTGAGTGGTATATCTCTAAAGAGAAACACTTCAGAATCTTTGCGATACTCTTGGTTTTCTTCGATACGACCTTCGATGATGATCGTGTTCTCTCCTAGTAGGCTCTTAATCGCTTCTCTTACGTCTTCCTCGGAAGCAGGTATATCTTCCTGTATCAGATAAGGAAGAGGAGGTCTAACGTAGTCTCTTAGCTCGTCTTCGATCGAGGCGATCACGCCATCAAAGCACTGACTCGACCTAGAACGTAGAACTTCTAGTTCGCGGTTGATTTTTGTCTGCTTCTTTTTCATAAACTTGTAGAGATAGAGGTCAATTGACATCATTTCGTCCATCACGTCTACCGTCTCTCCCGTTTTCTTATCTTTCTTTCGCATCTGTCTCGAGATGTTTAGATCCGTTCCAAATTCTTGTAGAACCTCATCTGGATAATATCCAGCAACTTCAGGATCGAGAAAAACTTTCTTGTATAGGTCTTTTCGCCGTTCTCTTTCCGTCAAGATAGTTCCTTCAAACGGCTTTAGGAGAACCATCGAGTAGATCTCTACGACCTGTTCTTCTGGAGGCAAACCTGCATGAGAGTTTCTGCGTACTGCTCTTCCAATAATTTGCTGCACAGACGCCTCGTTCCACGAGGGATCTACGATATAAACGATATTCGTGCGCTTTAGGTCTAGACCCTCTCCTCCCGCTCTAGAGAGGAGTAGTACGTTAATTCCTCCTTCATTAAAGGCGTTCACAGCTCTCTGGCGTTCCATCTTTGATAGGCGACCTGTGATCGCCGAGCTAGCGATACCGCTCTCTCTCATGGAGTCGGCGATCGAGTTAAGTCCAGCCTCGATCCAAGAGGAGTATACCAGAATTCTGACTCTAGGTCTAGCTCGCACCTTTTTTCTGATATCCCCGACGAGTTCGGTGAGCTTTTGACTCTTCACTAGGTCAAGTTTGTTAGAAGCGCGGCGTATACCGTTATAGAAAACAGCTAAATTTCCTACCTGTTCTTCGTCTACCTGAATCGAAAAGTAGCTCTTATAGTAGTCTCGACTCATTTCAAAGTACATGGTAGACTTTTGTGTACGCGGAAACAAAGACTTGTCTCTCTCTGAAGTGTCATAAAAGTGTATATCACAGCCAGAGTACGTCATAGAATCTTTTCTGTCCTCATCCTCCTCTGAAATATGGAACTTTTCTGGATCTCTTCTTCTAGCCATTGCGACGAGATTAAAGAGATCGGACGTGTCGTTGGCGAGAGGGGTGGCTGTGAGTAGGAGTACTTTGACTATCTTGCGACACTCTTCTAAGAACTTGAATATTGCTCTTACTCTTCTTCCCTTTAATCCTTGGCTGATATCAGAATACGCTACATCAACTCTCTGCTTCTCTATACTGATACTTGACTTGAGTTCGGTTCGATAGTTATGAGCTTCATCTATAATCAGCAGCGTATTGCTATCCATCGGTACGGTTTCCTTTCCCATCGCGTTCAGAAATGAGACGGGAGTATAGTAGTGATAGCGGACGTCAGTGGAGAGATCCTTGTTGTAGGTCTTGAACTGTCCCATAAAGTTAAACTGGAGAGAAGTAGGAGTGATTACGATGACCTGATCTACAATCTTTCTTCTTAAGAGAACTTGAGAGGTGTTGATCGCGGCGAACGTCTTTCCCGTTCCTACGTTATGAGCAAGAATGATACCGTTTCTCTCTGGATCAGATAGTACGACAGCCGGTAGGATCTGCTGCGGCGTAAGATCAATGCTGGTGAGGCAGCGAGAGAGTTGGGGAATAGATAGATTTTCCTCGTTTGGTATCAAGACACGGTCATAGGTGCTATGTAGAACCTTCTTTACGCTTCTTGCCTGTAACGGCTCGTTGGGTTTTTCTCCTCTATCTAATCTCCCGATCTCTTTCTTAATGATATGACAAAGCGTATTTCGGTCAAGCTTGCCGGTGTTCTTTAATCCAAGAATTCCGGCAACTTTTACGAGTTCTTCTCTTCCTAGAGTATTTTCCTTAATTCCTTTCCTCGACAAATAGTCTATCGTGGCATCTGTTACACCAGACGTAGGACAACTCTCTTTCGGCTTTAGAGTAGGGATAGAGGCATACTCGTCTACTACTTCTCCTCTATCGCGAAGCTTTTGAGAGATCTTATCACAGAGCAGCTGCTTCGTCGGGTCGATATAGATTCCAGCCTCTTGGATTCCTTCCAGTTTAGCCTGATACACTAGACGAGAGAGGGGTTTGGTCTTACAATCATCTTGCAGAGGCGGAATCTCTGGAAGTAGGCCACGTGCTTGAACTCGATTACATAGTTCTGTATCGGACACGCCTTTTACACCAATGCCGGCTTCCTTTGCTATATGCTTAATATGATCTTTTGAGAATGGATTACAGGAAGACATTTTAATTATTCAGTAGATAATAATTAAATAAACATTCTAACGGGCATTAGGTTAGAATTATACCTTTTATTGAGGAACTGTATAGCATCTTGTGCCTGGTGTGTGATCACTTTGATGTGACGGATTAGCGCGTCAACATCTGGCGTTACCAGAAAAGCCCGAAAGACGTCGTTGATGAGGTAGATATAGGTCTCTCCGATGTCCCTATACTCTATCTTTTTTTCGACGTCTTTCTGTCTACGTTGTAGCTTTGTCTTGAACTCCTCCTCTGTGATCTCGTTGGTGAGGTATCGAATTCGCAAGTCTAGATTCTGCTCGTGATCGTAGCGTGTAGGCAGACGAGGAAGTTCTACCTGGTGGTACCAGATCATATAGCGATAGACTTCAATTATCTGACACCGAAGCTCTACCGGGCAGCCGATCGAGTCGAGTACGTGCTTGACCTCGATGTCAGACGGGAAGTCGTGATCCTGGCACCGATGCTGTAGATTCTTTTCGACGTACTCAAAGTAGTGAGGGTTGTGAATCACTCCCTTCACCTTCTCTCCCGTCTTCCAGTCAAAGGCGATGTTACAGTGAGTACACCACATCTGATCACACCCGCTGACTTTAAAGATACGCACGGCGCAGTTGGGACAGCGCTTTGTCTCCTCGTTCATGAGGCGGAGGGACTCTAGCGTGGCGGGGTCACATTTGTGTTCTGAGTCATACTGGTCGTAACAGTCTCGGCATACTTCTCGGAGACAGGTTCCGCACTTATGGGAGAGCTCGATAAAGCCGCGACAGTCGTTATAGGGGCAGGGAGAAACGACTTCGTTGTTATACTCTTTTATGGTGCGGAGAGGAGTAAGAGAACTCTTCTTAAACTCTAGGTCAGAGATCTGTAATTGCAGCGCGTCGATCTGTGATTGTAGCGTGTCGATCTGTGTGTCGATCTGCTTTTGTTCGTTAAGAATTTTTATATTTTCCTGAGTCTGTGGTAGTAAATTTTTTTCTCTTTCGAAGAGGATTGCTTCTCGATGGAGTTTTAGTTCCGTATTGATAAACTGCTTCGGGAATCGGTCGTCAAGAAACTCTCTCGACCAGACCTTCTTACAGTTCATACAGTGCGGGTCCTGTACGACGGAGAGGATATAGCGCTGGCAACAGCTGAGGCATCCCGTGAAACGACAGTAGGGGCAGTCGACCGGCTTTCTCAAGATTTTGTTATACTTTTCGGTACAGATCGTACACTCCATTTACTATATGGATAGTCATCTTAAAGCGGGTTAAACTTTCTGTTTATAGTAGATATGTATGAGAAGTGGCTAGAAGATCACTACGGGTATCTGTATGATATTTATCATACGATTATCTTACCCAATCAAGTCTCCGCCAAACTTTCATTTAAACAGTTCTGTAAATTTAGCTATGACATCCACCACAGAAGAGTACGAGGACTTTTTTGAAGAGTCTTCTAGTGACGAGACTTCGACCAGAGATCCATACTATCGTATGGAGGAGCATCTGAAAGAGGTACACCTCAAGATCGTCGACTACCTTGCGCAGGAGGGCAGACGCGATCTCTTTTGCGATCTGACGCTCACTGACGTCGCCGCGATGATCTACAATCCGAATTGTGTCAGAGAAGTGATTCGAGATCACCCGGATAGCCTCCTCTAAGGTAAGTATATTAAAGAAATATACTTACTCAACAGAAATGTTTCAGCGTATTCAGGTTTCTCATTCTCGGCTCTCTATCAATGACCTCCTATGCGGCACGCTCGTGCCTTCCTTTCAGAGGCTAGACGATAAGGAGCATACCGATCGTATTGCGGAGGGTCTTGTCGACTACTATAACCGGTATGGAGAGCTAGTTCTGATCGGAGCGATCTCTCTTGCACAACTCAAGAGAGAAAAATACGTGATTTTAGACGGGCAGCACCGTATTCGAGCCCTAGAGAAAGTCATAGAGCAGGTTCCAGACCTAAGATGGAACGTGGTGAGAGTAGATATCTATGAAGTAGAGTCAGAGGAGGAAGCAAAGGGGATCTATCAGATCATCAACAGTAGTAAAAAGGTAGAGCTTTACACGGGAGACGTAACTCCATTTATCATACCACAGGTACAGCGCTATCTTAGAGAACGTTACGGGGAGTACTGTAAGACGAGTCGACGTCCTCTAGGGCTTAATATTAACCTAGAAACACTGGCCAAGCATCTGATTGGAAAGAAAGTTATTGAAAAGCTAAATCTAGGGGTTGATGGAGCAGAGATCTTAATTCAAAAGATAAAGCAGCTGAATCAGTTCTATTCGGATCAGACTCCTCTAAGGTTTATCGAGTGGAGAGTCAAAGACTATGATAAGAGATACAAAGAACTAGTAGAATCGAAAGATCCCTTCTATCTCGGTCTATACCGCCAGTACGAGTGGATTGATCGCCTTATCGATCCCCTGCCTTACGAGCAACAGAATCACCAGGCGGTCGTCATAAAGAAGAGAGACGTGCCGACGATGACTCGTAGAAAGCTATGGGAGAGGTGCTTCCAGAAACAGGTAGAGGGTGTGTGTTACTGCTGTGGTACAGGGATCAGACTAGATGACTTTCACGCCGCTCACCGAGTCAGTGTCTACGAAGGAGGTAGCAACGATCTAGAGAATCTAGAACCGGCCTGTGATAAGTGTAACATTGAGATGGGTACGATGCACATCGACGACTACCGTAAACTATTTCACTAAGACATTACTCTTCTCACTCCTATAATATCAGGATCCGACAGAATTCCATGCACGATCGGGATCGATCGTGAATAGTCACTTTCCCATCTCTCGGGAGAGTAGTTCTGTTCTCCGATATAGGCTCTGGATCCCTGTACTCTGACGACTACAGCGACGTGGCCATAGTGGTTATTTGCCGCGCTGGGGCGGAAGATCACAAGATCGCCGATTTGTGGAGGCTGATCTTCTACTCTAAAGACTGGGTATCTACGAGCGCCGTCCGTCATAGAGGGGAGAGTGAGTAGAGACATGGCGTTATTGACGGAGCGAAAGGTGAGGCCTCGATTTAGGATATGCCAGCGTCTAGCGTACTCGACACACTCGTACTTTTGGCCAGAGTACAACCCGTTGACGTAGTTCGGGCGAGAGTGGCTGCTGCTGTCAGAGTAGTAGACGTCGGTTCCCTGTGGATCTCTTCCGATTGGAAACATTTTTAAAAGTGAGTCAGTATTTATTTTAAAAAAGTTTTATCATCGTCATGTCTTCTCCCCACGTCTACAAGTTTGCGATTCACCAGGAACTCTTATCAGAGGGGCGTTTTCTCTTTGAAGAGTTCAACACTCGTATCGTTGACTGCTGTTGCTTTCCAGTGCGTCGAGCCTGGTCTAGTGAGTACTCCTTCTCTGATCTGCCTCCTCTGCTCAATACTCTGAAAAGTTACGTTTACTATCAACTCGATTCGGCCGGCTTTCAGATTCGAGACAGCGGTAAGATGACTTTTTACGAGTACAACAGCAACAATTACTTTAACCACGTCGCGGTAAGTAAGAGTCTCTTCTATACTCCCGGATTTCCGCAAGTACACGCGGTATTAATCTTTACCAAGGACGGGATATATGACTCTGGTCTGATCCATAAGCGACGAACCCATTTGAAACACGTCTACCTGAAGCACTTTAGTATCGAGGAGGAGGTAAAGACAGACCTACCAGAAGGTATGGGAGTAATGTATCACAAAGATAACTACATGGAGTTTGTAGGAGGGTGCGGTCTACTACAAATGATCTGCTTCTCCTTTGACCAAAAATGAATCTAAAACCATTCTTTTATCAAGGTAATAAAAGAATATGGGTGTTAAAGGCTTAAAGCAGTTCCTGGTGACCAAGTATCCACAGGCTATCACAAGGTATCATCTCTCTCACCTTTCCGGTCAAAAGGTGGCGGTCGATATCCTCACTCCTCTCTACAAGTACAAGGCGGCGATGGGAGATAGCTGGAGGACAGGTATACTTTCCTTTCTCCTATGCTTTCCACGCTTTAACGTACACGCTAGCGTCTTTACGGATGGTCCCTTTGTCCCAGTAGAGAAGAAAGAGGAGCAGCAGAAGCGTAGTTCGGCTAGAGATAAGATCAGAGATCGGGTAAAAGATTTAAAGAACGCCCTGGACGCCTACCGAGAGAGCGGTGTTATTCATGAGGTGTTCCAGACACTGCCACAAGAGGCAAATTCACAGCGTAATCTATTACTAGGTATCGATAAGTCTATTGACACTGTGATGGTACAAAACTATATCGAAAAGTTAGAGAAACAAGTAGTGAATATCTCTTCCGAGGATATGAAAGACGTAGCCCGCCTCTGCCGCTCTCTAGAGATTCCTTTTTACACGGCGAGGGCAGAGGCGGAGAGTATCTGTAGCTGGCTCTGTAAAACGGGTAGGGTAGACGCTGTAGTGACGGAAGATAGCGATGCACTAGCCTATGGATCTCCCGTGTGGATCTCGGATCTAGACTTTCAAGGAAACTGTACGAGAATCATTGCGGATGACGTCTATCGAGAGATGGAGCTAACTCCAGAAGAGTTCGTCGACTTTTGTATCATGTGTGGTACGGACTTTAATCACAGAGTGGAGAAGCTGGGTCCTGTGACGGCTCTTGGTTATCTGAAAAAGTATCATAGCATCGAGAAGATCTGCGAAGAGAAAGAGATCTCTGGAGAGGAGTGGAACTATGAGGTGGTCAGGAAGATCTTTAAGAATCCCTGTGATTCGGCTATCGTAGGAAGAAATGATCCGACTACAGTAGATATCCGCGTAAGTTATAACCGAGTGCCTAGAGAGAGAAAAGTGTTAGGTGTGCTCAAAGAGTATGGTCTGCCATCAAGGTACGCGAAAGAGTATTTCGAACTCCAAGACGAACGGATTCAGTTTGAAGATTAAAAAAATTTTATTTTCTCTTTGAAAGGTAAAGAGAAAATGTCTATCGATTGGGATTCAGTAAATCTCAGAGAAATGTCGGCTGATAACAAGCGTAAGCTATCGGACGTATGCCATAACCTAAACAAGTTTGATAACTTTTTGATCCAGTTCATCTTGATTGTGTTTATGGTTCATCAGCTCGCCATCATCTACAACGCGGAACGCGCGATGGACTTGGCTTCTGTCACCAACAAGTGTAACGGTGCTCCGGCCACTGATATCAAGAGTCAGTGCGAGATCGCCATCTGGGCCGGTCGTATCGGATTTGGTATGGCCTCATTGATGCTACTCATCGTACGCTCTCTCGACTCGATGAGCCTCAAGTCAGCGTCTATCGTCAAGATGCTATTCGGTCTAGTCTTCCTTATCACCTTTATCGTCACTGTATCCTGCTCCGCGATCGCCAAGGGTAAGATATCTAACTGCACTGCTACCCAACCACCGAACCAGGTCGGCAACCCTCTCAACGAGCTCGATACTGCTCTCGGCTACATGGTCAACTGGTCGGCGATCGGTATCACGGCCAGTTTGCTCTTTACCATGTTCTACGGAGTACGCGCCTTTATGCCTGGTACCGCCAAGACTGCCGGAGAGTACGTCGAGAGCACCTCTGATAGCGGCTCCAGTACTCCCTCTGCTTAAAAAAATAACATCTTTTCGTATTAAAAAGATGTTAGCTGAATGTGCCTCTCTCGCCAGAAGTCAGTACTTCATATTGCTTCTCTTACTATTCATTCAAGTCGGATTTTATAAGAGACACGTATACTTTCAGTACGGCGTCATCGTTACTCTTTTTCTACTTACGCTATACCCTCTCGTATTCGAATCTCTACCGAGAGAACTCTTTTCTATCCTCTTTAGTTTGATTTTACTCCTCTATACGGCACAGCTGGTTTATCTTTCTGTATACGTACCCGCGGCGATCCCGTTTGCTGTGATCCTTTTCGTCTATCTGATACTCTTTTTCGTAACCAGCACCTTTCTCAACACGGCACTTTTTTTTACCAACCCGATCGACATGGTCGTCGGATGGTGGAACACGGCAGAGGCCATCGGAAACACAGCAAAAAAGGTAGTAGACTATGAAATCAGCCACTAATCTGTCTTTAGAGGCTCCTCTAGATCAGAGTGGAGTTGCTGTACTCGCTGGTACAGGGAGTCGATCGTATCCGTCCCCGTCTTTTGGAAGAGGGCTGGTACGACGCCGTGGATCAAGAGAGCAGCCCCTCCCTTGAGCATCTCTAGGGAGAGAGACCAGGCGCGGTATAGGTGTTGGGAGTAGCTCATACCGTTGGCGCGAGGATGAGAGAGGAAAAGATAGTCGACGACTCTAGTGATTGTAGACATTTTTCTATTATCGAAATCTTTAAGCGCGGTTGATATCTTAATTTATTTACCCATCGGTAAATGAATCATATTCTTCATTCCATACGAAACGGTAGAATACTTACCGAAACCCAACTACAGCAGCTATCAGAGCTTAACGACGATCAGAAAATCCTTGTCATCAGAGCCTATAACGAAACCGTTCGGGGCTTGAGCGAGTTTATACAGGAACTGCTAAGGTCACTCGGAACTCACATGGCTCCTGTCCAGGAGGAAGGTGAGGAAACGTAGACTCTCTCGTGTAGTCTACAAATGGTTCTAGTGTGTTGTGGTGGATCAGCGTGTAGATCTCTTTCGACGAAAAATTACCTTCCCGCTGTTCAATGTGATACTCGATATGATACTTGAGAGTTGTATGCTTCTCTACTCTAGAACAAGTCACTAGCCCGAGTTTCTTATCTGGTAGTGAGTAAGTCAGCTGCAGTCTTCGGTATAGAGGTAAGACGTGAACGAGACGATGAGTAAGTTTCATCTTTTATCTTTCTAAAGAGTTAAAATGAGAATTACTTCCTCTAACGGATTGACGATTACACCAAGTAAAGAATCAGTTACTCTCACCGCCTGCCGAAAGAACTGCTCGGAAGACTGCGTCGACTATAAGACTCCAGTAGAGATATGCTATAACCCTCTAGTACTCTTTCCAGGCGATCCTCAGTGGGGTCCGTACGACATTAAAGATACGTTAAGAAATCAGACGCTAACTCGAACCTTTTACCTCTCACAGAACGGGAGCTGTATAGGAGAGGCGGAGAGCGCTGAGATTCCTTTACACACGAAAGTTGGTCCTCTAGGCGATCCGCGTAGCTGTGGCGTTTTTAAAGCTGATTAATACCGTATACCTCTTGGATCGTGCTAAACGATAGATACTGAACGCCAAAGAAGAAGGCGATGAACATGATACCTGGTATCTGTGACTGAATCGTGTCTATCGTTTCTTGATTGGTATAAGTCTTGAGTAAAGCTAGGAATAGGGCGCAGAGAAAGCCCTGACCGATAATCTCTAGGTTTTTACGGTTTTCTATTCTTAAGAGCCGATAGATATTTTTTCCGAGATGGTTTACGGCAAGACCGAGAAGCAGACCGTATAAACCATACTGTAGATTGCGTTTCAGTTCATAAATCAAACTCATTTATGAACTAGTGGACATAAAAATTATTTATGTCATATAAATTTACCTTTTCTCTTACGATAAAACTTTCTGAAGGAGGCGATAGTGACTGCGCCATCTGTTTAGAAAGAGACGGCGGTAGGTGGAAGAAACTCGACTGTAACCACTCGTTTCACCAGACCTGTATCGATCGCTACCTATCCACCACAGATAACCAGAGGTGTCCTATCTGTAGACGCCCGATCGAGAATGGTTGCTGTGTCAGCTAAAAATACGTCGTCAAGGGAGAGTAGCTATTGCTGTCTCCCGCGAAGCGGCATAACCTTTCTTCTTCCGTGGTATAGTAGATGTCATACTGGATTCCTAGTCGTCTAGCAATCCACATCCAGCGAGTACACTCCGCGCACGGCTTGGCGTTACAGCACTCTCCAGAGGTAAAGAACCGAAAGACGTACATCTTATACTTTTGCTTCTTACCTTGAGGAAACTTTTCGAGACACTCTCGGATCAGAGAGTAGATCTCGCTTACGCTATTTAGCACTCCTGTGTAGCGATAGGAGTGCTTTAAGATTCGGTAAAAGTCGCGCCACCGTCCTATCTGAGAGAGGTGTCGATACATGGCATCCATCTCGGCGTGACAGCAACAGCTTATCTGGTCAAAGGAGCGAAAGTTATGTCCTTTTGAGATGACTCTCTTATTCTTTAGTATCAGACAGCCAAAAAACTGCTTTGTATCTCCTGTCTTGAGAGATTCTTCAAAGGCGATCTTTTCCAGCTTTTTCAGTCTACTCATTGAATACGAGTCCTGCGTGATTCTCTACGCGTTGTCTAGAAAGATTCACTTTTAACTGGTTGGGAAGAAAAAAGGCGGTATACTGAATAGCGCGATCCGTCGATAGGACAGAGTGTGGTTCCAACCAGATGGGTATCATAGACTTTGATTCTAACTCGTTATATACGTGATCTCCCTGTACTACCGTGTGCCCAGAGTGTATGATGACACAGTCTCCGATAGACGAGAACTCGTACTCTTCGATCTCGCAGTAGTAGAGATACGTAGGTCGCATATCTACCGGTCTCCCATACACCTTTCTCTTGATGTTATTTATAAGATCTTCCAAAAGAACCATTTTATCTTTTCTTACTCTTAAAGTAAGAAAAAATGGATGACGAAGAGAAGAGTGTTCGAAAAAGACTCTTTCCTAAATCTCCCTCTAGAGGTTTTGACGGAGATGATCTGCTGTACCGCCCCAAAGTCCGCACCGAAGATCTGGGAAAGACCTTTGAGATGGCGATCTGTAAAGCCGCTGGTATCGATTTTTGTGGAAGTTACAAGTACCACTCCCCTCCTCCCAAGCTCGTCTCAAAGATCCAAGAGTTCTCTTCTACGATAAAAAATTTAAAGCACGTTGCGGCAGGAGGGAGTCGACACGACTTTCGAGGAGACGGATACACGGTAAGCGCCAAGACCTCAAAGCAAATCACAGGAAAGGTGGCGCCTCAAGTCATAGGACAGCCGAGCCTCGAAAAGTTTAGAAGTGTGGTAGGACTGTCTCCCGATCAGGACGTGAAGGAGTATATCTATGATCACATAAGAGAGTTACTCGGCCTCTTTCTAGATTACACCTTTGACTCTCATGTGCTATACTACAACCAGGCGAGGGGGGAGATAAGGAGGATTCGACTACGTAAAGAGATCGACTGGTCACAGATCCCTCTAGAGTGGACAAGAGACTTGGAGGAGTGGAACAACTCGAATACTCTCAAAGCGGGAAAAACCTCTCTTCTAGAGATACAGGTGCATAGCGCGTCAAGAAGTAACCTTGTGATTCGATGGTATATAGAGAATCTATTAGATTTCTTCCCTAGAAACTTTAGCATTAAGGCGGTATCCGTCTCTCCTTAACGACGGTGACTACGGCGCCGACGACCGGTATACTTCTCGTCAGAGTCGATGCCGTAAAAACTTAATACCTTGTTACCGTACCCTACGTTCGTATTGAGTTCTTTTAACATCGAACCAACAAAATCTCTTTTCAGTTCTTCGTCACTGAGAACGATGTTATAGGCGACTTCTAGATTTCTCTTTATTGCGTCTACCTCCTCTTCGACATTTCCGGAATCAAAGATAAAGTCGATAATCTCTTCATGGAAACGATAGCAAATCAACTTAATCTCTCCTTGATCCCATCCAAGAATATAATCATTACAGGGAGTATAGCTCCCTTCGTTAGAAGAAAAGTATATCGTCGCCTCGAGTAAACTAAATAAATCGACTATACTTGGAAATGCCGAGCTCGCCAAATCGGCAGACTGTAGAGATCTTAGTGGATGAGTATGTATATTGAATATTCTCTCTTCTCTATCAAAGATAGGGTAAAAATTAGAAGCTTCGATAAGTAGACCATCAGTTAAGTACTCTTTGACGATATCATTGTCTAGATCAATTTGAAACAGATGTTCATGCTCTTCGTTCAAGAGAGCGTTCAAGTCTCTCCCTAAAAACACCACTCTCATGATCTCAACCAGCTTATTTTTTCCGTGTAGTTCGGATAGGTAATTTTTTATAGGACGACTCTCTCCGACTAGCAACATTCTTTATATAGTAAAACTGATAAAATATTATCAAGAGAAATGGAATAGGAAAGGATGACTACACTCTGTCATCGTCTCTCTCGTCACTCCCCTCACTATCAGAATCCTCTCTTTGGAGACGCCTGGACCGAGAAGGAGGCAGAGGTAAAGGAATACGTCTATCGTAATGTTATAAAAGACGGCTGTATCAAGAAGGGCACGACGCTATACCACGGTACGACGAGTAAAGAGTTGGTGTTAGATGATCACAGGGCTACCTTCTTTGGTCTAGAGCCGATGATTAGTCTATGGTATACGCTGGAGGAGGCGGAGAAGAAGAGAGAGATCCGAAGGGGCTACGTCTACAAGTTCCGGGTGACAGAGCCGATCCGGATCGAACGCTACATTGAAAGGATTCGGGAGCATCCGGGAGAGGAGTGCTGTGTTCATCCTCAGGTGGTGTTAAGAGGTTATGACAACTATAACGCATGTATGGGACCTTTTGATCTTTCGATTGAGGTGACGCTCCTGGCAGAACAGAGAAAGTCTCTCAAGATAACAAGAGTCTACGAGGTTGATCTAGAGGAACTACAAAAGTATGTAGAGTATCCAGTTACACGGCTGAGATTAGTAAAGGATAGAAATCAGATAAAAATAAAATTTCTTGCTTAAAAATAAATGTCCGACGCATATTGGGACGAACAGCCTTTCCCTGGGTTAGATTTTATCTACCAGAGCCAAAACGTAGAAGAGATTGATCTAGAAGAGACGCTGAAACTACAGAATAAATACATTCAAAAATTTTTCAAGGTAGACGGAGACTATATAAAGTATCTACTAGATAAGGGCGTGTTCTCTGATATAGCAACTACTAACTTGAAAAATATCCTAAGGTTGATCTCTGATTGCGCTAGGGAACTACTAGAGCTCGTCTTGGAAGAGGTTCTTCAAGGTGTATTAAACGAGGATCTTCTCTTTACTATTACCTGTGCTTGTATCTCTATTGCTATCAAGCTCATGGGAGGATATGATTATCTTGAGGGAGATGGATACAAGGTTCATAAAGCTCTACGTCACTTTGGAAAAGCGGTAGGAGAGTATGTCGACAGAGAAAGACTTCCCTTATTAGAGGCGGATATCCTCTCACGTACAGGCTGGCAAGGGTGTTCCGTAGCCAGTTTAGACAAGTTCTATGATAACCGCTTCCCTAACAAATATAGAGAGAGGGTAGAGTACGATGATCTCAAGGAGGCCGAACTCTATAGCGCCAGACTCCGAAGAGAAGCAAAGATTGCTAGAGAAGAGAGACTCAGAAGGGAAGAACAGGAGAGGGAGGAGAGACGCATAAGGAAAGAACAGGAGAGGGAGGAGAGACGCAGAAGGGAAGAACAGGAACAGGAGGAGGAGAGACGCAGAAAGAAAGAACGGGATGAGAGAGATGAGGAGAGTCGTAGAAGGAATGCGGCGGAACCTAAGATGGATACTGAAATTGACGATATTATTAGACAAGGGATGGAAAATTTAAGACGAAGAGAAGCGTTCCGTGAAAGATATGGCTATGTCTTCTACCCCGTCAAAACAGAAGATGGATACATGCTTCGTACGGAAAATGGAGAATACATAGAAACGAGTTTGTTAGGAGAAAACGACGTGTCTGGAATCACATTGTACATAGACGAAAGTATTCAAAGAAATCGACCTCTAGCCACCAAGAAAGATATAGGTCGATTTCTTTTTGAACTTGGCTATTCACAATCGGCAAAAGTATTTCTTTCTAAAGACTCTAATCCTATTATAATAACTTCTGTATTTGACGCGATATACGGTAGAAGATGATGTGAGATGAACATACACTCTAGATACTATAAATACCAAGAGAATATCTACTAAGACTAGGATGACACCCCGTTCCCTAGAAGAAAGGTAAGGCGTATTTGAATTATCCTGGACTCGACGAAGGTATTCCTCTTTAAATTAATCTCTTACCTAGTGGTAAAAGATGTTTCGGTTTGCTTGGCCTCTATTCGTATCAGAGCTTGTCTTCCTCCCTCCCCGCTTTGACGAGGCGTGGTACAACTCCCTTCAGAAGGCTTCCTTCCACCCACCGTCGTATCTCTTTGGGTTGGCGTGGGGAGGGCTCTACCCGCTACTCGCCTATACCTACTACCTTTTATTAGAAATGGGTGATGAAAGTGCTCTGATTCTATTTGAATCACAGCTCGCCCTGAATCTGGCGTGGTCTCACGTCTTTTTTACCTTGAAGAATATACAGCTTTCTACCCTACTTCTTATCCTTATGATACTACTAAACGTATCTCTATACAAACGGTTTCCTCGGAAGTGGTATCTTATTTACATCGGCTGGCTCTCCTTCGCTCTAGTACTAACGCTATCTCTAAGAGAACCTTAGGTGAGACAGAGAAAGAGGCACAAACACCTGCCATCGTAGATCTCGTCAAAGCGTTTCTGTGCCAGTTCTTTGAGTTCATCCGCCTCCTTACCTCGGTAGTAGCGATAGACGAGCTCGTAACAGGTACCTCTGACCAGGACAGCGCGTCTCGGTTCCTCTATACCAGAGGTGAGGCGGATCAGCTGGTATAGAACGGTGTCTATCGTGTCGCGAGTGAGGTGACTGGATGGATAGCGCTCTCGATGGAGAGTAATCAGATCAAACGAGTTCATTTTGATAAAAAGACTATATTATATTAAACTAATATGATTCTCGAGTTTATACTACATTTCGTATCCTACTGGGGATCCGTCTTATACTACGACGCTAAAATAGAAAGGGAAGCCGCCAAGATCTGTCTCTTAAACCAATTCACCATCACCGCCCCTCTGATGTACCTCTTTCAGGACTGCTACTCCGTAGTAGAAGATCCTTTATGGCTCAGTATCACAAAGCTCTTTGCTGTGATTAATACATCAAACCTACTGTTTTATGCCACTCATCGTCTACTACACCACCCCTCCTTATACGATCAGATCCACTCCTTCCATCATAGCTTTGTGGAACCGGTCGCCGTCTCTGCTCTATACGCGCATCCGGTCGAACACCTCGTCTCTAATAACCTTTGCTTCGTCTTGCCTGTACTTTTCTTCCGTCTAGAGTATGACTGGGTCTTGTTACTGATGGTTTTTAGTACAGTCAACATCGTGATGGCGCACTCGGATATTACAAGCAATAGGTCTCACCGTGTACACCACAGGCTCTACCGCTATAACTATGGCTTTGGGGACTATCTCGACAAGATCTTTGATACGTATAAAGAAATACGTTAAGCAAGATGTTTTGCCCAAGCTGCTTTCTACCGGACGCCTACCCGCGTCACTGCTGTATCGCGTGCAAGTGCCTGATGTGCGAAGACTGTGCCACCTTTGCGTTTTTCTGTGGTAGTATCGTCTGTCTCGACTGTGAGAAACACGAGTGCGTCGAAGAGAGATGCGACTTGAAACTCCTCGTAAATCTAAAAGTAAAAGATTTACTAGAGTTCTTCTGTGGAGAAAAAGTTTCTTACGACTCTCTGGAATGGGAGAGAATGGGAGACGAGTATGATCCAACCAAGATTAGAGATCTGTCCGTCGAGTACCCGTTCACCAATCTCTATAGCTTTCCCCAGATTCTAGACGTGAGAGTCTATTGTGTAGATAACTACTCGCAGACTGCTCATCAGATCTGGCGTCGGATCAGACTCGCTAACTCTCCCGCCCAGACTCCTGAAGCCTACCTCGATAGGTTATATAAGATGAGTGACTATGAGTTTGTGTGTTGGTACAAGTATCGCGTAGAATCTCCCTACTCTACCTTTGAAGATAGATCCTGTATCAAGTCTCCTGCTTGGCTAGAGTCTCTCCAGAACTCGTACTACGAAGGAAGATCATCGGCAGAGGTATTGAGAATAAGGAGTGCTTTGAAACTTAAAAATATTTCTTAAAGGTACAAGGCTAGAAAATGTTTAAGATTTTGTCTGGAGATCTTGTGACGCTAGACTACTTACGAACACAGCGTAGTGTCACCGTCATAGATCCGGATACAGGTGAATACGCGTTGAGGGATGATGCTGTGCTGACAAAGGGTTTATACTATGCCTTTATTCACCCGAAAGAGGTTCCTGACTGGGTGGATGAGAGTAGACTCGACTGGATATCGGTCTGTAAGATGCCTCAGGCGATCCGACTGATTGAGCAGAACCCGGGCAGAGTATTCTGGTCGTCTCTATCTATCAACCCTGCCGCTATTCACCTCTTCGATCCGGAAAAGGTGACGCCTATCGTATCCTGTAATCCTAATGCGATTGATTTTTTATATGAGAATCCGGACTTGATCTATCCGATGGAGTTGTGGAAGAACCCGTCTCCTCGTGCGGTAGAGCTATACGATGTAGAGTCGTTGAACTGGGGAGTCGTGTCTCAGTATTGTAGTAACCTAGACTTTCTACAAGAGAATATCGATCGTATAGACTGGTTCAAGCTGAGCTCTAACGTGTACGCAGAGTCGATCGCGATGCTATATCCGGAACGTTTGGATTGGATTGAGGTGAGTTTGAATCCAGGTATGATGAATTTGATCCGAGAATACCCTGCTAGAGTTTCTCATAGTTATATCTTATCGAATACGGCAGCGGGCGATCTGATCCGAGAGTACTTGCCGGAGGAGAAGAGTCCGTGGATCTGGGATCTGCTGTGTTCTAATCCAAGTGCGGTGGGTGTGATGAGAGAGTACAAGGAGAATATCGTCTGGCATAAGATGTGTAGACACCCTCTTGCGATCGATTTGATCAAAGAGATGATGGAAAAGCGGGTGCTTACCAAGCAGGAGATCGGCGAGCTATGTAGTAATCCAGCGGCGGTGAATTTATTGGAAAGGTATAGGGATAAGCTATGTTATCGGAGATTGTCATCAAACCCGGTGATTTATATGGATTGATTTCTAGAGAGAAAGCAATCGTAAAGTAATTTACGGGCCGCGACGGAAGGATTGGCCGGCATAGGGGTTGCTAAACTGTAACTGCTCGGCTTGAGCGGCGTGTAGAGAAGGGTGTTGGCGCTGTACCTGAGTGTCTTGTAGAGAGACCGATTGTTCAAACGAAGGGTAGTTGAGGTTGAAGAAACCAGCGTTGAGATCGGTACCAGGGTTTGCGGGAGTGTCGAACCAGCCGAATCGGTTGGGGGCAATGTATAGGTCACCTCGGACAAAGTCTACACCAGTGTTGTAGCGTCTCTTGAGAGGGGCGAAGAGAGTGCGGTCGTACATGTAGTTTGCGGGGTCTTGAGGATCTTTGAAGCAGCTGCGGATATCAGATTTGGGTAGGAGTTGTTTGGGGTCAAAGAATGATAGGTCAGGGCGATCACTGGTTTGCTTCTTTGCGGCGCATTCTACGGGCTGATCGAGCTCACCTAGACGAGAGAATTCGGACTGCTGTAGAGGGGCCTGTACAAACGGCTCGTCAATAAGTTCCAATACAGGTCGCTGTTCAGACATTGTATTTTTACTAGATGACGAAGAAATTAAATTTTTCTCTTTTTTCTCACTATACGATTCTTTTGAATATTGGGGTGGAGAGATGGATAAAATGGATCTTGGGGGTTGTGAATGTTGTGAGTTGTGAGGCGGTATCTCTCGTAGCGATTCCTGTTGTGACATCAGAGCGTAGGGGTGTACAGCAGTCTGCTCGATCGGCGCAAAGTTTCCTCTTATCGCTCCAGTGTTGGCAAACGGATCGCTGCGAGGAGTGAGAGAGGCGCGGTAGTTAGGTCTGGCGAGAACTCGAGCAGACTGGGATTCAGGAGCGAGAAGTAAATCTTTCATGGGGTTCTCCTGCTTGGGAGTTGTGAGATTTCTTTGATTGATATACTGGCTAGCGACAGATGAAAACATATCGGAAGGCTGACCGATTCCTAACATTTATTTCAATTACAATATTTTATTTTTATTTGTTAAAGATGAAGACGAGTCACGTTATTGTGTTGATACTTTTTTTTGTGATTGCGTGGAGACTATTCGCTTGTCGTAAGGGAGTTGAGACTTATAGCGTGGCTAATGACGCTGACTCTCATGCGGTTTTTGAGAGGCTGAAGAGTGATCTTTCAAAGCTGTATCCGGATCTCTCTCGGCTTAACCTAAGGGCGTTGGTTTCTTGTATTCCGGAAGATAGCTACACAGAGGATAAGAAGCATATCAGTATCTGTGTTCGAGCCAAGTCGGGTACTCTTTATCCCTACTCGAAGTTGTTGAAGATTGGTATTCACGAGTTGGCTCACGCGATGAGTAAGCAGATGGATCCGGACCACGTCACGCCAGAGTTTTTAAATAATTATAGCTCTCTAATGATGAAAGCGAGGGCGTTAGGGTTTGATGTAGAGGCATAAAAATATAAAATCTATGCTGTTGAATAAAGAGAATGCAAGTCTTTGAGAGAGTACAGATCCCTGAGCTACGTCCTCTTATCGTTTATATCTTTCTTATCGGTTCAATTAGCTACTGTCTATATCAGTCTGCTCCACAGTTTGGGATGAGAAAGGTGAGGGGGAGGATCTCAACTGCTACTTGTATCGGTAATACAGCTCCATTCGGATGCCGTCTAGAAGTAGAGTATAGTAATAATAACGTGATTCAAAAAAGAACCTTTGTCGGTTCCTTTAACAATAAATTTGATATGTTTGAGGAGATTGATGTATGGGAGGATCCCTCAGACCCTAACAACTGTACGCTACAGAACGGATGGTCTAGAGAAGGAGTCGTACTAAGCGTCATACTGTTATTTGTATTGTTTATGTACCACACCTTGAGAGGAGTGCGTATCACACCTTGAGAGGAGCGATTAAATAAAATATTTACGAATAGTAAATATGTCCTATCAGATCTCAAACTATACCAAGCAGCAGGCTAAGAAGCTAGGAGTCGAGGTTCGCCGTTCCACCTCAAAGGGAAAGAAGATTGACGTCTTTAAACACGGAAAGAAAATCGCCTCCGTGGGAGCTCTCGGTTATAGCGACTACCCCTCCTTTATGAAGTCTCATGGAAAGGCCTACGCACAGAAGAGACGCAGCGCCTATAAGAAGCGACACTCCAAAGATAGAAGTATCAAAGGAAGTCGTGGATATTGGGCGGATCGACTTCTCTGGTAGCCAGAAAATTATTTAAATTCATACTCTTACTACAAATGTCTAGAGATCTCGTCTATCACGCCTTTTGCCTGTACTTTGGAGAGAATCTCACTCTAGTCAAGATCAACTCTCTCAGCGATCAGCACGCCACATACGCCGCTCGTATCTACTCTCTCCTCGCCGAACCCCGTTACGTACTCGCCATCGCCTATCAAGACTTTAAACCCAAAGGCACTCCCATACGCCTCCGAGATCTAAGATGGGAATCCTTCCAGACCAGAGTCATCGCGACAGACTTTGGCCTAGAAGACGTAGGCATCCCGAAAGAAAACAACGGAGTCTTTGACGACCTGATCACCGTCTACAAACGAGACAAGGCCAACAACAAGGTAATCTATCAATGCCACGATATTCCTCTCATGGTAGAGCTCATCGCCGGAAAGAAGGGTAGTATCGTAGACTTCCCCGATAAGGCTACACTAGAAGGCGCCCTAGAAACCTTTCAATGCGTAGCATACTTTGCCTAAAGTAATTTATTTGTGAAATAAATTACTCATCGAACCTGTATCGTACTAAGCCACTTTGAACCAGACCACGGAGCCAATCCCTTGTACTGGTTCAGAGAGCTAAAATTCTCTACCTTCTTAACATTACTCAACTTCTTCTCTAGAGCCTGCAGTAGAGGAGTTCCGTCGTAGTACGTAGATATCGTAAACTGATCCGCCTCCACAAAGTCTCCTATTCTCGTCCAACCCGATTTTTCAAAGGGAACGGTTAGAGGATCGCCCTCAATCATCATCGTATTCGTATTCAGCTGGTAGGCCTTATAGTCAGGGTACACCACAAAGGCGTTAAAGCTTCCATCGATACTCGTCATACCCGTATCCTGTAAGTACAGACCCGCTTGCGGAAAGGTAAATCCTGGAGTGAGAACCAACTCTGACATATCCGTACTGAAGACGCTAAGAGAGTTGATACGTCTAATAATCTCATTGATGCGTATCGCCGTGTCACTCTTATCTCCTTCCACCGCTGTAGCTCTAGACTCGATCGACTGAAAGCGGCGATTTTGCTGGTAGGCTCTAACTATCTTTCCGTTCGCGTCAAAGCCGGCGATCGCGTAGTTCTCATCGTCATAGGGGTCCGCTGTTCTCAGGTACTGAGGAAGGGTAACGGTACCATTTGAGTTGAGAGACATATTCACCCTCTCTAGGGACCCATCAGAGTTATTTGTCGTAAAGACAAATCCTCCCGTACCACTTCCCTTGTTGATCTTGATCTGAGCGGTGTAGGCATTATCCGCTGAAAGGTACAGGCCGCTATTCATCGGAGCTCGCGTATCCACGCCGTCTAGGTGGAGCTGTGACGCCTTAAGTCTGCCGGTGAGGTCCGCTCCAATCACATTGTCGTCGGTCTTATTGTCTTTCTTTAGGACCATAATAGGAGTAACGCTATTGGTGTCGTGATCGTGGAGACGAAAGGAGAGAGACTTGTCGGCGGCAGAGCGATGATCGACAAAGGTATTATTATTCGAATCCATACGAATCGCTAGACCTGGAGCAGAGGACGTATCGTTCTTAATCATCAAGCCGCTAGAAGAGGCATAGTCGTCTCTTCCCGTAACGAGAAAGTTATAACTACCTGCCGTAGAGTTCTCTATACCAGTGACATACTGGAGGTAGTCCGTCATTTTATTAATATATAAAGAAAAAAATGATTCGAATGTTGCTTTAACATGTTCTTTTTATAGTAACGATGGCTTACGAAACTCTCTTTGTCTACCAGCATTCTCTCCGAGACGAGGACGGTATCTGTAAAGTCCGCCTCTTTGGTTTGAAAAAGGACGGCTCTACCGCTGTTGTCAAGGTAAACGACTTTCGCCCCTACTTTTATATTCAAGTCCCTGAAACGATCACGATCAGCTCTCGCCGCAAGACGGCTCTCGCTAACTATATTTCAAAGGGCGATTACTCTCTCGCCACTGACACGCCAGAAGTCAAGACGGCGACTCGGATCGCTGGCTATACAGACGACATGAAATCTTTTATACTGAATGAGAAACACAAACTAGAAAAGTTTTCCTACAAGGGAATGATGATCAAACTTTCCGGCAGCGGCGTCTACGAATTCAAAAAGATCTCCGAGTACGACGCAAAAACAAACACCATATACGTCAACTATCCCTTTACAAAGAAGAAGTTCACTACACTTGACTCCTATCAGATCATGGCCCCTTTCGACAAGAAGCTCACGTACGAACACGCCCCAAAGTGCTCTTGGGTTCATAAGCGTCATCTCTACTTTGCACACAAGAAGCTAGACGAAGAGGGAAAGTATATCGACGAAAAGACAGAGTTTCTCAAAGTCGAGTTCCGCACCCTGGAAAATATGCGTCAGTGCTATGACATGCTCAACAAGGACCACAACGTGATGATTGACGGTTGTATCAAAAGAATCTTTCTCAAGTCTCACGAGTACGAACCAAGCATCACTCCCCTGATCAAGTTCTTTGCGATCGCCGATCTTCCCTCTGTTGGATGGATTGACGTCCACGTCCCGCGCCTCGATGAGCAGGAAGATACCTTTGCAGAGTATGGAGTAGACGAGTACAAGTGTAGCTACAAGGCCCTACAGAGATCCGAATACGACGGTTTTGTTTCTCCAAAGACGTTCACCTTTGATATTGAAGCCTATAGTCATATCTACAACGCGATGCCAAACTACTCTGACATCACTAACGAGATCTTTCAGATCTCTGTGATTATCTCTCAGTTCGGTCAGTCAGAGAATCATCTCTTTTCTACGGGAAGGCCTAATCCGATCGATGGCGTCAATCTCCATCTCTTTCACACCGAAGTAGACCTTCTGAAAGGATTCTTTCAGTTTATTCGAGAACAGAGACCAAACGTGATTCTCGGCTATAACTCTCTAGGCTTTGACCTAAAGTATATCCTTCGTCGCTGTGTGCCTCCTCCTAAAAAGAGTAAGGAGACCAGTGTCTATAACCTTAGAGATAAGGTCTATGGTCTGAACTATTTCACGCGCAGCTCTACGATGTGTGAAGAGAGAACAGAGAGCTGGCAGTCCAGCGCCTTTGGTAAGCAAGATCTCACGATCCTGGATATCGACGGAGTCGTGCTGATCGATCTCTATCCCATCATCAAGAGAGAGTTCAAGCTGGTGAGCTACAAGCTCGACTCTGTAGCAGAACACTTCCTCGGCGCCCACAAAGATCCAGTCACGCCAAAGGATATCTTCAAGACCTTTGAGAGTAAGGATCCGGCTAAGCTCGCCTGGGTCGGTAAGTACTGTGTCCAAGACGCTCGCCTCACCCTCCAGCTCTATGAGAAGCTACAGGTATGGCTCGGTATGTGTGAGATGGCCAAGACGACAAAGGTTCCTCTGATGTTTCTCTTTACAAAGGGTCAACAGGTGAAGATCTACTCTCAGCTGATCGACTATGCCTACCACAACGACTATGTGATTGAGAGTAATGTTGTGAGCTACGAGGATATCTCCTATAAGGGTGCTACAGTGTACGCTCCAAATCCTGGTATGTACCATAACGTTCTGGCCTTTGACTTTGCTTCTCTGTATCCGAGTATCATTATCTCTCATAACATTGACTACACCACGTTGGTCAGAGATGACGATCAGTCTATCCCAGACGAGCTATGCCACGTCTTTGAGTGGAGTGAGCACGAAAACTGTGAACACGACCCGAATCGCCCAGAAACGGTGAGAAAGACCGATAAGGTTTACTGCGGAGACTTTAAGTATCGCTTCCTTAAGCACGAGCACTTCGGCCGAGGTATCATCCCTACCATCATCGCGGATCAGCTTTCAGCAAGAAAAAAGACTCGTAAGGAGCTAGCCGTGATCAAGCAGAGACTAGAAGAAGAGAAGCTCAGCGACGAGGACCGATCCTTTCTCTCGCTGAAAGCGGATGTGTTAGAAGAGAGACAAAAGTCGTACAAGGTCAACGCCAATAGTATGTATGGTGTGTTGGGAGCCCGTAAGGGATACTTGCCGATGGTTCCGGCTGCGATGAGCGTCACCTATGTCGGTCGTCAGAGTATCAAGAAAGCGAGCTCGTATATCATCAGAGAGCATCAGGGAACGATCCTATACGGAGACACAGATAGCTGCTTCTGTACCTTTCCTATCGAGGATTTAGGAGTGTTACACACTCTTGCGCAGCAGATCTCAGCAGAGACACAGAAACTCTTTCCGGAACCGATGAAGCTAGAGTATGAGGGTAAGATCTACAAGGACTTTTTTATTCTCAGTAAGAAGAGATACACGGCAAGAGCCTGTGATGAGAACGGTAAGATGTCGAGTAAGATTATGAAGAAGGGTGTACAGACGCAGCGCAGAGATTCGACAAAGCTCTTGAAGACGATCTATGACAGGGCGATCGAAAAGATTATGGATAGCGAGGGATATCAGGAGTTGCTCGGCTATATGTCGGATAATCTTCATAGAATGTTTACGAGACAGTTTGATGACAAGTACTATACCATTACCAAATCTCTGTCGAAGGATGAGTACAAGTCGAATCCGCCACAGATGGTTATTGCGGAACGTATGAAGCGTCGAGGTAAGCAAGTTCCCACCGGTTCCCGTATCGACTACGTGGTAACGACGATGGGAGGGCACAAGGCGAAGCAGAAAGATAAGATAGAAGAGTATGCTTACTTTGTGAGCTATCGCGAGGCGTTTGCTCTAGACTATCTCTACTATTTAGAGCATCAGCTATTGAATCCTCTGGATGAGATTATGGAGAAGGCGTTTCGTAATGAGAAGGGGTATACAAAGTGTCCTATCGAGAAGATGTATGACTATCGAAAGAACTACTACCTCGTGGTACAGCGTCTGAAGGAGTTGTTTCAGACAAAGATAGAGTTTGAGTAAGGTAAACAGAAAAATTAGATTCTTATAAGAGTCTAATTAACCAAAGGTGTTTTCTAGGGAGTAGAAAAGGTAAGTGAAGCCGTCATTATACTTTAGATTAGAAGCATGGTTGAGTTGGGCGATGGTCATGTTTCCAGAAACCATCGAGTTTCCTAGAAAGAAGAAGACCGCCTGTGTAGGAGATACCTTGAGTTTCTTGCGGAGGAGATACATCAGCTCCGAGACGGTAGAGTGAGAGTTGACGAGATACTTGTTCTTGTCGAGCGTCGGTTCGCGGCGACTGGCTCGATCAATAATAACCGGATACTTGTCTGGAAAGCGCTTTATGAGACGGAAGGACTGCTCCTGTCGGTCTACTACGGGAATAGATGTAAACTTGGTATAGAATTCCATCTTATATATTAGAAATTAAAAAATTATCTGACGATAACATCAAGAGAAATGGAGGATAAGATTGGTCGTATGCTTAATGAATCTTCTTTAAGCTATTCTATACAAGATTCCTCAGACTTTATGACTTACTTTGGGTATGCCTGTCCCAAGAAACACGCAGTCAGATTTATTCCACGTGTGAGAGAGATTGAGACGCAACAGGACGCCGAGACATTGGCGATCGATCTCTACAACGAGTTCCCATCTTTTCAATATAATCCCAACACAAAAGAGCAGGGCAGAGTTTCTTTTGAAAAATTACAACCGTTTAAAGATCTTATAACTCCCCGCAACCTGGTTTCCTCAAACGAGTTTAGCGGTAAACGACGCTCTGATATTATTATAGGAAATGAGTTAAGTAGACTTTCCGACATACCAGACTTTGAACCTCTTTTAGCCCTTCTCGCCGAGAAAGGACCTCAAAACTTTCTACAAACCCTTACTTATGATATCATAAAAGACAAACTAAAAGGAACGGTCAAGATCTCCAAAGCGGAACAGCTTATGGACTACCTAAAGAGGGTAAACGCGTTTTATTATTCCAAAGACTCCCAGGTGGCTATTCTACAAAAAATAATCGCTTTTATGCTTATCGCCGAGAATAGCCCTGACTTCAATCAGTTATCGGCAAAAGATCAAGACTATTATAGAGATTATGCTATCTATCTTGCTAGAATAGGAGATAGAGAACAGTATGAAAATCTGATGAAAAAGTACGTTAGAAATAGACTCAGCTTTATCCATGAAGACTTAGCTAACAAAGTTCCTTCTGAAGAAAAGGAAAGATTATGGCCCATCGTATACGATCTGATAAGAACGCATCTAGGTACTATACAACCAATTACTAGCGTTGTCCTAGACGTAGGAGGTCGCCGAAAGCAGGTAGTCTCTCCTAAAGCATCTTCCCCTTCTATCCAGTTTTCTCCATCCGTTGTTCAAGCTAGATCTCAAGTACTAGAATCTCAGGCTAAAGCGGCACAGGCCTCTTCCCGGCCGGCATCACCAAGAATTCCTCCTCCTATCTCTATTTTTAGGGATGACAGAAAGGAAGAGGCGGCACAGTCACCTTCCTCTGTCTCTTCGCGGTTGTCTATACCACTATCATCTCCATCCGTCTCTTCTCGATCGTCTATAGCACTATCACCTATAGTGGATCAGCTAAGAGGAGAAATTGATAGTCTACGAATTGAACTAGAAAGACAACGTATACAATTAGAAAGCCAGGAACAGCAAAAGAGAGAAGATATTGCTAGACTAAGGCAGGAGCTTGAACTTCAAAGAGATAGATCTCGCAAACAAGAAGAAGTAAACGTAAGGCTACAGTATGATTTATCGGAAGAGGACTTGAAATGTGTACTGTCTAATGAAGCTGGTGCTAGAAGAGCGGGTGTAGAAGACACGATTATCAGAAAACAGAGCGGTCAGTCGTCCGGAAACCGTACAGACGTATTGATTTGCTCTACTCCGTCGCCTTCAGAGCCTGTTAGAGTGCCGTCTCCTCGTAAAGCTTCTCAAGAAGCTCAACCGCAGATTTTTACTCAGCCTTCCGCTTTCTTCCAGGGTCTTCTTCGAGGAGGACGAGAAATAGAGGGTAATAGTTGCGGAAACATTCCTAATCAAAATCTTTGTAAGACTACAGAATACTGTGACGTGAAAGATATTAACAATCCTGCTGTGAATATCTGCCGCCCTAAAATGTCTACTATTACTCTTGACGGAAAGACGTATACTGGAACGGAAGAACAAATCAGAAGATTAAAAGAACAACGAGAACGGGTATATCCTCGTGTTAACATAGTACCAAGAGATTCGTTATTGGCCGCCCAACCTGTCGCGGCTCGTCCATTTGAATTCCCTTCCATCCCACCTATCTCGGTTCCAGTAGTCGCTCAGCCTCCTGTACGAGTTCCGTCTCCTGTACGAGTTCCGTCTCCTGTACGAGTTCCGTCTCCTGTACGAGTTCCGTCTCCTGTACGAGTTCCAGTAGTCGCTCAGCCTCTTGTACGAGTGCCATCTCCTATACGAGTTCCAGGCATAGAGGAGGATATAGAAGATTCAGATCTAGACGAGGGAGTAGAAGAAGAAGAAATAGATCTAGACGGACCTATTGAAAGCCAAAAGACTATCATCATCAATAAGAGCGACGTCAAAGGTCCTATCGCTATCATGTCTGAATCACAGGAAGAGGAGTTCGGCGAAAAAGATGAACAGAAATATGCCCCTTCGATACTTGCTATCAAAGAGAAGTGCCAGGAAGAGATTTCTACTATTATTAGAAATGAAAGAGCAGCGGAAGAAGGAATAGCTACAAGGGAGAAAAAAGAAGCTGATATTCAGGCTGGTAAGAAGAGAGCGGCTGAACGTGTAGCAGAACTCGCCGCGAGAAAGGCTGCTATAGAAGAACACGAAAGAAGAGAAAATACTAGAATCGTCACTCTCTTATCCGAGAGACAAAGAACAAATAATATAATAGGAGGAAAAATGAAAGAACTTCTAGGTTATAGCAGAAATAAGGATTATGCGAATGTAGAAAAGGTGATACAGGATCTAGAGAAAAATTATGGACAAGTATTAAATGACATCGAAAGGGCGAAAATAGAAGAGGTAAGAATGTTGATGAGAGAGCAGAAACTTGAGGAGTTCCAGAGAAAGACTAAGTTAAAAAGACAGGCACAAGCTTTCGATGCTCTAAGAGAAAGAGCTATTTCTCTAAAGGAGAAGGAGAGGCAGCTCTCTGAAGAACGAGAGAAAAGGTCAAAACAAAGTATCTTCGCGGAGTTAAGACGGGCTATGGAGGAAAAACGACAAGAGCAGATAGACACCGAGAGACGAAAGCAGGAGTCTCTCAAACAAGCACAGAGACTACTACAGGAGCAGGCCGAAGAACGGAGAAGACTACAGGAGGCTGAAGAGCTAAGACTACTCCAAGAGGCTGAAGAACAGAGAAGACTACTCCAAGAGGCTGAAGAGCTTAGACTACTCCAAGAGGCTGAAGAGCTTAGACTACTCCAAGAGGCTGAAGAACAGAGAAGACTACTCCAAGAGGCAGAAGAGCTTAGACTACTCCAAGAGGCAGAAGAGCTTAGACTACTCCAAGAGGCGGAAGAGCGGAGAAGACTACAGGAGCAGGCTCTACAACAAGCACAGAGACAGCGTAGTGAAGTAGTACGACAAGCGAATCAACTTGCTGAAATTAGAAGACAACAACTCTTACCAATACCTGATGAAGAATCGGAAGAATCAGACAGAAAAGAAGAAGATCTCCGTATACTAAGAAAGTTCTCAGAGGCTGCGATACAGGCTGGAAGAATAGAAAGAGCCGCGGCTAAATTCCAATTCTCAGAGAGAATACAAAGAGGTAAAGTCGTTACTCAACCGCCTCTAGAGAATCGCTTTCAAGCAAGACCAGACTCGGCAAATATCATCTTCCGAGTACAAAACAACTCTGAACAGGTAAGACAAGCGCTGGCATCAGCTATAAACAAATAAAACGTTACTATAGAAATTTTTATAGTAACTACTTCACATCACAACCGAAAGAAACTGCTCTAGCGTGATCAACAGTCTCTTTGCTGATTCAGACAAATAAGTATCTCTTATCTTATTCGCATGCTCTGGAGTCTTGGCGATGATCGCTCTAAGGGCGGGGAAGCACTCTAATGCTCCGCCACTTGGTGTATCCTTTGTCAGCAATAGGTACACGTTTTTCACGTTCGGGAAGAAGGGGATGCGATCGACTCGATTAGACACCAGTACATTCTCGATCGCGTAACTCGTCACCATCATCTGATACAGTCTCTCCTGTGATTCGTCAAACACGACGGAATCCGCCAGCGGGAGCGCGTTACGAAAGTTTTCTGGAGAGAGGTTATCACTATACACAATCCACTTTGCTGTATTAGACGCTCGCGGATCGATCCGATAGATATATCGAAGATAACTCTCGTAAGTATAGTCAAAAGGAAGATCCTTAGAGACGTAGTGCCGATAAAGAAAGGGAACACACTTCTCCAAATCAGTCTTGAAGTAGTAGCTACAAAGCATCTTTGGAACCTCTTTCGTAGTGAGGATATGCTTATCGCAGAACTCTGGGCGGATCTCTGAGTAGTAAAACTTTTCCAGCAACTCGATCGTCTTTTTGTGATTCCCCATTTCCGCGGCTGCTACTGCCGCGTAGTATAGAGGTTCTTTATACTCTGGAAACATTTGGTGGATCCCTAGATAGAGATCCATCACTTCTTTGGAGGAGTGGTGAGTTCTCTCTGCGATGATAGCGATGTAAATCATAGACTGGTATTTTTCATAGCGACATCCCTCAAGGAGGATCCTTTCCTTAAACCATTCCGCCGCCTCGAGAAGCTTATTCTGATTATATAGCGTTCTACCGATATAAAACATGAGACGAGGATCTTTCGGCCTCTCTTCTAGATCTTTTCGAAGACACTTTAGATCAAACTCTGCCCTGTCCGCCGTGCGTTGCCTGTGATCTTCTGGGCGAGCCTCTAGAAAGATAAAGTCTCTTACGACTTCTGGTCTCTCTGGAGGATCCATGATCTCGTGGATCCGATATCTGTAACGCATTCCCTTGGTTGATATCTTGACACTGAGGTACTGCGTCTCTTCATTCTTGACAAAGACGAGGTAGCTTTTACCAGTCGCCGTCTCGAAGAAACTATCAAAGCCTTCTGGATTTTCTAGGGTATAGGAGTCGTCGATCGTGACGTAGTAGCAGTCTGGGTACATTTTCTCTGCCTCCTCTAGAACTCGGTTTCGGTTATGAGAAAAGTCTACGAATTCTTCTTTAAAGAGAAATCCGGAGCAGTCTTCCGTCTCCTCTAGAAGGATTTTCTCGGTGATTCCGTCGGTGCTACCAGTGTCGCAGATACAAAAGTAATCGACGTGAGGGAGAAAGGAGCGGAGGGTGTGGCGGAGGACCTCTCCTGAATTCTTGACGATCATACAAAGACAGATTTTCATTTGTTATTTGTGATAGAAGTTGTTATTAAACATCAAATGCTTGGAAAATTTTTTAATTTATTTATCTTCTCTTCATAATCTCAAAAGATGATTTCTCTATCCAAGTCGTTGTCTAGTAAGGTCGATCCCGCTCTAGCCGCTCAAGTTGGTGCCACTCGCCAAAACACTGTCAACCCCGTTGACCAGACCTCCTCTTTTGACGTCTATGGCCGCCCCTCTGCTCTAGCCACAAACTACCGCGAGGCAGTAGGAACTGACCCTCTATACCGCATGTGCACGGAGACCGCTGTCTCTCGTCCTCAGTACGCTTACTACCTTAACCCTTCGTTGGGTATGGGTGAGCCGAATCAGCCCTCGTATGCTACTCAGGCTACTCAGGACACTCTAACCGGTCTCTCACTAGGTCGTCACACCCAGTCTGGTCAGGAATCACAGCTCGCTAAGGAGGCCGCCGAGTCCGAGGACAACGCTCACATCCCCTACGACATGCTCCTCACTCTATCACAGAAGAGATTCGCCGCTCAGTCCGAGTAAGTCCATTGAATTATAGTTTATGTTAACTATAATTACTTTTCAAGTTCAAGGTATACGCTCTGCTCTTCTACATCATAGGATACCGGCTTTTTGGTGTTACAAAATTCACCCTCTCGTAGTCTCTTTCCGTCGAGGAGTCGGAGGTGCCCCTGTAACACTAGTACCTCTCCGGTCGGAAGGAGACTGCTACAGTCGGTACTCACGAGGGAGAGAGAATTCTGGTGATCTCGATAGAGTAGCGTCTTTTGATTGTAGTAGACGTACTCTTTCCAGTCATCTCCTCTATACTGAGAAAGACTTCCGCCGCACTGTATTCGACGGATCAAAGCGGGTAGAGATCTCATTTTACTTTCTCTGTTTTTTTAATTTCTTTTCGATTTCATCTATGGCGTGGACCAGAAACTCGTCTTCTTTTGCGTTCTCATACGCCACATTAAAGTCTCGAGAGTCTACGCTCTTCTTTCCCTGTGTTTCTAGAACCTCCTCGTTATCGTCGAGAATCACCACCTCGCTATCAATAAAGTCTAGCACCTTTAGTTTCTTCTGGTGATCATACTTTTCTTCCGAGTAATCGCAATGCTCGCTCCACATGATAAACTCTAGTTTGCGAGAAGGTTTGGTGAGGATAAAGTTCTTTATAATAAAGTTGGCGTAAGAGATTCCGGCAGCGGTCCAGACTGCTACGCGATACTTACTAAAGAGCTGATCGAGAAACTGCTGTAGGTAAGGACGCTCGTAGATGCGATAGGTGTTGGCAAAGTCCTTGTACTTGAATGCTTTCGGGTCGTGCACAGTGCTTAGCTTGTTCATCTCTACCGCAGAGATAAGAGTGTGATCGAGATCGAGTATTACCAACCCTTGTTTCATTTACCATATGGTTGTGATAATATTTTAAAGACTCTCTTCTCTCTAGAAAAGATGGAGATCGAGTTTCATCTAGAGCAGCTACCAAAGCTGTACTGGTTCAAAGCACAGACAATTCAGCTCTGTATACGATTCATTAGCGATGTCATTCGCGGAAGTCATCGAAACCGAGTCCGGCAATTCCAAAGCAAGATCAAAGACATTGAAGTCGATCTCTACGATCTCTTTTGTCGCTGGAACTTTATCGCCCTCGTCAAGGAAGAGTTTGATTTACAAACCTTTCTCCCCACAAAAGACTTTATCATTATGAAAGATATCGACTACTACCTCAGCCGCTTTGGTATCAGTATGTCAGGTTCTTTCGTCGAGTTTCCTATGGAAGAGTTTAAAAAGATTCGAAGCTCCCTCGGTTCCCTCTCCTACCCCAGGCCGATCAACCTCTCCGCTACTCAACTCCAGCGTCTACAGTCTGTCTACATCGGCTCCGACTTTGCCCGAGATTCGTCTCGTCTCCTAGCCAGATATCAGTACCTCGGTGGTCTGAACAATAGCCTTAGTGTACCACCAAAGATTCTAGATCTTTTCAAGTCGCACGAGCTCTTTGGTACTCCTCTCAACACGCATACGAGCTTCTGTAGTCCCTTCGACGACGAGAAGATCTTCTCTAGTCACGGGAGCTTCTTCCGCTTTGAAGACTTTAGAGAGGATACGATCTACTTTGCTAATCCACCCTTTGATGACGCCTTCTGTACTCTAGTCGCGGATCGGTTGTTACAGCAGCTAGCCATACGACCTTTTAAGCTAGTCGTCATCATTCCAGTGTGGGATACAGATGAGCAGAAGAGACACGATCTCAAAGACTTTGGTCTACCCTTTGACTGCTACCGTAGACTGGTACAGAGTCCGTACTTTCTAGAAGATATCTTTCTAGAAAAGGACAAGTATCCCTTCTTTAATTATTTTTCACAGAGAAACGTATATATCTCTAACGTACACCTCATCAACCTAGGCGTAGCCGTAGACACCAAGCGAATGGTAGAAGAGTGGCGACAAAAGTGATTTTTCCCTAAATCGATTTATAGAGTTAGAGACAAAGTAGTTCCGCTTTTAAATGGCATTTCAACAAGACTTTGATGAAGACGAGTTCGCGATCTTCGATCGCTTAAAGAGAAATATGGGAGAGTCTGACGACAAGGACGAAAACCCCCAAGACGCAGAGTGCTCCCACGAGAACACAGATCATACAGAAGAAGGCGCAGTCGTCTGTATGGACTGTGGCCTAGAACTGACGATTGTGATGGATAGCTCACCAGAGTGGCGCTACTACAAGGAAAATGATACAAAGCACTCCAGTGACCCAAGCCGCTGCTCCCTAAGAAAGTATGAAGAGAAAAGTATCTACCGAGATCTAGAACGCTATAACATCCCAAGAGAAGTCATCGATAGAGCCAACGACGCCTACTCTCTTGTCACAGAAGAGGCAATCCTTCGAGGAAACTCACGCAAGGGTCTCATCTTTGCCTGTATCTACTACGCCTATGAAGAGCTAGGTCAGAGAAAAAGCCCAGAAGAAATGAAGAACTGCTTTGGCGTAAACAAAAAGACGCTATCAGGAGGAATGAAAGCTTATAACCTCAAGATCAAGCACAAGGCAGTGTACACCAGCCCTCTAGACTTTATTTCAAAAATCATGAACAAGTTTAACTCCTCCGAACAGCACATACAGTTTGTCACAAAGCTCTTTTACAAGATCAAGAACCAAACCAACTTTATGAACAGAAGTAACCCAGACAGCATCGCCGCAGCACTATGCTACTTTTTCTTCAAACACATCAAGTACCCCATCTCTCTCAACGAGTTTAGTAAGAGGGTGGGACTCAGTGATATCACGGTTCACAAGATCTCTAAGAAAATCGGAGAACTGGTACACACCGTAAAAGGTAAATAATTTTTTCTTATGAACTCATAAGAAAAATGTTTCCCAGCCGTATTGAAATATTAGAAGAAAGAATCGAAAAGGTAGAAGAGAAACTAGACCGAATCATCTCAATCCTAGAAACACAACAGCCTATCCAGCAACGACTCGACAGCCACATCTCCTTCGTCGAATCAGTCTACTCTCGTATCAGAGGCTCCATCAGCTGGCTCTCCCGCCAAAAGACCCTCCCCGAACCAAGCGGTACACCACGTATAACCCAAGACAGCTCCACAGAAGAGAGCTCAGTCTGACCGGATTAGATATAACCACCTTTTGACTATCACTATACTCATTATACCAAGCCATCGCATTCGTCACCGCCGCCTCAAACGTCGTATACGCAAAGCTAGAGTTACCATTCTGTGTTCCAATCTGATACAACCCCTGTACTCCTTCAGCCTTTGCTGGCATATACTCTCCCTCTACCGTCTTGATAAAGGCAGAGTCTAGCTCCATCCACCTCGTTCCATCATGGTGAGCGGTAGGGGATAGCAACATTGTATCCGGTCTAGGAAGATCCGGATACGTCTCCTTTAACTGCTGGAACATCTCTTCTACCACCACACTCGGATCTTCTGTCTGATCCAGAGTCTGCTGTAATCGACTAGATATCCGATCGGGATAGATACAAGTCACACTAAAGACTTTCTTGCTATAAGGATCATTGATATAGTTTCCGATAGGCAGAGATACCACGCCCCACTCACTCTCCGGAAACCCCCACTTTGGAGAAAACGAGATCTCCGTGTCATAGTGAAAGGTAGCAGAGACATAGACATCATAGGTAGACTTTGAGAGAAGATCGGCTACTCGAGGATAAGCAGAAGACAAAGAGGATCTAGCCAACAGGCTCGATAGCGCTGGAGGTGGGATACATAGAAGCACCTTATCACACGGTATCACCTCTCCTCCCACCACTACTCCTGTAACGCTGTGATTTGAGATAAGGATTGAATCTGCCTGTACTCCAAGACGAAAGACGACGTTACCGGTCGCCTCAATCGCACTTCTGATCCGAGGAAAGAGTCCGATATCATTGGGAGATTTTGGTTGTAAGACTTGATACAAAAGATTTTGATCCGCTAGCTGTAATAGTTTATAGATCGAGTATCTGTCTGCTCCCGCTCCATCCGTGAAGCGACACAGCCGATCGAGGAGATCTCTCGACTCTGGCCGAAAATCACAGCACCACGCCGCCACACTCGTCTTCTGTCCAAAGCTCGGAAAGAAGAGAGAAAGGATATAAGTAAGAAATAAGTACAGCACTTCTCTAGGAGAGAGTTTTTTTACGACATTAAATAGTAGATAGGCGATACCAAAGCGATAGCGTACAAAAACGTCTTGTATCCCCATCTGTGATAGCCACCATAGAGTATTGACGTAAGAAGAAAGATATACTCTCGGAGAGTGCTCCGTAAAACGACCGTTCACGCGCAAGACTCTGTGACACCCGCCAATCTGAGTCTCTCGATCGACAACGATGCACTGCTTACCAGACCGTCCTAAGAGATAGGCTAAAACAAGACCACAGGGGCCAGCTCCTACAATGACGTACATCTTGTAATGGAAGAATATTATAAAATCTCTTCAAAGTACAGCAACTTATAAACGCATAGGGCATAGCCAGCTGCTGTTAGACCTGTGTTATCTTCGAGCTCGACAGACGCTCCTCTCTGCTTTAGTATTCGAGAGATCTCCGGGTTGTCTGTGATGTTTAAGTGGTGGAGAGCGGTAAGTCCATACTTATCCTGTAGATCGAGTGACGCTCCATAGTCTAGTAATAGTCGGACAAGTTCAGGATCAAAGCTATTCATCAGAGGAGTTCTCCCTCGCTCGTCTACTATATCTGGATTCGCTCTATTCTCTAGCAAGAGTCTTACCATATTCAGGTCTCTCGTTTCCATCAGAGGCGGATAGCAGTAGTAATGTATGTTAGGATCCGCCCCCTTTTTTAGCAGCTCTTTTGTAATATCGTAGCGGTTGAGACGGACGCTGTACTCGATAGGAGTGAGCCCATTAGGGAGAGGCGCGTTTGGATCTCGAGTCATCTTCTCGATCGATGAGACGTTACCTGCCTGAATACACAACACAAGTAGATCTCCGTCAACCGGATCGGAGAGCGGGTTTCCATAAAGAATATCTTCTACGATTTTCATTCTACTTTGAAATCTTTTTCAAAATAGTTTTACCTTTGCCATGAACAGTTACTTCTTCTCGCCATACTCTTGGCTTTACTCGCGATACGATTCTGTTTATACTGTCTTGCGCGACGATAGGCAGAGAGGATACCTCTACAGTCAGGAGAACAGCTTCTACCACAGACTGGATACTTTAGATCTTTAGGAGAGAGGAAACACTTACTACCACACCGAGACTTTAGCGAACGACGAGCTCCCCGTGTACGAGGAGAGGATTTCTTCCAACCTTTTGATGGATTCGGCATCTTTGAAGAGAGTAAGAGAAGAAAGAATTCTTTTCGTATGAAAAGATTTCATAAATTACTTTCTGGCATACACCTACTTCTCTCGAGTTAGGGAGGAGAGAGTGATGTCTTCCTAACTCTCACATTCCTTGTCTGTATACAGTCTCTATTTATTGGAAGACGAGAGTTCCCAGTTCTTTAGGTCAGATTTTAATCGACGCGCCAGATCCTAAAGACGGTGGTAGAGTTATTAGGTACTCTTTCTATAGGAGGCAGACTGATAGCATCGCCCTTTTTTCTATAAAAATATTGTTAGATCTATATCAAGCAATATGCCATCTTGGAAATAGATACAATGTTCTAGCTGTAAAATAATATTGATTTACTCAAATATGAGTTCTGAAAGCTCTGACACAGGAAGCGACTATTATAGTGATTCCGATTCTTATACCTCCTCTTCATCTAGTAGTGATTGTTCCGAAGAAGATCGTATTTCAAAGAGTAATATTCTCGATGACGTAAAAAATTCTATATCAGAAGCGAGGCTTCAAGGAGCACCGGGACTTCAAGGAGCACCAGGACTTCAAGGAGCACCAGGACCTCAAGGACCCCGAGGATCACAGGGAGCACCGGGACCTCAAGGAGCACCGGGACCTCAAGGAGCACCAGGACCTCAAGGAGCACAGGGACCTCAAGGAGCACCGGGACCTCAAGGAGCACCAGGACCTCAAGGAGCACCAGGACCTCAAGGAGCACAGGGAGAACCAGGACCTCAGGGAGAACCAGGGCCTCAAGGAGAACCAGGGCCTCAAGGACCTCAAGGAGAACCAGGACCTCAAGGAGCTCAAAGAAATTCTATTTTCTATAACGCGTATTCTTTTCTCACTCACGGTAATACACAGGATATTCAGCCGGGAGAGGATGTAGCTTTTTCCCTACATAGTAGCCATTATACAGATAGTCTTTTTGCTACATCCTCTACTGGAATCAATTTGTCCGAAGTCGGTCCCTATTTTGTATTTTTCCAATTAACAGCCTTAGGCAGCGGACATTTAGTCGTCTCCCTCAACGGCGTTGAGCAGACCCATACTCTTGTAACAAAAAACCACTTGATACAGCAGGTAGTATGCGGTACAGTAGTGACTACTACAGAGCCAAACACGGTTCTCAGCATAAGAAACCCAAATAGAGCCATGTCTACTCTACGTCTTATAGCAAACGAAGGAGGTCCTTTAGGAATCTCTAATCATCTTGTTATTATCGCCCTCTAGTGAGGTATGGACTGTAGATCAGATAGAGAAAGATTGGAGAGCTGTGAGGTGTCAAAGCTGGGGACGCCTCCGGTCATACCAGGACCTCCAAGTCCGCCGACTCCGCTAGAGGATTTCGCCATCTCAGCAGCAGCTTCTCCTAGTCTCACGAGATAGTCCCCAGGGATCTCTTTTGGGAAACCAATTCTAAGCATCATAAGAAAAAAGATAAATAGTAACGCTAATATCCCAGTCATGATCTTGTTATTCAATATCCAGCCGGCAACGGGATGATAGGTTGGTCCAGGAGTAGGCGTAGGAGAGGGAGCGGGAGTTGGTATCAAATGAAAATCTTGATACAAGTCGTTTTCCATACTTAATCTTATGTTCTCTTTTTTATTTTTTGTTTCGTTATTATAAATGAACAGTTACTCCTGGGTACAGGCTCCCTCTTCTAGTTCCCTCGTTCTACAGAGGGAGGGCCAGAATGTTCTACAACTCACCAAAGATGGAGGTATGGTAGCAAACTATGCCCTCTTTAACGCCTTGATGGAGGATACAAAATTTGAAGGAAGTGTCCTGGTCGTAGACCCTACAGGTATGGTCAAAAGATCTCCTATCAGTCTAACCAAGATCAGCAAAGAGATCAATGACTACTTTGCTGAGATCAATACGGAAATCAACAAGATGCTAAAAGAAGTACAAAAGGAGGACGAGAAGGCTATGAACAAGGTGGTTTCCGATTTAAATATAGCTCTCACGACGATCCAGAACAATAACAAACACGAGATCTCTCAGTCGTTCAAGAGCACTGATACTAGAGTACAGAGAATCGAATCGTTAGAAAGGATGCTATGGATTATGTTTGTACTCATCATCCTCCTGCTCGTCGCTGTGATCCGGCTGTTCCTCAAAAAGTAATTCATTTTATAACAATAAAATGAATCTTATCTTTTAATGATCCGATTGTTCCTCAAAAAATAATTCAATATAGTAAAATGAATCCCATTGCTTTGATTATACTCGCCTGTCTTTTCTTTATTGCTGCGCTGGGCTGGCCTCCCATACAGAGCTATTCTAATCAGGCGATCGGTATTATCACATCGGTAACGACGACTGCTCTCCCAGGCGGCTTATACGACTGCTCGATCGAGCTAAGCTACAACGCTGATCAGAACACGCTGATTCACCAGGTCCCTCTACGCGTTGTCTCTACTACACAGTATACGTTCGGTCAGACCATCACCATCTACTACAATAGAGATAAACCGTTAGTAGTCTCTATCACTCCCTCTCATCCCGCGGACACACGGCCTCTGATCTACATCATCGCTGCGTTATCAATATTCTTTGTAAAAAATAGTTAAGTAATACGACTACACTAAAATGAGATCGTTGTGTCTTGTTATGATCGTCAAGGATTCCGGGGAAGATATCATCCCTGTACTACGCTCCATCAAGCCCTACCTCTCAAACTACTGTATCTCTGACACGGGTAGCGTTGACCAGACGATCAATCTCATTCGTTCAGAGCTCTCTGGAGTACAGGGAGCGATCTACGAGGATGGGTGGTTTGACTTTGGCACCAATCGCAACATCGCTATCTCCCACGCTGAATCTAATCACCGATCTGACTTTTATATCATGCTCGACGACTCCTATGTCCTATCGGAAGGAAACCCTCTAGAAGAGTTAGAGTCTCTGGACCCGAGAGTAAGCGCAAACTACCTCGTCCGAATCGTTGATAAGGAGAAGTCCTACTTTTCCGGAAGAGTCTTCTCTGCTGGTCAAAAGTACAAGTATCGAATCCACGAAGTCTTTGAAGAGCCGGCAAAGGGTACACTCTCACTTACCTTTACCGATCACCTATCAGCTAACCATAACCAGAGAAGTAAGAAGCGATACCAGAGAGACTTGGCCTACCTCACTCTTGATGAACAGCAGGATCCAAAAGATCCTCGCCCTGTCTATTACATCGCTAGAACCTACCAGATGATGGATAATAACGCCAAGGCGGCAGAATACTTTGCAAAGAGAATCTCTCTGCCGGTAGATTCGAGTAATCTCTATGAGCTTTATAATTCTTATTTTTATTTGGGAATCATTGCTTATAAAAAGTTTATCTTGACTAGAGATCTGAAAGACTGTGACGCGGCGATCGAGAGACTACAGCTCTGTGCCCGTCTCTTTCCTCATCGAGCGGAGCCGCTATACCACCTCGCTACGATCCTCACCTACTTTTACTATGAGACCCGAAAGGAGGAGATTGTCGCGTTGCTAGAAAAGGCGATCGCTACACCGATACCAGAAGACAACGACGTTTTCTATGAGATCTACACCACAAAGATCCCTTACCGTCTAGCCTTTCACTACTACCGCACAGAGCAGTATGACAAGGCTGTCAAGGTGATACACAAGTATCGTCTACCAGAGAATGAACTGCGTTACGACAACCTCTTACTGGCTATGAACTCTTTGAAGCGGCACAGCGTAGAGCACCACCCGGAGGATACGATCGTCATATACGCTACGGATGTTGTCAACCTGCCGTGGAACGGCGCGAACTTTAACGAACAGTGTTCCGGTAGCGAGTATATGGCTGCTAAGCTAGGAGAGTTCTTCGCGTCGAGAGGAAAGAGGGTGTATATCTTTTGCGTCTGTGACGGTATGGAGGGAGAGGTGAATGGCGTGTTCTACATTCCGATCAAGAACTACTACCGCTTTCTCCAGACGACTTGGGTAGACGTTCTGATCGTCTCCAGAGACTCTTCTAAACTTTCCTATCTTCCTCATATCAAAAATGTTTTCCTATGGATTCACGATACCGAACCGTTAGGAGACGAGTTCCAGACTTCGGTTAACTTTCGAGCAGCGGTCGTCCTAACCGAGTCTCATCGACAGCACATCATCAAGTCCTTTCAGCTCAACCCGAAGCTGCTACAGGTGATCCCGAACGCCATACAGACCATTCCGATCGAGAGAACAAAGAAACCGCTCCAGTTTATCTACTCCTCCTCTCCCGATCGTGGCCTAGACTACCTACTGCCTGTGTTTTCAAAGATCGCCAAAAAGTATCCTACCGCAAAGTTGCTCATCTTTGTCAATAAGGGCCTTCTCTCCTCGCAGGCGTTACAGTATATCGAATCAGATCCGGAACACGTCGTCCTCCACCCGAGAGTGAGCCGAGAGGTTCTATACGAGAACTACTCAGAGTCTGACTACTGGCTCTATCCCACCGACTTTGTCGAGACCTACTGCATCACAGCGACCGAGGCGCAGTACTACAAGTGCGTCTGTATCTGTTCTGCTGTGGGAGCGCTAGTAGATACGGTTGGAACGAGGGGAGTGATGCTAAAGAAAAAGGTACACGAGGATTACGAACAGGAGATCTTACAGAAGATTGACTTTCTAGAAGCGACTCCAAATATGAAAGAAGTTTATCGGTACAGGGGATATGAGTGGGCGAAAGACCAGACGATCGAGAACATTGGTATGAGATGGCGAAAGTTTATTCAGTCTTAAATTATTTTCTCGCCTAGTTTATAAATGCACAAACGCTCCTTTAAAGTTATCTCCCCTCGAGCCGCTGGAAGCGTCCTTCGCTCCCGTTCTCCAGCAGGCGCTGCCAAGAAGGCTACTCGTAGCTGTAGCCGTAAGAAGTGCGACGTCGTCGTACAGGATCGCAAGTCGGGTAAAAAGTACAAGTATCGCGTCACCCGTACCTTTGATCCTATCACCATCAAGAGAGACGGCCAAAAGATCAAGTACAAGTACGTCGTCTCCGCCAAGAGTATGAACAAGTAATTTATTATCCTTAATAAATTACTCTAAAGTAAATAAGTACAGCGTTCTCTCTACCTCCCCCAGAAATTCCTGTCTTTTGTTCTCGATCGCCTGGTCGCTATAGACCATGTCTTCTACCGTATCGCACAACGACTGAATCAGCTCCTCTCCTCTATCTAATCCAGATTCTACCACGTTTTGTATCTTGATAGTACTAGCCCTCTCCAAGTTTAATCTCATCCGATTTCTTCCTTGGTGGAACTCTACTACAGTATCAGTAAAATCCTGTAATTTTTCCAACAAACTCTCCACTGCCCTATGACGAGGAGCGCTTCTCGTCTGCCAGTGATATAGCTTTAGCTGTAGCTGAAAGTAAAAGAGATTAAGTACGAGTGACTCTAGATCCATTTGGTTACTTATAACAAATATATTTTATACATTGAATCTCCCATCCATTTCGCTGACAAAAGTTCTATTCAGATGCTGCTTCTTATCCGAACGGAGATTGGAGATATCAACTCGATCTAGCGTAGGACGAACCGACTGAATCGTCCAGTCCGTGTAGTTCGTCTCCTTCTCCGCCCTTCTCACCATCAACTCTGGGTCGACTCTCTCCCGGTTCACAGCATTCTCTGAAACCTTTAAGTTAGTCTGCGCTGAGGTATTAATTCTCTCTCCCTTTAAGTCTACCGTACTCATAATCGGCACGTGAATGTTCTGGCTAATATTCGCTTGCGCAGCATATAACTCTGCCTTTCGATCAAGAGTCACCTCTGGCATATCCGCCTGGATCACAAAGGTATCCGAACCTGTAGCCGACTTGACAAACTTCCACGTATACTCCTTAACCTTTACCGGCTGACCATCATCTCTCTGTAGGCTAATCGGCTGACCCAACGCCGACTGAATCACAAGATTAATCTTATCTTCTATGCTCGCATTAATATTCTGACCATCGTGTCCTCCTCCCGTCTGAATCACGATAGACACGTTCGAGTTCATGTTCTTTAACAACACATCCTTCATCTTCTCCTTCTGTACATCTAGATACTCTTGCTTAGAATAAGCTCCCTTCACACCAGACTGCTGAGTGTATCTCAACGGATCAGCTACTACAGAGTGACCCACGTCGACTCGTCTTCCCGCTTCATAATCCTTCATACCCGTAATAGTAGACTGCTGGGTATATCTCAATGGATCAGCTAGATAGCTCTTCTCATCACTTACATTACGCTGTGATTCATAATCCTTTATACCCGTAAGCGTAGACTGCTGAGCGAAACGTAGCTGATCGGCCAGATAACTCTTCTCATCACTTACATTACGCTGTGATTCATAGTCCTTTATACCAGACAAAGCAGTAACCGCCTCAATCGTCATCGGAGTAATGACAATTCCGTTTGGAGTCTGCTGATACTGAAACATCTTCTGTAGTTCAACGCTATCAAACCCCTTTAGCTTAGAGAGAATATTTTTGGTTACATATCGCTCATTTAGAGAATGCTTCATCTCTGGATTGTCAAAGTACATACCCTGCTCCTTTGACAGATTCGACTGTTCTGCATGATAGGTATGATGTGCTCCAGTAGCAAAGGCAACCTCGTGTTGATCTACCTGATTCTCTCGGAAAAAGTCATCTCTCGTTAAATCCGATCCCGGATTGGTTCTCGCTCCTACCCACTCTCTTCTCTGACGAGAAAGAGGCTGTAAGTCTTCTAGACGAAACTCAGGCGGACGGAACGACTCGTTCACCTTGTACGGATTGCTAGCCGAACCAAAGTTCATCGTCGTCATAGAACCGAAACCTCGGTTTTGATAGTCGACTTCTACCATCGCATTCTGACCCTTAGAGTATGTCATAATCGCATCGTTGTAACGAGACGCGTCATTACGGATGTTGTAAGTAACATCACCCTCCTCTACTCTCTCCTTCTTTTTGGTAAATACCTCTTTTGGCGGTTCTCGATAGATTGTAGGTTGTTCCCAAGACGGAAGACTTACTCCTCCCCTCTCTTTTCTCGGATATTGAATACAGGCCATCTCCTTTACTTGTAGTAACACATTATTAAATTTTTTATTATCACTCAAGTATACAAATGAGTTATTATTATCTCGGTACTCAGCCATCTGAACTAATGGACAAAGTTCAGTCTCTTCCAACTCTCGTTCAAAAAATACAGTATCTATTAGAGAAAAAGTCCATTCCAGAGACAAAAGACATAGCAGAAGAACTACTAAAGACGCTTTCCTTGAGAGATCTCAAAGAATCTACACTTGATTCTCCTACTAGTTCCTCTATGGGTTCTCCTACCAGTTCCTCTATGAGTTCTCCTATCAGCTCTGTAATGAGTTCTCCTATCAGCTCTGTAATGAGTTCTCCTACCAGTTCCTCTATGGGTTCTCCTACAAGCTCTATAATGAGTTCTCCTACCAGTTCCTCTATGGATTCTCCTACAAGCTCTATAATGAGTTCTCCTACCAGTTCCTCTATGGGTTCTCCTACAAGCTCTGTGATGAGTTCTCCTACCAGTTCCTCTATGGGTTCTCCTACAAGCTCTGTGATGAGTTCTCCTACCAGTTCCTCTATGGGTTCTCCTACAAGCTCTGTGATGAGTTCTCCTACGTCACCGATAAGCTCAGATATTCTAAATTCAGCTATTAGTGCGGCTATTACCGCGGCTTTGGCTACAAAGAGAGAACAAGAGTCTTCCGTGGTTCCTTCTGTGTCCAGTACTCCTATTTCTGAGGCTCCTTCTGTGTCCAGTACTCCTATTTCTGAGGCTCCTTCTATGACCAGTACTCCTATGTCACAGGTATCAGATATTTTATCATCTGTAGTCAGCTCCCCTATGTCACAGGTATCAGATATTTTATCATCTGTAGTTAGCTCTCCTATAAGCGCTGCCTCTTCTTCTCTATCTTCTTTAGTAGATAGTCTATCATCACTAGATATATCTTCTAGTTCCTTCCTTCCGTCGTTCGGAAGTTCTTCTGCTGAAATCCGAGCAGAAGATAAACCAGTAAAACAGAAAGATCAGAAGACTGATAAGCAACAGAAAGATCAGAAGACTGATAAGCAACAGAAAGATCAGAAGACTGACAAGCAACAGAAAGACCAGAAGACTGATAAGCAACAGAAAGATCAGAAGACTGACAAGCAACAGAAAGATCAGAAGACTGACAAGCAACAGAAAGATCAGAAGACTGACAAGCAACAGAAAGACCAGAAGACTGATAAGCAACAGAAAGACCAGAAGACTGATAAGCAACAGAAAGACCAGAAGAAGGATCAGAAACAAGTCACTCCTCAAAAAGACCAAAAGAAGGATCAGAAACAAGTCACTCCTCAAAAAGATCAGAAGAAGGATCAGAAACAAGTCACTCCTCAGAAAGATCAGAAGAAGGATCAGAAACAAGTCACTCCTCAGAAAGATCAGAAGAAGGATCAGAAACAAGTCACTCCTCAGAAAGACCAAAAGAAGGATCAGAAACAAGTCACTCCTCAGAAAGACCAAAAGAAGGATCAGAAACAAGTCAGTCCCCAAAAAGACCAGAAGAAATCAAGTCCACCAAAGACTCCTACTCCTCCAAAGCCTCAGCAGAAACCAAGTCCACCAAAGACTCCTACTCCACCAAAGCCTCAGCAGAAACCAAAGACTCCTACTCCGCCAAAGCCTCAACAGAAACCAAAGACTCCTACTCCACCAAAGCCGAAACCTACTCCTCCAAAGCCGAAACCTGCTCCACCAAAGCCGAAACCTACTCCTCCAAAGCCGAGGCCTACTCCACCAAAGCCGAGGCCTACTCCACCAAAGCCGAAACCTACTCCACCAAAACCGAAACCTGCTCCGCCAAAACCGAAATCCTCTTCTCGACGTAAATAAAAATTAATTTCCCAAGTAAATACTAAACAATGTCTTTTGCCTCTAAAGTACTAGTAGACTATCCATCAGAAGATAGACTATACAAGTCTACTCTCGAACTGATTGCCCATAGCGACGAAAAGTGCCAGGCTATCGTCCCCGTCCCCCGTGAAATCAAGTTAAAGAGTATCCAGGAAGTTCCTCGTATTATCCCATCCACCTTTATGCTTAAGGGTGACTATGACCTAAAGCTAAAACAAACCAAGTGTCTTGCTGTGTACCCAAGAGTCAATACAAAGATGATGACGACTTCTCTAGAGCAGAATAAGGCCTTCCCTCCTCTTTTCCGAGTTGCTGCCCCAAACTCTAAAATCACTTTCTTTAACCATGTCAAGTCCTTTCAGATTCAACAGGGTGATCTAGACAATATTCTAGAGCACGCAAAGCGTCTTCCTGCGTATTACAACTGGGTAGAGCAATCTGCTGAGATGTGTAAACCCTTTGATCAAGGTCTCTGTGGAAGCTGTTGGGCAGTAGCGGCAGCTACTTGTATGAGTGATGTCTTTGTTATCAGTAAGAAAGTAAAGGAGAATCCAAAGATCAGCCCCACTTACTTTCTAAGCTGTCTTCCTCAGGCACAGTGTAATGGAGGAGACCCGAGTCAAGCTCTAAACGATATGGTCAATCAGGGTATAGCGACTGACGAGTGTCTCGATTATAGCTGGTGCGCAAAGACGGCTTGTGGCGGAGACCCAACGAAACATTTTGAAGAGAGAAGCGCCAATACTTACGTACCGCGTTGCGCCTGTGCCAAGCCTGCGCCGGAGTATTTACGCTACTTTGCGGAGCAACCGGAAGCGATCTGTATCCCTCCGGTTATGTCTGATTTTACCAGTATGGAGAGAGCCAATATCGGATACTATTTACAGGGAATGTATGGTCTAACTGGGTCAGGATACGCAAACTTGGCCAAGTATCACTACAAGGATATTCAGGCTTTGATCAAGAATCATATTTATAACCACGGTCCTGTGATTGGAGGTTTCCACGTCTTCAAGAACTTTTTCAAGGGAAGATATAACTCTACCAACGGAATCTATGTAGAGACGGCGACGTACGGCGGTGTACCAGGAGTTGATTACGACGATGTAGAAAGAGATTGGTCTGGTTCTCACGCTGTCGTTATCGTCGGCTGGGGTACCGATCAGATTGAGAATGAAAAGGTGGATTACTGGATCGTAAGAAATTCTTGGGGAGAATCCTGGGGAAACAATGGCTACTTTAAGATGGCAATGTACGGCAATGAGAAGGGTAAAAAGTACCAAAACCAGTTCTCTCAGTTCGAATACCCGAGCATCGTCAATACCAGCGAAGGCATTGCTCTAACCGGAGGAGTTCTCCTCTTTAAGGCGGGTCGTATCGAAACCTTTAAGCAGCCTATGTTGCAGACAGTTCCTACTACTTCTGTGACTCAGGAGTCGATGAATGCGGTGAGCGTCATCACTCTTATCGCTTTCCTATACGCTCTTTACTTACTCTATAGCAAATCTCCTCGTACCGACTCGAACGTGATGCTAGCGGTCAAGACTCTAATACTAATCCTCGTCGCTGGTTGGATCTTTAACCAGGATCCAGCTCTAGCACAAAGCCTAAACCGCATCCCATACAAGAATTGATTTAAAGATTCTCCCTTTGTATAAGTATGGCTTCAGAGCAGGATATTAATTTTTCGATTCACGCTGATGTTCCAAAGGAGAATTTACAGGTATTGGACACGGTGTTGACCGAGCTCTTTGGTGCTCTTTCTACTAATATGAAGAAGGCGGGAGACTTTCTTGAGAAGATGAAACCTCCTCAAGTAGAGACCGAACCGAAAGAAGAAAAGAATACAGAAGAGAGCGGAGATGACGATGGGGAAGAGACACAATATGAAGAGGATGACGACGACGAGGAAGAGGAAGAGGAGGAAGAGACAGACGGCGAACAAGAGTGTGAGGAAGAAGGATATGATTCGGATAATGAAAAAGAAGACATTGAGCACGTCTTTCTAGTAAACATCGACGGAGAAGTTTTAGGTTACTCGCCTACTCTTCGCCAGGCGATGTCTTGTCTGAACCAGGAGTGTGAAGATTTCCTATATAATTATCAGGGGCTTTTCCGAGTACAGCGTACGACGACCAGTGTTCAAGTCTTCCGCCGTACTCCTTATTTGTGGTACATGTTCTCTGAACAACCTATCTTCCAGGGAGAGATCCAGGTGGTGACAAAGGTATAAATTTTATTCTGACCAGAATAAAATTAATTGATACGCAAGGATCTTACCTTCAAGTATAGGAAGACGCCGAAAAAGTTCTTTGCGAAGATATCTAAAAAGTTATAAGAGATATTCTTTTTATCTTCTTCTAGCATGGCGGCAAATCCATAGAGAGACCACACGAAAAACATGGCGGTAAAGATACGGTTTGCGTCTTCTGTAGAATCTTTCACAAAGCACTCATACATCTGACCGAAAGACATCAGTAGAAAAAGAAACCCTAAGGCGATCGATTTACTCTTCTGAATTCTACCCGTCTCTCCAAGATATCCCACGATAAGCATCATAAGGTTGGCTACTAGTATGGTGGTGATCACTTCTCGATTCTCTTCCCATACGGTGGAGACGGTCAGAGTTCTATCTGGATACTTTTCATAAGCCAAATAGTTGATCGTCGTGAACAACATCGTGGGAGTTGTAAGCACCCAATCATAGTATCTCGTCTGAGCCATCTGCCCCACGTTACTCGTCGATAGACCTCTTAGCAGGGTAGCGTAAAATCCAAACTCTATTGCCTGTACTCCCATCTCCACCTTGATGAGCTCTTTTAGGATCTCATCGCGAGGAGCTACCTTCATACCTAGACCTCCCAGCGCAACGAACGACGCTAGTTGTGCTATTATACTGATATTTGTGGTAAGCTGTACTGACATCTTTATTTATACCATAAGATTTTATTGTTGTAAAATTTTGCTAATACTGCAAGTTGTATGACACTCTTCCTTATTACCAGTTAGTATGCTATTGATATTATCTTCTATGGTTCTCACCTCATTGTTTTCCGAAAAGCTCACTCTCTTCTCCTGTTGAGGAAACGGGTAGAATGGCTGAGGCGGACCTACTGGATTCACAGGGATGACATCGGTAATAGGATTCGGAGGAACTGTCGCCTGAGGCTGCTGTACTTGACGAGGAAGTTGCATCATAGGAAGTTGCTGTAATTGACGAGGAGGCTGCTGCATCATAGGAAGTTGCTGTACTTGCTGGGGAGGCTGCTGCATCATAGGAAGTTGCTGTACTTGCTGGGGAGGCTGCTGCATCATAGGAAGTTGCTGTACTTGCTGGGGAGGCTGCTGCATCATAGGAATCTGCTGTGCTTGACGAGGAGGCTGCTGCATCATAGGAATCTGCTGTACTTGTTGATGAGATTGCTGTACTTGTTGATGAGATTGCTGTACTTGTCGATGAGATTGTTGTACTTGTTGATGAGGTTGCTGTACTTGCTGAGGAAGTTGCTGTGATGGTAAGAACGGTTGAGGAGTAAACATCACAGAGTGATATGGCTGGATCACAGGCTTTTCTTGACCGGGAATAAAAGGTTGAGGAGGCATTATTGGTTTCTCTTGGATAGGCATAAATGGTTGACCCGGCATAAAAGGTTGAGGGGGGATAGTCGGCTTCTCCTGACTGGGCATAAAAGGTTGAGGAGTAAAGATAGGCTTTTCTTTGGGAAGATTATGGTATCCTTCTCTTATCTGTATAGGACAGGAGAGAGGCATCACGACCTCGGTATCACCGACGACAATAGGGTTGATACCTGTCATCCGAGACTGATCGGGTAGGATTCCGCTGGTACGGTGACAAGAGTTATAAGAGTTAAGAGGAAGTTTTTCTTGAGTAAAGCTTAAACTTTTCTGAAAAAGTTCCTGTTCCGATTTATTTAGATTTTCCTGGTAGAGATCACAGGCATCACTCCACTGCTTAGAGCATTGAGAAGTCATCAAATCCATACAGTTTGACTTGTACATCTGATACTCTGGCCCTGATCCGGAATACCCTCCTATGCATACTTTGGCGTTATCTAGTATTGACTGTGAACGTACTGGATACGAAAAGTAATTTCCTTCCCCAGATGTATTGGAAGAAGACAAATACATTTTTATATTCCGAGAAGAAGATAAAAAAAAGTTATAATTCTTCCGATTATAACTTACTGATTTACCTTTGGTTTGCTAAAGGACTTTCTAGCGCCCACTGACTGTATAGTAGGAACTGCTTTCTTCGGACGCGATAGCTTCTTTACCGGGCTGACTTCATCTTCCTCCTCGTCAAAGTCTAGCTCAATATCATCTTCAGGAATATCTTCTAGCATCGGCGGAGTCTTTTTCGGATCAGGAAGCTTATTATCGACAACAGACCCTCCCTTCAGCAGCTGTGCTACTAGCGCTTCAAGTCTTTCTACTCTAGTTACGAGAGAAAGATACTCTTTCTTGGATACTTCTGGTTCACTACTCCCGCTGCTAGAAGCGCTACTAGATTGCTTTCTCGCAGGAGGAGCGATTTCTACTCCCGATAAGATTTGCTCAATCAGTGTCTCTACATCACGCTTCTTGTGCTTGGGGAAGATCCAACCGGGTCCAACCTTGAGGCGGCTATTAAAGAGACCTCCGATAGCCTCTAGCGCTTCTTTGTATTGTTCCTGCGCGCCACGCAACACGATCGCTTTCTCGCTATAAGTCTCTAGAACTAATGACATTGTGTATACAAGTAATACCGTTTGTTTAAAAGAGGAATCATTTTTAAAAAAGATGTCTAAGCTGCCATAACCTGGTAACTCTTCCCTGTGCGCATTGACCTAGGTGATACATATCAGCGAGCTGCTCTTCTAGCAACGACAGCATATCGGTATCTCTGGTAAGTATGACATACGCTATGTCAGCGAGGAGATCTTCTGCGCGTTTTTGATTTGTTGTATCAAAGTTATTCAAATGGCCGATATTTGCTAGAATAAGCTGTACCCCTTGGATTGCCGTAGAGTTTCTCATCTTTGGGAGGAGTCTCTCGATCCATTCTCTCTTGTCTCCGCTGACGAGAGGCGTGTACTCGCTGTCTTTGTACGTGTAGTCGTAGACGTGGACGTCGCGAAACTGACTCTCTGTCGATATAGGAAGGAATGGTGCTGGTACAGACTCTGGTATAGAGATCAGAGTGGGCGGGATAGTAGACTGGCGATGAATTCGGAAAGACATTTTGTATAAAGAAACTTTTTAATCCAAAAAAGTTTCCTACTCTTGATAGGTATTCATCAAGTATTGATAGACTTCAGTCAGCAGTTTTCTACGAGTTGGAGTGATAGTAGATAGAGCCGTATCATAGTCCATCCACCGAATATCCATCACTTCATCGGATACATAGGGATCTCTCATTCCATGAGGGCAGTCTTGGTATTTAAATTTGATATTGAGTCCGTCTCTGATATACCCCAGAAAGTAGACGCTGCGGTACATCTTGTGATCAGTTCCCTGGTAGTTATCTTCATAGGATCCTGCGCTGTGGATTAGGTTGACGTACTCTTTCTCGATATTCGTCTCCTCCTCAAATTCTCGTAGTGCGCACTGATGAGTATTCTCTTCTATAAATCTTCTTCCTTTTGGAAAATCCCAAATATCTTTACCTTCGTCCGCGCTCGTTCTTATTAGACCTCTGATATACTCTCCGTTCTCCTCCCAGCACTCCTTTGCTTTCCTGAGTTCTGTGCGATAGAGTCTTCTCTTTGTAGATACCCAGAGATCTTTCCATAGGCTATCAAAGCCGTAGTGAAGGAGGCGGCGTCTCTCGTCTGACGTGGTATTTGCCACGTATTCGAGTAGTAGCTCTGGCGTGTACATACCTCTTAGGATACACTCATAACTAAAAGTATCTCGTCGCCGTGTTAGGAGAAACAGCGGTCTCGTCTTATGGATCGTATACACTACCAGGCCATAGCTGGTTGAAATTTTGTTACGTATCTGTAGCTTAGGATGTTCCTCGTTGTCCATCTTCCTATATACCTAGGTTGTTTAATTTGTTTTTAAACATTTGTTATATAGTAAAATGGACGAGAAGACTCCAGCTTCGTATACTCCTGTATCCTCCTTTGTGGATTATGATTCAATGTCGGAAGAGGAATACTTTAGAGAGATGGAAAAAAAGGTAGCATACTACAAGGAACACTTCCCTGACATGTACGCAAAGGCGGTACAGTGGATGCAGATGCTTAACGAATCTGAGATCTACAAGAACAACGCTCCCTCTGACCCGGAAGTTTCGGATCGTCAGAAGGAAAAGGCCTACGACCTTCTAAAGAACGTGCGTTACAACGGGTGGACAGAAGCAGACCTCACGGAAACGGAAATCCAATTACTGGCTACCTATTATCCAGACTGGCTAGAGGATCGCAAAGAAGATTAAGTTAATTATTACACTAATAATTAACGCTTTACCTTATTCATCGCTCTCAAAGTCAATAATCACGTCCTTCTGTACAGACTTTGATTTGTTTCGTTTCATAAACGAAACCTTGGTGGACTTGGTATCTATAGGATTCTTTTCCTTCACCGGTTCTGGTCTCAATCCAGGTAATACTACCGTTTCCTTTGCCGTCTTTCCTGTAAGAAGATTAGGTAAAATACTAGCAGGAGATTCTCTGATCCTCTCCAACGGTCTAGCCACCACCTGAACGGGTAGCCGAGGTTGCTGAACAGAAGGTTGTGTCGGCATCGGCTTAAATTCCGTCTTCGGTGGCATATAGACTTTACTATAGGGTTTGGCGTTACGGAGCATTTCTTCGTCTAGTACCATATCCATAAAGCCGGTACCACACTTGACCAGCTTGCCCGCCATGAGAGAAGCGGAAACACCCATCTGATCCGTCTCACCGTTGACAGCTGCGATGAAGAAGTTTCTCACACTCTCTTCAAAGGACGCTTTAGCCATCGGCCCAATCTGATTTCGATCAATACCGTAACGATTTACCGAGCTAATCTTTCCCTGATAGGTCATACTATCCGCCAATAGCTCGATGTGTCGTCTTCCTACAGAGGCGGCGCTCGCGGAAAGAACCTTGTAGAACTCTTCAATGATGAACTGGCGACACGCCTCTACTCCGAGGACACGGAAAACCTCCCAGATGTCGCTGCTACGACAGCGGGTATAGTCGAGCTCTTCGTCTTTAAAGGCGGAGTAGAGATTGGTACCCTTTGTCATCACGGTCCACTCTCCTTTCTCTTCCTGTAGCTGGATATCCTCAACTCCAGACATTCCTGAGATCTGGATATCTTTCAGATAAGGGATCACCACGTTCTGGATACAGCGCGTCTCGATCGAGAATCCTTTAAACTGTTCAAACTTGTTATCTAACTTCTTGAGGCGAATTCCCTTAAAGTCAATATAGACGTCTACGATTCCTATCGTGTCGGGGGAGGCCACGGCGTAGAGATCTCGAAAGGACTCTTCAATCTTTGCCGCGATGTCTAGCGTCGTGACTCTGTGCTTGTATAATAGATCTCGATCGAGTTCGAAGCGTACCATCCAATTCAGATCAAACCCTCCCTCCTCGTTCAGGATCTCGTTGGAGAAGATAGAAAAGTACAAGCGGTACCATAAATCCGCTCCATCTCCTAGATCCTTAAATCCTCCTACATAACGAGCTGTGATACGAGTGGAGAGACTTGAGAGATAGACCTCGATAACATTCTTATAGGAGTGCTCTCTCGCCTGCTCGATCGTTTTTTTCTCTTTATAGTATAGGTTCATGATACTAATCTTTTGTTTCTTACTCGCGTTGAGGAGTTCTTCTACGCGAGGCACTCCTGCTGCTATACCGATGGTCGAGATACCAGAGTAGTGAAAGGCGTTAAGAGACATTTGAGTCACGGGCTCTCCGATGCTGGTAGCTGCCTGTACTCCGACCATCTCACCGGGTTGGAGAAGACTGCGGTGATACTCGAGCATCACTTCTTTTTTGAGTTCTGGAATACCTTCTGGGTAGATCTCTACCTCTTCAAGCTGACGCTGGAGATTACGGACAAGACCGTCGCGTACAGCGATCGCTGTCTCGAACGGGATGCTAGGGTTGATCGGGATCTGATCACAGATTTCCTCTACTTCTTGGGATGTAAGGTTGCGCTTCATCTTCTTTTCCTAAAGAATTTTCTATAGGAAAAAATCATTTTTAATCAAAAACTTTTGAACTTCGGTTGACGTACCTTTTGCAGTAGTTATATATATAGTCTTCCATTGGATACACAAGCTCTGCTCTAAACTCAGCAGAGGCGTCGAATGTGACTTCTCCATTCGGCTGTACCTCCATCCCTGTGATGGACTCTATCCGGCGTTGACTCATCTTGATATCAGTAAGCTGTCCTCCATAGACACGAAGGGTAAGAGCCTGAAAGACTTCCGTCGCCTTCTTTAGCGTCCAACCGTAGATCTTGCGGAGGTCGAGGCAGTACTCCATCAAGAGCACGTCTTTGATGTACTTGCGCTTGATATCCTTCCACTGATTCCAAGTATCTTTCTTGAACTGTTCGTTGTCGTCCTTCTTCTTCTTGATCTCGTCAGAAGAGATGAGATCAGTATGGTTAGTAAGGATCTCGATGATATCTTCCGTGATATACTTTGGATTTTTTCCATTCTTTAGGTTGTAGTAAAAGGAAACTTTTTTGCGATTGGCGTTCTGCATATATCCACCAGAGATATACAACTGCTTTGGATACTTACCATAGGCCAGGTCGTCAAAGACTCCTTTCCAGTACTCGTTGGGACAGAAGGGTTTACAAGTTAGAAAAATAGGATTAACGACATCTCTCTTACCACGTATTCTAGATGATTTCATGCTATTATATTATTTTATCTTAAAACGGAGATAGATAGTTAAAATGAGTTTTGATATTTCTAGCGCCAGTAAACAGCTGCGAGAGATAGAGGCTGAGATCAGGCGATTAAATACACAGCTGAAAACCACTCGCCTCTTGAAGAGCAAGATCGAGAACGAGGTTCGCCAGTACCTAGAAAATACAAAGCACCAGGGAGTGATTGTCAATAATGTCACAATTCTTAAAGAAGACAAGCTAGTACACAAGAGACTAAAGAAGCAGGAAAAGGATGATCGCCTAAAAACTATATTGGGAGATACGGCAACACCAGAACTTATCGAAAAAATTAAAAACGCGAATCGGGGAGAACAAATGGTAAAATCTTCGATTAGCATCCAATATGATAAACTGAAATAAAGGATACGATCACCATAATAATGCCCACGTTTCGTATTCATAACCCTCGTAATCGCTCGGATCGAGTACTGATTCGCCTCACCCGCAGCGCGATGAGCGCCTTTGTGCCACCTCCTCCCTCTGCCACTTCCGGTCTCCCTCTAGCCTCTACGGTGACGGAAGGAACCACGGTTAGCGTAAAGTCAAAGAAGAAAGTCTCCCTCCAGCAGATTCAAGAAATCCTCAAGCTACTCCAAAAGACAAAGAACAAGGATCTGGTATCTCTCCTATCCGCTTCTATTGCCGGACTCGTAGAAGACGAAGTTGACATTGATGACACCTCTGTCGAGGAGGAAGTACAGGTAGAAGAAGTACAGGAGGAAGAGGCAGAGGAGGATGACGATGTCCTTGTCATTGAGCTATAAATTTTTCTACTCTTTTATTATTCCTTATGAATAATAAATGCTAAAGAACGTAATCCTCCTTATTCTCATCCTCTCCGTCGTCTTGATCATGTATCGGGCCGGACAGCAGAACGAGGCCTATCGTCCCTTTGTCACTCTCTACGGAGCCAATCCCATTCGTCAACGTAGAGGAGGCTGGCGTAGCTGTCCCGGTCCCTGGTGTCCCTACTCACAAGATCAAACGGCAACTCCCTGTCCCTGGTGCCCCAACTCGCAAGAGAGACAGCTCGGATATACGCCCTACGGAGAAGGAATGTACACCAGCACCTACGGAGACGTCTGTTCTCGCTACGGTTCCTCTACCATCGACGTCGACCCAAGCGTTTACTACATGGGATCTCGCTGGTGTCCGGTAGGAGTAGTCACCAGCCAGACCTCTCCCGATAAGGTGTCTAGCACACAGGCGCTTGAGGCACGGTTCCAAGGCAATAGCTGGTCCTTTCGTGTAAGGGATGGGGTCTCTGGTATGTATATCTACCTCAACACAGTGGGACAGGGTCCGTACGGCGCTTACCGAGATGGAGATCTGATTCAGATACTAGGAAAGCCGGGAGACTGGAAAGCGCAGATACAGACACAGTACCAGCCCTATCTGTTATATCTTCCATTTTAATTTTTATATTGTGATGTTTACAAATGTCTTCTATTCAAGCTCCTACCACAGCCTGGATGGCCTATTCTGATGCCACCATACTCCCTCCGACAAGTGTATACGTAGGTCCATATCGACTAAACGAGCCAGAGAGTTACGAGAAGTCAGTAGAGAGACAGCCGGATCGCCAACTCGCTGAGGCTCTTCAGAGTCTTTCCTCTCCCTTTCTTACGAGCTATCTCTCGTTCTCTAGGGTGTTCACGGAAGATGATTACTATACGTTATTTCTACCGCTAGACTCTAGTGTATTGGAGGGGTTACTCGACGTACAGGAGAATGCGGCACAGGGCTATAGCTACAAGGATAGAAAGTTCAAGGCAGAGGCTAAGACGCGTATAGAGGATATACTAATGAATCATATGGTGAGCGTAAAGATCAATCCACAGCAGATCCAGTATAGAAACACCAGAATCACGGCGATCAACCAGAATGTGATACATATTAATGAGCAGGGAGAGATTAACGACGGTGTGTCTGTAGTTCAGCAGTACATCATCCTTCCGAACTGCGTGATCTACCTGATTTCAAAAGAAATTCTCTAAGAACTCATAAAGATTTTGAAAAAGAGTACGTTGGAGATGAAAACGATAAAGACGTATAGCAGGATCGTAACGCTCCAGTTCGTCTTTCTCAGTAGATGAATATAGATGACGAGCTGGAAGAGTGCGGACGCCATGGAGATGATAACCAAGTTCATCTGGCTCTCTGTAAGCGAGAGAGTATTCGCTAGTGTTCTTATGATGGAACTCATTTTAATTATTATTCTCGAGAATAATAATTTACTGTAACCACTGTTCTAACATTTTCTGAACAGCCGCTTTACGGAACCCTTCTATCCGCTCTACCATCTTTCCCTGTTCGTAGAACTCTAGAGTAGGCATACCCTGTACTTCTGTAATCAGCTCAGCAAGCTCGCTATCATCAACGTCAATGATGAGAACAGGAACACTGATATCTGGGTAACGGTCGTGTAGGAAGGCTTTTAATTCTTTACAAGGACCACACCAGCTAGCAGTGTAGAGTACGATATCTCTTTCTGACGTCGTGTGAATGAGATAATAGTCCTCTAACGACGTAATGTGATGATAATTCATTTTATCTAACTACTCTTATATTTAACTTATCATTTTAAGAATTTAATATTGAAGTAATCATAAATGAAGCTTATATGGCTTATTGCTATACTCGTTGTAGCCGTCATTGTCATAAAGAATTACGAACATTACAGAGGAAGCTATAACATCTTCAAGGCCTATAGCGACCACGTCAAACCTTTCACCTTTACGATCTCGAGTCAACCGGGTATAGTCTCTATCCCCTATCAACAGAAAATCCCCCTTAAGATCATCCAGACTGGCTGGTCAAAAAGTCTGGATCTATATAACTACCAGTGCTGCACGATGAACCACCACATGAACCCAGAGTACGAATACCATTACTTTGACGACAAGGACTGTACCAATTTTATCAAAGAACACTTCCCAGATACACTACAGTGGTATAACAAACTAGTACCAGGAGCATACAAGGCCGATCTTTTCCGCCTCCTCGCTCTCAAGAAAATGGGAGGAGTATACCTAGATTTAAAGACCACCTGCTTCCAACCTCTCCGAAACATCATTACCGAGAAAGACGAATTCATCTCGATAAAAGATACGCTCAAGGGCTCTATCTACAACGGTATCATGGCCTGTGTCCCCGATCACCCCGTCATCGACAATGCCATCAAGCTCTATATCGAAAACATCAAAAACAAGAATTACGGTATTAATCCACTCGATATCGGAGGACCGCAAACCATAGGAAGAGCTCTGAACCTCTATCTAGGAAAAGATCAGCTAGCAGAGATTGAAGAAAACTCGACCGACTCCATCCGAATGGTCGGGAAGTGGTTAGTCATAGGAAAAGATATTGCCATCTTTACGTCCTTTGACGAAAAGACCCTACTCTTTAATAGAACGTGCCCATCCTATAGCATAAATAAAATCAAGCAGATGTTAAAAGGAAAGGAATACCACACTCTATGGCTACTCAAGAAAGTATACTCAGACTAGTTGTATCAAAATCTCATCCTTTTGCTTTAAGTTCTTTCGTAGAACATCAGGAAAATAATACAAAAAGTCAGAGTATCCAGACCGGTTCTCGGATAGCCCCTGTGATTCCAAGTACTTACCAATTACTTTACAGCAGTGAATATTCCACCACTTATCAGCCAACTCCTTGAATAATTTCTTCTGACTCATATCAAACGCTCTCGGCTTCTTCTCTGTCCTTACTATTTTTATATAAGAGTTGAGATTACTCTCCGTCCTAAGAAATTCCTCCAGAGGCTCCATAAAAATAGTAAGCATATGATTAGACTCAAGCACAATAGCGCTATCCGGATCTTTATAGCTACTCCTTCTCGGATGAAATAGAAAATTCGCATAAGAGTTAAGTACATAGAGTTTAGACTGATGCTTCACTACATAGGCAGTATGGATCTGCTCCTCATTCGAAAACATACACACCAAGGTAAAAGGATCAATAAACGGGACAGCATCCTTCACGCTACAGATATGAATCAAGTCTCCCTCCTCTATACTAGACACCGCCTCCTCCGCTGTCTTACGTTGTGCTGGTCTATTATACCGAAAGATACACATCTTTAGAGCCAAGTAAATAACAACTAGCATAAAGACAAAAAGGATCTGTTTCCTATATATGGTTCGGGATAACATCCATATGACGAGCAATCCAACCAGGATTGCTGTAACGTTTGGTGTAACCATCTTTAAATATCCATATGGATATTTAAAATTTATTTTAATACCTTCTCCCCTTATCCCTAAACTCCATCTCTCTTAGCTCATCTCCTTGTACTAGCAAGTCTTCCTGTACCTCTCCGTTCTCATAGAGAAGTAGTAGTCTAAGGCGGTAACCTCTCTCGTTGACTGCCTGAAACTTTCTAATATTCTTTTCTTTTTGTGAGTGAAGCGTCCAGTCTCCCTTTACCTCTATAATCATATCTCCTATCGCAAAGTCTGGGTGGTATACCCTCTCCACGCCTTCCTCGTCGGTGTAGTCAAAGGAAGGAACGTCTTTACCGAATCGGAACTCGTCCGCCTCGATCTTTCTCTGTAGAAACTTGTCTTCTATCTGGTCCAAAAGATAGTCAATCGCCTGTGGTTCGTATCCCTGGAGCGCGATAACTCTGCCGTTCGGTAGAGTATACTCCTTTCTGCGATAGACAGATCTCATAATCTTTTCAAAGATAGCCGGATCTTTCGATACGTTATCTACTCCATACCTTTCTAGACAAGTATCCCTACACTTTTGTAGTCTACAGAACTCGTTACATTTCTTTCCCTTTCTTATATCAGATAGCGCTTTCTGATCTTCTCTTCCACAAGAACATAAGATTCTTAGCATCATCTTATTGTTGATATACTCTTCCTCTGTGGTTAATAGTATCACATCCATCTCTTCCACTTTCGCCTTGAGTACTGGATACGGGAGTTTGTGATGCCAGTTCTCGCAGACTCGACAATAACCCTTTGAGATCAGTAGGTTTTGTATACAGGCGTATTGAATCGATTCACAGTTTCCGCATTCGTATTCAGCCTTTCTCTCCTTTAGGTTAATAGAGATTACCTTGTGTCCTCTTTGCTCAATTCTTTTGGTAAAGTCTCTCTTTGACTCCTCTTCATTCTCGATATCGAGACACGTCGCGCAGAAATTTTTCACGTTACCTTTGTTATACGCGACTCTCTTATTGTTGAAGGAGTTCACCGTGAGAATACTCTCGTGCAGAAGAGGACACTTGAATGTTACCTTTTTCTCTCCACGGAATACAGCCTCGTCAGAGATCAGAGTAAAACCGAGTTTCTGGAAGAACGTTTGAGCGTTAGTGTAGGCCATAATTTTAGAGATAACATAAAGTTATTTCCATATATCATTTTTAAGTTCTCTGACAATGCTGTGAGAGAAACAAATATTTTTCCGTGCTTGAAATTTTTTGTGACAATAAAAAATGCCACGATTTCCGACCTTCTTATAGGACGGGAAAACCTAACGCGCCGCCTGCGATACGTACTACGTTGTGGTTAACCGCGACTAGGACGAACGAGAAGGCCTGCTTTAGACCCTGACCAGCGGCAACCTCGGCGGCTGAGCCAGGAGCAGCTAGAGAACCGGCAACAGCGCCACCAGCAGCAGCCTCAGCAGACGGTTGGAACTCGACGCCAACGTTGGTTAGCTTGCCGTAGTTGGTAGAACCGTGAGGGTTGACGTCTAGTAGGTCTAGCGAGTACGAGTATAGGTGGTAGCCGACCTCCTCCGGGATAGCCGGGGCGCGGTACCACGGCTGGATCAACGAGAAGTAGTCGACCGGCATGTTCGATAGACGCTGGGTGTTCTCGTAGTACAACGAGACCTGAGCCAAAGCGTCAGAAGCAGCCGACGGGGCAAAGTTGACACCCGAGGCCTGAGGAACCGGGGAGGCAGACGAGTAGTTAGCCCACTCAGCCTTGTTGGTGGTGTTCTGTAGAGCGAACATGAGAGCCTTGACCGAGTGCGAGAAGTGGATGTCAATGCGAGTCGATGAGCGAGTCGGGTCAACCGATTGAGGGTTGTTGGTCTGGACCTGCTCGATCAAGATATCACGAGGAGCCTGGCCCATTAGCTTGCGCTCATCGTTCGAGACGAGAGCGTACTCAGCCCATACCTGGACGTTCGATAGCTGAACGTTGGCGTTGTTGAGGTCCGACGGAGAGGCATAAGTCGAGACACCACCTGAGCCAGCTCCACCAGTGATAGGAGCGACGTTGTCGACGATGAGTAGCTCAGTCCAGTCACGGAAGTTAAAGCGCAACTTCATCTCGTTGTACGGCAAAGCAGCAGTCGGTAGAGCGATACCAGTGTCACGAGTGTGGCAGTAAGGTAGAGGCAACATTAGAGTAGCAGCCGGGATGACTAGACCGTTGTTCGGGGCACCAGGGGCGTTCGAGTAGTTGTTCAACAACGAGATGTTACCAATCATGTTGTTGTAACCAACGCGCTTAGACGAGGTGACAGTGAAGGCCGACCAGAAATCTAGGAAGTAGTCGTCAAAACGCATCTCAACGAGATCGTTAAAGGTAACGGCAGTCTCCTTTAGCAAGTGGTGAGCCAAGTTACGCGACCAACGGATACGCGAGTTGGCACCAAAGCGAGCAGTAGCAGTGTTAACCGATACCGACGGGATGGTGACACGTAGCCAGTTGAACAATAGGTAGTCACCAGCACGCGAGATGTTGGCATCCCATTGAACACCAAACTGAGGAGTCTGGTTTAGGGTCAAGGTGGTCGGTACAACGGTGAACCAGGTTGACTTGGTTACACGGCGGACAAAGTACGAGACCGACTTGGCACCACCGTACATGTACTTCTCAGGCTCATCGAAGGTTGCAAGGTCGATAAAGCCACTGGTAAGAGTATTCGAGGAAGTCGTGGACGACATTTTACTGTTTGTTTACTTATACTCAAGATTTAAATAATTTTATGAAAAAAATTTATATGAGTTTCACCCTCATATACAAAACTGATTTCCGATATCTGTTTCCGGATTAGAACAAAAAGAATGCCTACTTGCTGTCGCTGTAAGGTAGAGAAGACCAAAGAGTGTTTCAAAGGTAAAAATAAAACTTGTGAAGAGTGTAATAACCGATTCAAGTGTCCTCATAAGAAAACCAAGTATACCTGCTTTGAATGTAGCCCGCATCTCTTTTGTACCGATCACGGTACAGCAAAGATCCGTTCTACGTGCGCAGTATGTAATCCTGGAGTCTTCTGTAACCACGGAAAGAATGGGGCTAGTCGTCCGAAAAACAAGTGCCCAGTATGTAACCCTAAAGTAGTATGCGAGCACGGAAACGTCAAGTATTACTGTGGTACTTGCGGAAAGAAAAAGTGCCCAAACCATCCAGAAAAATACTACTACACCTGTAAGGAATGTAGCGGAGAAGCCTTCTGTACTCTACATCCTGGAGAATGGAAGGATATCTGCAAGTATTGTGAAGATGTTCCAGGAAGATGTAAGGAACACGGTAAGGTAAAAGAAAACTGTAAAGAATGTAATGGTGCTAATATTTGTGAACACGGTTCATTCCGTTATGTCTGTGTACAATGCAAAGGTACGGGAATATGCGAGCACGGTCGTCAGAAAGCGTCGCGCGGAACTTGTCGTACTGGAAGTTCCATCTGTGAGCACAATAAGTTCAGAAAGGTCTGTATCAAATGTGACCCTACACTGTCGTGCGAACACTGTAAATTTGTCTACGTCAAGAAAGACTCTCTCTATAACCCCTACTGCTTCAACTGCTACTGTGTCCTACATCCTGACGAAGAAATTCCTAGGCAATACAAGATCAAAGAGAATCACGTCAGAGACTATCTACAACACGAGTTCAAAGAAACCATCACAATGGTCTTTGACAAGCGGGTGGAAGATGGTTGCTCCCTTCGTCGTCCGGACGTGAGAATCGACTTTGGAACGCATACCATTGATATCGAGTGTGATGAGAACCAGCACAAGTGGTACAACTGTGAGACAAAGCGTATGATGGAGATCTTTCAGGACTGTGGAAACCGACCGATCGTCTTTCTGCGCTTCAACCCTGACTCGTATGAGGATGAAGAGGGGGAGAGACATTCGGGTTGCTTTACGGCTACTCCGACTGGACTTAGAGTGGAAGATGAGTTCCAGATTCGAATGGAGGAGTTGTGTAAGAGGATCGAGTACTACCGCCATCGAATTCCGGAAAAGGAGGTTACGGTGGAACAGTTCTTTTATGACGCATAAGCTAAAATCTTTTCTTGAACAGAAGAAAAGATGATTACACCGACGATTTTGCTGCTGTTCTCTATATTTATGGTTCTATATAGGTCCAGATATAGAGAATTAGCATTTCTCCTTCTTTTTACTGTGTTTCTGATCAACTGTATTTCTATGGTTCGGGTCTACCCGTTTAGGACTTCTATGCAGAGATATTCTTCGGACAAGATCCGAGTAGGAGATGTTATTAGTACTCATAACTACCTCGAGGGACCAAATTGGTTTTTTATAAGAATGGTCTATACGATCCTTACGGGAGATATATTTTTCCATACCGTAGTAGTAGTTGACTACCAGGGCGAAAAGTATGTATTAAACTCCTATCCTACTTCGGAAGAAGAATTTAGAAAGGGTTCTAGATATAAAGATAGGATTTTTCCTGTGATCCATAAGAATGGATGGACTTCCTATATGGAACCATTAGATTCTTTTATAGACGCCTCTCAGAAAGATGACCTATTGATCCGGGTAGTGTCAAGTGGGCATAACATAGCTTATTCTGAGGAAGCCTGTCAGAGGATACAGAACAATAACCAGTCTCTCCTACACTGTTGCTATTTCACAGCAAAGTATATGGAAGAGGTAGGAATCATAAGGAACAAGACGTTTATTAACGACGCGCTATACTACACTCCTTGTAATTTTGTTAACGCGTTTGGAAGAGAACGGTACTATCGTTTTGGATAACTTTTATTCATAGGAATAAAAGTATTTACCTTACATATACTTCATCAGAGGGGTGTCCTTGATTCCTACCTCTGTGAGAGAAGTTCGGAACTTCTCTAGATAAGTCTCCTTGAACTCTGGGAACTGTTCGTCTAGTTCCGCCAGCTCCTTCACCGTAGACAAACGAGTCTCTTCCATCGCCTCTAGCTTCTTCGTGGTCTCGTCGCGTACGTGTAGGATATTGGCACACTTGACCTTTAGCGCGATATAGTGGTCCAGTGAGGTCTTGAATTCATCCGGATTCTTCTTTGATGAGTCTAGTAGCTCTCGTTCACGACGCTTGATATCCTCCATATCCTGCTGCTCCTTCTCGCGTACGTTCTTGGCGTGGGCTCGTTCAATGTCATCGGTCTTCTTCTTCATATCAACCTCGTGGGTCTCATTGAAGTAAGTCGGGTCTAGGGTCAATGGAAACTCTCGGCCTACGTAGCCGATATGAATCTCGTGTAGCGAATCGACATTACGGATAAGGTGTTCCGCCCAGGCATCAGCCTCCTGTACGGTGCCGAACGAACCGCGAAACTTTAAGATACCAAAGCATCCATCCTTATCAGGAGTCGCGCCAGGAGCCGGGGTGAACGAATGTAGACAGTAGTAGTTTTGCTGGCTGATGGGAGGATCGACTCGGAAGCGCTGAATACGGGGATACTTGAGGTCGAGAAAGCTACGGTTGTACTGATGTTCTACGGCTTCCTTACCTTCGTCGCCGGTAAGAGCAGGTTGATCTTTGGCAAGGGTGGGACGTGTCATCATACAGCTCGGAACCGAGTGAGTCTCCGGGTTGGAGCGATATTCGTCTTTGAAGGAAGCAGAAGAGGCACTCATTTTGTATTCAAAGTGAGTCTTTAAGTTACCTTATACCGTAGGGGTAAAATACCAGCCTAAATGTTGACAGCATTCGTTATAAATGTCGTCGTACTCAATGCGGCGCTCTATGGTTTTGATAAGAGGAAAGTCAGACTCCTTACACTGGTAGCCGTGACGGCGTAAGAGTTGATACAAGATATAATAGCTTCCAAGAAAGTTAGAACGATTATACTTGGTATTATTCTTGATCACGAGGTCATACGCGTTAACAAGCTTGCGAAAGTCGTCGAGTAATACCTTCTCGTAGTCAAAGATATTAGGACAGGGAACGTCAGTTAGTTTGTAGTGGATGAGGTTAATGTCTTCATAGTACTTGTATAAACCATTCTCCTGTAGAAACATCTTGATGTGGTCTTTGGTAATACGAATATACTTTCCATGAGAGTTCTTCTCTCCTAGATTAGCATTCTCAAAGGACTGACACAGAATATCATAGACCTTCTGATCGATGTACTTGTTCTGCTTTCCCTGAAACTGCTTTATAGTGTCTTTAAAGTGGATTTCTCGGATGTAGCTATACTTGACGTTCGTATTGATACGGGAAAGATCTTTAAAACAAACTTCTCCTCCCACCGAAAAGTCCTTGTAAAAGTATGGATACTCTCTACCACACTCTTCACAAACGAGATTAGTAGAGTCCACTTCAGATAGAGGAGATTTACAGTCTTCACAGATATCGTTGTCAGAGTCGTAGGAAAAGGCTGGAAGATAGTGACTCAGTTCTGGGTAACGCTCTAGCTCCTGAATGTAGCGCTCAACGAGGACCAGCTTCTGCTCTAGACAGGCGGAACGAGAAGATTTTTGCTTTCGGACAAAGCTATCCTTTACCGTCTGGTTTAGGAGACGTCTAAACTCTTCTATGATAGGAAACACCGTATGAAAAAAGAATTGAGAGGACTGATAGAGAGAGAGTTTTGTATTGATTTGTAGTAGCATGTACTTGTAGTCAGTATGCTCTCGATAGGAAAGATCCTCGCTCATCTGCTCTTCAATGTGCTTCTTCTTCTCTAATAACTCCTCTTCTGACGAGAAAGACGAGTGTAGAGACTCTTTCAACTTTTCATGAAACTCGCAGATATTGAACTCTTCCTTTTTCATTGTTAAATGGATAAATCGCTCTTTAAATCTTACTTCTTCTTTTTCTCCTCCAGTCCTTTATCCTTTCGCTTAATTCCCTTTAGCTCGTTATTCTCCTCTTCCCTAAGAAATAGACCCAGATGTATAAGCGCCTTCTTTATAGCCCTGGCGTAGTCATTCGCCTGTACTTTAGCTCCGTCTAAGCTTTCCACGATAGGCGTTCCTATTACCGATTCTAATTTATCGTCTAATTTCAGTAGATCCTTTAGCACCTTAACCATACCCGCTATATCATACTTTCCAGTCTTAATCGTTGTTCCCATGGACTTTCTATCACTTATATCGTTATAGGTAGACATCTTAAACGTTTTGTGCTCGTCTACTGGTTCCTTTATCTCTATACCATACCATGGAACTCCTTTATCCGCATTACTTCTTATCTTGGCGCGGAATTGGTCTATCTTTGATAAATCTTCTCCCGTCTCCTCTACTATAGCCACCCACTTTCCCTTTTCGATATCTAGATACTGGTCTCCTAGCTGTATCTTTCCGTCTTCTTCTACCGTCTCGGCTAGATTGATTAGGATGGTATAGAGCGGATCCTGTTTCCTTTCCACCTCTGTCTCGTACAGGGCCTGTCTTGCTAGCTCTACCTTTATATCTGTATCCAAGCTGTTAATCAGAGACTTGTTTCCTGATTTTAGAATACGCGATAGATTCTTCAGAGGATAGGATGTCGTATAATTCTCAAAGCTTTGTACAGGATATAACTGGCCGAGTTTTGTCTGGTAGAGGTAAGATGAGTCAGCGGGCGCGAGAGGATCATTAACCAGAAAGAGGATTCCGTCTCGTTCCTTTATGTAGCTGACGAATCCGATAGGGTTGATGAAAGGTTCTTTTCTGTAGATAATTAAGGTAATGCTACGGAGGAGGACTATATCGCTGTACTGGTTGATGTCTGCCATCACTTCGTCGATAGAGTACTCGAAGCGTCGAGAAAACTTTCTCTGTAGCGCCTTCTTGATCTCTTGATATTCTTTCTCTGTATAGAAGAGGTTATACGTATCAACGAGTTCCTCGTCTCTTTTTGGTACGGCGCACATATAAGAGCATTGATCGTAGAGACACTTTCTTGTTAAATCCTCTTCCTTGTATAGATTTCTCTTGTAGTTAAAGGTACAGTCAATCGCAGCCGTTCTCGCTACAGCCTCTATCTGTTTTGATAGAAGATCTTTTCGGTAGGCGACCTCAATCATTCTGTCATCTACGTTATTCTCTTCTAGGGATAGACGGAGTCGATGTATAGTAACTCGTCTCTCTTCTGGCTGTAGATAGCGGTGAGAGGCGTAGCGTATACCTCTGCCGATCGCCTGATCCATATCAGTAAAGTTCCAATAGGGAGAAACAATAAAAATGTCCCGTACAGAGAGGAGACTCCTTCCTTCTCCGATCGCCTCGCTTCCTATAATCACCTGGATATATCTTCCCGTCGCGTTTTCCGGTCGGTTAAAAGCTTTAAAGATTTCTTCCGCCCGTCCTTCCTGTGTCTCACCCTTGATCACTGCATAGCGTCTGGTATCCGCGGTGAGATTGGAAATGTTTTGATCCTTTGCCGCGGCGTCTTCGAAAGAGAAGAGTTGTAAGATCTTCTCTAGTGCATCGATTCCTTGATCTGTGATATTTCTACAGTAAATAAAGGAGTTGTTTTGTTGGTGTTCGAGTAGGTGACGGATGATATAGTGATACTTTGTGGAATATTGTTGTAACTCTTCTAACTTTTCTTCTTCTGTGCGTCTTCGTTTTATTTTTTTCAGTACATAATCTATTTCAAATGGTTTACCTGCTTCTCCAGCACAGAGAGAGTATAGGATACTATTGTTATAAAGAGCCGAGCGATCATCCTTTCCTGTATCTGACAGATATGCTTTGATATATTGTTCTTCTTGTACTTTAGAAAGTTTACAGTTGACTTGGCGAAAGGGAGATAATTCTCTAAACTCCCCTGGTTCTAGCACCTGTACGTCTGAACGAACGGGTTGTAAGTAGGAGATCCGTCCCTTGAGCTTGCGGATGAGAAGCTGTGATTGTGTTAGAAGATTTCTGTCTCCGGCTAATAGGTCTTTTAACTCTTTGCTCCAATTAGTAAAGTAAGTATTCATAAAATCTTTTCCGGTAGGTAATTGTTCATCTATCGGTAGAATAAGGTTCATGATCGACGCGAACTCGTAGGGCTGGTCCTTGATAGGGGTGGCGCTAAGGAGGACGACTTTACAGTCTCTTACACTATGCAGGAATTCGTGTACTGGATCATAGGATCCTTTCTCTTCTTCTCCTGTCTTCTCTCTTAGGTTATGAACTTCATCTATAATGATGAGGCGGTTCGAGTAGTATTCTAGAAATCGGTCGCGATTCGACGTTTCCCGAAACTGTTTAGCAAAGACCTGAAAGGTTTCAAAGTCATAGTACTCTCCTATGAGTTTATTTGTTCTTCTTACTCGTTCCATATCGGTTAGTCTTCGGGCGGCTGTTTCTTTCGGAAGATACTCTCCCTTTGTCATTACGTTGGCGATCTCGTTCTTAAAGTTTCTGATAAAGGTGTCGCTTCGGACGAGGACTAGGGCTTTTTTAAAGATTCCCTTGAGTCCTTCCGCGATCGCGATGGCAGATCCAGTCTTTCCCGTTCCTACAGAGTGCCATAGGAGTATACCGTTGTAGGGAGTGTGGCCAGACATGAACCTTTGTAGAAAGAGTTGGTGTTTTAAGAGTTCCCCTTTCTCTGGCCGATCTTCATATTCGTCAAGTGCTAGTTCTCGGAACTCTTTTTTTTGCTGTATCACATCTGTCATGTCTTTGTCCTTATAGACAGAAAATATAGGATCATAGTCGTAGTCGGGATAGGTAGGGAGAAAGTCTTCTAGTTCCATTCTTTGTAATTAATTACTTATTTTGTAATTAATTTTGAATTACCTTTTACTTCAAGAAGTGTGGCTGGATGAGCTGCTGCACGTAGAAGTAGGTCAACGGTTGCTGAGCCTTATCTCCCGAGTACCCCAATAGGCTAGCCAAGGAAGCATCCGGACGAATCTCACGCTTGTTCTGAGGGTTCTGTAGTTCCTTAGTCTTGACGTAGGCGCAAATTGAGTTGGTCACTGCGACACGAGACTGTAGAGTATCTACTGGAACACCCATAAAGCGAGCTAGATCAGCCGAAATCTTTACCGGCTTCATTAGACCAGAGTTGTTCAACTTGTTCGGGTCCTTAGGAGCTGACTGCTTAGTACCCTTGCGTAGGAGACGCGGGACATCATTCAGTAGCTTACGAACACGAGACTGAACAGCACGCAACACCTTACCCGGCTTCTTCATCTGAGACTCATCAGCCAAGGCGCCCGAAATTAGACCAACAACCTCCTCTAGGTCGTGAACCACCGACTCTGAAGTCAACGGCTTACGCTCCTGAGCCGGCTTACGCTGACGCTTCGGCTTCTCCTCAGCCTGTACTTGAGCCGGGGCAGCAACCTCAACCGGGGCCTGAACTGGAACCGGAGCGGGAGCAGCAACCTCAACCGGAGCAGCTTGCTCGGTCTTCTTAACGGTCTTCTTAACAGTCTTGGTGGAAGCAGTCGATGACATTTTGTACGCTAGTTTACTCTAAGCGTATCGTTTAAACTGGTTTTTCTTAATCGTAGGACAGACCCATAGATAAAATTTTTTTTTCTAATTCTTCAGAGATGTGATGACCTATCTCGGATCGCATCATCATCTCCGGCTGATTGATATATTTGTACCTTATCTCCTTACCAAAGAGAAAGAGAGAGTCTAGTAATCCATTAAAGTCACGATTCGGTCCTGATAGCAGCTTGAATAACTCATCTTTTCTAACCCCGTCAAAATAGGCATACTCTAGGATAGGCTTTGGACCGTTGCGGATACGGAAAGGAATCAGCTGTACCGCTCCTCCGACTACCGTCTTGACGAATAAGAAATTTTTCTCTCTAACCGTAGAATTATTAGAATATGATTCCAGTAGATGACGCTTATAGATCAGACGCAAGCTATAAAAAATACTGGCTAGCATGCCATGGCCCTGGCCCTTGTAGTTGACGACTAGCTTCTTAAACTTTACAAATCGAGAGTATAGATAACCGAATACCATCTTTGTCAGCACTCTATGGTTTAAAGTAGGATAAATCGTTATTTATCTTACTTAAAAGTTTCTAGCGATCAGCTGTTCTAGCCGAGCCATATTTACCTTAATATCCGACACACTCGTACGCAGACTAGACATCATACCAATAACCTCTCTACGCAACTCTTCATTACCCGACTCAAAGTTTACGCTCTTCTTTACCCGAGAGTTGGAAGATCCCGATGAAGGAAAGAGCGGCTCAGGAGCTCTGAATCTTACAGGAGACGCCTTAAAACGCCCCTGCTCTTCTCTAAGAAGACGGCGCTCTATCTCTCTACGACGCTCTTCCTCTCGGACCAGACGACGCTCTTCCTCCTTTTCTACTCGTCGCCTCTCTTCCTCTCTAAGAAGACGGCGCTCTATCTCTCGTCTCTTTTCATCCTCTCGCTGTTTCTCTAACGCGACGAGCTTCTCTTCTAAATCACGAGTCTTACTTCTCGGCTTCTCCTCTTCTGACTCGCGTGTCTTACCCTTAGGCTTCTCCTCTTCTGACTCGCGTGTCTTACCCTTAGGCTTCTCCTCTTCTGACTCGCGTGTCTTACCCTTAGGCTTCTCCTCAGAAATAACGTCTAGCTTTGACTCTTCCTTCTTCTTTTTAGACGCTCTCGATTTACTCACAGACTTTTCTCTTACTCGGTCCTTGGTATTCTGATCCGCTGTACTACCATCTACCAGAGAGGCAATAGAGAGAAGAGACTCTTCTGTAAAGTAATCAAAACACTCGTCTAGCAGATTACATAGCTCTCCATGAGGAACGACAAATCCCTTATCAGAAGGATCGTACTCTCCTTTACACTTTGTAATCTTTTTTACAATCTCCTCGCTTAGACGATGAGAAGGGACTCCAGTATGAAGGATAAAGTCACTTCCATGTAACTCGACGGTAAAAGACGGTTCCTCTGAAGAAGACATTTGCTCTTCAGAGATATGTTTAAATTATTTAGTTTACCTTTACTTTACTCCCTTTTGGTGATAGGTGTAAAGCCGGCTAATAGGAATCATGTCATGTTTCTCCATCAGCCTCTCATCTTTCTTTAACCCACCCTCAAATCTTACCGTTTCCCTATATCCAGAAGCCTCCTCGCTGCGATAGTCTTCGATCGTAAGGTGACCTCCGAACTTTTTCAATAAACGAATATCCGGAGCACAGCGCCACACCAATTCCTTGCCATAGAGTCTCTGGTGAAGCCTCTTCAACATACCCCTGAATCCGTTATACTCGAGACGACCATTCTTTGAGCTACCATATGAAATCATACACGGAAAACTACAGAAGACTCCCTCCGTCTCGAAGTAGTCTCTCTCATAGATATCACCCTTCATCTCCTCCTTCTTTCCATGAATATCTGTGCGATAGACGATAGGATGAGAGTCCTCCTTATCAGAACGAAAGGTTGACGTGTAGAAGCTGGGTACGTAGCGGATAGGGAAACCCAAAGGACGGGTATGGAAGGACTCGGTACAGTTCCAGCAGCAGAGATCCGTCTTCTCTGGCAACTTTTTCTTATCAACAATGCCTCTAAGATAAAAGAAAGACGTATTGTAGTCTTTCATTTCAAACACAGGGTTTTGAGAATGATGACTCACATCCGCCAGACCCAGATCCTCAATCTTGGTCGCCATCGGATCAAAGGTCGATAGGCGATGACGAGAGTTCTCAATCACCTTGTAGTCGCGATCGGTCTTCACCGGGTCAACCTTGAGCATAAACTTGTAATCCATCTTGTTAAAAGATACAGATAGATTCAATCATATTTTTTTTAAAATCATTTTTACCTATAAATGTGGCTTACGGATCCTAGCGAGCTCTTTTCTAGTTGGGAGATAATACCTTCTGCTGGAGACGGAGCTTCAGAGACGGCAAATAAGCTAACTCGCTTTCTCCTTTTCGTCTCGCTTATCGTCTGGTACAAAAATACAGATAAGCTAAAGGACGTGATCCTCTATGGTCTACTCACCATACTTACTATATACGCGATTATGATCGATAGAGAGAAAGCTCTTTCAAAAAAAGAAAAGTTTTCTCCCATAACTTATAAAATGAACTCTTCACCTGAGAATCAAGATATTAAGCTCGATACGCCTACCGTTCTTTCTATCCCTGTAGAACGCCCTTCCAGTTCCACTCCCATCACTGCTCTCCAAAGTGCCCATCTCCTCCAACCCGATCAACCAAGCGCCGCCGCTCTACAACTCCCCCTTAGCGTACCAAGTATGAACCCAATGATGCGTCAGGACCTTCTCCAGGTCGCCCCTAGACCCCCACAACAGAACTTTACGCCAAACCTTGGTATTAACGCCAAAGTCTATCAAGCGGTAAGACTCCCTCCTCGCCTCATGGACTCTGACTTTTCTGATATCCAAACCAACCAACCCGTAGACTTTAATCCTCTACAAGACTTGGGACAGGGAGACGAGAGACGTCGCTACGAACCAAAGAGAAATAACTCCCTCCTACTAGAGAGAACAGAAGATGATACTCCTCCCATGATTCCAGCACAGAGAGTCGCCTCTGGAAACAACCGATTCTACCTACAAGACATCCAGCCGAATGTATACTCCTTCTCCTATGATCCGACTCCCATCAATAGTAATATCGGTATCACCTATACTCCCCAGATCCCTCCCCGTACCACAAGAGTAATGTGCACGGAAGACGGACAGACATATCCTCTCTATACCCGAGTCGATAACGCCGGAGCTCTTATGGATCGCGCCAATCCAGAGTACACTCGGATCGATCCTCAGCTGATACGAGACAACGTGCCTCCTCAGCGTATGGAGGAGTTGCCACCACGCGGACAGTGGTCAGCAAAGCCATCACAGTACGAGGCGGCTTCCAGTGGTATCAATGGTCAAATATACGACCCTCGCTTCACAGGATACGGAGATGCATACCGAGGCTATCAGGATATAGAACTAGGTAATGTAAAATACTACTACACAGACGTAGATGCCTATAGAACACCCAACTTTGTGATTCGAAACAAGGTAGATCACGTCGATCTACAACAGCCAATGGGCGATATCTACAGCACCTACCCGAGAGAGGCGGCTCTAGAAGATGTGCGTGATATCGTTAATAACGACTGGATGGCCAAGTCAACCGAGTTCCGAGAAGATCTGATGGAGAGACAGATGCGCAAGAGTAACGCCAGACAGTGGCAGCTACGCTTCGCCCCTCGTTCCAAGGGAGCTCACCTCTCAACCTTTACCAGCGGATACTAAACTATTTTCTCTATAGACTTGACGAGTGTATAGAGTTTTCTCCCGGCGCTCTGATTTCGCCTGTACTTTCCGGTTTTAGAGTTGAAGAAACTTTTTTTATAATCAAGACTCTCTTCTTTTGAAAAAAGTTTCTAGCCGACTGCCTATACTCGGATCACAGCATCTGACTACCTGTACTCGGATCACAGCATCTGACTGCCTGTACTTTCTGAATCTTTCTCCAGAAACTTTTTTTATAATAAAGACTCTTTTCTTTTGAAAAAAGTTTCCAGTAGAGATTCTGATCATAGAAACTTACCTCCTGTACTCGGATCACAGCGACTG